GGTTACATACATTGCAGCAGTTACTGGTTGATACGAGAAGGAGAAAGTATCCTTGCCGCTCTTTTCCAGGATGGTGCTGTAACGGTTCGGTACCTTCATGTACTCTGGAAAAGCGATATGCTTATATTTGTTCCAGACTTCCATGTAGGCAGCCGCTTCTTTCGAATCTTTGAAATGCCGCCGCCCTTCGCCCAGAAGAATGTAATCCATAATTCTGTCAGCGTTATGATAAAACGTGTTGATGTTGAACTCCGTGATTTCCAGAGTTTCAAACATCTTCTTCAAAACAATACCGGTCATGTTCTTGGTTTTGTTAACCAGTCGCCGGTAATCTTTATCCAGGAAGTACCACGGTACGCAGACCTTAGGGCTACCCAGGGTAATATTCTTAAAGAACGTTGTCATAAAACCAATATGCACAAAACGTTCTACACCTTCTGGTGCCTTAAGCCAGAGCTTGGTGTCGTTACCTTTATTAAGGAACTTTTCTGGAGAGTCGCCACAGCGGTCACACACTTGTGGGCGATCTTCTCTGACTCGGAAGTTACCGCGCAGTTTACCACAGGAACACTTAGCCACCGTTTCAAAGGTGTTACCCGTAAACTCCATCCTGGTTAACCGGCCGAGTAGTTCTCGGTCTTCTTCCAGTTTGAGGTCCAGCTCGTTAAGGTAAATTGGCTTCAGCTTTGTAGTTGCATGCAGGTAATCGTAATCTTCAAAGTCTGGATATAACGGTGCAGAATAACGAGGATCATCTCGAACTATACCACCAAAGGGTCTGGCGAATTTTTCGAAGTGATTAATAGGGTCCAGCCTTTCAAGACTAAGCGCTGTTAATACGTCAATAGCTCGTTGATTGGATGGGGTAATTTCTGGTAATTCCATTAACAGACTCCCATTAAAACAAAAATAAAATAAAGACCAGGGAGGTATTACCCTCCCTAGTCTCTACTCAGTTACAGGCCGAGACCTTAGTATTGCGGGTTGAAGAAGTTCATCATCTGAGCACCGCCACCCATGGCGTTGTTGCTGCCAGCAGTGTGCGTAGTAGCCAGGCCACCACCAGGAGCGAAGGCCAGCTTGTTGACGCGGAACGAACCGAGGTTGTTCGCGGAGTTCAGTTGACCGATGCCATCCATCGCGGCGCCCAGTACTGCCATGAAGTCAGGTGCCCACACAGCCGCGGTACCGAATGCGTTGATGTGGTTGCGACCGTCGAACAGGGAAGAACCGTGCTCAACACGCAGCAGCTGAGAACGCTGTTTCACGTTCTGGTTTGCTTGCGAGCCGTAGACGATGCCCATGAAGTTTTCGATACCAGCTTTCGATGCAGCCGTCGCGCCTGGTTTGGCGTTGCAGATGTACATCTCGTCGACTTCGAGGGTGTTGATGTGACGCTCTTTGTCGTCCTTGCTCACCTGGCTGACTGCCAGACCGTTCACCACGATGGTGTTGGTACGGATCAGGATCGGCTTGCTTGGGTTCCAGCCGCGGCCGGTGGTGATGTTTTCCTGGATGATCTTCGAGAAGCGCTTCTTCGACATGGAGTCGATGAGTGCAACCACAACCTTGACTGCGTCTTGGTTGTTGACCGGATCGAGCAGGCGACGCATGAAACGAACGATCGGCGAATCGACACCGCTGTCGACCAGGTTGTACTTGAACGTTGCGTGTGGAGAAACGTTCTGGTGTACCCAGCTGGTAACGAAGTCGGTATCGTTGATGTTCTTTTCGTTCAGCGGAGCGCGCAGGGTTGGGTTGAGGATCGCCTGAGCATTTGGCATGCCAGCGATAACCATCTGGATACGAGTTTCCAGACCAGCCATGGAGCCACGGCCACCGACGTGCAGTTTACGCAGAGCATCAGCCCAGACGTACTGTTGGTTGGTGGTCATCAGCGTGTAGAGACCGAAGAAGATCGGGTACAGGCCGCCGTTGTTGTGCATCATTTCGCCAGCGGTTACGTTTTCGAGAGTGATCTCTGGACGCAGCGGACGGTACGAGCCTTGGTAAATCGAGTTGTTCATCGAGTTACCGAACCAGCTACGCAGGTTGGTCATGTAGTCAGCAGACTGCGACAGTGCGAACTGCTGAGCCTGGTACTCTTCCCAGGTTACACCAGTCAGCGATACCGACGCAGTGATGCGGGCGATTTCGCGGGAGCTGTCGTTGTTCGGGTTGTAGTTGCCGTTGCCATTACGGTTGTTGACGGTGGCTACCACAACTTCCATGTTGGCCGGGCTGAGGGTTTTGGCGTGGGTCACGCGGCCGGATACTGCTTGAACGCGAGCTTCAGCGGTGTTGTCTTTGCCGTACGGTGTTGCTGGTTCCAGCCATGGAGCTGGGATTTCGCGGCCAGCGGCGACGATCATGTTGGCACCGGTAACCAGCAGGGATTCTTCCCACTGACGAGCGGCGTACATGGCGATGTTGTGAGCCCAGTCTTTCTGATCGCCCGCTTCCGGGTGACCCAGCATTTCCATGTCCTGGACGAACAGGTTGATCACTTCGATGCCGGTGGCGCCGTTGGTTTGTGCAACACGGCCGTAGTGCTCTTTCAGCTTGGCGATGAACTGAGCGTTGACCTGAGCGGCCGGAGTCACTGGGATCGATACGCGTTGTTGCTGTGCGGTACCCTGGTTGACGTCGATGTGCTCGGTAGCGAAGCTGTTTTCGCGGTTAGAGAACAGCATGCCCATGATGTACATGGTGCCGTCGAGTACGACGTAGAAGCCCAGGCCAGGCAACGCCGAGGAGATGGCAGAGGTCAGGTGTTCAACGGTCGGGATGATCTGACGCTGGTGTGCGTCGGTGGTCGATGTTTGGATGTTCTTGTAGATGCCTTCGGTCAGCACCTTGTAGACGTCGTCTACGATCTTCATGCCGCGGTTGTCGGCTACCAGGGAGTTGACACGGAACAGACGATCCAGGATACCACCACCGGTGCTACCTTGTTGTTGAGCATTGTTGCCGTTGTTTTCCTGCCAGTTGTTGAATTCGTTGTTTTCAGTTTCCAGACCCATGATGCTTTTTCCTTATCTTCGAAGATAGTGTTTGTAACTAGCGGAATACCACAAGAATGAGATTATCATTACTGTGATTCGTATTAGTAATACAGGTTTGAAATATTCTTGACTATCCAAATTCTATAGTCAAGAACCTTTAAACTGTACTACTGAATTTTGAAAGTGCGTGCTCGTCCCAGTTGTGGAGGACGCGAACGTCATTTCCTATATAATAGACTTCTACTGAGAACTTACTTAATGATCACTTTGCCATTTCCAAAGCACAGGCTATCTCAGTATCCACTGAAACGTTTCCCAGGGCTTGGTAACCTGCACCGAGTCACAGCACATAATCAGAAAGCTTTTCGAGAGTATCTGGACCGATCGGTCATCAACCTCAATGATGAACATTTCTTAGTACAGCTTTTACGACACCTTGCAATTGACCCAGAATGGGATCTGGCAGAAGTTATTGCCAACGCAAAGTTTCGTTCATACTCATTATCAACTCTGTTTAATATCACTTCCATGAATGGAGTGGGTTCTGTTATTAAAGTGGGAATGTACGGTGAGGGCTGCAATGAACTGTGGAGCCTTATCGAACATGACCGTGTTTATGATGAAGCTAAGCTAGCCCAAGATCATTTAAGACCCATTATTCCGGTTTACACTAATATACTCACTCGTGGGTACAAATTAATTGCAGAACGCAATCCGGACAGTGTGGTTAACAAGGATAAGATAGCTATTGTGGCTATTAACGTTGTGGAGCTGGCAATTGGCTGGTGGCTATGGATGCGGGAAGACCGTACCCGTGACACAGGACCTGCTGCTTATCTTTGCATGTGGCCTCTGTACACAGCCCAGCTCATCCATAACCAAAGTGTAATGGTTAACTCTTTATACGAGTTCTTTGTTAACGGAGTTAGCACAAAAGACTTGTTTGAGATGGAGACCGTTAAGTTTACCACTCTTAATGAGGCAAAGCTTATTAAGGAATGGTTTACGTTTAAGCTGGATATCTTGACCAGTACTCCATTATCGGATATTGGGCATTTGTTAGCTAACGTTGACAGCATCTACCCAACACCTTTCTTTAACTACGAGGATGGTGGGGACAACAAGATGTTTGTTCAGACTCGTTGGTTGTGGGATCAAAACGTTATTAAATGGTACAGCATTTACTTTGCTATTTTTAACGCTCTAGGAAAGCCTGTGGGCGACGTTAAGTCTGTTACCCAACGCGTACTACCCTTCGTGGTCGCGAGCTTCTCTAAGGCCCCTTCCAACTTATGTAGAGATAACTTCAAGGGAATAGCCCAGGAGCTGTCTCAGTTAGTTTCTAAAAACTAGAAATAAGTGTTACGATAATACTCCCCTAGCCCCGCAAAGGGCTAGGGGAGTATTTTGCTTATTGCATTAATGTTCGTCTGAAACCAAACGCGTCACTTTGCTGTTCATGAAGTACAACCCTAACGATTCCAGGATGGCATAGATGCTCTTAAAGTTCTGTTGGATAATGAGACGTGTGTCTACAATAGGCAACAACTCTTTAGGAATACCTCCCAGGTTAGCTACCATGTCTTCAGGGATATACACCGCAGTCAACTTAGGCCGACTTTCGATATACGCACTAAAGGTTTTGGTATAAGCACTTTCACCCAAGGAATCAAAATAGACTTTCATTTTGCTCTTGTTGTGTAATGCCAGGTTGACTTTAACCGCACGATAAGGCAACTCTGGTGCTTTGCCGTAACTAGCGCTAAACACAGATTCCCACAGCTCGTGATAATAATGAATGGAGGACTCAGGATTAGTGTAGGCTGATTCCTCTTTAATGTTTTCTTTACGCAACCAAGTTACACCGCCAGTTTTAATGTCGGTGAACAATGCACGTTCCAGATCGCCAATCTCACCAAGGATTTCAGCTGCATCAAGTTTCTTCTTCTTGTAGATGGCATCCAGTACATTTCGCATAAGCTTGTTAGTAAAGTCGCGTACCATCTTAGCGATTTTAATCCCTCTAAGGTGAACACCTTTAAGTTCTAACTTAGGCACCTTGTGCAAAACACCCTCAAGCATCAACTGCATGGCGTAATAGTGTTTAGACATAAGGGTGGTAACATACGAACTGAACAGGTATTCGTTCTTCATGGTCAAACGGTTACGGAACCGGTTAGCCACGTTCATGTTAACACTTAGACGAGCGTGTTGGTCTACAGAAGCGCAACGAATAAAGTACGTCATCGCCGCGTTGAAGCAAATGCCACTTTCTTCGTCGTCAACGTAATCATCAATGATCATGTCAACGGAATAGATCATGGAGTCAGTGTCGGAAGTCAGAACGTTTTCACGAACCAACTCTTTGATACTGAAGATACTTGTAGGTGGGATGTCTGCCCGCAAGAAAGCACTAATAAAAGTAGCCCACTTACGTTCCATCTCCACATGGTATCCGTTTACATAAGCCATTTCATCTTTGTTTGGCTTACGACCCAACTTAGTTACGATCATAGTCTCATAATCGTCGTTAGCTGGTTTGATACCGTCCTCTGCTTTAAAGCCTTCTGGCATTACAGGGATGTGGCACCATTCATTAAAGAACCGTTTCATCAGCTCTTTGTTAGTGGTGTACAGCCCGCGCAAGTCCATTGTGCAGAGGATAATTGTTAGTTCAAGCTTGTTAAGCCCGCGCAAGAACATCCTGATCGCTTTAAGCTGACTAGGGTTGTTCCAGTAATAACCAGCGCAACGTTTAACCATGTCCATGACTTGGTCAACTGTTGCATAGTTCATTTTGTATTCGTTGATTACATCTTGAATCTCATCACGACGAGAGAACGCCAAAGTGCTCAGGAAGAGCTCCATGGTCTTATCGTAGCTGAGCAGTAACCTGTTACCGGTAATCAGTCGTTCGTTAAGCAGGTTGGCCGTAGAGGTGACGATACGGCAAGTACTAGTCAACGACGTGTGACCAGACTTGTTAAACAGTGGGGTGCCTGATGAGGACATGCCGCCAGATTGTGCGTTGTTAAAGATCTTCAGCGCTTTCTGAAATTCGTCAAATGCTTTCTTGGCTTCGTCATCGCCAACTGCAATTGCTTCTTTCATCTTACCTTTATAAAGTGCGCGAAACTTCATAAAGGTTTCGGTACCAATCGAATTAACCGATTGTTCGTCGTCTGCGTGTTTGTACGCTACTAACGAAGGAGACAATACCCAATTGTTTTGCCTAACTGTATTAAAGAACTCGTTGGCGCCCATTACAACAGGTACACGGTCACCGTGCTTGTTCTTTTTGAATACACCAAACTTTACTTCTTTAAAGCCATTCTCATTTGGTATGAAGACTTTTTCGCACAATTCCAATACGTGCTTGTAATCATGACCGTAAAAGTTTGCTAAGTAGATTGCCGCTTGTACGTGGTACGATTTAAGGATATCCCGATTGGGTACATAATCCTGTGCAATAAACGGAGAAAGTTTAACTTCTCTCGCTTTATCAAAATTCAAGACTTGAGCTGTCATCTAAAAGCCCTTAAAGAAAAATACAAAATACAAAAAATAAAAATATAACTACCAAGCTCCTACTTAATAGGAGGCTTGGTAGAGAATTACTTTAAGGCTATTCGTTATCAACTTTGTTAATCGTCCAGTTGACCCCGAGATCAGCAAAGAACGATGTTGTTGGGGCGGTGAACTCTTCTCGCCAGTTCGACACGTTAATTACCGCACGGCGGCTTTGAACGTACTGGAACGAGCTTTCCAGAATCCACGGTACACCAACGATCTCGAGTTGACCGTTGTTGTTGATAATGCCAATGTACGAATACGCCGATGGGTCATTGTTACCACCCACCGACGAAGAGAAGTAAGGAAACAGCGTTTCATGTTTCCGATTGATCTCGGGGTCGATAGCCTTGGCGATACTGTAATTGATATCGCCTTCGACAAGAACCTGGACTTTAGGGTCACCAATAAGACCATTACGGATAAACTGGAAACTAACGATGTCGCCTTTTTTCGGGGTGATGGCCATGTGAACCTCTAATGGAAGTTATAATCAATAAAGATTAGTGGAAGCTTCAAAAGATGTTCGCCATGACGTATTGCCATTCCGTAACCGCTGCCTACATGATAATTAAGCACTTCTTCAGAGGAGTGAATATCATCAGTAAGCAAATGATGGATAGCGCTTTCCAGGTCTTCTGCTTCGTTGTTATCGTTAATGGACATCAAACGCTTTGTTTGGTCAACCAGATACTTTTGGATAACTGCAAAAGTCAGTTCTCCTTGCCCATCCACGTCGTACAGCTTATCGATTAGGTGGGCGGAAAGCGCATCTGGGTCAACATACAGAACACGCTTCAGCATATGGCTATTCCGTGTAGTTGAAGGCAAAGACCGCGGTCATACCGTTAAAGGTCATGTTTTCGAAATTGAGAGTACCGTGTTCCATCACCAAGCCTTGGATAAGGCTCATGGTCGCCATGTATTCACTGGTCATCTTCTTGAGGCATTCCTCGATAGGATGGGTGACACCGCCGACGGTAGATGGAAAGGGGATAATGTCAGTGTTCTTCACGCCCAGGGTTTCAAACAGGGCTTTGTAAGCGCCACCCAGTTCTTGCATGTCAGTGTTTGGTGGGACCTGGATATTGTGGGTAATTACTTTAACGCCACTCATTGTGAATACTCCAAAAGAATTGTGTGCTTATTTACAGAGAAAGTTGTGATGGCACCGTCGAGGGAGGCGGTATACACTTGTTTTCCAATCTCTGCAAGAAACGGCAGAACTTCGACAATTAACAGTTGTTCTACTAACTCGTCCAAATCCATCATTTCCAGACTGGACTTAATTAGGCGTTCATGATCTTGAATCGGGTTAGTTAACCAGATCTTAACCAGGAAGTTAATCAGTACTATTGCATTACTTTCTTGTACGTCGTGCTTAACAAACACGTCGACAGTCTTACCTAAAGGGACGGATACTTGCTTAATCGCTGTCATCTGGACTCCACACAAGCGGTTCAGGTTTTAATGGATTGGGGATTAACATATCCCGCGCATCAATCTCAACCATAATGTTTCTAGGGTAGACCAATTTGTAGGCTGGCTTGTATTCCAAATACCCTTTAGGGGGTATGCGTGTAACTTGGCTTATAACGTACTGCATGTTATCTTGGATGAGATCCCAAACGTCATCATGCAAGATGTGTCTTCTGAACAAACGCTGGTTATACGTTGGCTCATCAAGCCGGTGACCTTTCTGCAAATAGTCAAAGGCAGTTTCGATCGTGTTCTCCCAAAGCCCCATCGCCAACTCATCATAACGGGTTATTGGCAAATCACCTGTTATTAGACCACTAACTTCTTTTCTTAATGTCGCGTATAAACTTTCCGCCTCGATCAGATAGCTGAGGCTGTCTTGGCCGAGTCCTGCTACGAGCCTGTCGATGGAATGCATTGATGTCATCCAGAGTCGGATTATCTTTAATGGCCGTAGTGGCCATGTCCTTCCGTGGGGCGTCTTCATTGACGTCTTCTTCTTGTTCTGGAGCTTTCCACCCCAGCTTGACACCAGTTGCTTCGAGATCCATTTCGATGCGCACGCTAAACAGATTACCGCCCACTGATTTAAACGAAGTCTTTACGACCAATCGTTTATCCCAACCGGCTTGATGGATAAGTGACTGCACATCATTAATACACTTATCAAAAACCATATCTGGCATTACCATTGGATACATCGTCTCGCCAATGTCGATAACATGCTGAGTAATCTCGTCACGTTTTTCTTGATCGGCTGTATTGACGTAATCCACGGCATTAGTTAGAAAGCTTTTAGCGATTTCCAAACGCACGCCAATGTGCTCAGATTTCTCTAAGACAAAACTTTCTGCCAAAGCCAATAGGTTAATACTGGGCACGTTTATGTCCTTTTAATAATCAAAAGAAACAGTAAGATGATTCTTGTGTTTGCCTACCGCTTTAATGCTAACAAAAGCGTCGCGTGGTACACCCAAGAGATTACTTACCACCTGTTCACGCAAACCTTCGAAGTCATAACCGCTCATGCGGACATAAGTTCTAGGTTCTTCAAAGTCGTTAAACCCTTCTTCGATCAACACTGACATTAAATCAGTGACGTCTAATCTGCGACTGGAGACGCGTTTCTCGGCTCCTAAGACTCGTGTCAGGGAAAACTGCTTAATATCCACATGGAAGCTTCTAGACACCTTGTTGGCCCCTCCGTTAAACATAGTATCAGACCCTAGTTTAAAGTTAACAAAAAACAGACATAAACTAAGAGCAGTGGCTAGTGCCACTGCTCTTATTTAGGCCTGGTGTTACAGGATCAAACCATTGGCGTTGGCATTGCTTGCTTCAACGGTGCGGCTGACGAAGGTACTGCTGGTCTGCGCTTTGCGTTTTTCCAGTTCCGCCAGTTGTTCGGTCAGCGTGGCTACGGACTCGCCGTGGTCCAGCAACATGTGCATTTGGTTTACGCCTTCTGGCAGGACAGTATTCGGAGAGAAGACACCAATCGAACGAACCACAGCGCCTTCAAAAGCAACAGTGATGTTTTCACGCTTGTCGTACAGGCTCAGGTGGGCAACAGGAGTCTTGCCTTTGAACTTGGCCGGCTCGTCATAGAACGAGATGTGCGACAGGGTTGGTGCAACCTTGTAGTTCTTGGAGTAGTCCAGAATTTCCAGCAGGTCGCTGATGTCTTGTTCTTCGTTTTCACGAGTGGCGTACAGCGAGAGGAGCGAGATCTTGTTGATCAGTGCGCGGTCAATCTGGCCGCGGGTCTTGCCTGCTTCGTTACGGAATTCCATATAAGGAATTGCGGCGTTCAGTAGGTTAGGCCCGGTTTGCAGCAGCAGGGAGTGAACGGTCTTCAGGGAGTTTTCCATTTCTACCTGGGTGGTGTGGTCAGTGATGATTGCTACGACCACGCCTTTGTAGCCTTGTTGCTTCAACCAACGCACGGTCAACAGAGCCAGCATGGAACCAGAACCACCGGCACCGGAGCACAGAACCACAACTACGCCTTTAGGACGGTTTTGAGTCAGGGTCTGGTCAACGAAAGGAATTGCTTCCTCGTAGTTGGCGCCCATTACTTTGCCGGAGCCTTGTGCTTCTTTTTCATTTGGGGTGCCGCCCTTAGGAGCAGGTACGCGGAACAGAGGAATGTTCAGTTCTGGCTTCAGGCGATTGTTGCCGCTGGCGTCGATAGCGATGTAACTGGCATTGGTGACACTGGCGCTCAGACCGCTGGTCTTCAACAGCATTGCCATGTTGATACCGGCGCCGCCACATGCGATGAAGCTCAATTCGGAATTAACAACTTGATTAGACATGTGCCACTCTCTTCTACTGGGTTAAAAAAATCTTTAGAGAACTATTCTCTACTGTTATTACAAAGTAGTAATATAGAGCCAAAAAGTTTTTGACTCCTATAATTAGTTGATACAGTTAAAATGCAAAAAAAAGCCTCGTTCTCAGAACCCGATTAAAGGTCTGAGACGAGGGTGGAGTATCAAACGGTTACAAACTCTTGTACTTAAACAAGAGGCAGGAATATAAACACCAGGCCTTTCGTTATGTGCCAGTATATTCGCGGTTCGCAATACCGGTGGTTCACAAAAGGTCTGGCGGGAAGTTTTCATTGGTCTTTTTACATCGACCAGCAACCAACAAGCCTTGGGAGGTACCCGTTGGTTGGCTACAAAGGACTTCCTAACCTCTACAGCAAGCGACAAACACCAGGCGAAAAGAGACGTCCAACTGACATCTCCGCAAACAGTGAAGGATGGCACTGTTTACTTACACGGCCGCTAGACCATGTTGGGTGGAAGACTGGATGGATTCGAACCACCGACCAGCGAGGAGGGTAAATGATACCCGAGGACTCCCCGTTCTAACCAACTGAACTACAGTCTTCACATTTGGGGGAAAGGGCAGGACTTGAACCTACGACCTCCGAACAAAGGCATGACCATTCGCACGGTGCTCTAACCAACTGAGCTACAGTTCCCATAAATCTTGACTCGTTTACATGTGATTGGTTGTCACACGCATACTTTCTGAGGGCACGAGGCACCACCCATTTGGCGAACACACCAGTAACCCACCACAGGCCCCAACATGTCGTTTATCAGAAAGTTTCATCACCCATTGCTAGGTAAAGAAAATGGCTCCGCGACCTGGACTCGAACCAGGGACCAACAGATTAACAGTCTGCTGCTCTACCAACTGAGCTATCGCGGAATGTAGCAGAAATCATTAGACATGTCTTAGGACTTTTACCCCACGTTTTTATCAAGGGCCGACTGCCTAGGCGCCCTGCGTGTTTTCTTTCTTTACCAGATTACCTTGATCACGGGGTCTGATAAAACAATGTGGCGGCGTAGCCAGGAGTCGAACCTGGAACCTTCGGTTTTGGAGACCGATGCTCTGCCAGTTGAGCTACTAGGCCTAATCTAAATCTTGGGCGTCATTGGGTTCTTACCACGGGCCTTCAGCGGTGACCGACGACCAGGTCACACCCACGTTCTTCAGCCGAAGCAACGACTAAATCTTGAAATTGAATCCGTTAGCTATTATCAGGGTAGGAGACTGCCCGGTTACCAAGCCTGATAATAACTGAGTCACCTAGTCACGGAAAACAACGTAGGTAACTGCCAGGACACCCCTGGCTGGTGTAACAGAGTTAATCCCCCGACTCCCATCTGTTACTTAACACGAACCACCAGCGTCATGGGTCAGTGTTAACATTTGAATTCAGGTAGGTCTACAGACTTTTACTGTACGTCATGAGTAACAGACCGGCCTCCAGATCTGTAACGGTTTTCTTCAGGGCGCAGGGCAGCGGCTAGAATAAGGTAGAGAGTGTGGGATTCGAACCCACGGGAGCAAGCTCACAGCCGGTTTCAAAGCCACCGCGCGGAAGACCGTACCGCAACTAATCCACCAGCCTCCTTCAACCACTCGGACAACTCTCCAGAAACAAGATCCGTTCGCCATGACTGCAAGAAGGCGGATAACCGTCTACCAGCAATATGTTCTTACTTTCCCGTAGCCACGGATAACAGCGGACCGAATACCCTGGAACAACATGAATGGGTACTGGATCAGCACGGGAAAGACCTCATGCGAGGTGGGTCGTCAAGGCTACTCTAGGAGTGCGTCGACTATCGAGCCAGCGACCAGGCCGGCTAATGAACGGGTCATCCCCGTTTATCCAGTTACAGGTGCCGTGAATGGGGACCTGTAACCAAATTTGTATTAGAGTAGGGACATTATCCTTAGTCTCTTCGAAGGGCCCTCCGCAGATTGCACCCAAGACTGTATACTAACCACCCAATGTGTCGTGAGGGACTCGAACCCTACATGCCGCTATGGCGACAGAACCCAACCTACGCATTGATGATCTGACTTACCTGCCCGAGGAGACTAAGGTAAATCAAATATGGCGCAACCAAGGGGACTCGAACCCCTGACCACCCGCGTGACAGGCGGGTATTCTAACCAACTGAACTATGGGTGCTTTGTATAACATAGTAAATCGGGACGAAGTCGATATGAGTTCTACTCTCATACTCTCTACAAGTGATCGAAGTCACTAGCAGTCTGGATCGCCCTTCATCATCGGCTTTTCATCCTTAAGCGCAGTAAACCCTGACGACCGTTAGGCTAGAGGGAACCCACATTGCCCAGGTTTATCCAGATACCATGGAACCCATGGATTCTTTTTCAACACCGTCATATAACAGTGTCGAGTAATAAGTTAAGGAGAGGTCGCAGACGTGAACCACGGTCCTCTCCTGACCTTGAGACTATGATAAGGGCGGCGCCGCCGATATCACGTAACAAGCCGCCTCACTTTGTCAGTAGCCAGCCCGCGTGCTTTGCCGCAGAAGCGGCTCCCGCGAAACTGGTCTGTAGTAGACTTAGTGTGACTAAGAGTCTTGACGGGACTCCCATAGGGTTTTGATAAGAGCGCCTGTCACAGCTAACCCCGACCATCATAATTCATCCGGCACCACCCTTAAGGCTCCGAACAGTTTCCCCAAAGGGAAATTCCGCGAGATCATTTACTGGTCTCTTTGTATAACATAACAACTCTCAGTTTTCTTCTACCAGCGCAAACACAAATTCACCTTCTGATTGATGCACATTCCAGACAGTTTGCGTTTTAGGTGGGTAGACGTCAGTCTTGCCGAGTGGAGTAACCATTGCGGGAAACTCCATCATGTGCTGCGCGGTAGATATCTTGACCGTGTCAGTATAAGAACCAGCACCACAAGTAGTCGTAACTCGCACATCGGCTCTGAGAAGCCCTTTAACGTGATCTATTACAAATGCTTTGAACTTATCAAGCCCTTCTTCAGTAAGGTTGTTTGCAATACCTACAGGGATGTTATCAAGCTTGTCAAGCAAAACTTGTTTCATTTGATCGGTATTGGGGGTTGCTGTTAATACTGCTTTCGAATCTGCATCAACTTCATCAAAAACAATTTTACCACCGTCGAGAGCATAGACCTTAAAATAGGTCTTGCTTGCTGCTGGCTTAAGTTCTCCGCCAAGGATGGCCACGTGTGTAGGTGGCAATTCAACAACGCGGTGTGCTGTGTCGAGAGTAACCTGAACGAGATACCCGTTAACATCCGGGGTTACTTTAACAAGTATGTTTCCCTCAAATGGTTTATAGATCGTGTCGCCAATAGCATTTGTAAGTATTACAAGAGAACTCTTACTCAGCGTGGCGGTTATTTCACTAGGGATATCAATTTTGTAATGAGGTTTTTCAATTTCCTCAACACCAGCCAATTGAACTCCGGTGCTTACTGACAACGAGGGTCCTTTCAAAGCATCAACAATGCCTGAAACAGACGTTTGCGCCGCACTAAGGGTTTCCATAAATTGAGGATGTGCCTCGTAAAAACGTTTACGAGCTAAGGCTGTTTGGTAATAGTCACTCTGTGCCGTATTATCCAGAGAAAGTTTAGTGAGGATCACAGCGCCCTTATCGCGGTAAACTCCGAAAACACTGTAATCACCCATACCAATATAGGCTTTAAGATCGGCAGGCAAAAAGTCTTTTGGTGTCATTGTTTTGCCAGGGTAATATGCCGTGCAGCTATATTTGTCATTATCAGCCGCCACTACCAAAACACTGGACAACAAATTACTAACAATCTCTGGGGTATGGACAATAACAAATGTAACATCTGGGTCATCTGTTAACTGTTTTTCACAAGCTTCTAAAGACTCGGGCGATAATACTTCTTCTATTGCGCCGAGGGCTTCCTTGGAATTAAGAAACCAAGGTTTGCCTACTTCAGTTACCGTAATGGTCTTTGACTCAGGATTGTACTTTTCTGCGTTCTCTTTAAGCAGTGTAAGAAAGACATAAGAAACCAGCTTGGTCTTACGCAATTGTTCAATAATCTCGTCACTGGCATAAACACCATACTCACGCACTAGCGATGGAGCGATGCAGTAGAACGGGTAGAAGTCCAGTCCGATAAAAGCACCAAACTCAGCACCACGATGCTGCTCTTCCATTTTTTCTGGTTTGAAAATGGGAGTACCTGCGATTACGTCTACCGTTTTCTCGGCATAGGTAATCGGTTTGATTGGCTCGGGTGTCCCAACCTTGGTCAGGGCCTTATAATCGATCTTCGAGATGGTATCACCCTTCTCGTTCATGATCCACGCATCATTGGCGATGATGTGTTTAGAGGGTGGGTTGCTAACCGTAAGTACGGGAACGCCACCCAAGTCTGGATCAGAGGCAATCACTTGGATGTTGACGGGATCTACCGCAGTGAGGAGCCGGAAGCTTACACCGTCTTTCAAGAGCATCTTTACATGTACAGTCATGATAATGTTTCCTGTTTTATCGAGTGAGTACTGCTAGGGAGTTGTATTACGTTCTACGATTACTGCTAAGACCCGAGCCGCCCCAGGTCTTAGTATTGCAACTACAGTTATTTTATCCTTAAGGCGTGCAACTCTTCTTTTGTTGCTTCATAGATCACGTTGCCACGGTCATCAAGAACTTTGATACCACCGTAAATAGTGTAAGATTCTTTTTGAACCCCAAACTGCGTAATGTAAACTTTTGGATCAGGTACTAATGAGCTTGGGGTGTGGATATCGAACTCTAATTCTTTTTCATCGAGTACGACAATTTTTACATTGCCGTTTGAACTCTCTAAAACTAATTTCATACTCATGATGTAACCCTTTTGTTAATACAGGTCTTCTGAAAAAAGAGTCCCGGGAGTTGTGCCCCGACCTTTATTGGTAATTATCTGTTTATTACGTTTTGCTATTACGTAAGCTTCTTCACGATCATGGAAAGTGCCGTACTGATCTACGAATCCTTGCTCACAGTTCTCATCTCCAGCCCAGTTGTGAAGAAAGACCATACCACCAAAGGCCATGATGTTTTGAAACATGGCCGGGCCGCTGTGCCTTGGGGCACACAGGATAATCCCGCCATAACGGTTAGCTGCGCTAACAATGACCAACTTAACTTTGTACTTTTCCCAACGCCACCCGGTGAATCCGTCAGCATCGTTCTTTAGGTAGTTGTTGTTGATATACTCATTGAGACGCATCTTGGCAGCAATATCAAGAATTTCTGTTAGTGTCTGGTTGTGCTTATCCACAATACTTTTAACAGATTTACTTGCAGAAGGGTACGGTTTCCCATAGACGTCTGCAACATGAGAAATGTTAGGATACATGGCGGGCTTTATTCTCTAAGTTTAATGCGGGCCGCTTCTTCGTTAAAAGCAGATCTGGTAGATTTGGAAATGTCATTAGCAATTGCAGTAACTACACGTTTAGGGTCTTTCCAAAACATTGTTCGCCAATCAGATTCTGCCTTTTCTAGAAGTACCAACTCGTCAATGAAATTTATTGCTAATCCGCCTGTGACCTCTTTGGTTAACTTATTAAAATTACCCAAAGCCCAAATGGTATTATCTTTGTATTTGTTATTGGGTATGTGCCGTATTGGCACCCCAATCAGTTCTTTGGGTCCGTGAACAACTTTAAATTCATCGGTTATTGTGGGCTGGTCAGCTAAGATGATTTTGTTTTCAAAGCCGAAGAGTCCAGAAGGAAACACTTGACTGATTAATTCTCCTTCTAGGGCCAGCCCACAAAAAGAATAATCGGTGTGCATAATCGCCGATTTAGGAGTTTTACCAAACAAAGTAGTACTAAATAATATATTTCGATCAAAGCGAAGGTATTGATCTTCAACTAATTGGTTAGTAGTATATCTTTCGATAACCTCCCCGCTATCAGTCATAATGACCAATTTAGCCAGCAGCTCCAAGCGGCCACGTTCTCCTATTTGAACATATGGAACCCCTTGTGAAGTATTCCTAATAATAACTAAAGAACCTTCTTTTACTTGGATAGTTTTTTCTGCAATGCCACGAGAGTTATAAACTACAAGAATCATGTTGTATCTCCTACCCTTTTAGACTTTTGAAAGGTATGGTGCCCAAATGGGTACCACAACTGGCGTACATGGCAACGTCACCATGCAAAGGAATAACTACTGGCTGGGCATCACCTTTACCAGTAAGTACTATTACTGGTAACTTGCCATCTTCAGTACTACCTTTGTTAAAAGTAACGTCCTGGGTATCTGGTATTTGTAACACTTTAGAGATGACGCCATCTTTATCATTCAGTCTAAAAATTAAACTCATGGTCTACTCCAAATGTTAAAATACATTAATAACTCTACCTGCCTGGTTAGGGCAGGTAGAGTTATATTTGCTTTACGCCGCTTTAGCAGGCTTTTCTTTTTTGCCGTCTTTCTTGTCTTCATCTTTGGCCTTTGGTTCTTCAACCTTAGGCTTCAGGTGTTCAGGGCGCACGCTAGGTACCGCTGGCGCTTCTGGGGTGACGAACTCAATGATGTCGCCGCCACTATGAGGATCGAGACGGATCGCCGCTTTAACAGCCGATTTAGCGTCTTTACCAATTGCCATGATGGCCATTGCATAACGACCGCCGCTACCTTTGGCAACCGGACCGCTGTAAGGGATAAGCGCGGAGTGGGTGTTACGCTTTTCTTTGTTGGTGTCGACAGTCCAGTCGTAGGCCAGACGGTCTTCAGTAACCAGGATGGTCGAGAAGAACATGTCGTCTTCAACGTCCACTTGCGTACGGTAGGTAATACCTTTGTGCAATTCGTGCTTGATGTAATCAATCGACCGAGCGTCACCTGAAACAGCGAATGCAATAACACGTTTGCCGTTAGCTTCCCAGTATTCGGTTTTGTCGTCTGGAAAGTAGATCTTCTTGAAGGGTGTCAACCCAATAGCGCCATTGCTGGTAATTTGGCTGTCACTGGCCAGGTTCTTACCATCCCAAACAATTGTGGTCATGTACTATTTCCTTTCTACCGGTTTATTGATATCAACTTGGCTTGCTTAAGCAATATACTAATTAGTCTAGTAATAAACTAATTACTTTATTCAGTTCTCCACACGCATAGGTAATATAGGTTTATAATCTCTTTGGAATGGCTCTGCATGCAAATATAACCCTTACCCACCACTCCTGCTAGGGAGAGGTAGATAAACTATTATTTATTAACTTAAAAGCACATTCTACGGGTATTATTATTATTATAAATTAGGGCTTCGCCCTAAGGGACTTATTCTGTCTATACTAAAGTATAAGAAGCATAGGTCGTCATCTCTGAAGAGATTCCTCCTCTAGCATCCTCCCCGGTAAGGCTATCCACTCCGTTACGTTCGCCTACGGCTCACTTCACTTCGTTCCTATCCTTACCACCCCCTCCTTCAAAAACCTCGAAGGAAAAAGCGGTTAATTACATAGCATGTAATTTCACCTTAAAAATACTTACTTAACAAAAATGTTATAGACCGGTTTCTTAGAGGCAACAATTATGAACGCAGTTCAGTATGCGATTAACAGACTGTTTGGTAGCAACATCGATGATTACCTACTTAAGCTAGCTTTTGAAAAGAACCCAAATACTAACTGGGCTGGCAACTGGTACAACACGATTAACTCTACTACGGTAGAACAAGGTATCATGGAAAAGGTTATCCACCGGGTTGTATTGCCAGCGTGTAACGCCCGAGGTGGTAAGACTGAGTACATCGATCTGAACGGTAGTGTTATCCGTGACCTTGGTAATGGTTGCATTGAGGTTAACGTACCTGAGACTTTGACTGGTGGTCGAAAGATCATTTCTGTTGCAGAAGTCTTCTTGGGTAGCATGACCTCCGCTAGCGGTATGTTGGGCATGGGTATTAACGATACGGGTACTTGTGGTCAAGGTAGCGTAAGCGACATGACCCAGGCATTGGTAGACGGTCTTAGCCCTAGTCGGATGATGCCCATCACCTATACCAACATTCACATGACCGGCAACAACTGTTTTGTTATCTTTGGTATGAACAGCGGTACGTTCTCTATGTCTGCCAAGATGACACTAACCTATGATGAAGGTCTGAGCAGCATCAGTACTCGCCACCATGAATTGTTTGCAGACCTGGTAGAACTGGCTGTTAAGGCTTACATCTACCGTACCTGCCGTCGACCTACTAGTGAGGCTATCCGCCGTGCTGGTGTTAACCTCGATGACATTCGTGATGATATTGCGGAGTTCCGAGGCGCTTGGGACGAATACAAAGAAATGGTTAAGACCACCTGGACCAATGCAATGGCCTGGAGTGACCGTCTGTCTGTTCATAACAACATCAAGGCATCGGTCCCTCGACGGATGTAAGGACTAACTATGTTTGATGCTCAAGTGGAATACCCGTTCATCAGTTGGACGGGTAATGATGGTTCGGTTACTGGTGCTGAAGTGTTCAATTTCTTTGAACCAAAGTCCGACCACGGCGTTGACTGTATTGACGGTATGGAGGCTTTGTTCTCCGACATCAACTACACTAGCCAAAAAGCCATTCTGGCTGTCTGTGAGAAGTTTGGGGTTGATTTAGAGATAACTCCAGCCTGGGCGTTGTCTTTGCGTCGTTACGTCTACAACTTCATTACACGGACCGTAGGGGTGGTTGACTACCAACAGTTTTTCGGTAGCCCTTACCTGGGTCTTCAAAAGATCACCTTTACCACTGGCGACCGTAACCTGTGGTTTAGTGAGATCTTTGACGTGGATGAGGAGGAACTTAAAGAGAACCTCCACGAAGTAAGTTCCATTAAGAAAGAATGGAACGTAGTAGGCGATGTGTTCAACATGACCATCCCTTACCTGATGTATCGTATCTACCACTCCAAGCTTGATGCTAAAACCAAGCACCAGGCTCTGGTAGACGTTGTGTCGATGTATCACTACAAGTGCTTCACCAGTATCATCCATAACGACTATCCTTTCCAGGCGCGTCGTGAGGTTGTTCTGGAGACCTACAACCGGCTGAGTCTGAAATACGACATCAAGCGTTACGGTAGTTGGCGAGCACTGATTGAGGCGCGTGCTGAGTTTATTATCGATCCCAAGACTGGCATTCACTTTGAAGCCTTTACTGAGATGAAAGACGATAAGAAGATCATCTACATGGTAGGTGACATTCAGAACCGTTTCCGTCGGGTGATTAACGATATCAACAAAGTGTTCCACGAAGTCAAGAACAAAACAGACATTGTCTCCATTGAAGGAGCCAAAGTTAACCTCAAGGACGAACTTACCATCAAGTCGGTAAGTAAAGAGGTTAGTCAGTACAACTTGTATATTGAGCGAATTCTCACTGAGGAAACATCCTTTTACAAGACAGAGCTGGCAAGGTACGCATCCTCGGTTTTGGAAAACCCAAATACTGACAAGCTTGGTTACTTGTTGCAGAAGTTCCCCGCTGTATACAAGAACCCGAAAAAACCGCAATACAAAAAGTTCATTGACGCTGTAATTACCCACATGTACGAATACCTTCACGTTAACAATATCCGTAAGACTAACGTCTACGAGGTGTTGGTTCGTCTCCGCGGAGCCTACGGGGCACCAAAGAGTAAGAACGATACAGTTAAGGATGTTCGGATGCTGGGCGATGAGATCGTTAAAGAACTGACTGGGATTAAAACCCCTATCACGATTCAATCTCTTCGTGCAGGACTAAGCTTGTACATTGTCTTGCGAATCCTCTCCCGCGACTACTACGAGTAACAACTACCATGAGCGTCTCTAAAATTCTTCCCCTCACGTTCAATCCTACCCACATGATCGGCCGTGCTGAAATCAAGCACGCCAAAGGTAGTACCGACGTGTTCTTTGTTGCTCCAAACTCCGCTGTCACCGTCCCAGCAGAAGAAACCGTTGAGTTGGACGGTACTGAAAGTTACTTCACCAGTCGCTTGCTGGCAGAAGCCAATTACAAAGATGTCAGTAACGATGTTAAGGTTATCCCGTCGCTTCTCGGTCGTGGCCTGTCCGATATGACAGACTTCCTCGGCAAGACGTCGCGTTAATAAGCCCACGTAAAGGTATACTCCCAGAGCCCTTGTAGGGGCTCTGGGAGTATATTGCTTTATGCTGCTTTTTTCTTGTTCTGCACCATACGCTTAGCTCTTTCGAGTTTGGCGTTTTCAATCAACGTATCTACTGTCAACAGTTTAGCTGCATCTGGTGGAAGCAGTTTGCTAAGCTTGATGATCTCAGCTTCCAAACGAATAGCCAAAATGTTGTCAGGAGTTTTAAGCAACTCTTCTGTAAACGCGGCAATCTTGAGACGGATGTTCTCAAAGAACTTCAACATCGAAGGATCTACAGGAGGTGCTTTCTTGTCCTTACCTACATCGAGGAGACTTTGGGTCTCAATAAGAGCAAGCGCTGACATGATGCCGTAAAACGGTTTGTTTGCCCCCAACTTGATAAACCAGTAGGTAAGCAACCAGGAGATAACCAAGTCATCGTGCTGTTTCGAATCGTGGTCAATGCGATCGCCCTTAGTCCTTAGGTTAATCAATTCATCGGCCAGCTTATCGTAGTTAATCCCATACCCAGTAATGGCAACCGCTTCTTGAATAAGACCATACAGGACCTTACGCGAGTTAGCTGTTGTCACAAACCCAAACAGATGTTTAAGTTTCAGATAGAAGTTCTTATCACGATAAGCAAACTTGGTGTTTTGAACAATCTCCAATTCTTTCTGATGGTTAACAGGGTCTTGATAGACTTGGTTGTAGATCCGTGTGAACGGGTCCATTCCTTTACTTGGCAAGATAATCAGCAAACTGTCGATCATGTGGTGAGCATAGTTACGCTCAATCACCAACACACTGTTCTGAATAACTTCCAAGAGGTCCACGATAACCGCTGTCACATCGTCCAGGAGAGCCAAAGCGTAACGACCCACACCAACTACCGTACCTGTCTTCATCGACCGTATAACGACCGTACAGGCGTCCTTGTTGATAGCAGAAGAGGTATCCACCCCAATGATGAAGTGATCGTTGTGTTCCTTCTTACTCATTTCAGCAAGTTTTTCTTGAGTAACAAAGAAGTCCACAAACAATCCACTATTGCGATACTCTTTGCTCCAGACACGTTCTCGTTTAACGTTGTTAATTGCCTCACGAGTAATGTCGTCGAACAAACGACTCTCACCATCCTCAACCCACATTAACAACAAGTCGATCTTGGCCTTAGCCAAAGTCAATTTGAGATCGTCAATGGTGCGTTTTACCCAGTCCTTGTTCTTACCTAGTTGCAGGTAGTTGTAAATCATGGATACCGCAGGAGAAGTAGTACTCTCCGGAGATGCCCTAATCAACCGATCCTTCAGATGGCTTTCGCTGAACGAATCAAAGAACTTCTCACGCCACTCGGTAGCAGACATGAGTTTCTTGAACATGAACTCGCCACTCGGGTGAAGAGTAGTGTTCGGGGTGGTGATGTAACCAATACCGTACGTGATGCCAGCTTCTCGACAGAGTTCCATTTCCGTCAGAGCAGAAGGCATCGAACCGTTGATGATCGCCTCAATCCAAGGAATGTATCCAGGCTCATCGAGGAACGTTGTACCTACCGTAAGACCACGACCAACGTCACCAGCGGCATCTTTACCGATCTGTGGAACGTTAATCGTTAATACGTTTACCTTATCGTCACCAAAAGACCTGTACGTCAGCGAGGTACCAGCATCCTTGTCCTTATACGTCGGGTTAACGAGGTACGTGGGGATACAGCTTCGCATCCGTTTAACAGCATCAATGAACTGAGCCCTGTTATCACTTTTCAGGGTAATAACGTGAGTCTTGTAACCACGCCCATTGATGTAAGTCAGCCAGAAGTTAATAACCTGAACAGACACTGTGTTGTGAGTAACAATGAAGTCATCCGTTACGTACAGATGTTCCTCGTTGTCAACCTCAATACAGGTGCATTCATCATGACCAGCGTAAGACGTCTTGGTAATGAACAAACGGTTTTCTACATCTGGTCTTGGTGCATCTTTAAATCGGAAGTAACCAACTTCGTCTGGAAGGGTGACAACTACCGAATCTTTAAAACCTTTAGCTGTACCGCCAAGACTACGCGCCAGGTATTGAACCTGGTTAATCAGGACCGGTGTAAGCCCTTCACAGAGAACACCAGACTTCGTTACCTGACCTTGGTCAAGAAACGCCTGTAGCGCAGCTGTACGGTCTTTAATAGAGCCTTCCAGATAGTCCGTGGGAAGGCCAGCTTCTCGACGAATACTGAAATCTTTGTTATTACCCATTGTCAGGTAATACGCGTCACCTTCAACCACCAACCGCAAATGCTTTGGCATATTGGTAGCAATGAAGTTAACAGCCGTAGTCGACAGGTTAGCCAACTTAAGCTTACCACCTTGCTGCTCTTGAGCAAACAAAGTACCCATGATGTACGGGTCGGTAATGTGATTCTGGCAAGGACCGTCTTCAGGGGTAATTACTGGCAACTCAACCTTCACACCTTTCTTGATAAGGGTGATGATTTGTGCTGTGGTGTATTCATCCCAAACTGGCTCACCATTGATCTCGTTAGAGTGGTCACCAATGTTCCACAAATGCTCAGCACCAGCGTCAGTGCGACGTCCGTCAGAACACTCAATTGTGTAAAGACGTTTTTTACCTTGTGGGTGAATACCGATAACCGTTGTAGGTTTACCAAGCCGGTCAATAACCTCATCGCCAATACGAAGGTCTTTTATCTTGACCCAACGATCTTCAAGACGAATCGTGCCATTACCCGGCATGTAACGCTTGACGCGAACCTTAGAACTGTTACGCTGGAACTTGCCTTGCTGACGAGGCATGATCATGTAAGAAGTAATGTGGTTCAGGTAGTTCCAGATAAAACTAATGTTACCCCGGTTTGCCTGAAAGAAACGGTCAGAACGAACCTTGCAGATCTCTCGTAGAAAATACCAGAAGTTAGTTCGGCATTCTTCCATGATCCACATGCGCTGATCGTTAGTCAGATCTTCCGCATATGGGTCCACACCTTTCAGCATTGGGTTGTTAAGTTGCAAACAGAAGAAGTAGTTCTTAATCCCCTGCCTTTTAAAAATCTCTGCCGTACGTAAGAAACTTTTGTTAGGGGTTTCCATATCCGGAACTGCCCGATAACGCATGAAGTCCTTAAGAAAACGTACAGTCTTAATGCTGTGCAAACTATCTTCGTTGAAGTGAGCCATTAACAACTCATCTTCGGTACGTGCTTTCCAATCGACACGCAGTCTATCGTCGTCAATCAATTCCTTAGGAAGATTGTGTGTCCCCAGATAGTCGTACATGCCCTTGGCCGATTCGAGTAATCTAGCGTACTCTACATTCGTGACCATGACCAAACTCCGTTTGTTGAAAACACTAACCTACTGGCTTACGCCAGTAGGTTAGCTCGCCTGTAGTATTTACACAGTTGTTACTGGGCCACAGGACTTTCTACAAAACCAGCAGGAGGTTTTTCTACTTCACGGCTAGTGACAGCCCGATCATCGTAGATAAGAACTTCGGTGCTTTCGCCGTTTTGCAGAATGCGCTCTTCGATAACCTTACCGTTGGCGGTAACACTTACCAACACGTATTTGGTATCAGCGCAATGCGCACTAACGTTTACTTTAGAAGTCATGACAGTTCCTTGAGGTTAAAGGGTTACAACAATACCAGTTGCAGCAAGCTGCAACTCATTACCCTGACCATCGCGGGAGACCCAATTCATGAACCAGGTTTTGCCTGGCTGTAGCGAAACAGGAATCGGAAGATTCTTATTCCAGTCATTAATCGAGAACAACCACTTACGCCCATCTTCATGCATCAGATAGAAGTGCGTTGGGTCAGGGGCCTTCTCCTCGTTCCAAGTAGCGAAACTAGGGTAGACACCGCGATACAACCCAGCAAGCCATGCAGCCTGGTCAAGGAAGCCGTTAGTTACAGTAGCAACAGATGCGGACCCGTTGTTACTGACAACTTTCAGATTCAAGGCCTGGTAGGTCGGCTTGTTGAATACAAAGCTCACATCAAACTTCTTACCTGCTGTGTTAATGTCTCGATACAACGAGATATCAACGTGCTGGATAAACGTAGCGCTCACGTAAGTAGGAGCCACGTCACGCAAGTTAAGGTTGAAGATCATGCTCTGCGTAATGCCGTACCCACTTGGACGCCATGCAGGGCTGTTATCGTTGAATGTAACAAATGCAGACACATCGACAAAGGTCTTACGATCCAAGTCGTACATGAAGTGCTGCAAGCGATAACCAGCCAGGCTAGCATCCCATTGAGGATACGTGTACAGACGTGGGCTGTACGCCCCATCTTGATCACCAGCTTCAAGAGTGTAGATCTTGCGCTCAAACAACGGGTTGCCAGGGCGACTGATGTAGAACTGCTCGTTTACACCCAACTGATAGACAAGCACAATCTCGCTCGTCTGGCCAGGCCAGGTTGGTCGATGCTCGTTGACACCTTCCAGACGGAACTTGCCACCGTTAACAGGTAACAGACCAGAGGTAGATCCATCGCTGTAAAGAACCTCCGCACGCAATTCCAAACTCAACAGGTTAACGTTGATAGGTACGACGACCTTGTCTGGGTTGTTGCTGTTGGAGAACCAAGGTGAAACCAAACGAATGGTGTCAATGTACTTGGTACCAATGCGGTGATCCTTCATGTAGGCCGAATGTTGAGTGCGCACAATCTGACCAGGAGGAATGAAGTTACCACCCTGATCGTAGAACGCCAAGAAGCACTGGCTACCGTTAGGCAACGACTGTTCGTTCTCAGTAACACTGAAAGGACCAGTGGTCATGATCTCGAGGTTAGTGCGGTCAACGATCTCTGCCAAACGAGTCGGTACTTCGTTGTTCTGCTTAACGCCACCTTGGTCATAAACAGCCGAGATAACGTTACCCAGATTACTAGGGCCAGGTCCACGGAACAACAGAGCGTATGCCGCACCAGGTCGCATGATTGTCGCATCAACACGAGCAACGTTTGGACGAACACTGAAGTCAACAGACAACAGCGCCTCGCCAATCATTGGGCCACCCTTCATACCAAACAACCAGTCCTGATCGATAACGTTCTCGTCAGTAGGGTTATTCAACGACCAGGGTACGAGAGTAGCTTTGAGGGTACCCTCGTAGTCAACCTTGGTGCAGAGCAACAGATAGCCATTGTTGGTATCGGCAATCAGCTCGTTCTCAAATGGAACAACATATTTATCTTTTTCAGACACCGGGTGGACGTCAGGGTCGTAGACGTCCTCCAGGTACAAGAGTGTGCGTCGCTCCCCACGGTTACGTTGAGACGGCGCAACCCCGGCTACAGCATTTACAGCCGAGCTTTTGGGTACGTTATCGAACATTAGCGTTCACCTCATAATGTCCTTCAATGGAACAAACCGAATTCAAGAAGAGGTCATTGACTTTCTTGATAAAGATAAATTCCCGAGGGGTTACAGTTGGAATGTTAAAGTTTGCGTACGGCATGATCGCAAAGTAACGACGATCATAATTGAGAATGACCGGGTCAAACTCAAGCCACCAGATATAGTTCTTAACCAGGTCCCGTACTTGCTGGTCGCTAAAGGTAGTTTCATCTTCGTTAAACTCAGGAAGTTCAATAAACCGATTAAGGATACCGTTGGTGATCACACTTAGGAAAGGACTAAACACCCGGTACTTGTCCTGCAATGTAGGAACCGCAGGGTTACCGCTGCCAATTGGCTGTGTATCGTCACCCTTCTCATAACGGATCTCTTCAGCCAAAGTAGCAGGCTTAGGAAGATTAACGGTGAGGTAGTCAGAAACACGTTGGTCCATGTCTCGGCTACGCTTGCGCATAGGGAAACTCTGATGGTCCTCAACAAACCGAATAGGGCAGAAACTGTGTTTAACGCAGTAAGGCAACCCGTTCAAGTCTGTCCACTGATTATCTGGTACCAATCGTTCTGCACGAGGCACTTCATCTGTTAAGTAAAGCGCACCGCCAATAACCGTACGAGTAACTCGATCCCCACGCAGGTTGTAACGATTAACGCGGCCAATAACGCCGCCGTCGATGAACCCAAGTTCGGTGTCAGCGTTTGGTCTATCCAGATTATCGCTGAAACTATGCGCTCGTAAAGTGATTTCCTGCGCCCCATCAACAATGAACTCCTTGTTGACGATGTAGATGCGTTGTTTCTTCCAGATCCAGTCAACCTTTTCGATGAGTGGATGCTTGTTAAGCCACACGTCTACTTCAGCAGGGCTGTACGGGAAGATATGCCCGCCACCTTCATAAATGTCGGTGAGAGCAAAAGACAAGCTGTGATCAAGGTGATCCAAGCTGAACGTGTAAGCAACGGATTTCTTGTTAGTTACCAAGATCCCACGTTGGTTGACACGGTCTAAGCCTTTCCAAGCTAATACACCGTTAACGATTGTGTAAACGTCTGTCTTCCCTGTGACGTCGACCCACTCACCTACAGTTTGGTTTAAATCAATATTCCAGCCGCAGGTGTAAACACGCAGGTCAAAATTACGATCCACCACAGTGTCACGGTTAGTGACTGTAATGTCAAACGACCGACCGTAGGCACCAAGTGTAAACTCAACCATGGCACAGTTCTGATAAACAGGTGCGTAGTACTGACTACCTTCAACGTTGTGGTAATCAATGAGCAGCCCTTTGTCGTCGTATTCCCATGCGGTGTAACCGCCCTGGTAGGTCACAGGAACCTCGACGCCTATCGAACCTACCTCATACTTGACTCTTACTGGAGTCTCGCTCAAAACGCGTGTAGCGGCGTTGTAACCAACTGCTAAGTTAGCCTTTGGCCGAGTAATGCCATCCCACTGCAAACGAGTGAACGCCATTGAGGAACCTGATTCCAATCCAGGAGCAGTCCACTCAGGGATTGTAGACTTATCGCCAGTCATCGCACGAATGATCCCGGTATCGTTAAGACGATAGAGATAACGAATGCGTTGATGTTCATTAGGCCATTGATAGACCCAAGACGTTTTGCGCACTAGCACCGTAACGTATACGTCACTTAGCTTGGCCAAGTCAGGATGGTAAGTTGTGGCGTTCTGAATGAACTCATCTGCCAGAGCCACATCAACATGGGTCAGCTGACGAACAGCAGTAACGTCATTCCGTGGATACAACAAGCCACGTTTGTTCTTACCGGTCAGGTAATAGTCATTGTCGTCAAAATAACGAACAGTGAAATCACCTTTAACTTTTGGCGGGTGCAATATCAGTTTACGCTTTTTATCCAGATCGGAGTAAAAGTCGAGAAGCTGACTGTACTTATATTTCTCGGTACGGATAACAGTTGGATCATGCCAGAACTCGACAATATCACCAGCTGCTAATCCTGGTATTGCATTAGGCGCTCCTTCAAAGTAAGCACCGTTATGGAATACCCCAGTATACCCAGGCTTGGCTTTCCACTGTTGATACATCGCCATAAAGGCGTTCATATCGATAGACGTGGAATGAATCAGTGTTTCGTAAACATAGGGGTTATTAGCATCCAAGCTATTTTCCCATTTGTCCACACCCCCAGTTGAGTTATAGCAACGAAACCACATGTCCTGGGTGTAAGGTATTGGGTACTGTTGAAACTTCTCAAACGCAATCAGTGTAAGACCGTCGTAGGTTTTCATTACCCACGCGTGACTACGGCTGTACATGGAACCTTTATCGTTGTAAAGATCCAGCTGCAAACCACGCTTGCGACTCAACCGCCCAATGTTGATCCAGCGATCCAGTGGGTTGCGATTGAGGATCTCGTTATTAAAGTTCCAAAAACCAGGAGAAAGACCGCCCACACTAAAAATGTGAAAAGCACGTTTCTCTCTTGGCAACGCACGCCAACGGCCCATGTAAGGAAAGTTAACAGTAACTCCCCCATCCGCAGTTAACCGTACCAGCTTTACTTGGAATTGCCCGTTCTCTTCTGGATTACCCCAAATGTTGCGCTGGGCATACTTCACCAATGGGGTGTCGTCTGCCAGATTTCTTTGAGCCATACAGATCACCCGTTGAGGTTATAAGCCAGATCAATACCGAGGGTAAACCCTTCCAGCAGTTTCTGGTTGAATTTAGGATCGAGTTGCAATCCAAGTGGCGTCTTGGCGTAAGCTTTAAATACAACAGCTCCGTAAACAAATGCGGTCATCAGGGTAGGGCATTCACAGGCAGCCCCAATGATGTGTTTCCCAAGAGCTGCGTAAGTAATGCTACCAATGACGTGCAAGAAATCTTTAAAGCTGAGATGCTTTAACTTGTAAAGTGTGGGGTTAGAAATGATAGCTTTGTGTAAAGCAATCAAATCAGTAAGCGGTTCGTCTACTTGCTCCAGAACCGTTACGATGTAACCTTTATCAGTTCCGTAGATGTTACGGAGGACATTGATAGTGACAAGCTCTACATCACTGCCAATGGGCTCTTCCAAACCAATGAAGTAGTGGGCCAAAAGGACCTTCAGTGTAAGTGCCTCATCACTAACCATTTGACTGCGACCAATCATGTTGTTCGAACCGAGGCTTGCCCGGTTTACCAACAGGTTACCGATCGAATCAGCAAAGGCTTTAGTAGTAACGTTACGGGCTTGCTTCAATGGAGTGAGCTTACCCGTTGCGACGTCCTGTTGTAAAAAGGCCGCTAGCCGCATGATGACCATCTCATTAGCGTTGGTCACTTGATTGTTGTTTTGATTCCGATACGGCCGTTCGTCGTAAACGGTGATTGTCTTGCGGTTGTAAGCTTGCAAGGTAATTGGAAAACCGAATACTTCGATGGGAAGCTTGTTTTCGTGGGTAAGAACAAATACTCCCTCTTTTTTAGATGGAGTAAGACTCTGACTAAGGTGAAGCGCTTGAATGGTTGCCTCCACCTTGTTAGCCACACGGAATGGCTTACCAACCGTGGTGCTGTATGCGTCGATTTGCATCGGTGACCTCGCAGAAATAATATGTTATGTGCCAGTGGTAAAAGAACACTGAATTGCCATATAGGCTTGCATACGATTGTTTTAGGACCACCCCTTCAAACATTAACGAGGTTCACATGACTTCAGTTACTAGCATTGTTGCGGGGAAGGTAGAAAATCGGGGGATCAATGACGTATCGATTCCCGAGTACACACCTGCCCGGACAACTCGTCCACTTCACTCACCGGTCATCCATGGGGTCTTTCCAAAAGGTCAGCTCGCGGATGAGAACGGTATTGTCTGGGTAAACACCAGCCAAGTTAGTGCAGTGTTCGGTAGCGAAATTTTCGATCCGCTTTCCCCTTACTACAACCCGACTTCCGTTCTCTTGCAGCGTTTGCAAGCCGGTGGTCAGGCTACTGTCGGTATTCGTCGTCTGTCTGCTAACAAAGTAGTGGCTACCACTCCAATGTCGGCGTTCGTGCAACGTGTTACCGTTCAGGATTATAAACGCGATGCGACTGGTCAGTTCCTCCGTGACGAAACCGGCGAACTCGTTCCAAATGACGGTGTCACCTTCAGTGGTGTAAACATCGTTATCAAGATCGACCCAACTGGCGTTGGTAAAGGTCCAGGTGTTCTGAAGCGTCGCACCATTGCTGGCACCCCAGCTGATGGCGCCACCCCAGCAGTTCCGGATACCGAAGTATTCCCTCTGTGGGACGGCATCGCTGGTGTAGGTGATTTCTACAACCGTGGCGGTATGAACTTCGGCGTTGCGCCAAACAGCTTCTCCTTTGGCGAAGTTGCGGCGTTCGTAAAAGACACCGGTGCTTTCCCGTTCAGCCTGCGTACCTTCACCGATACCGACACTGGTCGTCGTGTAAACATGAAGACTCAAGCCGGCCGTGAAGTTGTTGAAGTCACCCTGTTTGACGTTACCAGTAATGCTGGTGTTCGTTACGGTCTGAAACGCGCCTTTGGCGAATTCACTGGCACCAATGCCAACCGTAAAGTGGTGCCGATCCCGGCTCCATACTCGGGTGTTCACGTTTATTCCGAATCGATTGCTTCCCTCTGCCAAGCGCTGTATGCGATTGAAAAACCGCACAACACCGGCTTGCTGGAGACCAACAAGCTTCCGTATCGTCAAATGAACCCGTTCACCTGTGTGAACCACAACAACGTACCGTACTTCGCTATCACTACCGAAGACACCATCAACTGGGACATGACTGCTGCTGTTAAAGTAAGCGGTGGTATCTCCCCGTTCTTCACGGCTGAAGGCAAACTGCCGGACTTCGTTACCCCGACTGAATTGGATGACCCGTTCGGTGTGTTGGTTGACTACAAGGCTCCGGTTAGCGTTCAAGAAGCCTGGGATGTAAACAACGGTCTGATCGCTGCTGACATGGAAACTTACGTGACCAGCATCGAACAAGCGAACGTTGTTCGTAACCGTCAGTCCGTGTTCTGGGACATCGGTTACTCGCAGGACGTTAAAGAACAAGCCATCCGACTCCTGGGTGCTCGTAAGGATATCATCGTGATTCCTTGCACCACCATCTGGACTCCTGGCAAGTTCAACAACGTTCAGCAAATGTACGCGCGTGCTTCGCAGCTGAACAACCAAATGCGCATGTTCCCGGAATCTGATTTCTGGGGCACTCCGTCCACTCGCGGTTCGATCAACCTGATCGAAGCTTTTGCGATCGACGAAGCAACTGGTAGCCCGTTCTCCGGTAACGTTGACCTGGCTTACGCGTTTGCACTGTTTGCTGGTAACGCAGCTGGTATGATCGTCCCGTCGGCTTCGCCTTCGCATGGCGACAACCGTATCCTGCGCACCATGCACAGCCCGAGCATCGAATTCGAAGAAGACGTTCAGTCTGCTGAGAACTTCACTCGTGGTTGCATTACGCTGCGTCCGTACGACACCACCGATCAACTGTTCCGCCCTGCTCTGGTAACGATCAACCCTAACGTTGACTCCGTGATCAAAGACCTGGTAACGGCCTTCCTGTGCGTATGCGCTGAGAAGATCTCCCAGGATGAGTGGAACCGCGTTTGTGGTGACACCAACTACACCGCTGCCAACTACGTTGCTGTCTACAAAGATGGTTGCGAACGTCAGCTGCGTGACCGTCTGGGTTCCCTGGTACGTAACATCACTGTTACCCCAAGCTATCTCGAAGGTGTTGTTGGTTCCAAGGCCGTGATGCAAGTTCGCATTGATGCTTACTTCAACAAGGCTAAATACCAAATGACTCTCGACCTCTTCGCTCACAACGAAGAAGAGTTGAACAACGCCTAAGGAGGAGTGACAGCCATGGCTAGTAACACTAACCTGCCGCACCGTACGCCCAATACGCTCTTGCCCCAGAGCGATCCGTTTGTCCAGGCAATGGACATTGGCGACCGTCCGGTTATCAACCCAGTCGAAGGTGGGCAATACGGCTGGGCAGGTAACATCTTCAACTACGTGGGTACTCACCCGCACGTCTCGCAACAGGCATTTTGCGTAGTCCTCAGCACTCCGGCCGCGTTCTCGCGTCTGCCAGCTGGCGACCAACTGCACTCGCTCTGCAAGTCGTGGTTCGAGAACCGTACCCGTATCTTCGACGGCCTGTCCGACCAAACGCAAATCAGCTACAGCGATATGCGTTGGACCGGTCACCGTATGGCCATCGCCGTGGGCGCTCAGCGTACTCTCGGTGCTGTAACCCATACCGGTTACGACGTTGAAGGTGAACCCTTCACCAAGATGTTCAAGGTGTGGACCTCGTGGCTCGTAATGGACGCCGAGATCCTCAACGCGAAACTGGTGATCTTGGACGATCCAGGAGACATGCTGCTCGACGAGACTGGCTACTCGGCCATCTACTTCGAACCTACCCGTAACTGGAAAGACGTTGCTCACGCAGCTCTCCTGGTGGGTGGTCAGCCAACTCAGAACGTACAGATCACTCTGCGTCGTAACAAAGACGAAGAGAACCAGATCCGTGACATCGCCATGGAAATGACCGGCGTGATCGAGTTCGATACCTACGCGGTAATCGAGATCGCTCGTCAGATCATGAAGCTGATGCCTTTGTACAACCCTTCGGCGACTACCGCTCCTACTGGCTTCACTCAGCGCACTGCCGCTGTGGAAAACAGCCAAGCTGGTACCATCGAAAACATGATCGAACAGTCGACCAACATCGACTTCCCTTCGTACATGGGTTAAGCAAAAAAAGACACACTACCTAGTACTCTCAGCCTTGCGGCTGAGAGTACTAGGGGTATGTTTGCATCAAACTACAAGCTGCCGACTGTCACTATCGTCAAACGTGTAAATCTTCCCGCTGATCGATATCAACGCATCGTTCTTAAGGTTGATCACTTGGTTGAAGATAGGAACGTCTTTACAGTGAGATGTTCCTGGTTTTATTGACTTGCAGTATTCCTGAAGGTAGTCGCACATGTCTCGCAAGGTATAGTGACCGGGAAACCTGCACTCCCAACCATTTACACCAACAGTAAAGCGAGGTGCAAACAACGACGAATCACGGATCATAAGAACCCGTCCCGCGTAGACACCCAGAGTGTACTTGAAGCTAAAGCCATCTTCGGTCTCAGCCATGTTGTATTTGAACGAGCGACGCTCAAGCAACCTGACTAAAACTAAAAAGAGCACATAGGCCCAAAGTATCCACGCTAAAACTGTTAAGCCGGTATCGACCATAATGATCACCTGGAATATATACGTTTATAGTTTTGAGTAAGGGTCTCCCTAATTCCTGGGGTGCCCATCACCATGTTTTGAAATGCGTTAATTTCAAACCGGAAGTGTTTCTTGGTAGCAGGAGTTATTGTCTGCCAAGCAAACCCTTCTGGTCCGTAAGAACGCTCCAGTTCAATCACGACATTTTCATGCCACTTGCCCGTACTGCCACCCTCATTCGGATCAGCATTAGCCGTAGGGTGTTCTCGGACATAGTTTACAACGACACTAGCAAGGTCGCGGTAGACCACATCAGCTAGCATAGCAACCTCACCTACCAACAGAACAAATGACCCGTCCACGCCGCGTCTGAACCGTTCCCTGTTATATCGAAGACAGTAGGAAATGGTTTTGATCTCATCATCAGTAAAGAACCCTGGGATTACCTTATTGATGAATGAAATACCAAACGCCACAGATCCTTCTCTTCGGTCTACTCCTATAAATTTGCGACCAGTCTCTAACAACATTACCGCGGTAAGAAGAACACCGGTATCAGAAGCCGATAAATTGTGAGCTTCTGCTACGCGTTTACCAGTTGCAACAGCTCGTTGTAACCATTCAGTATCAAATCCTTTTGGGTTGTCCCGCATGTGCTGAAAGACACCCACAATGAAGTCTAGTGGTAAATACCCCTCCACAGCAATAAGGATATCCTTGAATACTTCTAGCTCTCTTACTTCATGTGGCCTGAATCGATTCATAACGTTTATTCCTAAACAAATAAATTTGTTCCCCCTAGAAAATTGAAAAACAAAAGTTTAAGTAACTACTAACCCTCCCGCAAGGGAGGGTTAGTAACGGTTATTGACGGAGTGAATTAATACAGATTAGGCTTTGGTTGGTTAGGCATGGCGCCAAAGATCTCAGCCAAGGTAACACCGTTCAGCACCCCAGGAAAAAGATTGTTTCCCATCAAGCGATTAACACCTTGGAATGCGCCGTTTTGTCGAAGAGAGAACCGCACCGCCAGCGGCGACGTGACATTGACGTAGATTTGAAAATGGTTATGGCCAAGTTGCTTTTGACCAAGGATGTTGGCCTCAGCGCGAACAAGTTCTTCAACTTGTCCGGTCGTAACCGTTTTATCACCAAATTTGTTTTTCAGCCAGTCCGGGTTAACCGAGTAAACACCAAATACAGCATCGCGCTGCTCTTCGGACAGGAAAGGAATTGTGGCCGGTTTGGCGGGCGTCTTTTTGATGTGATTATTGTGGATGTAGGACGATTGCAGTTCAACAAGCGCGGTGAGTTCGCCTACTTGGGCACGGAGTGCTTTGATTACAGCCTCGTCGTCAATCTTGACGTGATTGGTCTTCAGTGCCTTGTTTTCACTGACCACCAGCTCAACTTCATGACGGGCTTCTTTCAAAACGCTTACGATTTCTTTACGGTTACTTGCTGATAACCGCGTTTGTGTGCTGAGCAAATCAAGAACGAAATCCAGTCCCGGTACAATGGTATTTGGAGACTGCGCAACTTTTACTTCACGCTCTTGGTTAATCAAATTGATAACGTTGTCAAGCAGTTCCAACAGGCTAGCGGACTGACTTTTGTCAACCGGCAATGAACCATCAGCAATAATCATCTTAAGACCGGTCAAAATACGTACTGGTTCTTGAGATGGCTTAAACATATCAGCGAGCATAACTTTTCTCCAAAAAATAAAGCCCAGGTAGTTACCCAGGCTATTTGTTAAATAAGCACAACGAGTAAGATCACTCGTTGTCTACGTAGGACATGTCTTTGAACAGTTCGTCACCAACGCTCAGACGAGCAATGGTTTTGCAGGTGTCGTGCAGACCAACGGCATTGTCCATGTCCATGGTGAATTCGACGTCTACTGCTTTACCAGTATCAGTGATTGAGAGCTTGCCGCTTTCGTCACCGTTGGTGTAGTAGATTTCAACATTGTCCACTTTCTGAACACTGTTGTACTCACGGCTCCAGGCCATGTCGTTGGTTTTCTTTACAACCGAATAAGTGGGAGTGTCCAGCTCTACCCCGTAATCCAGAATGAAATCGTGTCCATCAGCCAGTACAACCTGGAGCGTGCGACCGGTTTCGGTTTCACACTTGAGGATGGTTTTTGGACTTTCGAATTCGACTTTGGCAGCTGGTGCTGCTTGGACTTTGGAGACATAGCTCACAGCTCCCAGAGCGCTACCCACCAGAGCTGCGCCGATGATGAACATAACAAGATTAGATTTTTTCATGATAAAGCTCCACTGTAATAATGAAAACCCAGTACGCAATTGTCTGGGTTATTTGTTCATTGCCAAATACATCTTGTCTAAGAAAATCCCAATGTTTTCTTTGACGTTATAATCTGTTACCACTAGCGAGAACTGAGCAATGCTCAAGTAGCTCCCACCAAGCAGACGGTCTAACAATTGGTTGGCGTTATAACGCAACCGGAAGGAACCGTTCTTTTCAGGAGGGTAACCTTCGAATACAATCACGGTATCCATCGGAGTACCCACCAGGATACACCTACGACCGCTGTCAGGGCACGATGAGCGAGATACCTCACCAATCTTCAGGTTAGCGTTAACAGCACCCGACAGACCACCAGACTCATCTTGCCAGCTTGAGTCAAACACGACTACGCTTGAAATGTTTTTATAAGCGCTTTCAAAACGTTGACGCAGTTCTAATGTATGATCCACGAGTACCATCTTCCGCTCCTTTGCCTGAGGCATATTAGTTTAAATTGACCTTACTCATCAAAGTAATATAGACCTGAACGTCGCTAGGAATTAAAAACAAAATAGATTAATTACCTCTAGCCCTTACAGGCTAGAGGTAATTATTTAGAAGATTACCGGATAATCATTCTTTTCTTGCTACCAATTGTTACTTTGTTTACACCAGACACAACAACTTCACCACCAACCGGATAAAGCATCAGATGAGAAACACTCGCAGCATACTTCTTAAAGTTATCTTTAAAGTCATCTCGTTTAACGGCTTTAAAGAAATTCTCTTCAAGGGTGCCTTGTGCATTTTTGATCTGTAAAAGCAGCTTGCTATGATCGTTACCGTATTCACCCCATTTGATCTTTTCAGCAAGGATGAACGCAAACCACTCTTTTAACAATTTAGGGTCATCATCAACCCAGTTATTGTCAGCAACAAACTTATCCAAAGCGGCAATCTCGCGAGGAGACTCAACAACCTCATAAAGACTTTTGCTAGGGATTTTGCTTGCGTCTACTTTGTACTCATACAACTCACTGCCAGCAAACCAAACCGGATGGTCATGCCCATAAAGAACATGAAGAATTTCCGAAGGGATCGGTTCAAAGAAGAACGAGAGGTGATCTACGTACAACGCACCAGGCTGAAGGATACGTACTGCTTGAGTTTGAGCTTTACGTATTTCTTCAGCTGTGGCGGCCCCTCGCCTACGCTTTGTTTGCAACGTGTCAAACAACAACGGTGAATAATGGTAAATGAACATTGCCCACCCACTTATTTATTTTTAAAGGCCTTTGTTTGACACGTACCCGGGAATAATCCGGCTAAGCGCAGAAGAATCCTGATAGAACTCACCCAAACGTTTATCAGCTTCTACAACAAATTGCTCCAAATTAATGGAGCGTTTTGGGATTTCCAGATTATCTCGGATTTCCACAAGCAAGGGAACTACCTGCTCAAAGACCCCTTCTTTACTGTCTTCAGCATCAACCATCCAGTGAGCTTTTGGATTTTCTTCAGTAGTGCGTTCAAACTCGAACTGAAGACGATCTTGATAGTCAATGTTTTTTGCATCGAATTGGTCTGTCAGCTTTTCAGCGTCGGACACACGCGCATTAAACACTTCGGCATCACCGTGCATCACAATAGTCTTGTCTGGCATCAACCCAATTGCATGATGATGCAGCTGCTCCAATGTAAACCTGGATAGTCGTTCACCGGCGCCCTGGTAAGCGTACGTAGTCAACACATAACGATCACAGAGAACAACTTTGCCAGCTTCAAGGGCTGACTTGATAACAGTCTCTACGTGTTGTACACGAGCGGTCATGTACAACATTGCATTTGCCAACGGTGTTAACTTCTCACCATTTACAATGCCACTCCGACAGAGAACACGAAGCTCACTAGCCGCAGGAGTGCCACCAGGTTCATGCGTACGAATGTAGTCAACATTGTTTTCTTTGAGCCACTGCTCGATTGAGTCACACAAAGAAGTCTTGCCACTGCCACCGATACCCTCTACTACAAGAAAATAACCTTTATACATCTCTATCCCCTAAAAAACGTTCAGCAACATTTTGTCTCAGAGCAACAGAAACTGTAGGCCTGTCTTCTGAGATCCGTTCGCCAACTTGTTCATCTTCGGCAACAATAACATCGCCTTTTACAGAAGATGGGTGGTCTTCAAGGATGGGCTCTTCTACAACTGGGGGCGTTGGCCATTCAAAACGACTTGCTGCGCTATACAGCTCTTTTACTGCATTTTTAAAATTGTCTTTAAGGACTGTAAGCCGCGATTCGTAAATAAAGTTTTCACGAGCATCAATAAACGGCTGATCATTAACAAGGTTAATAAGAAATTGCGCCTCTCGTGGCAAGTTCAAATCTTTCCAAGTAACCATTTTCAGCAAACGCTTTACAAAGAAACCAAGATCAGTTTCTTCTATTTGCAAAGTGTACTTTTCTTCAATTGGTATCTTCGCATCCACATACTCTTGTTTTTTGTTGTCGAATGGTGTGTGGATTACCCAAGAGTTTTCTTCTTCATACTTGCACCACCCATTAGGAATAATGAATGGTTCAAGAGCCGGGTCTAATTTACTCCAGACTTGTTGTTTGGTCATTTCCCACAATGGGGCGCGGAAAGGAATTGCCAAACGATCGGAGTTAGAAAGGCGACCCAAGGTTACGGGCAGCTTTAGAAACTCTTGGTACTCGGCTGCACTGAAATCGTAATCATCGTAACTTACATCAGATGAGTCTTCTTTAAGCCAACCGATTAACACCGTAGGGGATTCAACACCTCTAGAGTGTGCAACCAAAGCAGAACGCAGTTTAGTTAATGCCATAACTACTGAAATCTGTTGGTTAATATTGTTTGCCTGGCGGTTTTGCGTCTCGCCATGATATCCGTTACTGTGAAGCACATTTAAATAAGGCTTGGCAAGATAATAGAGAACTTCTACAATCTCACCAGGATATTGCTTTTTATCTAAATCTTTAGAACGGAAGTAATCAAGAGTTTTGTTCATAGACAAAAGCTCTCCCACACTACCTTCCGCCACACCGGACACGTTGATATACACAACGGTAATCTTGGCGCGCATGGTCATTGCATGTTGAAGCAAGTAAGTGGACTCAAGACCACCTGAAACTGGGACGATGATATTCAAAGACATTTAGTACAACTCCGGGTTGAGTTTTTCGTCAATCAGACTTATTAGGCTAAAATCGTTTATTAGTTTAGCGCTCCATGGTTCCATGGTAACAAGAGTGTTGCCTTTAATTTTTGCATCCAGATCCAGATCAGCAAACCGTAATTCATTATTAGCTAATAACGGATCAAGACTGACGGCCATCTGCATGTTGACAATACTTAACAATTGATTATATTTAAACCAACCAATGAACTCTTTATCTTCATCAAAATACTTGGGTACGACGTCATAACGAACTTCCACCAAATACGGAAGACAGATATGAGGAGCACCAACATACCCTGGCTTTCTAACACCATCGCGCATAAAGCCTAAGACACCATGATGTAAAGGACCGCTGGCCAGGTAGTACTTCAATTCATCATTGATAATACGATGACCTGCATTATCGACTACTTCTGGGAAGTCGTGATAGGACAACGGACCACCGCCAATACCAGGTCCTGGGGGTGCTACGAATTTGCTAACGCCTTCAAGATCGTCAACAAGCACACTACCACTTAAACCAATACTTAAAACTGCACGATCTTTCTTGTTCTGTTTGTACAAAGCAAGTTCAAAGTTACACCCATCAAAGGACCGGCCCGGAATACTTCTTAGGACGATCCCATAAGGCACTAGCGGCGCTGCAAAGCCCATAACGCTAAGGTAGTTAGTGTTAACACCGCAAAGCGACATACTGGCCACACGGGTGTTAATGTCACTAAACTTAACCAGATCAAAACAGTCGTAAGTTTCACACGAAGTTATCGGAACAATCCTGCCCAGATTACGTTGATCCAGTGCGTAAACAAAATCTTTCATAATCACAAACTCCAGATTCTAAGAATATTGCCAATAAGCAAAATTACGTTTATAAGCAGATACGGCACAACAACTACATTGTTGAGTACAACACCAAAGGCAATCGGGTCCCATCGGGAAAGAACCAGTCTAGCTCCAGCGATCTTTAAAAGATCTTTGTGGAAGTAGATTGTTAAAGTTAAATAAACAACACACAAGGCAACAATTAATTCAGCAGGCATTTATACACCTACTAATTTGTAGATCATCCAACCGTAATAAACCGCACTGCCAAAAACAAAGAGCCCGGAGAAGATGGCAAACACGTCAATACCCCGGCCGATGATAATCTTTTTAATACGGTTCTTGTTAGTAATACCAAAGGTGTACGCGTGAAGGATCATGTTAACACCTTCAGCAAATACAAAGATAGCCAACAACCAAAACACAATAAGTATTGCAGATACAACGCCAGGCCAAATAAGCATATCTAGGTTTCCTAAAATAAAAATGCGGCATAGAGGCTATCCCCAGTATTACCTGGGGATAGATTCAGGACGGCTTAGCCGAACAGCTTGGTGGCCATGTCGATGTTGACTTTGTCTTGGTCAGCCAGGTAGTCAGCGTGATCCTGGGAGTGAGCGTACGAGATGGTAGTGGTGCTACCGCCGTAGATGTGCTCGTCGTTACCCAGGTTTTGTTTTAGGTGGTGTGCGCTGTTCCAGGTGACACCGCCGAATTCGAGCGCGCCGTCGAGCGTGGTCAGCTTGTCATTGTTGCCGAATTCAGTACGGGCGATTTCAGCAACGGCATTGCGGAGTTGGCCAGAGGTGTCGTTGATGAACGATACGTGGGTTTGCAGCGAGTCAGCGGTGATGCCTTTTGGGAGTTCCAGCTTGGATGCGTCAAAGGTGACGGTTGCAGTGGCTTTGTGGAACGTGGCATTGTCTACCAGGTTCTTGGTGCCAGCGCTCATCAACTTAACGTATTCATTGTTCAAAGACATGCGGTTCTCTCTTATCGGGGGATTGAAATTGAGTTTACTTAGACAACAAGGAAAAGCATGGTACACTTCCCCTCAGGCAATTGCCTGCGTGGTCATCTAAGTAATATAGACTTGAATTATTCTTGGCGCAAAAGGTTCAGCGGATTGACAACGTGCGGGTCGCCATGCTCGAGCTCACTGCTCAGGTAAGCAACGATGGCGTTGACCTTGTCGATGTAGAACTGAGGGGTCAGACCCTGCGTGATGATCAGTGCATCAATGAAGTTGATTTCCCGGTCGTACATATCCAGGATGTCTTCTTTACTTTCGCTCAGGTCAAAACGACTGGCCAGGTAAGTTACCAGCGCAGTAGCGCGGACCAGACTGTCACCGGAGATTGCTGCTTCAACCAACTGGTCATCAAAACCCAGCAGACGAGTTGCCACAGGGCGGAAGAGGTCTTCGTGGCTGGAAATAGGGGAGCCTGCCAAGATGCCAGCAATGGTCTTGGTAGTGAAGTTTTCACTACTGATGGTGTTCTTTGTCCAGGCCGTGGAACGAATGCCGTCGGCGCTCAGATAGGTCTTGACCACTTTGGAGATGTAAGTGAAGATGGCATCAGACTTCAAACTGCCGACAGTGTTGTCTTTGATGAGGTGAGTGCCTTTGGCGGCGTCGTAGGTGCGTTTCCACTCATCCTTGGAAATCTCCAGGAGTGCTTGCAAAACCACGATAGCGCCGGCAGCTTCACGAAGGGTAGAAACCATTGCGATACCGTCCAGGATGTGAATGTTGCGCTGTTCGGCGATAAACTCAGGGGTCATGATGTAACTCCAAACAAAAAGTGATTTGTACCCGGTTTGGGTATACCATTGCTAAGTAGCAAAAATAAACTATAAGCCTAAGGCGGGTTTCCCCACCTTAGGTACTTATTAGAACACGTTCAATGCGTTAGTGGTTTTCAGCTTGACTGGGTCACTATGACGATACGTCTTTTTCAGTTGCTCGATCATGGTTACCAGTTGCTTGTGATCCTCAGTGCCAGCGTAGCGCATCTGGAATGCTTCACGTTGCATCTCACGCTCACAAACGTAGATAGCTTCATCAACGTTAATGTGCATTTCAGCAGGAGCGGCGTTCAGTTGGTGAGACATGAAGTCTTCCAAACCAGAAGTCCGGTACTTGCATGCTTCCAACATGCCTTGTTCGATCACTTTATCGTAGCCAGTGAAGAAATCAACTTCACGAACACGATCACCCATTTTCTGCGGTTTGGTCACAGTACGGATACTGAAAGCGGTATTCATGTCTGGATCTTCCAGACTGTCTTTCAGAATCTGTGCGTGCACACCAAAAGGACGAACTTCGATCTTGTTGTGTACAGGATCGTTGTCACCACCCGTCATGATCCAATGGATCTTCCGGATAGAACCGCACACGTTAGGCTCCAGGATTGTCCGAAGACGATGAATCCACTGGAACACATCAGTGATAGGGGTTTGAACAATACGCCCGTTAATCCACTCCCAGTAGTACTGTGGAGGGTGGCCCAGTTCACACTGGAGCTGACCTTCACTAATACGACGGTTGAGATCACTGTCAGGGCGCATGCACTCTTTCAGATACTGGTTGAAGCGATACTTAATACCGCTCCGGTTCTCGATGTTGAAACCACCCGAGTTAACCAGGTAATAATGCCCACCTGGCTCCATCGGTTTGATGATACCCCGAGTGCCGGCATCGAGTACCGTGCTCCCGAAAGTAATGATCTTGCTCATGTAGGAATACCCCTCATAATCATTTCGTAGTCCGTTACCTTGTCATCAGGGTTAACAATTGCAGCCAAGGTGTTATCTTGGAGATAACCACTTGTAATCTTGGCAAACGTACCGTCGATCAAAACACTGCCGTTGTTAAGACCCATGATTAGAGGAGGTCTACCTTCTTTTGCAGCCTCACTATACCGATATGCCTTGAAGGGGTCATCGGGGTCGCGAAACATAATTGAGGTGAGTACTCGAACAACCTGCAAGCTACTACCAACTTCACTGCCACATTCAGCCTTGGCGTAGTCAAACATACCAAGTACGTCAAGGTGGTTTACATACCAAGGGATCTTGGCGTAGTAATAAAACTCCAACATGAACGCAAACGGTTTGTTAGGATCTTGGATAACTTCCAAACTGTCAAATACGGTGTCACCCTTTTCAAACTCAAGAATCAGATACGGCACACCCTCAATGCTAGCCTCTCGGATGTTCAAAGGAACCAAAGTAATGTCCATCAGGGCGATCAGGGGAGCGTAACTCTCCCCCGGTATAACCAACCCCAACACGGCAGCGGTATGGACCTTGTCACTAACCGTAGCCATTCCGTTATCAACAAACCGCTTGGGGACGTAAACATCCAGTCGGCGATTTGCGATAACAGACTTGTCAGGTAGTACCGTGATGGCCCTGCTTCTGAAAGAGGCGCTCTCTTCCCGTTTCAGGCCAAGTGGGTTCATTCGAGAGAGATCCCCACAATGAGGTTAATGACAGCTACGTGGAGGCGCTGACGCTGGTCCACAATGTTGTCTTCACCAGACTGAGTGATAAAGGTATCTTCCAGCAACTGAGCAGCTAACGTGCAGTTAAGTGCACGCAAGAACAGAGGTACCAGACGAGAAGACATGATCACATCAGTCAGCGTGGCGCCGATTTCTTCTTCGGAGCTGATTGCGTCGCTGGTACCAACTTTCAGTGCAACCACTTGGTTGTAGCACTGCTCCAGCTCTGCGCCAAAGGTCGACGTCACCCAGGTCTTCAACAGAGTACCGCGATTACCACGGATCTCGGCAGAACGCTCTGCGACCAGTTCATTGCTCGAGATGTATTCGACAATAGCGTCGATACCCATCTTCACAAAAACCTTGTAGCCGAGGCTCTGGAGCTTTTCGTGAACGTAGTTGTAGTACGCACCACACTCTGCCTGGAAGCGACCTGGATCGTTGATCACGTCATTGATAGTGGCGTTTCCACCACGCAGACGGTTCCAGTAGTAACCCAAGATTACTTCAGTAATCGAGTTGCCACCAGAGGTAACCTTTTCCAGGTAAGCATCGGTGTAGTAGACCGTCGCTTCAACGTCGATCAGCATGACACCCGATTCGTGCTCTTCCTTGGATTCTAGCAAACGAGGAGGGCGAACCTCAGTCAACACCAGCTCACGCTCTTGGTATTGCTTGATAACGCTGCGCAGCTTAATGATGTAACGAGTCAGACCCTTCCACAGGAAGTTTACGTACTCGCGATAATCAGACAGCTGACCTTGTTTGAGCCACGGCACTGGAGCAGTAGAGCCGTACATGCGGGTCAGGATCACGTAGATCTTGAGCAGCAGCTCGGAGTTGGTGGATTTCAGCTGATTGAAGTTGAACACGTTGTTGTTGTTAACCAACATGCTTTTCAGTGAGTCCAGGTTACCGATCACTTCAGCTGCCGAACTGGCGGTGTGGTCACGATCGCGCAGAACTTCAACAATGTCTGGATACGTGCTGCCAACAAACTCAGTTACCTGATCGCTAGTTGGATAGTCGAAAGTCAACTTGCTCAACACGCTCAGATCAATTGCGTCGTAGCTGTAACCGTCGTTCTCAAAGGAAGTAGGAAACAGGTCAGAAGAAAAGAACTGATCGTCCAACGAAGTAAACGACGGACCGAAGTAACGGCCGGCAATGCGACTCAGTTGGCTACGGTTATAAACAACCGCGATACGTTGGCTGAGCAGCGATGCAAACGGTTTACCGAAAGAACTGATGTTCTCCATGGACTCGGTAATGATCTCTGCCAGGCGGGTGCTAGAAGCGCCCATGTAGGCAGTGTGCTCATTATTGTCGCTGGTCGTAACGGCAACGATTTCTTTCCGGTAGTTATCCGAATAAGGAACCATGCCAAACGACTCGCCGTTGAGCCCCTCGATAATGTCCGTTGGATGTACTTCGGGATTGGTAACCGCGATCAGCTCTGCCAGGGCAATGCTAGATGGACGAATCATTGCTTAGCCCCTTTCTTGATACGGCGGATGACAGCCTTGCTGATTTGTTCGTCTTGAACAGACTCTTCCAGCGGGGCAATGTAGGTCAAACCCAACTTAGCAATGGTGTTCTTCACCAGCTCAGTTGTGTTTGCGATGGTGATAACATCACCAATCAATTTATCTTTAGACATGAACCATTCCCCTGGATCAGTAGAGAGTGTTTACGCGAACACGGTTGGTAAGGCGCATACCTTCGTAATACTCCGAATACATCCGCTCGCAAATTTGACCAACGGTGATGACGCCGGTGTTAGCCGCATCAAAACCTTTATTCTGAACATAACCTTTAGCGTTCATGCGATCGGTGGAGTCACGACGGAAGATAACTTCGTTAGGACCTTTACCAACAGCAGCAGGATAGAAGATAGTCAGATAGAAATCTTCCAGACGACGGTAGACCTTACCGCGCTTCTCCCACATTTCGAAATACTTGAAGACCAGGTCCAATTGTTCCAACTGCGACATGGCCTTAATTTGATCAAGGGTAAGACCCAGGTCAGTGGCGGCATCTTTACCAAACTGAATCAGACCAAAGTACTGAGCACCACCTTGATTCTGAATGGTAGGGCTGAAAGTACCAGCCGACTCAAACTTCATGCAAGCCATCAGGTCAGAACCAGCACGGGCCCAGTAACCTTTCCTGCCAACCCAAGACTTAACTTTGGCCAGGAACTCAGCAGGCACCTTAGTGCTGTACGCCAGGTCATAACCGCGAATCTTGTTGTAAGCACGATAACTGTTAAACACTTTGAGCAGGCCAGCGTTGCTACCCTCACCCCAAACACCGTCAATGTCACCGGAGTAAAGGTTCAACAGTTTCAGGTTACGTTGGATAACCTTAATAGCTTCGCTACCATCATCCCAAGTAGCTGGGATGGGAAACGGAATGATCGGATGACGACCACCGTTAACACGTTGATTGTAATCAGTAAAAATGGCGGTGGCAGCAACAACGCTACCTTTACCCCATTTGCCGTCAATTGATCCGGAGTAAAGGTCGCACTCTTGCGAGGCGACCTGAAAGTCCCGGATTGCATTAAGCAATCGGTAATCCATTGTTTATTTACCTCTGTAAATTCTTGCAGCCTGAAGAGAAACATCGGAAACCAGCTCACCGGTAACAGCCTCGTCACGCAAGCTGTTAACCATCCGGTTGAGTACACCCTTAAAGCTCTTCTTGACATCCACCCGCTTACCGCTCTTGGTATAAATAGCTTTAGGCATCACATAACCAGTGGTTGCCTTCATCTGATTGCCAAGAACGTATTTGTCAGCCGTTGTACTTCCGTCCAACGTCTCGATGTAGATGGTGATTGCAACCAGTCCAGGCGGGATAACAGGTTTAGCTACGTTAAGGTTACTGTTGACAGCCCCAGTTACTGGCTTCTTGCCTTCAGTTTCCATGAAACGTTTACGCTTCTTGTCACCATCCTTAACCAGTTTTGCAATTGTCTCGGACATCTCCTCAAAAGGGGAGTTGTATTTGACATCAATGTCCACAATGGTGCCGTGGTTCTTAGAGCGAATTTGGCGAATGCCCAAACGGTTAATTTCGTTGGAAAGATCCTGTACCTCAGACGTACCGCCAAAAGCGGCGCTGTCTTCGATTTCGCATAAAATCGCATCATAATCGACTTCGTCCCCAATCTTTACCCGCAAAGCAATCGAATGATTGGCCTGCATGGTAAATGGAACTGGGTTAAGGAACGGAGTGATGAAGATGGATGCAAGCTCACGCGACATTGCAATGGAGTCTTCATACGTGTCTTGGTCTTCAACCATGGCAATACGAACCTGGTAACCTGTGAGCAAAACAACCTGCCCAGGGTTAAAAGGATCTCGCTTAAACCACTGCTCATCCCAACCAATAACGTCACCCTTCTTGAATTTGTCACCAACTTTAAGATCGGTAACACGGGTATGCCTGTGGTATTCACCACTCGCTTCCCCAATAACAAATCCAAGAGGATACTTGTCGGTAGTGCCATCGGAATAAGTAACCAGCAACTGGTCTTTCTCAACACCCGTTACCTGGCCATGGTCATTGGCAACCTTGCTGTACAGTGTGGAGGTGCGGTGGGCCAATACAGAATCGTAGCCGGTACGCACGGTGCTCCACTCATAGTTGCTAGCACTAACTGCTTGCGACCATTGCGTAGACACAAAGACTTGACGTTTAGAGTCATCCTTGGTAATAGAGGGTGACAGGTTACCAGTTACAGACATCAGCCCAGTGTAAGAAGGCTTACCGAGCATGTCCATGTTGCCACGGTAGTCTGCAATTAGAGGGTCACTGGTAGTGTAGGTTACAAACCCTACCTTACCACTATCTTTGTTAGCCTCACTGATCCGACCTTTGTAACTTGGAAGTTGAATACGAGCACGCTCTACAACAGTGATCTCGCTACGACCACCCGTACCACCAAAAGTGACCTCTTCCTGATCTTTACATTGGTGAACCGGGTTTACTTCTTCAACCAAGTTTACCGACGTATCGGTAATGATCTTCATGGTAACCGCGTCAGGGTTAATCTCAAGCTTGTACTTGCGATCAGTCCCTTTGTTGTTGTACTTCCGCACTGCCTCACAGAACTCGCCATACAGGTGACCTGCAAAGCGCTCATAGCCGACAATACGTTGTTCTTCAAGCTCTACTTCGTTACGAGTCTGATCAGTCTCCAGCAGCTCTACAGCATCAAGCAGTAGGTAGTGCCAAGAATCGGCATACTTAAGACGACGCAAAGCTTCTTTGGTAATCGGATCAACAAACAGGTCGTAAGTGTTCTTCATCTCTTTGAAATGACGAGCCTTAACTTTAGGGTCAGCCATGAGCGGGCCCCAGACACCATTGTTGTTCAAATCACTTTTGCTAAAGTTGCTGATGTTGCCAAGACCAACCAACCCACCAAAGATCATGGTGGCAAACTTTTCACGACGATCAAAGATCAAATACTCATCGTTAAAGGTAATTGCGTATTCATCGCTTGCCAACTTAGGACGAGTCCCAGCTGGAACGCTACGAGTGGTGGCCTTAGTCACCTCAAGCAGTTTTGTGATACCAAAGTACCAACAAAGAACAACACCGATTGGAAACAGATAACCACTGATGTTAATGGATGCATATTCAAGAGGCGCCTTAGCCAACGTGAAACCCATTAACTCTTCAATAGTACCTACGTCCTCATCACCTTTAAAGATATTACCAAAGCTGTCGATAGTCAAAGGCTCTTTACCCTTAACACCGATCAGGAAACCATCTTTCTTCGTGAACTTGCTGAACTCAGGATGCTTCTCCAGTAATTCTGCCAATCGGAAGTCGAAGGTATAGTCTTTGGTTTTAATCCATTGGAAACGAGTAGCCAACGCACTGTAGATACGAGGGCTTGGATAGCTTTGATCAAACTGGCTACCACGGTTAAAAGTAAGGACCCCAGCTTCACCTTGTTTAAGAACCTGCTTACTCAGCCAGATCCCCAGGTCTTGGGCAACCTTCCGACTACGGGTAACCATAAAGCGGCTTGGGTAATAACTACTCAAAGCTACTTTAGCTCGACCAATCTTGCGAATTGGTTGCTCACGACGTTGCAGCTGCATGTGTGACTTAACACCGTCTACCGTAAAGGTAGCGTCATCCTGGACCGTAGGGAACCGAATAACGTGAGTGGATTGATCACCATTGACAGGGTGGAATTGAACGCTAAGAACGTCATACTCACCTTCAACACTGGTAACCGTTTCCAACTTAAAGTTGTTAAGTGCAACACCGGCGTTTTGAATGTTAACCGCCATAGCTGCGATGTCTTTATGCAGGAACTTCTTGGCATAGGTCTGTTTAAGCACCTTAGCTTTTGACTGAAGCATGCTCTCGTCAAGGATGGTGATAAACTCACCGGTAATCAAACCATCAGCTTTAAGCTCTTTCAGTTCCTCTGGGGATACCTTCATGAACTCTTCAAGCGTTTGGCCGTTACCCATTTCAATATGCTTGAACTGAGTACCTTTTCGCATAAAGAACTGCTGCTCTGCAACACTAAGGTTACCAGTGGTGCGTGCACGTTCTTCCAGAGCTAGCGCGATGCCGTCTTCTGGAGATGCAAATGGATCTTCCTTAACGGAGATTTCTGCAACAGAAGTTTCCTGTTCCAGGAGCTTGTCGTCTACTGCCGAGTTCCATTCCGAATCACTCTCAACAATATCTCGACTTCCCTCGTCTCCTTGCTCATCATCTGGTGCTTTATCGCGTACGATATTTTTTGCGAGAGCAGCAAGAAGAGGATTGCCATGAGAATTATCATTGCCGCTCTCATCTTCGTTACTGACGTCGTCGTTAACCGTTCCTTCTTCTTGTCGGCTGCTTTCTTTTTCCTGGCGGCCTGTCTGTCCCTTAGCCAACGGGGTAGCTTGTGCTTCTCCATCTGAATCATCCTTGTCAGGGTTTTCCTTCTCTACCTCAGTGATGCCACCCTTAGAGAGATTCATCAGCGCAAGATAAAACCGTTTAGCTGCGTTTAACCGTTTAGGGTGACCCAAACGACGACTCACAGTTTTCCTTTCGCTAGGTGCTTTTCCGGCAGCAACTAGCTTTTCGTTTTCTAGCGCATGAGCGATATCCGCTTCAGCTAACTTAGCCAGGAACTTTTTATCGTTCTCTTGGTCAAGCCACTCTTTAATAGTACCCATGTTGACAACCAGGCAGCGGCTATCAAACACAAAGATGACGTGCAACGTGCGCAATGCGTCATCGTCCAACTTGTCAAACAAACTGTACTCGTAATCACCAAAAGCAAAAGCCATGAAATCAAGAAGCCAGTAACTACCCTCTGCCTTGTTCATGCGAACAGTTTGGTTGCTTGGCACAGGACGTTTAGTGCTTAGGTTAAAGTTGCTGATGTAATGATCATAGTCGATCATCAAATCGTTAAACCCAGGAAACTTGATAGGCAAGTCAATGCGCATATACTGCATGCGCTGATTCATGCCAGGACGATTTACCTCAGTATTAATACCGTCCATCAAAGCGTTGAAATGGTTGTAATACTTTTCGTAATTAACAAAGATACTTGGACGTTGCACAAACATCCGGTCAAACATGCCGTAACTCTTAACAATCAAGTTACGCTCTTTGTTATAAACGGTCTGGATCTCTTTAGTCCAGTTATAGTTGAAATGAGAAGCGCGATATGCTTGGATCGCTTTACGCGGTTCAAAAGGAATTACCCGGCCACTGCCCATTACTGGATTGTAGTTAGGGACAAACTCCAGAAACACATCACCTTCAAAGTTACTTACAAATGCTTCGCTACGACTGGGACCTATCTCCAGAGGAGTATTAGGGAAATAGTGCAGCAGTGACATCCTTGGGAGAGTAATGTCACTAATCGACAAGAAGCGCGGGCTAACAAGCTCCTGCCGTTTACGCATCACGTACATGCGGTGGAACTGGGTATACAAAAGCGCTAACGCCTCGTCACCAGTCACCGCATTAAGCGCGGGATTCGTAGTCAGGTTCATTTATGATTCCTCATGCCGCTGGTAGCAGCCTTCAATACAAACATCAATGGTTCGTTAACAGGGTCATACAGGAAATTCCCGTTACCACTGATGTAGTACTCACGTTTACCAAACAACTCTTTAGCCTGGTCTTTCGAGTCTTCTGCACAAAGAGAGTTGCTGTTCAAAGCATCGCCATCGTGGTCAGAGTCGAGACCTGCTTCACGGGTAGGGTCTACCGACATTGCGTCAAAGTAATCAGGTTTGCCTTCCTTTACAGGATAACGTGGCAGATCGCCAATTACCTCTCCCGTTGTATCCAGGAGAACTCGACGTTTACTACCAACCGTGGTCAGCAGGTTTACCTTAGCCGGGAAGATAGAACCAATACCAATGATTGGATAACGAGTCTGTTGACTCATTTGATTCCTGATAGCTGCCTGACAAGACAAGTAGAACAACTCCATGTATGTGATCGGAGTTACTTTCTTCTTATCACGACCTGCTGGCAAATCATTGATGTCACTAAGCACCATTACTTCTTTGCCATCATCGTAGACAAGCGCCAGATAATGACCGCTAATAATGATTGGCTTGTTGCGTAAATTAACGTTAGAGAAACCGTTAAAAAGTTTACCAAGCCCGGTAGCCGTGGTCCATTTGTCCACAGTAGCCGGAAGTACCTCGGTGTACTCGTATTCCAGGGTTTTGGTGTTAACCAGTTTAGCCACCTGGTTACCAGCAGTAAATATCCCTTCCAGATAAGTAGTGGTCATCGCGTGAACACAAACATACTGGAAGTTCAGCAGAGCCTGCATGAGACCCATATCGACACTGTTAGGATCTACACCATCATCTTCAAAGAGAAACTCTCTGGAGACCTTACGTGCGGTAATAACGTTACGTGTGCCAGATACCACACCACGAGTCGACATACGACGTTGGAGGATACCGCCTTTACCGCCTTGAAGACCAAAGATGTAATGGTCGATCTCGTTAAAGGAGTTTTGGATACCCCAGCGTACAGCATCGTACAAAGGGTTCTCGGTGTCATCCTTGTTGGAGATACTAACCACCCGGGTACGGAACATCAACTTGCGGTAGTACTCGGTAATCTCTGGTTCGCTTGGTGCGCCGTTAGGCATGAACTGGATATCGCGAATACCGGCAGGTGGAACGATCACCTTAGTGGTCAAGGCAATCTCACGAAACATGTTAACTGCTTTAACCTTTTGTTTACGACGTTGTGAATCTGTGGTCGTAACAACCAAGTCAAGAAAGTGACTGATAAAGAAACTATAACCAGTTTGACCTTCCAAGATGTTGGATTTTATGAAATCTTTGGACTTTTCGTCCCATACCGCATATTCTGAACCTTTGAGAATTCCCAGATAGAGGGATTTGATTTGGCCCAGGGCCTTAAGGTATGTAGGGTTAAAGATTGGAAGTTTTACATCAATATACGCTTCTGTCTTATCCCGTTCCTTTGTGCCCATCTTTCCGAAGATTTCCAGGGAGTAAAGCCCTTCTTCGTTAAGGTTCTGGGTCATACCCTCAAAAGCATCTGTAGACGTCACAGGTTTAAAGATCCCAGGGACGATTGTCCTGGGGTCTAATAACGTTATGTTAGTGGGTTTCATGTCTGAGACCTAATGGAGTTAAAGAATGAGCGAATACGACGACATTGACAACGACTGGGGTGAAGATCCATTCGAAGGCGACATGGACTTCGACATGGACTTCGATAGCCCCGGCAGCAAGAAAGGTTTCCTGCGCAGCGCTGTCAGCGGTTTCCTTGACGGTATCGTAGAGCGCACTATCGGTTCTACCGACGCTAAGATAAACTCTTTAAAGCGGGTATTACCTGAAACTTGGGCTCCTGCGTTTCGCAACGTAAGAGAGTTTAATGACCGTGCTTCCGAGATCTTTGCCGACCTCAAGCAGAATAGTTCTCAAACTGTAGACGACCTTCAATATCTGGCTTTGCGTGCCGCGAAGGCTGCTGGAAATAAGATCCCTAATAAAATCTCCGGAGCACTGTTAGGCTTTAGCCAACATGACTTCAGTGATTGGGACCAAACGTCCGCAGCTACTGACGATACTCCTCGAATGGGTGACACTACCAGCGAGGAAATCAAAGCGCTTATTGATAGTGAAGATGCCAACTCAACATTATCTCGTGAAACGTTTAAAGCAGTTGGTAAGCAAACAGTTGACATGATGGCTCAGGTTGGCGGGCGCAGCATTGCTGGCATGCACGCGATAACCCAAACCAACTTGCGCACTAATCAGTTGCTGGAACACCTGTTGGATTATCAACGCCGTGTTCAACAACGTACTGACAACTTGCAGCTTTCCGTTGCAGCTCGTCAGTTGCTTACCAGCTCCAAGTATTACAAGTTCATGGAAGCAAGCCAGCACAGGTTGATTGAAGAGACTAAACTCATTGTTAAGTACTCGCAACAATCTGATTACGAAAAGACCACTAACTCCCAAGCATTGAAACGTAACGTTCGGGAAACTGTGTTCAATACCGTCAAGAGCCGCTTTGGTGGCGCTGCTGACTACTTTGCTGACAAGTTCGGTAAAGATGCCCGTGATGACATTACCGGCAACCTGGGTGAGCTCACAGGCAGCCTGCGTATGGTTGCTGAGATGACCGAAGGCATGCCAATCAATATTGGTAGCATGGCGGGTAACGCGGCAGCTGGCTTGTTCCTTAACAACATCCCCAAACTCATGGGCTCGGCAAAGGGTAAAGAGTACCTTGCCAAATTCAAGAAGCAATTTCCTGGATTGTCTAAATGGGCTGAAGATGCGTACATTCGTCTCGGTGATCTCGGTAACGTAGCAAACTACGCAACTGGGAACATTGAAGAACTTGTTAACACCATGGCCAAGCATTATCAAGGTCAAGGTTTTGATGAAGCTTCTGAGATGACCTATGAAGAATACGTTGACTCCGTACCCAAGGGCAAGAAGCCAATGCCTAAAGCGCAATGGTTTATTGCTAAGTCAGCTCGTGGCATGTTTAACAATGCATCCGGTAAAGTTCTGGATGAATTGTGGGTCGGTGGTAACACCAAGTACAGTCTTGCACAACGGACTCTTCGAGATAGCCATGAACAGGCTTATTGGAGTCGTCGCTCTGACCGTACTCTTAACGAGGAGATCCCTCGTTGGTTTGGTCTGTTGCACCAGTCGCTTGAAAAGATTCGTACTGGCAATGACGACACTGGGGTTGTTTCATACGACTACGTTAAGAACAAATTTGTAACTAGCCAGCAGAAAGCGGCTACCGTAACTAATGCCGTGTTTGACCATGGGCAGTTCTCTTCCCAGGCCAGCAACGCAATGAACTTTGCTAACTCAGTGGACAAGGAGGGATTGCTTACTCCTGACGCTAAACGCAAGCTTGCAATGCATCTGGCTAAAGACGCTGACCGTAAACTGGGCTTTAACCCGTATAACCTTCTTGACCTTGAAAACGAAGGCTACGATAAAAAGACAGCTGAAGCTATTAAACGAGCTGTAATGGCAACGTTTGATATCACTGACGAGCATGTTGATAAGTTCCGTAATGCTGACGACACAACTCGTTCTGCAATGCTGACGTACATGCCATCCGAGAAAGCTCGCAAGTTGTTGCCTGAGTTTGCTGATACCGCACGGTCACTGTCTACGTTCATGCCTGACATCACTAATGCCTTGGATACTTACAAGTCCGCTGGTTATTACGATGCCATGAAGAACGCTGGTATCATTACCCCGGATAAAGACACCGGACAAGACGACATCTCTGAAGAGAAGTTCTGGAATGTGCTTGAAGAGTACATGAAAGACCCAAACAAAAAGCGTACGGTAGGAACAATACCTGATGCTGCTCCGGATAAAACCAGGGCTATGGGTGGCTTTGCTCCAAGTCTGAATCCGTTGCAAGATGCAATGAACCCAATTGCCTCCAGAAAAATCCCGGAGTTTACATTCAAGCCTAAAGGCGAAGAAGAACCGGTACCTGTTAAGTTGATGGGTATGGAAGAATTACTTAAGAGCTTTGATACACTTAAGGACGTCTCTCAAACTTTACAGCTTAGTTCGGCTGGTATGGACAAGATGAAGACCATGGATCTTACCCCGTTGAATACTGGGATGGATCTGTTGGTTAAAGACGTTTCGCAGTTGTTGGCCTTGGCCCAGTCGCGTAACGACATTCTTACCAAAATTCAAGAGGGTGTCCCCAAGCCTAAAAAGGTTAACAAGGAAGATGAACAGAACATGCGTTCTGGTACTGCTCAGATCATGGACAAGATCAAGCAGTTCTCTTTCAAAGACTTCTACAACAAAGCGGTGGATACAGTTCTCCGTAATGAGCCATTGATTCTTGGCGGTTTGTTGGGTGGTCTTGCTGGTGTTGCTTTGCATAACCCTAAAGCTGCTGCATTGGTTGCCGGTGGTGCTGTAATCGCAACGGCCTATGGTAAACTACATTCCTTGGCTAAAGCTCGTGGACCAGACGATAACGAAGACCTTTACGAAGAAGGTGTAGACAAACCAATTCTGGAAGCTTGGAAATTGCAACGTGGCGATTACTACGATGCAACTAAAGGTTTCTTGATTAAGAGTTGGAAAGACATTAAGGGTAGCGTTAAAGATACTGCGGAAAACGTAGTCATCGGTGCTCAGCGTCTTGCAGGTAAACTGTTTACTGCTGAGAACAAGGAAGTATTCCTTAGTGGTCTGAACAAACTTCGTGAAGCCTTGATGGCAGCCTTTAAATGGTTTGATCCGATGGGGCGTATCACTGCCCTTAAAGACAAGGTCGCAACTCGCTTCTTCCAAATGGATGTTTATAAAGAAGGGTCTAAGACTCCTACTCTGATCGGCAAGAGCTTTGCTGGCGGGGCCTACTACAAAGTTGGGCCTACTGGCACTGCGGTAATGCTTAACGGTTGGAATGAGATTGACGGGCCTGTTTACGATCGAGATGGCAACCTCCTGATCACTCAGGAAGATTACGATCGTGGGCTTGTTACATCCATGGGTGTGAGCATTAACAAGCTTGGTAACCTGAGTCGCAAGATTGCCGGTTGGGGTTTGGACGCCCTTAAGTTCGGTAAAGACAAAGCGGTTGAGTACGGTGGCAAAGCATACGACAAAACATCGTCCATGCTTAAAGCCGACTACACCCCTATCGTTAGTTCGGTAGATCGTATCTATCACTTGCTGTTGAAGAAGTGGGATATGAAACCTGACGAGGATGGTAACGTTCCTGAAGCCGCTCCATCGGCTCCTTCTGTAAACCCACAGAAAGGCATTGATCCTGATGCCCCTGCCAAGGTACCAGAAGAAGTGGTTAAAGTGCGTGAGGAAGAAGACGCGCAGCCTAAGGACGTTAAACGTAAAGACTTCAGTCAACTGATCAAGGAAAAGATCGACGCGTTGCATGAAGGTAAACCTTTACGTAAGAACTCTCTTGCCGACCAGGAAGTACAAAAGGAAAAAGCTAAACGTGATGAACGCGATGGTGCGATTATCCAAATTGCCAAAGCCTTTGGTTACAAAGAGAAAAAGGTAGAGCCTAAGAGGGCTGGCCTGTTTGGTATGTTGGCGTCCATGATTGGCGGTACTTTCACTGCAATCACCTCCATCTCTACTTTCTTTATGAAAGCTTTGTGGAGTCCGATTAAATTGATGGGTACGTTTGCGTCAATGGCTCTCAAAACCATTCCGTTGATGGCTACAGGGATCACTGCCATTGCCAAAGGGTTGTTTACGCTGCTTAAAACCAAGAGCATCACCGCAGCCGGGACTAGCATTCTTGACACAGTAATGGACCGTGATCCTGATATGCACCCAGCAGAAAAGGCTAAGCGTCGTTCTGACCGTGCTGAAAACCGTAAAAAGCCAAGTACCAAGATCAGGAAAGGTGGTTTGGGTATTGGGCTTGGTATGTTGGCAGGTGTGGTTACTGACAACATGGTTGATAGCGGGATCATTGAAGAAGATGGTCTGGCTGATCATGTTGGCGGTGCGGTTAGCACAGCAGCAACGATTTACGGCGGTTATCAGTTAGCGTCTGGAGCAGCCGCGCTGGCTGGTGTTGAATTAGGCGCTGTTGCGGCTGGTGCTGGCGGCGCGTTGCTTACGGCAGCTGGCTGGCTTGCCACTGGTGCTGTTGCAGTATTGAGCAGCCCCTGGGTTCTTGGTGCTTTAGCTGTTGGTGCTGTTGGTTATGGACTCTACAGCCTGTTCAAAGAAGGACAGTCAACTCAACAAAAGCTGCGATTGACTCAGTACGGTATCTCTGATGTTGAGAGTGATCTGGCAGAGAAAGTAATCAAGGCTGAGGAGATGTTGGCCAAGTTTGTCGTTATTGGTAATGGTCGTGCATCGATATCCAAAGATGCGCCTCTTGAGGAAGTGTTTAAACTCTTCTTAGCAGACCCTAACGACAAGAGACAAATTGCTGAAGTCTTTACCTGGTTTAATGGTCGTTTTAAACCTGTCTATCTGACCTACATGGCTTGCTTGGATGCTGCCAAGTTTAAGGACTTTGAGACTTACGACAAGTCTAAAGATCAGACGGCATACACCGTGGCTAAACAAGCGCATGCAGCGCTTAGCAGTGTTGCCCCTTATCCGTACACTATCGTAGCCAAGATTGACAAAGATACACCGATCATGGCGGAAAAGCAGACCGTTATCCGGATCAACAACTATCTGGAAGCGCTCAAACAGTACATTGATCGCAAGACCGATAAGGAAGATCTGAAAGCCATTGCCCTACCTGCTGGTGCTGTTGCACTTAAGTCGGAAAAGGCTAGGCTAGAAGAAGTCCTTGACAAGGGCGGTAATAGCCTTAGCAGCGAAACAAAAAGCCAGGTTAAGGAAAAACTGGACTATATCGATAAGCAACTGGCTGGTTTTGACACCTCCTTTAAAGTAGCTCCACAGATTGCAGGTATTTACATTAAAGACCTGTTGCCAGACGATCGCGCAATGAGCTTGCTCACCGCTATCCGATTGGCGACTTATGGTAATGATGAAGATACTAGCTGGCGAGTAGAAGCGGTGCTGAAGTTAGAGCGCTACTGTGAAAGTCTGTTTGTCCTTAGTAGCGATACTGTGGTGTTTAACGGAGACGTTGAGAAGATTTACAGCTTCTTTAAAGACGCGTTCCGTTTAGGCGATGGCGACGGTGAGATGTGGGCTAAGTGGTTCCGCGATCGTTTCTCTCCAGTCATGTCTAACTATGTCAAGCTGATGGCTAACTACCGTAAGGGTAATCCAGGAGTTGTTTGGAAAACTCTGTCTGCTACGGCTCGTTACGAAATAGCACAAGGTCTTGTTCAAACTCAAGTTTACATCACGAGTTCGTTTACCGCTCCAGTTTGGAAAGTACGTGCTGCTCCGTTTAAAGATGCTGTTTCGACAGATAGAACGGATAAAGTAGATCGCATGCTGACCATGCTTGGTGAAGCAAGTACTCAAGCCAAAGTTAAAGATCCAGAAAAGGAAGCTGGTAAAACTAACACGTCTTCTTGGGCTAAAGCTATCTCCCCTCACAAGGTTGGTGGTGGGATGACCGAGAAGCAGGCTAACGTACAAACAGCTGATCAATACAAGACCAAAAAGGACTTGGCACTTGGTGGTCAGTTTGGTACTAGCACTTCCAGAGGCGCTGGTACTGGTAACCTCTATGGAGCTGGGGCCAACGGTGTATTCCGTACTCCAGAAAACCAATTTGGTTATAAGCCGTTAACCGGCAGTGGTGACACTAGCCACCTTGACATGACTGGTGTTCAGAAAGTCGATGGTGGTAAGGATACCGGAGTTAAGGTTCCTAAGAAGTTAGCAGAACAGCTAATGATCCGTGAAATGCTTAAACAAGGTTTTACAGATCCTCGTGCTATTGCCGAGATGCTGGCGCTGACTAACTACGAAAGTGATAACTACAGCCGCACTGTTGAGAACCTGAAATACTCAGACCCAACCCGTTTGATGAAACTGTTCCGAGAAGTTACTAGTCTTGATCAGGCCCGTCAATTGGTTGCTATGGGTGAGGTTGCTATCGGTAACACTGTTTATGGCGGTGGTAAAGGTGCTTCCTTGGGTAACACTGATCCTGGCGACGGTTACAAATATCGTGGTCGTGGGTTTGTGCAATCCACTGGTAAATATAACTATGCGAAGCTTGGGCAATCCCTTGGTCTCGATTTGGTTAACAAACCAGAATTGCTGTCTGAAGATCCAAACGTTATGGCTGCTGCTGCGGTTCAGTTCTACAAGGACTCGAAACTGCTGCAAGGCATCACAGTCGACGGTGACTTCGGTAAAGCAGCAACAGGTATCAACGGCGGTAATCCAGTACCTGGCATGCAAGATCGCTACAAGCTGTATCTGAGCTACTTGGATCAGCTAGGTAAGGGTGAGTTGACAGGAGACGATAAAGACACTCCAGACGCTTCTGGTGCAGCCACAGCTGCTACCCCTGGTGCTTCTGGTAGCGGTGGGGCACAAAGTAGCAACGGACCAGCTATTGGTCAGTCTACTGCGCTTCCACCTCTGGGCGCCGCAAGCGCTGGTGGACCAATGAGTGCCGGTACTACTGGCGGTGGGATGTACTCCACTCCAAGTAGCGCGCCAGGCGCTGGTCAGTATGGCAGTAATCCAGGCATGGGTGGCTCAGGTCAACCGTTTGTATTGTCTGGTGCTGGTTCTGACAACGCTGGTCTTCGTCTGAAAAGTGCAGAAGCCACTGCTGGTGGTGACTCACATCCTGGTGTTAAACGTTTGGCTCAACTGGTTCAGTCTAACGTTAGTACGTTTAAAGAGATTACTTCTTTGAACGATGGCTGGCACCGGAAGAACAAACCAAATTCCAAGCACACCCAAGGGTTGGCATTGGATTTCACTCTTACCGATGGTGTTCGTAGTAGTGACCAAGCAGTTGCCATTGTTAAAGGGCTGCTGCAACAAGCCGGTTTGCAGCCTAATGAGTTCTTAGTACTCAATGAGTACAAACGAATGTCAGCCGGGGCTACTGGTGGTCATGTCCATGCAGGGTTTGCTTCGGCTGCCGCTGCTGATAAGTTCAATGCTGCCGCTGGTGGCAATGCGACTAATGGGCAAGACACTACTACTGGGGGCGGTCCGGTACAACAGAAGGATCTGAACGCACCACCGCCACAAATGGGTGTTGAAACCGAGTCTATATCGAGCGGTGAGACAGAGGTTGCTGGTGAAGGTAGTGGCCCAATCAAACCACGTCTGCCAGGAGAAGCTCCGCCTAAGGGTAATCCGGTTAATCCGCGACCTAACAGTCCGTATGACACCGGACCTGGTGCTGCAATGGGTCAACCAGAAAACAGCAATCAACGGCGACAACCAAATAACCAAGCCAACAACAATGCTCAATCTGCTCCGGCTCCGGCTCAAGTAGACAACAGCAGAGTTGAAAGCCTGTTAGAAGATCTCCTGAAGGCTATCAACGACAAAGGGGATGCACAAACAGGTGGTTTAGGTGAAGTGGTTAAGCAGTTGATAGAAGCTAACAACAACCTTAAATCCAAAGAAACCCAGAAACGGGTAACCATTTAACATTTTAGGAGGAGGTGGGGGCTTCGGCCTCCTCCTCTATCCTTTTATTTCGAGGTTCTTATGGCCAAGATTTCAACTAGAGATCGAGATATCATCTCTAACTCTTTCCGCTTGCTTACTCGTGGCATTCCGCCCGATGAAGTAATGGAGCGCATGAACTGGGATAAGTACTTTAACGTATTCAGTAGCGCTACTGGTGATAACCGTTACATCAACCCAGTTCCTCAATCTAGTCCGTATACTGATCCACGTTACGGTCGTTTGTTGCAAAGCCACGAAGGTGGGATGGGTTCCTATTACAAGAAGCAAATTGAAGATAACGTTACACTGCTGACTATTGTCCCTGGTGTTCCACAGTTTGCTGGTATGTTGCAATTTATTCAAAACATGTTTAGTCCTAGTGCTGCGATTATTGCTAACAAAGGTCGAGCACCTGGTCTTGCGTTTTACATGGGCCAGGCGATTACTTCGGTTGCTTTCTACCCGATGCAATTACTGTCTGCTAGTGTTCAGTTTCTTAACTTCTTCTTGGACAACCCAGTAAACACCTACTGGAGCGTTAAGCCTGCAATGGGTGCCTACACCATGGCGTCTACTGGTGTGCTTAACGACATCATGGTCAGACTTAACTGGATTGACCCGTTGTTACCTAAACGGGCTCAGGAACAGAATGATCCTTTGTTTGGCCTTAAGCCTAACTACGACATCTCGTCACGTCTTGCTGACTTAAGGCTCTTAATGCCAGACGTCATCAACGACGATGGTACTGTTGACCTTATGCGGCTTATCATGAAGGGTGTTCGTAAGCACCGTGTTATGCTTCGTGAACTTGCCAAGATGGACAACGAACAAATTAATACAGTCGAAGAACGCTTTGCTCGTGGTCGTCAGATTATCGAAGAAGTTGAATTTGATGAAGTGACCATGGCAGGCGAACCTAGTCAGTCGTTTGTTGAACAGGAGATGAACTCTGTTGGTCGTGCTCGTGAGGGCGAGATTAACTACGCTGAACAAGACAGTGCATATACCCAGCGTGATGCTTATTTAAACGCCTACAACTCTACCGCAGGCATTTCTAACATCGGTTCTGCTGATGGCGCAGACGGGCGTAACCTGGGCACAATCATTAGTGAGCTTGGTAAAGGTTCTAGCGAAGCTAGCTTTGGTACAGGCAACCCTAACGAGTCGGCTGGTCGTCCTAAACCTTCGTCGATCTATACCGGGGCAGACTCCAGTGTTGCTGGTGGTCAACAAATCTTCTACGAAGATAACCCGGATGATCGCACTTGGGCAGGTGACATTTTTGACTTGCTGCGTTCGGCACAGTACGGTGGTATGGACGCCATCACCTGGAGAGTAGATGGAGCCGCGGGTCCTACAACTGACTCCTTTGCTCACTCGCATGCACAATCTCCACTGGCTAGTAAATTCAACAGCGTAGTTAAAGCAGCGAACGATTTCCGCTTTGACGTTGCTGGTGGCGCTACTGGTATTGGTATTGTTGACGGTTTGATTAATACCTTTAAAGAAGGTATCCAAGGTGCTCTATCAGGTACTGTTATTGGCAACATCCCATTGGCTCTTACTAACAACTCTTACGTTAAGGTAGCAGACCACTGGGACGGTTCCACGACTAACCTGCACAAAGAGTCCTACAGTATCTACTTCCACTGCACATACGCTCACCCGTATGAAGAGTTGATGAAGATTTGGGTTCCCTTCTCGTTGTTCCTCCCGCTGATTGCTCCTATGTCGGCTGGTGCTGGTACATACACCTCACCGTTTATGTGTAAAGCTTTCTGTACCGGTCGTTCCCTTATTCGTACAGGCATGGTTGAGAACGCAACACTTACTTGGGGTGATGGTGAACGTGGTTGGACCAAGACTCGTCGTCCGCTTAACTTGCGTATTGACTTCAACATTGTTGACTTGGAACCAATCATCTCTGTGCCGATTGACCGTTCTATCAGTCTGCTGGAGGTTACTAACCTTAGCGGGATTGCTAGCAAGATCTTGACGGATGATACTGGTTACAACAACTACCTTGGTCGTATTGCGGGGACTACCTACTTGGATACCATTCTCAAGTACAGTCGCCTTAACCGTGGTTTGACCGGTGTTGCAACTAGCATGCGCCAAAGTATCCGCGCTGACAACATTGCTTCTAAAGTATCCGACTCCATTGTTGGTTCTTTCTCTACACTGTTTGCCAGACCGCTTGCACGATAAAAAAGATATAGGCTAATACCCCTACCTCCCTTAACGGGAGGTAGGGGTATTATGTTTGCTATCGGGGAAACTTAGGAGCACTTTTGAACTGACTACGCAACTCAATGAGGGCGGAGCTTTCAGTAAAACGACCAGCAGTACACAGCAGTGGAATGATTGGTTCATAGCCACTAAGAAGTTTAATCATGTCTTTACTGACACGAGTCATGATCGCCAGGTTAGCAGCCTCACCAAACTCTGTGTACTTCATCCACCAGTTAGGTCCAATGATACGCTCGAACACTTCCAACATGTCAGCTAACAGTGCTGGATAGTCTTCAGGGAACACATCATCGTTAAACCGAAAGTTGCTAAACAAGATCTCAATGAAGTTTGGATACTTGGAGCGAATCATTTTGCGATTCTTTTCAATACCAAGATCGTCTTCATCAAGAATGGCAAGAACTTCTTTAATACTTTTAATGTCACCATTGGTGATCATGTACTTAAGAGCTTCTAACGCGGCATCTCTTCGTACATCGCCAAAGCCAGCGGGATAGCTGTTCCAGATACCACGGTAACCGTTACGCATCCCATACTGCGCCGCGTTGTTAAACAGTGTGTTATACAAAGCACTTGTAACGCTGCGGTCTACAAACTGGTCAACACCGGTGAGCTTGGTAAGCATCTTTAACGTGTTACCGCCAATGATACTGCGCCAGTTCTTGTTAGCGGCAAACTTCTTACCGTCTGTAGTAACCAGCCCCCCAAGGTTAACCCCAGTAATGCGGGTAAACTCTGAGTTAATCTCGTTAGCAACTTTTCGCATTGCATTAGATTCACTGCTAACAGGAAACCCAAGCTGTCGACTAGCCGCTGCTAAGATACCGTCGGTGTCAAACGTAACACCGTCACGACCAACTTTAATACTTTTGGTAATGTCCTTGGTATTAAGCAACCCATGGGAGATTGCGCCAATAACACCATCCAGCACACTTACTACGTCATCACGGTATTCGGTAATGGTACCCTGCACACCAGTATCACGACTGGTTTTAGTGGCAATACCATTCTTCATCCGATCCGATGTGACGTTCATTGGATCTAAGTTGTCTTGCTTAACCCGAAGCATCGAGTTATTGGTCTTAGTCTTAAACGTGTTAAGACTAGGCGCAAGGTTGACTCCCTGAAACGGGTCCATAGCTTACCCCTTTTCCTACAAAAAAATAAAACAAGTTAAAGGGGGATTTCTCCCCCAGTAACTTACTTGTTCTTTTCAGCTTCTTTGGTAACTGCAACTTCGATCAACTTCTTACGATCTCTAGTCACCAACTTGATGCTGTCTGAAACCCTTATGATGTTACCATTAAGGTCTTTTACGGTAATGTCTATTTGACATTCTTCAAATTCTGTAATGCTTAAGCCTTCTAAGAATTTGTTGAATGTTAGTCTGGGTGTATGAAAATAAGTGTCCCGAATATTACCGCTTCGGGTTTGCCGCTCGACTTTAGCCTTTTCTGGATCTGGATTGGTGACTACCCAATCGAGATACCGACTTAAGAAGTTATTCCACCGAAATGGGTTCATCTCCATCTTTCTAAGAATTGCACGGAACAGCTTTGCTGGAGAATCCTCTAACTGGTGATCCTCGACATACTTAGGAGAAATGGAACTTAGCTTATTTGCTTTGAGTTCTTTCCTCCCTTTAGAGGGCTTTGTCATTGACCAACCTCAACTGGGAATGGATTGCAATCCGCACCACAGTGAGGAAGTCATCCAGCATTAACTTGAAGTACCGAGAGTTAAAGAACTCCATGAGCCCTACTGACAACTCGATACGGTTAACCGCATCAAAACGTTGGCCTTCTTCCCGCTCGTGTTCTTTAGGGAACTCAAGACAGTAGATGTGCAGTAGCTGTGCAAACTTGTAGATAAATGTTTGAGTTGCTTTATGGTTGCTGTGCCAATCCAGAAATTCACGTTCCCTTGTGATGTCACCCAGTTGATGAAAGAACGGATCGAACTTGAAACGCTCGTCGGTAACTACCCGCTGAAGTAGCTCTAAGGCTTCTCCAGACGTTTTCGTGTAGGCCGAGATGTCGAGTGTCATAAGCCACTCAAAATCGTTTTCAAGCTCTAGTGGGACGTTCTTAAGACAATCGTATAGATCATGAATTGTTGAGTCAAAGCTGACCATCGGGTGCTTTGCTCTGGCTATAATCAAATCGATGCTTGAGATAGCTTCTGAAAACAGTTTACGTTTAATCGGTTTGCCTACAACTGGTAGATCTTTAAACAACAAAAACAACTGGTTCATAAATTACTCTCCATTATTCTACTTAAGTAATATAGGTTTAAAAAATTATGACAACGCTAATTACTGAGACCATCGACACTACTGTTTCGGCTACCCCTTTAGTGGATCAGAAACGTAAGATAGAAGAAGATGATGTTAACAACCTTCTCCAACTTCTTGCTGATACTCTTCACCCTCAAGAAGAAGATAAAGAGCAAGTTAGCTTCGTTACTGCTCTGCAACAGAACCGTCAATTTCTTCTGCGTTATGCAATGCAGTCTTACATGGATAACCCTCGTAGTGCTAGTTTGCTTGAAGGTGTTACCTCCCTTATTGGCCACATGGAAAAGACTGTACGGGACGACCGTAAAGAACGAGCCAAGAAACAAGAGAACCAAGATAACGTTGTATCGTTTAAGCAGATGCTTGATGCAATGAACATGATCAAGACTGGTGCTCTTGCAATTCCTGTGTTCGACTTTAACAGCTTTATGCCTGACCCTAGTAAAAGTCTCATCGAAGGATTGGACGTTAAGCCAATCAGTGAAAACGAGCTTGTACAAGGTAATCAGATTGTTGATATTGCCGGTAATCCGGTTTGACGTAATAAGACCTATACCCTACCGGCCCAGAAGGCCGGTAGGGTATAGGGTTATGTTCGCTAGTCAAGATAGTCGTACAGACTGTGCTCGATAGGCAACAGCTTAAGCGAAGGACCCAGGGAGATGAAAGATGCAAGCATCCAGTCTTTGGTGTCCCCTTCAAAAGTGTTCTGGCTAAACAGCTGAATGTCTGGAACAACAAACGACGTATCCGGAATAGGCTTAATCGTAAACGTGTCCATCAAAGCCTTGCTACTTTCATCCAGCAGCAAGTTGTAACGGAAGACATGGTTGTACTGACCGTAGAACGCAGCATCTTGCAGGCTTTGGTCAGAGAAGATCGTCTTGATCTCAAACATACCTTTAAAGCTAACACGCAAAGACTCCTTAAGCATGTTGAGGAGGTCCTCATCAAAGCTGTAGGGAAATGTGTTAACAAACAATTTAATCGAAGAGATCTCGATTGGGCGTTCTGCAATGTTTTCAATATCCATGACACAAGAAAACAATCGCTTAGTAAGAGCGGTAGGATAAAACATCCCAGTAGCCCAATGCTCAACTGAACGCTTATCGTAGATCTCTTTAAATTTAGCCTGATCGATACCCAACCCAGGATAACTGAACGTGTCGTAACGACGCTCCCTGTAGTTCCTGGAAAGGTATTTATCCCACAGCTCATCGCCTTTGCTTTTGCGCAGGTTAGCGTAGTCGACTTCTTCTTTATCAGTCTGACCAGCTACTGGGGGGAAATCTTTCTCAGTTAACAGGTATTGCAGTAACGCACGGCGCACATCGTAGAAAGAATCCAGATCCGCGTAGATAAGAATGTCTTTATTCATTTACCAGGGCCTTTAGCTTTAGGCTCAACAGGCCTAGGTGGAGCTTTAGTCACGCTGGCCACGTAGAAACGCAACACCAACAGAATGACGTAGTCAATCCGCATTGATGGTACGCTACCAAGTGTTGGTGCAGTCGAGCCGCTACCGTCAAACAGTTTGCGAGCAAACAGCTCATCGCCGCCGGGAGCGTCACGAAAGATGCGCTTAGCCAGATCCAGAAACTTTGAAAGAGTAGCATTGGATTCTTCACCCAGCTCGGTTACAAAGGTCAGCAAGAAAACACGCCACCGATCATTCAGCATGTTAACTTTCTTACCAACACTTAGTTTCTTGTTAAATTCCTCGTAGGCTTTGTCGAACTCTACCAATGGAATAAGAAAGATTGTCTTAACTTCTTCTATCAGATCCCGGGTCTCATCAATGTCGCTAAAGTCCCAGTCGTTAAACATGCCAATTGCCAGGTTACGCAAGAAAGGTAACCCGGTGAGATTTTCCTCGGTAATAACTACCGAAGGTGATTCAACCTTATCCATGATTAGCCCATCCGTTTGTTGATGTTGCTATCCAAGTGCCGTGCACGAAACAGATAATAAACCGTCTGTAGTACTTTGGCAATGGACCCTTTACGAAGGCTTGCGTTGGTGTTAGTCTTACCGGTGGTTAACAGGTCATTCTTGTAATGACGCAGTGCATCCAAGTCGCCACCTTTAACGTTGTACAATTCGTTGGACATGATGTCCAGGCCCAAGTTACGAAGAACAGTAATCTCAGGCTGACTCACGCCAGTACTACGACTGTCACCCATTACTTGGCCGGTGAGGTCATCAATGTTGTGGTCGTTAGTCGCAGCACCAAACTTGGTTACCAGCATCTGACGTTGTTTACGGATACGCACCAGGCCGGTAATTGCGGTGTGCGGTGTAACAGACTTAATCCCGGTGTCACCGTCATAGACAACCAACTGCTGCTCATACTCAACGCCATACTTCTTGGCAAGACGTTGAATAACCGCAAAGTCAATCATCTCTTTACGGTCCCAGTTGCTAATCCAAACACTGAGTGGTTTACCCGCCTCAATAGCAACTACGATGTCGTCTAACTGTTTATCGTTAAGAACAGCAAACAGCTTGCGGTAAATTTTGCCATTACCACCACCAGGAGTAAGCGCGTCCATAAACTCCAGGATGAACTTCTCAAAACCTGCACGATTACCAGCCATGATTTACTTCCTTTCGTAGCCGAACGTGGTGATGGTCTTTTGCGCGTTGCCAAGAACTTCTTTAGCCGCGGCCATGAATGGATCACTAGAGCTGTTAGTCACGACCAACAGTTCATCTACAATCCCGGCCACGTTTTCCAATGTTTGACCAAATACAGTTTTGTTTTTGTCATCTACTGCCAAAGCTTTGAATGCTTCGTCAATAGTACTTACACCGTAACGACCGCTCACTGTCATTACAGTAACATTCGTTGAGCGCTTGCCCAAAATTGTACGCAACCGAGTAAGGTAATCGATCGGGTTTTTACACAAACTAACAAAGCCGCTATCGGCAACTACCAGAACTACACTAGAACTAATAACAGGTGTCATCCCTTGTTACCCCTAACAAAAATAAATATAGTAGGGTTCCCGTAAAAGAAGAACCCCTCTATAAAAGTGATAAATTACTTAATCCAATATGGCTTACGCTCGCCAATAGCGATACGAAGCAGTTCCAGGGTAGGCAAGGAGTGCTTGGTAATCAAAGGGTTGGTGTGCCAGTAATCAACAGTGTTGCTCAAAATATCGTCCCAGTCGTAGCCCTGGTCTTTGATCTTGTCATACAGCTCTTTTGGAGTCATACGATACTTGCGGTCCAGATCCAACCAGATCTGCTGCATGTGACCCATCTGATAGCAAATGGTCAGCGCCCGATAAAGTTTCGGGTCAGACATGGTCTTGTCCCAGATTGTAGTACGACCAACTTTCAGTTCTGGATACAGAACGTTCCAGTGACTGATAGCCGAACCTTCAAAACCCCACATCTTGGCGGTCTTGCAATAGTGGTACATGGTCAACCCAAATTGTACTCCGAGGCTTTGTGAGCCAATAAAGAAAAAGTCGCCACCAGAAAGGCCACTCTTATTACGGAATACGTTAAATGGGTAGAACAGAAGATCAGGGTTTTCTTTTGCATTTGGGTCCAGTACAACGTCATTGCCAAATGGATTTGGATACATCCATTCTTGGTTACTCTTCATTGCGCTACCGCTGACGATACGAATACCCGTCTGTGGAATACGCAGCATGGAACGTGGGGCTTTCAGCTTTTTGCCAGGAGCAATAAAGACCGATTCTTTTTCTTGTGGACGGCCGGTCATGTTGATAACGTCAGTGATCTGAGCAGTCCACCATTGGAACATGCCAATCTCACCACCGAGGTTATCGGCATCTTCAAACACGATACGACGCATGTTACCGATTTGCATGTCACGGGTGCGCTTCTCACCACCGTCATCCACGTCACCTTCCTGGAAGTGAGCAGAGACCTTGTGGAAAGGCATTTCAGAGATCGAGTCAACAAAGGACATGATCGGGGTAATGTGTTGCAACGGTTTACCGTCATTGCCAAAATAAGGCAGGTCCATGTAGACCCCTTTCTTCTTGGCTTTGATATCCGCTTTAACTTTGGTGTTCAGGTCTTTGAACAGATGGTGGACCCAAGTACCGTCAACACCGGAAATAGTACCTTCCAGAGCAGGGTTCTTGAATGGGTTAGCATTCACATCGTTCTTGTTGAAATAGAAGAAGCGTTTGTTAAACACGTTCTTCATGAATTCGCCAGGGATGCCTGCGTGACGGTCGTACGCTTTAGCAATACGAGTCATTTGCAAGGTGGCCTCGATATCTACCACAAAGGCAACCGACGTGGGGATACGCCACAGGACGGTAACGATGTCTTCAATGCTGCTACCGGTCTTTTGAGTGTTGCTACCGCCAGTCTTGGCGTTATTATGTACAGCCCCGCCATTCAGCCACATGACACCGTCACGGCCCAGAACATATTCACCGTTGATGATGTCAGAAATGGGGTTAATGTTTAATGCCGGAATGATAGAATCGGAAGACTCTACTTCTTCTAAGAAGCTAAATGCTGATGACATTTATCCCGTTTCCTGTATTTTATGAAAAATATTTTAAATAGAGCAAAAAAGCTCTATCAGCTTATACTTATGATGAGGTAGTTATGAAACACTTAAACCCTTCTAACAACGTTGGCACTACCTCTGAACAAGAAGCTGCCCAACGTCGTGAAGTTATCCGTTCAGTACAACATCCAGAAATTTTGAGCATCTCCGGTTTTGAAGCACTGAGCATCGGTGAAAGCATTAATCTCTTCCTCAAAGAGATTGGTGGTGGCATGGACCGTCGTCTGGCTTCTCTGTCCAAGAGTGTCCACCCAGTAGAGTTCCTCAGCGTTAAGCGAGAACTGGAAAAGAATGGCATCCTTTACGTTAAGAATACCACTGTCCAAATCCTGACACCAGAAGCTTTCATTCCTGGTATGGGTAACATGATGGGGTACACCAAAGCTGTTATCAGCGGCGCTTACATCATTGGTAGTCTTAAAACTGAGGCGGCCAGGCTATATGATTGGCTTAAGCAGGTAGTCTCTAAAGGCCGTATGGAGAGTGATTTCAAGTGGGCCGTAAGTGACTTCTCCATGGCTGTTAACAAGGCTGAGACTTTCCTTAAAGACCTGCCTGAGACCAGTCGTTCGGTTACTTACAACCTTAATCAAGTGTACATGAGCTTTGACGAAATGTGGGACGTGCTCAACACGTTTAACAACGCTGTCAAAACTATCGGTGGTCGTGATGTGGAAGTGCTCGCCAAAACCTGGCAAGACGTTTACAACATCGGGCAACTGTTGGTGCGCAAGATTAAAGCAAGTGACCTGATCATTGACGAGCAGACCATGCAGGACATTGAACAGGTTGTTACCAAGTTCTCTGGCTTGAATAACGTGGCTGCTGCAATGATGGTGTTGACTAACGAACTTTCTGCGGTGTTTGCTGCACAAGTAGAAACCGTTAAGAAACTTCAGTACTAAGCAGATATAACCCTATACCCAGGAGCCCTCGCAGGCTCCTGGGTATAGGTGTGCTTTAAGCTTTCTCTTTGCTTCGACCTAATTCAGCCAATGACAATACCTTGAGATTGGCTTCGGCAGAGGTATGGATATAGATGTGATCATCCGTCTCTACCAATGTGCAATACCGCACACCATTTGCATTACGTGTGTCAGCCGCTACCCAGACTTTTGCATTTGGGCAGGTAATCGAGTTAAACGAGTTCCGATCGGGCATGTCATACCCAACGCTAAGAGTCAGCACAACAGGCTTAACTGCTTTAGGGTGAGGCACACTAAACTTGAAAACAGTCTTCAGCGTATTGAATGCTGGATTAAGAGTGACTTTAATATCACCCTTCTTGTTTTCTGTCTTGACCAAGAAGTCGTCGGTAACATCAATAAACGTGGTAGTGCCATGCTTGTTGTTGTCATCACGCGCTTTAAACATGTTCAGCAGTACATCTAACCCTGCCAACTCATCACGAATGCGATAACTCATGAGCACCGGAGAAATCAACTCAATAAGAATTGGTTTGCCGTTACCTTTGGTTACTGGTGACACCAAGTTGTTGCCTTCACGAATTGCCGGATGCGTGTCAATCAAACGAGCAACTTCTTTACTTGTCAGGTGATTAAGATCACCACCCACCAAATAACCGTTCGGGTTGTCAACCTTACGAGTTGTGAACTCAAACAGCTTATCCAACAAGGCTATTGGAGTTTTGGTGTACAACGCCGAATAGGTAACATCGGGTGTTGTCTTGCCGTAATAGTTCTTGTCTGGTTCAACTTTACCAAACGAGTACTTACGGTACCCATGAATAAGCTCGTAAAACACTTCTACGTTAAGACTGTCGTAATACCACCGAGTGGCCGTAACAAGTTTATTAAAATCAGTTTCGGGGTTTTCGTAAACTTTGCGAGGTACAACAAAGAAGTCGATTGCCTTGTCGTCACTAAACGTAGAGATAACTTCCGCCATCTCCACTTGCTTAAACGCAAGACGATTACCCGCCCCACCTTCAGCGCTGCCCGGGAAGTCAAAGATAACTTTAGAAACACCAGCCGCTTTAAAGGCATCAATAACCAGCACAGTCTCTTTGAGCACCTCCATGTCAGCCGGCGATAGTTCCAGCTTACCGAAGGTTACCTTTTCCTTTAACGTTGCTGTAGTGAGCTTGTAGACCTCCTGCAACACCTTGTGCGGGGTGATCAAACAAAGATTCTTATAAACTGAACCTTCTTCTACAAACTTAGCCAATACCGTTTTAAAACCAAGCAACACAGCCTGAATCAAACTGTCAGCGTTGGGAATGGTCATCGAGATAATATCATCAACGACAACCACGGTATTCGCCTTCTGGGTATTACTTACATAATACCCATTTGTGGTCGCAACATCTTTAGCAAGCTTCTTCTTACCTTCGTTAGCCACGGTATATGTGTACCCATGGCCTCCTAAGTAATGCAGTTGCTTGCGTCGCACTTCCAATGTTTTGGCCGACATGTACAGGACCAAATTCATTGTGCGTTCTAAATCTGCCATTTTGTCTACTCTTAACTAGCCTGCCCATAGAAGACCAGCGCAGTAAAGTTTAATTACCCTACTTAACGCACTTTTGCAACAGCACTGAATTGTTCTGTCGTAACAACTGAACTTCTTTGTTCTGACTAGATAACAACACCTGAATCCAATAGTTCTCATAGAACAAGGTGATGTTAGCATCAGTTAATTTCGTGTTCTCTTTACGCAGGGTATTGGCGTAGCCGTCAATTGACTCAGTCAAATTGCTAAGCGCTTTGGCGTTCCCCACCATGTTCTCCGGCTTTAACAGAAATCCTAGCTTGTCAATAGCAGATTCATAGTCCTTCATTGCTCGTCTGATATTTAGGTCATCTATTACAAGACCTGCAACCGCAATGGTCAAAACTGTAATGAGAATAGAAGTTGTCTTTAGAGCCGATGTGAGTCGGTCTTCAGGCGTATCACCCTTAGACATATGGAGGGCGAATTCTATGAATCTGTCAACTAGCTCTTTTATGAGCGTAAACTGCATATATTTCCTTATATTGAGGGTTAGTAATGGCCACTAAAAGTTATTTGTCGTTTGCGGCAATCGCCGAATTCGCTGACAATGCGGTTAAGGTTATCTCACCTATTGGTGAGTTGTCAAACAAAGCTAAAACGTACTCTAAGGATCAGGGTATTTTCAGCATTAAAGACCAACCTAGCGCAACTGTCCTTCACAACTTTATCAGTTTGGATGGCGATGTCGAAATCGTCATGCCGGCTGCAATTGCTAACAAGCAATTGGAAATCAGTAACTGGTTGGTAGCACAGACTAAAGCCGGTAACATTACCGACAGTCGTCCAAGTGCATTGGCATTACTCCAGGCTCAATTTAGCAATGGGGTTGAGATTCTCAACATTGGTGAAATGGCTACAAATAACCGGTACTGGCTCCCCAGCTTTGTACAGGGCTCGCATATTGTTGGTACAGAGAAGCAGACTTTTTATCTGTGGTTTGCTGATGCTTATTTCAAGCGTCAGTACCCTCTAGTAAGTTTTGCGGTAGTGCATCCATTGGACTTGAAAGCCATGGATCAGCTCATGCCAATGAACTACAAGCAAATGGAAACATTGCTAGCCACGCAAACACCAGACATTATCAGTCAACGTTTTCATGACGTTACAGATAATGCCGAATGGCCGGTGACTGATACTGGTACCATGCCGTTTGAAATCATGGATTTGATCAACACGCCCCGCTCTGTTACAGGCTGGTGGCGCTACGCGTGGTGGGGTAATGGTGTTGACTCTGATGATATCCTTCTGGAACAAATCCGTAAGGAAATCCTGGACAATTCAACTTACCCGCTGGCTAAATGGGAAGAGAAGATCCCCGATCTCTTCAACCCAATCGAATTTTACGTTATCCCGAACTTTAACCGATATGGCTTGCTTAACAAGACTAACGGTGCTCGTAACTATTCCCCGATCTTTGACGAGGAAACTGCTATGGACTTGGTCAACAAGTTCCTTACGCCAGTTATGACCCCGGAGCATGTCATAAAATCTACCCAGTTCGTTCCTTTCCTCTGGAAGTCCATTGGGTGTTCTTTTGTTGGCAAGTTGAATAACCGTGAGGGTACCAAGAAGATCTACCAGATCTTTGAAGACTACTCACTCATCCCGTCTACCGATGACAACTTCGGTTTGATGAATTTCCAAACCATGGAATTCATCCGCAACATGGAAAACTTGTTGGCAGCAGCAGAGGTTATGACTGACATTAGTCTACCACTGCCAGGGATTACCCGCGTTGTACGCTTCAACAAGATCTTTGCTGCGCGTCGTGTAGGTAAAGTTAAATACCTGGTCCTGACCAAATTCCAAATGGCTCAGGATGGAGTACAAGGACTCTAACATGCCGTCTAACAACATTATCCCGTCTATTGATGCTCGCGGTCGCTTCGAAGCAGAAGCGCCGTTTGATACCGTGGTTAAAGAAGATGTTTATTACACGGTCGAAGCAATCCGAAACATTCATGAAATGGAAGCGCTCAAGCTCGACCTGTACACACTGGTGTTCAAACCAGTAGGGGTTGCCGCTGAGGATTTTAGTCGTGTGCTGGAGACAGCCCGTAAATCTGGGGCTAAGGTACTTAGTCTTCTGGATCGCTCGGACGTAGCTACTTACGTGTTGACTACTTACCTCAAAAGCTGGCCGTTGATTGATGGGGTAAGTTACGAGCGCATGTGTGCCATTGTTGACTTTGGCCCATGTCCTCCAGGTATGAAAGACGTTCTGGCCAAAGAGATTGAGCATATCAAGAGCCACGTAGAGGCCACCATTGGCATCACCACTACTGTGACTCTTGGTACGATCCCTACTCTTGGCTATGTATCTGCCGACCAGGCTGCCGCTTACGAGAACAACCGTAAGGGCAAGATCACTAGCAACACTAATGATGTGGCAAGGGCCAGGGAACTGGAAGCGCTCATCGTTAAGAAAGACGCGTACATCTTGGAACTAGAAACCGCACTGTCTAAACGACCTTAACTGGAATAAGAAAATGGATGAGCTTTTTGACGAAGTTTCTGATGACTATCAGGATATTTCTGAACCGGAACACTTTGATGAGGTAGCTCAAGGTGTTATGGAAGTAATTGTTGGTACAGAGAGTCTGTCTAAGGCTCAGCGCTATCTGTACTCGTGCCTGGAGGCTTCTGACTCCATTACCTTTGCCCAGCGTCGTGATGGTGCCGAAGGTATCTTCAGTGCGATTGGGGAAGGCTTTAAAGCAGCGTGGGATTTCCTCATGCGTTTGTTTAAAGCAGCCTGGAACTTCTTCTTTGGTAAAGGCGACGGCACTATTGGCAGCAAAGCTGATAAAGCTTCCGACACCATTACCGAGAACGAGAAGACCCTTAAAGAGTCTACTCAAACAGGTAAAGCTGACGCCGTTGTTGAAAAGAAACGTGCTAAGGCAAAAGAAAAAGTTAAAAAGATCATCAACAGTTCTACTGCTACTTCCGCTGAGAAGAATAAAGCACAGGACATTAACAAGAAACTTAACGAAGGTAATGTCAAACCTATTCGCGAAAAAGAAAAGGAAGTTGACAAGATCGTTGAAGAGTTGGCTAACATTGATAAAGATATGCGCCAAGGCATTATCAAAGGTGTCGGTAGTGCTGAAGCTCTTCGTCGTAAGTTTGTTGCTTATGGTGAGAAAGATCGTTCTTCTGAAATTGGCGAAGGTCGTTTCAAAAGCATGTACAAGGTTTTCCGTGAGGCCCTTACTCAAGGTGCTTTTGGTAAACCTATCAATGAGATCGTAAAAGTAGACAGCATGAAAACTATGAGCCAAGCTGTTGCAACACAGCATGCTCTGAATGAAGCTGTTAAGCAACATAAACGTGTTAGCGAGTTCTTTGCATCAGAGCGTAATGACTTTGAAGTAGAGATCAAGGTTATCAAAGACCTTATTGCCAGCAAGAGTAAGGACAGTAACTCCGGGCAAGCTCTGGGTGAGCCTTACAAGAACAAAGGTGAGTTGCGTGCTCGTCTGACTTCGGCTCAAACTGCACTGAGCATTGTTAACGCTACGGCTGGCTTCCAGTCCAAGATGCTTGCAGCCCTGGAGCGCTTGAGCGGTACTATCAATGCGCTGTATCTGGTAGAAGCAGCTTAACACAAATGCAGCTATAACCCCCTACCCCAGCAATGGGGTAGGGGGTTATATGTCTGTGGCTACTTAACCGCGGCGGACACTGCCGATTGCAACACCATCGTCTTCTTCCACTACCACACGGTGGGTGTAAGGACGGATGTAAGGACTTTTAACGTTCTGAAGGAAAGCCCCCAGGTAATCCATGAAGCGATCCAGGTACTTCTCGAAGATCTCGGTCTTGAAGTTCAACTCATCAGTGACGAGAGGAGTTGGCTTGGAATTGTCGTCGTGGTACTGATAGACAATCCAGCTGTTAAGATCCAGACCGATGTTGCCACCATGCGCGTTCAGTTTGTTGATGATGTCTTCTGCCAGTTCGTTAACCAGCGGTTGAGCAGCATCAATACCGATAGCGTAGATTTCTTTGATGAAGTGGCTGGACGCGATCAGTTGAGTACGCAGGTTTTCAGCAAACTGTTTACGAATGTACGGATGGTCTTTGATGTGGACCAGCGTGTCGCGAATCAGTTTGTTAGCACGGACCTCGTATTTCTTGACCTTGCGCACAACACTGATGGTTTGAGCACTGTGACCTTCCCAATCCGACAGGAGGATCTCGTTTTCACCAATGTTGATTTCGCCACCAGGCAACTTGGCTGGGATCTTGTCGAGCGAGATACGGAGTTGGTCGTACGTGTTAGTCGCACGAAACCCCAGGATCAACGAGTGATCTTTGTTGTAAACAGTACGGATCAAACCAGACGCCTGGATAGTTGCTTCTTTCAGCAATTGGCGCAGACGCTTGTTAAACGTTTCGATCTGGCTATCGATAATGGCGAAATCGCCGTTGACCAAGCCATCAAACGTGGTGTCATAGCCTGGGAGCAGCCAGAGGTGTGGGAGTTCCAAAGCGATTTGGGTAACGTTACGACGATAACGACGGTCGACCATATCTTTGTTAGCAACTGGCAGACGAGTCCATTTGATCGCCGTTTCTTTATCTTCTTCAGACAGCTCTGCTCGCGCCCAAACTGTAGCAAAGAGCGGCAACGCCTTGCTTTCCAGTACGTAGGTAACGGACTCTTTGCCTTTCAGGTTAAAACGGATATACACAACTTCAGTAAAGTTGATCATGCCGTCGTAAAGCATCACACAACCGGTGCCTTCTACGTCAGCACGAACAGTGGAGAAGAAGTTACGCAAAGCCTTACACAGGTATTCGTAATCTTCGTTCGATTCGCCATTGACTTCATGTTGATCGAGAAGCTCTTCCAGACTTTGAATATCGCGAATACCGGCCACAACTGGGTGCCATGGGTAATAATGTGTCATGGACGTAAGGTCCAGATTCGACACGTAGTACGCAGGAACCCCGGCAGCGACTTTATCAAGGTCAATTGCAAAACGTGGGCGGTCAGACACAACCCCGTAAGCAGGATCAATCTCCGGCTGAGGCTTGCCAACACTTTCCAAAGCCTCTACAAACGGATCTTTCTTTTCATCCGCCACTGCGTTTTCAACGATACGCGCCAAAGGACTTTGATCTTGTTCGCTCATTGTTTCTTTCCTTACTTCACAAGGGTTTTAACAAACCGGATTATGTATAACAGTTAACTGTATTGACACCTTATGTACAGAAAACTTATTACACCTTTAAAGGACTATTTATGTTTGATCTTTTCGCCGTCAAAGCAAAACAGATCGGTAACTACGTGCATATCACCGGGGTACCGTTCAATCTTCTTCAAGCTGACATAGGTAAGCTATACAATACGTCTCTGATTACAAAGTATCAGTTGCGCAGGGATTCGTGGAACACGCTTAAAGTACATAACTTTTTCTTAGTTGAACTCCACAAGATTCTTAAAGAGCTGCTTAAGCTACAAAACCTTAAGAGTCGTCGGCGTGACTTGAACGAACTTAAGTTGGTCTTAGAATCAGATACCTGGTTAAAAGACACGGTCAACCCAATTGGGAAGACTTTTGACTTTAAGAAGCTTGCATTGTTTAACACGGTACCGTTTCCACAACAACGCGAATTCTTGGAAACCTATCCAATCATTGTAAACAGTTTCCACCTAAGGGGGTTGCTGCTTGACAGTGCTGTGGGTAGCGGTAAAGCACATCCGTTGGATACTAGAGTTAAAACACCTAACGGCTGGAAAGCTATCGGTGATGTTGTTATTGGCGATAAGTTGTTGACCCCTAAGGGTGAGGTTACCGAAGTAACAGGCGTCTTCCCACAGGGCGTTACAGCTGTTTACAAGTTTGTGTTTGCTGATGGTCGTGCTGCCAAATCACACCCGCAACACTTGTGGGATATTTTCTATGGTAAGGAACCTATCCGCACCACAGTTACCACAGAACAGATTGTCAATGATTTTGGTTTCTTCTCGCAGTCGGTACCACTAGTTAACGAGTTACCGGGTTCTCTGGACATGTTGAGCGTTAGTGAGCTTAACCACCTTGCTAAAGAACTACTGGAAGGTAACATAACTGTAGATGAGAAAATAGAAGAACTCATTTATGTGGATCGGCTGGCAATTGCCAAGATTATGTTTAACCACCAGTCCCCTGTGGACATGGAACCGATCTATACCTTTTACCACGTTAACGAGCAAGCTGCGATTAACTTCCAGGAACTCATGTGGACCATTGGTGGAGCTGCGCCTATTAAACGGCATATGCACTACTACCATGTGGACGTAGCTCACCCTGAGTTCCCACATGAGGACAATGACTTTAACCGCCCTAGAGACCGCGTAGAGATTAAAGCGATCACCAAGGAAGCTCCTGCTGAAACTGTTTGCATTACAGTGGATAGTGAGGATCGGTTGTATGTCATTGATCAATACATCGTAACCCATAACACCTTTACTTCGATTGCTTGGGCTGAGCTTGTTACTGACAATGAGAAGTTTGTGCTATGTCCTAAGAACATTGTTGAAGAGGTCTGGGTTAACCAGCTTAACAAGCACTATAAGAAACCTCCTAAGATCTGGACCAGTACCGGGCTAAGACCGTTAGGCCCCGGTTATGATTGGTACATCGTGCATTACGACTACCTGCAACGGGAAGGGTTTATTATCCTTAAACGTTTCTTATCGAGTCTTAAAGCACAGCCAGTTCTTATTGTGGATGAATCTCACAACATGAACGAGATAAAGGCAAAGCAGACACAGCGGTTAATTGAGCTGGCCGATGCTAACTTCTTTTCTGATTCGTTGCCTATGTCTGGTACTGCGCTTAAAGCTCAAGGTAGCGAGATCTTTCCTACCCTGTGCCTGATTGACAGACACTTTGATAAACCAGCCAGAGAGTTCTTCATGGCTTCTTACGGACGTAACAGACCAGCCCTCATTGATCTGTTGCAGAACCGTATTGGTCGAGGCAAGTTTACTATCCCAGAGCTAGTCGGGATGGGACCACCTCCCCCATTTGAAATCATCAAGATCTCATTTCCTGGTTCTGGTAAGTACACCCTTGAAGCAATTAAATTGGAAATGCAGACATACATCAATGACCGTCTTGCCTTTTACGACAAGAACATGCCAGAGATGTTGCGTTTCTACCAAGAGACCGTATCTAGTTATGCTTCTAGCATTGCTAATCAAAAAGGAGATATGCAAGACCTCCTTAAATACAAGGAGATCGTTAACCGATTCAGAACCAAAGGTTACAACAACTTTACTGATTCGTCAGACAGCATGTTCTGTAAGTTAGTTGAAGAACGTATTGAGGTTCGTCTTAAAGGTAAAGAACTGGCTCAGTTCCGCAACGTTAAATCGGCTGTCAAGTACCTCGGTTTGAAACTGCGAGGGGAAGCGCTGGGTAACGTTCTTGGTAAGGCCAGAGTAAATGCCATTAAGGATATGATCGAGCACGCTGGCTTACCAGAGATGATCACGTCGGTAGAGAAGAAGACAGTAATCTTTACCAGCTACATTGACTCTCTGATAATGACTGAGAACTACCTGCGTTCTAAAGGGTTCACACCTGTAACGGTTTATGGTGAAAACAACCATGAGCGTGAGGTAAACGTAAGACGCTTTGAGAATGACAAAAATGTCAATCCGTTGGGTGCTACTTACAAGAGCCTTAAAGAAGGTTATCCACTCATCATGGCTAACCAACTGATCTCCCTGGATTCGCCTTTCCGCGATCATGAGATTAAGCAGGTTCAAGGTCGTATCTGGCGTACTGGTCAAGACGCTCCTTGCTTCTTCAAGATGCTGGACATGGATACTGGTGACAAGATGAACATCACCACCCGTAGTCTGGATATCATGAATTGGAGTAAGGATCAGGTCGACGCTTTGCTTAGTCGTGTTGAAGGACATGCAATCCTTAACAACATTACTGGCGAAGAAATGTGGGCGATGAGTGAAGAGGATAATACCCTCGGTATCTCTTTGCGTAACAGCGCGCTGTCGATCTTTTAAACAAAAAAGAAACAGGACTACCTAACCCTTAGCCCAAGAGGCTAAGGGTTAGGGTCATGTCTGATTAAAGAATCTTTTCTTCAATGTAATCAATGAGTTCAGAGATTGACTCAAACTCATGTTGGGTCATGGTCTCTTTAACTTGGATTTGAACTGCCCAGCACGCATGAGGGTTTACTGGGAGGTTGTATTTAACACCACCAGGATAGGTCATCACCTTACGGTCAAACGTAATCCTGGTGTTTACTCCAATGTGGTTAAGACCGTGTGGTCTAGCGTTAACGATAGCCGCATTAAGACGGTGTTCATTAGCGCGCATGTCATTAGTTAACACGCCCATGTAGTGGACCTGGAGTTCTAACTCCCCAGTCAGGTTAGGTAACACTTCATTCATAACAAATCCTTTACTTGTCGGAGCGAAGTTTAAAGGCCTTTACTAGGGACTCAAATTGCTTTACCTGAGCCTCTACTAAATAGATCAAATCTCTATCAGTACCTGGTGGCAGTTTGTCACGGTGTGCAGTAGCCTCTTCTAAACACAGGAGGGCTTCTTCGTAAGTCATACTTTGTCTCATAAGTCACCCTCCTATCTTTAAATGATTACAACCAGCCTAACAGCCCAGCAAACTTTTCAACAGACAAGTAGATACCATACGGTGGGAACAACGCACCCCAGGTCATCCAGAACCCTTTGGCTAGGGCTATGCCGTGCATCCACATGAAGAACAAAAGCAAGATGACTGACATTTCTACTATTGACTCAGTAGCATCTATCAGTCGTGCGCCAGTGTTACTCATCGACTGGTTCCTTTACTTGCTCTGGTTGTTTAAGCTCACCAGTATGGTTAACCTGATTAGTCCAGATTTTAATGTAACCAGGACCTGGCGATTCTGCCGAATAACCGGCCTCTTTCATGATTTCTTTTAAAACATCGCTGAACCCTTCAACTTTCCATTCGGCATTAACGACATCAGCATAAGCACCCAAGATAATGAGTTCATTGCCAGGTCTGTTCTCGAACTTAATGCGACCTTCACTGACCGCAGTAAACACCTCACTAAACGGAGCGGCGTTAATTGGCCACTGACGTTTTACAAAAGCTTGGGACAACGCATTTTTCAACCCGTCTTCAAAAACAAATGGGTTGGAGTAATCATCCCGAGAAGATTCAAACAACTGAGTCACGTTAATAACGTGAACATTGTTGTTGGTCTCATAAGGAGTACTCAACAGATCTCCAACAACAGTGGCCGCTTTGGTAAATACCTTGCCGACAATAATACCCATACCGTGGAACACGTCAGTTAAAAGAGCTTTGCGTTCTTCTGGCGGCATGGCCTTGAGATACTCCTCGAACTTTTCGGTATCGAGCACGTTGTCAGTTTGGCAGTAATCCAACAACTCGGTATACATCGTTTTAATATCGCGCATTACAGTTTATCCTCACCTGAGAAAGTTGCGTGGAAGTCTAACATGCCGGTTATGAAATTATCATCATCAGCAGAAATGTAAACACTAGTAATACGGTTAAGTACCTCGTAAGCTTTGACAAGATCCTCTTTACGTAAAACCCAAACATGGCGCTCTTGCTCGTCTTGCTGATCAAAAGAAATAAAACTTATATCGTAGTAGTGTTCTTTTGGATCACATGGAGTATAAACACCCCATTGCTTTTCACTATCTTTCTCATAGCCATATTTAAAATAATTAAGATCTTGCTCACTAGACGCAAGCTCAACCCCATTGACAACACTTTTAACCCAATTGGTTGCCATGATTATTCCTTAGGCTTTGTTTCCGGCTTAACCATATACTTAAATTTATCATTAAGGATAATGGTGGTCTCCTTGGAATAATGCTGGGTTAATTCCACCCGCGGAATTTTAACCGGTCTCTTTGTATCGGTAAGTTCCATAGCCAAATGAAACAATTCATTGGCAACGGTGCGAAGCTGAGTTTGAATTGCATCACGTTCAGAACCAACAGCACGCATGTAATCCTGGGTAAGTCTGGTCTGGATGTTTTTCAATTCAAGAATTTGTTTACCGATACCGCTACCAGGAAACTGAATAATCTTTGCAGTCATGTGTTAAACCTCCACAAAAAAGAAAACCCCCTTGCGAGGGTTTCTTGTGTTTAGCTGGCCAGTTGCTTAAAGCACATGGAAGACATTTGTTCGGCTACTGCCGTCGCTGCTTTACTGCGATCAGGCATTTCATTATTGTAATAACGCAAGTACATGCTGTACAACAAATGGTTATCCCGCAAGAAGAACAGACTTTGCTGTACAGTTCTTCCGCCGCCTTCATCTGACTCGATTACACCGAAATGTGAAACAGAGTCTTCTGCCACATCGCGGGTAACCAATTCCATATCAGGAATCTCCCCGATGTTTAAGATTGCCTCGGCCAAAGCCTTAGTGGACGTTTTAACTTCAGCACAAACAGCTTTGTCATAACCTGCAAACGCAGCACACGATGTCATCATGAGAACTGCAAAGATTACTTTACGCATTTCGGTGTATCCTTACTAATTATGATTAAGTGTTTTGTTTAAAGCCGTCTTGCACCCAACAGAGTGCTTTCCAGATAATAAATGGAACTGCTGTTCCAATCATCCAGAAAACAAACAAAATAACCTTTTGGGTAAGGTTAATCTCGTAGGTGTCCATAGCCACACTGATTACAAAAATACCCATTGCTAGTGCTGTAATGCACGTGATAAGTATGACAACGCGGCTGATACCTTCAGAACGCAGATTCATAACGACCCTTATTAGTTGAACGCTTGATCGCCAACGTCAGTTAGGAAATCATGAATGGCTTCACGATCATTGGGCTTTTGTTTAGGAATAAGACTACGCAGAGTAGTCTGGTTTATAAAGCCTTGCAGGACGCTATCATTTTCGGAGTAGACCGACTTAAGACCGTAGACAAGTTCGTTGCCATGCGAATCTAACTGGGCTTCACGCAGATACAGCCCAAAAAGCATTTGAATTTCTTCATTACGCTGCTCTGCAAATGCCTTACCACGACGTGCTAAGTTTTCTTCATAGCACTTACCGCCGGGTCGGTAAGACATGGCCCCAGCCAATTTTTGAGAAAATTGCAAACGCTTACGTGCCAGCGCTTCTTGTTGCTTTACTTCTTTAGATTTAGCCACGGTAACTCCTTAATCAATAATAGTAAGCTGCGAGTTAGTTAACCCACGACCAACACCGGCAGATTGGTTAACAGTCCTTTGAAGACGGGAGAGTTCCATTTGCAACTCGCCATTTTTAATAGCAGCCCGTTCACGCTCAAGAACATTGTTAGAAGAATAGAGCGTGTTACGGTTCTGCCTCATCAAAGTTTCAATTTCACCAATTCGTGCTATAGCACACCGACGGTTAGTTCTCGTTTTACGAAAACTGGCCATGTCCACTACGGTACCCATTACAGTTGGAACTCCGACTCAAGAGCGTCTACCAACTCGTCCAGCCCATCAGCTGCATCAGTAAGTTGGTCTTGGTCATCCCACGCCACCCATTTGCCGTCAATTGGGTCAAACTCTAGACCCAAGCTGATGTCATTTTCTTTGCAGTGGTTCTGGATAGCTTTAAAACGGTCTTCTACAGATTTCTTAATACCCATTGTGTTCCCCTGGTTAGCGCTTCATTGCCGAATTGATCAAAGGGTTATTCCAGTTAGCGTCCTCGGTCATCAGTTTGAGGAGAGACGGGCTAGACTTAACCAGCGGACTCATCTCCACTTCAAACCGACCACCTTTACGAATGTGCAGGTTGCCAAGGTGGATACCATGTTCGATGCTGGTGAACTCAACAAAGTCACCTTCGTTGCAATAGCTGATTGCCAGTTGCAGCATACGAGGCATCGCAGTGTCGAAATAACCATAGTGGCGAGTCAAGATGACATCTTTAGATCGGCCGCGCATCATTACTGCAAGAACACGGCGACGACCAAGTTGGTTAAGATCGTTACTCATAGATAAATCCTCTACGTACTAAACAGTTAAATTAGCAAATCTTTTTAATGGGAGACATGTCACCTTTGTAAAGCACCTCGTACTCTTTTTCTAGCACGAGCAATTCAGCCATGACAGCCTTTTCAACAATGAGTTCTTTTTTAAACTCATTTGTCATATCCGGCTTAATAACCATCTGCTGAGCTTCAAGAAAAGCTACAACACGTTTTGAATGGTTACCAATAATAAAAGCAAGGTCTTGCAAACTAGACTTAGCCAGTTCGCCATATTCAGCCAGCTTTTGGTTGATACGGCGAATCGCCATAGCACGATAAATGCTAGTAACTGTTCCCATGTCAGTAGTTCCACGGTGAAGACTTGGTTACCAATGCGTTTGGAAACGCGCCCCAAAACTGATCACGCAGGCTATTGACAGTTGCCTCACACTGGGTGATCTCTTGCTTGAGCTCTACAGCTTCCACGCTGTCGTCACAGACTACCAAGTCTGCAATTAGCTCATTGGTATGACTGGTGAGGTTATTAAGCTCTACCGTCATCCTGGCCCTTTGCAGAGCCTCATCCTTATTGTATTCCATTACTTCCTCCTTTTAAAAATAAGAGATAGATTGGGGCTTTTTAGGCCCCAAGGTGATCAGAACTTAGAGCGTTCAATTTGCTCGGCAGTAATGCCCGAGTAGAACGCATCAATAGTCTGATGTGCGTTTTCAACGCTACCGTTACGGTACGTTTCCAACCACCGGGCCTTATGACCCACACCAACCCAACGGCCACCATTGAGACGGGAGAACGCAAGCGCCAGACCACGCAGGTCTTCCTTATGGAAAACGTGCATTGTCTTACGATCGTTACCCAACTCAACAGCAACCGTAAAGTCCAGCAAGAACTCTGGAACTTCCTCTACAACTGTGTACGGAAGGTTAAACATGTCCATGTACCAATCTTCGGAACAGAACTTGATACCGTCCAACTCGCCCATGACCTGACGACCATAGTTAAGCTCAAAGCCATCTTCGCCTTTACGGATCAGTACTTGAGCTACCAGACTTTTGTTGGTCATTGCAATTCCCCTTTGGAATAATTAGTAATCAAATGATTTACTGTTACTTACTCACCCAGGTAATATAGGTTTGAAATGATCTAGGAGTCAATGCATCGCCTGAAATACTTCACGATAACGATCCAGATGTTGTTGTGCCAACTGGGTAGCTGTCGCCGCAAGTTTCATATAACGACGACGTTTCCAAGGCAACCAGGTTAACATTGCCATTTGGTTATAACTCAATGCAAGTCCTAGGTGATGCCCAACAAGCATCCCACACTCTAACCGGAATTCCTTAGTAAGGATTGTTGGTATTGGTGTAATAGTTGACATGATGATCTCCATGGGTGTGTTAGTTAGCGGTAGTATGGCACTACCCTATTAAATTATAGACCCCCTCCCCAAATTAGTCTAAAGAATAGATAGCTAGTAAAAATCAACTAGGGGTATTTTTAAGCCACCGTTGCAATCTTATTTTAAACAATATTATGCCTTACTTAGACGCACTCTCTCCCTACCCTCGGGATTAACCATGGCCATTCCAAGTAATCAATTGTTCCTGGATCGGTTCATCGAATATAACTCTGAGCGTTATAAAGATAACCCGTCCCTGGTTGCAATGTTTCAAGGGCTTACCCTTGACAAAGTCGAACTCACCAACCTTCGGGAAACTATTCTTGAAGATGGTAAGCCAGCCAACCTTTTTGATATCAAAGTTCCTGGAGTTTTTGTTGGTAAGAACCAAAAGTTCTATCCAGCGGATTACCTTGTACACAACGTAGCGGAGATCTCCAAGGATGAGCCCGTAACGTTGCAGGATCTCCCTGAAAAAGATACACCCGGCATTTATACCGTTCTTCCAGAAGGCGGTAGCGCATTGGTACTTAAGGGCGGCAAGACTGAGGCGACAGTCAAGGCTCTGATTGAGGTTAAAGCCCTCTATGACATTACCGATGCACAAATCACCATTAACACAGACCTTAGCTCTCTGACAATTAAGTCACCTACTATCGTGGGTACTTTGTACGTTACTGAAAGCATGTTTGACGATCTACTTCGCTATAACGGAAAACACCGTGCAGACGGTTCCGTTCGAGCACTCTAGTCAGGAGATAATGTAATGGCTATTGATGATGAAACAGTAACGCCCGCAGATCTTCCCCCCATTGTTGAACAGGCAACATGGACCGAGCACATGCCGGCTATCGTGTCTGATGTTCTGATGCAGGCCAAGGTAGACGGCACTGGGGTAATGAACTTCCAGGCTCGGGTCATGGATGCTCGTACCCGGTATTTGAAGAAGCAAGTTGAAGAACTGCTCCTTCAAGGCATTAACGTTATCGGCACGCTGAATAGCGAAGCTGAACTGGATGCCATCGATACAGACACCCTGAAGAAAGGCGACTCTTATTTTGTAGAAGGGTCTCTCCGCGTTTGGAACATGCTCGAATGGATCAACTCCGGTTCGTTGCTTGGTCCTCGTGGTATCACCCTTCTTGGCACCTGGCCTAATGGCAACCCCCTCCCTGACGTTGACTCCGGCACCGTTGGTGACGCTTACGTCTGGAAGAGTGACATCTGGTTGCTGGTACCTGGCCAAGGTGATGATCCTCGCTCGTGGGTCTCCATTGGTCTGGAAGGTCCAGAAGGTATCAGCGCTTACCAAGTAGCCGTCAATAACGGGTTTAACGGCACTCAGCCTGCATGGCTTGCTAGCCTTGTTGGTAAGTCCGCTTATCAAACCTGGCGTGACATTGGCAACACTGGTACTCAGGCCGACTTCATTGCTTCCCTGGAAGGCAAAGATGCTTTCCAACTGTGGCTGTTGGAAGAAGGTAACGAAGGCAAAACCATTGAAGACTTCTTTGAGTTCTTCCGTGGTAAAACCGGTATCCAATGGCGTGCTGCTTGGGTAAGTGACACAGCTTACTTATTTGGCGATGCTGTTAGCCACAACGGCAGTTCTTTCTTTAACGCTTTGACCATTCCAAATACTAACCGTGAACCAGGTACTGGTAACAACGGTTGGCAGGTAATGGCTGCCAAAGGTGACAAGGGCGATCCAGCTGTACCGTTCTCCGTAATGGGTTCCAAGTCTACTGTTGAAGATCTTCCACGTCCTGGTGCCGCTACTCAAGCCTGGTACGTTGGGTCTACTCTGTATGTCTGGGTTACTGATCTTCTGGATTACGTTGACCTGGATGGCATTGGTGGTTTGTCGGCTTACGAGCTTGCCAAACAAGAAGGTTTCCAGGGCACTCTCCAACAATGGTTGGTCTCACTGAAAGGTGAAAGTGCTTATCAGTTGGCTGTTGATGACGGTTACCCAGGTACCCTGCAACAATGGCTCGCTAGCCTGAAAGGCAAGTCGTCTTATCAAAGCTGGCTTGACCAAGGTAACACTGGTGATGAGGCTGCTTTTGTAGCTAGCCTGAAATCCACTGAGCCGGGTATTAAAGGTGATCCGGGTCCTGCTCGTGCTCCATTCAAAGTCATGGGTGTCAAAGCGACCATTGGTCTGCTACCAACTCCGGGCCAAGAAGACGAAGCCTGGTTTGTTGGTCAGAATCTGTACGTCTGGGTAGAAAGCGAAGCCCAGTATGCAGACATTGGTTCCATGGGCGGGATTGACGCATATGGCGTCGCGCAAGCCAATGGCTTTGCCGGTACCGTACAGGAATGGCTGGCTTCCTTGAAGTCTACCGAAGAAGGCCCTATGGGTCCTGCCGGTAAGAACCTGGTAGTAAAAGGTACTGTTGCTAACGCGGCGGTTCTGGACACCATTTCTAACCCGAATGACAATGACGCTTATGTCACTAACAATGACGGTCACCTGCACACTTACATCCTCGACACCACCACCTGGGTAGACCTCGGCCCATTCCGTGGTTCTGACGGTAAGTCCTCTTACCAGATCTGGCTGGCTAATGGTCACGCAGGTTCTGAAATTGAGTTCCTGGCCAGTCTGAAAGGTAAAGACGGTACTAACGGTACTAGCGTTGTTATCCGTGGCTCGGTAGTTACTTTTGAAGAGCTACCTGCCAACCCGCAAGATCAATGGGTTTACGCCGTACGCGACGTTAACACGTTGTATTGCTACGTTGTCAATGCTTGGGTATCGCTGGGTGAGTTCCGTGGCGAAAACGGTACTGACGGTCAAAACGGTACTTCCATTGACATCGTCAAAGTACTGACTCCTGAAGACCAAACCATTCCGTCGGCTAGCGCTAACACTGGTAAAGCTTACATCAGCCTTGACAAGCGCATCATGTTGTCTGTGGGTGGTGTTTGGACTGATGGTGGTCCTGTCGGTGTTGCTGGTGACCGTGGTCAACAAGGTACTGGTCTGAAGCTTCGTGGTATTGTGCAGACTGTTTCTGGTTTGCCTGCTAAAGCTACGGCTGAAGAAGGGGATGGTTGGTTTACTTCTGTTGACAAGATGTTGTATGTCTTGACTGACGGTGAGTGGGCTGGTCCTTTCGACATCACTGGTCTTCAAGGTAAGGACGGTGAGATTGGTCCAGAAGGTATGCCTGGTAAGTCTATCAACATCCTGGGTCAGTTTGACACCATGGCGTTGCTGGCTGCTGCTCACCCTACAGGTACACTGGGTGATGGTTATCTGGTTGGTACTGGCGACACTCCTCGTGACCTTGCTATCTGGTCGACTGAAGAAGGTGGCAAGTGGATTAACGTTGGCCTGATCCAAGGTCCTCCTGGTAAACAGGGCGAACGTGGTCCTATCGGTATCGGTAAACCTGGTGAGAAAGGTCCACGCGGTAGCATGTGGATTACCTTGCCTGTTGGTCAGGATGCTCCGGCAGCTGGCTTTACTGGTTTGGTTGGTGACTGGGCTGTTTCCAGTTCCTTTAAAGTCTACTACAAAACCGCTGATCAGGGCTGGGTGTACTGGGGTCAACTGGTAGCCGGTGACGTTAACTCGCCAGTTCTGTCTGTTGGTAAAGTGGTTCGTCTTGGTAATGAATGGGTTCCGTTGCTTGTTGACGAAGCCCCAAACATGATCGATGGTGTTCCTTACGTCCGTATGTTGATCAGCGGTAATACTGACAACGAAGGTGAGTGGGTCGAACTGGTCTTCCCAGATCCTTTTGATGAGCCAACCGCTGATGGCAAGATGTATTTGCGTACTCGCGCAGTTGGTCAAGAGAAAGGTACCTGGACCGCACTTGGTAACTTCATTACTGAAGCTCCAGATGACGGTAAGTTGTATGGTCGGAGAAATCCAACTGGTGCGACTCCTGGTGGTTGGGAAGAGATTCCTGCAAGCATCTCCGACATTACTACCAAAGACGGTAAGTTGTACGCCCGTTCCTTTGCTACCGACGGCACAACAGCTTTGTGGAAAGAGTTCACCACAATTGCTGACCTGCTGACCAAAGACGGTAAACAATACGCCCGTGTGTTTGAGAACGGCGGGACTACCCCAATCTGGAAAGAGATTGTCGCGCCTGTTTTTGACCGCTACTCGGTGAAATTGCTGGCTACCACTGCTGAACTGGATCTGAGCATCTGCCAAGCATTCAGTTTGAACGCCAGCGTGGCGCGTACCGTAACTTTCAAAGCAGGTACTGTCCCAGCCGCAGACCGTTCGATGACTGTGGTCATTGTTGTAAACGGTACTGGTACTATCACCTGGCCGACAACCATTACCTGGCACCAGAACACTCAACCTGTTCAAGGTGCTACCAGTACTGTTGTTGTTCTCATCTGGGATGGTATTGGTATTGGTGCTGGTGGACGTTGGTTGGGTAGCGCTGGCGCTACTGTTTAAACCCTGAATAACGGCGAGGTTTACACAACTCGCCGTTAACCCTTTAAGGAACTAAAGAGATGACTGAAGAAAGTAACATTGTTGCTGAAGATGAAGTCATTACGCAAACTGCTGGTGATGGAAGCGAAGTGATTATCCCAAATGAAAAGGTTGGTGTGAATACCCTCTTTATTGAGGTGGCCACCGGTCTCTATCCCGTAAGCCTTTACATGATCATCGAGAAATTCAAACCGATGAACATGTCGTTCTCCATGACCCCACCTCGTGTTGATATCGAGAATTTGGGTTATGGTGTTGTCATGCCAATGCAGCGCCCTGAGGGCAATGTGGTAACTGAGGGTGTGCCCAAATTGGTTAATGGCCAGTGGGAACAAACCTGGGTTGTGCGTGATTACAACGAAAGTGAATTGGCCGCTCAACTTGAGTATGCCAAGATCACCGCCAACGACAACATCATGGCTGTTCGCAATGATGACTTTCAGTTGGGTATGACGTACACCGTTGGTGACAAGACTTTTAATGTGCAGTTGCGCGTTGAAGATCGTGTAAACTTGATGGGCATGTACATCATCGGCAAGGAAATGGTTGAAGCCAATATTGAACAATTGGAAGAATTCCGTAGCTTTGAAAATGAGTCGATCATGTTGACTCCGCAACAATCGGTAGATTTGGCTAAGGCCGCCATGGCTGCTGTTAAGGCAATCTACAAAACAACGTGGACACTGAAGGATCAAGTTGACGCAGCCACTACAGTTGCAGCTATTCCTGTAATTCCTTCTACGTTCATTCCTGCGTAACAATTAAACAGGGTACAGACGAAAGTCTGTTCCCTGCTCTATCTCTGTGGGTGATGACATGTTTGAAGCACTTTCCACCCGCCCTAATTTTGGTCCAGCCCCTCCAGGCCCAGGTGGTTGGGCGTCATTAACCAATAGCGCTGTTTCATACCTAGGTCGAGCAATTGCTTTTGGCGGTGACATCTTTATATTTGGTGGTCGCATCCCCTCTGCGCAAAGCAACTTAATACGTAAGTACAACATAGCTAGTAAAAGCTGGTCTAACGTTGGAACCCTTCCTTGGACAGGTGAATCTGCCGTTGCTGTTGTTATCGATGGTTTGATTTATGTTCATGGTGGCGCGGGTAGCGGGACTACACGTTACGGTAACACTGTTTCTTTCAACCCGGTTACCAATGCTGTCACTGTATTAGCAGTTGGGTTAGCGGCTCGTGCTTCTGCTGCCGTAGCCATTGACGGGAAGATGTATGTATTTGGTGGTGAGACTACCACTTATGTTAACACGTTGCGGTGTTACGACCCTACAACTAACACATGGATAACACTGTCGCCAACCGGTAACGTTCCAGCTGCACGTGCGTTTCATGAAGCCGGTGTTATCAACGGCAAGATGTACGTTGTGAGTGGGTTTGCCACCGGAAGTCAAACTGTTAAAACAATAGACATCTATGATCCAGCGACTAATGTTTGGGAACCGGTAATTAACCTTAACTTTGGGGTTTACGCGTGCGGTCTTGTGGTTATTGGTAAAAGGATTTACGTGTGTGGTGGTATTGAACAACCAAGCACTACTTACGTTGATACAACCAGGGTTTATGACACCGATACTGGTCAATGGACTACAGTTCAACCAATGTTCAAGAAAATGGCTTATCTACAGGTAACTATGTCCAATAATAAGTTGTACAGCATTGGTGGGTATGCCGTTTCTAGTGGCGGGCCAGTAGGAGACACTTCAGTATACACACCTTCTTAAAGGAACCCCTGTTATGTTAGAAACATTGGCAAGCACTGGGAGTAAATCCCAGGTAGACTTCCCCAATTCAGGACCGGGTAGCAAGCGATTGCAATTTGGTACTGATAAATTAGGTTATTTTGGCAGTGTCCCCCCATCACAATTCTTTACTGCCAATGAACTTAGAAAGCAGTTAAACTTTCAGTTAGGTTCTGATAACAATAACGACGCACTCAATTGGGTAAAGGCCTTTTATCAAGGTAAGGTACTGTTCTTTCCGCAGTTCCCTTTTGCAGCTGTCGTTACCTGGAACCAGTTATATGCAGCAGGCTTAGTTTATGGTGTTGACGGCCCTGGCGCTTATCCGGCTGGGTCGGGACCAGTAAACCAGTTCAAGTTGGTTAACATCGGGAGTGATGTATTTAAAGTACGTTTGTTTAATACATTTACCGAGGGTACTAACGATGGTTTTTGGAATAGGTCTAGCACTGCCCAAATAGCAGGTAACTCGCCCTTTTTAAGTGAATCGGAATGGTCAATGCTGTGTCAGTCACTTATACAAGGGGTTTCAGCTAACTACACCGGACCTAAGTGGGGAATATACCCATCCAATTCATTTTTGGCTTTAGGACGAGTAGGTGCTGCAAAGGATTCTTGCACGGACACTACTTACTCTGTAATGCTTTCCAATACACAGATAACTGGTGGGCTTAAAACAGCCGCTAACTGGTGGTATCCGGTCTTGGAATTAATTCCAGGTGATCAGCGTCCACTGTTACCAGTGAATGGTATTGACGTTAATGTAAATGGGCTACCAAGCCCAATGACAGTAGACGAGATTGTTCAAGACGTAGGGTTGACTAAATATCGCGTGATGTATAGCGAGGTTGTCTTTACACCGCCGAATCCAACTGTTGACGATATCACTTACGAAGGGTTTAACAAAATTCGTAGAACAGATATTCGTGTAATCACTACTGACCAATTCCAGCCCGTTGTTACTGACATTACATACGCTTGAGGTGAACCATGTTCGTAAGACTTAAATGGGTGAACCGGAACCAGATTCCCGTCACCACCAAAATTTATCGTAATGAGACGATTATCCCTAATGACCAGCTTACCAATCCTCTAGCATCGTTAGATGGTTCGGTGCTCACTTGGCAAGATAACACAGTAGTGCGCCGCAAAACCTACTACTACGTTTTTGAAACCGTTAATGCTGGTGGTCAGAAAGTTTACTCTAACCCACTTAAAGTGTATGTTGAGTACAACAACGGTCCTGGTCCTCGTGATCTCATTTGGGGTGATACCCAATTTGGTTACTTTGGCACTGTGGCGTCTACGGATTTCTTTACTCCGGGTGACTTGGCTGTATTTACCCCGGCAATACCGTATAACCCTCCTACCAACCTTCTTCCATTATGGAATAAATGGATTCGTCGCGGTAAGATTTGTTATACCCCGCAAAGCCCTTGCAACATGCTAGTTACTTACACAAGTTTGTACGGCAATGGTTTGCATTTTGGTACTGATGACAACGGTCCTTGGCAACCAGGTGGTATTGCGGTTGTTAACCAAAAACGTGTTATTGAAAAAGGGTTTGATAAGTTTATTGTTCGTCTGCCAACTGCCACAGACGATCGTAATAACCCCACTGTTACTATCCCGGCTGGATCACCAGATACCGTCCGTCGTTATAGTGAAGTAGCCGACTTCTTTTATCCAGGTCTGTCTACTGTTGTCTGTCCTTCCCAGCGGTCGCCTAAACTGGCCAGCGCTGTAGCACCTCCTACTGCTAACGGTGGGCGTGAGATGGCAACAGCAACCCGATTTGGCACTACAGGGTTTGTAAGAGCATTGCTTGCAAGCCCAGTAACCCCAGGGTCTGAATACGAGAAACTGGGAACACTGAATGCTTGGAACACAGGGTGTTCTTGGTTACCAGTGCTTGAACTTATTCCAGAAAACGGCATTACCATCGGAGCTTAATCCATGAGCATTACCCTTAAGTGGACTAATCCACCTGTCTTGGATGAAGTCCAGGTTTTCCGATCGGATACTCCATTGGCAGCAGGAGCAATCCCCACCGGATCTCCAATCGCGACTATCACCGATAAAAGCCAGAGTTACACCGATAGCACCTCGGTTCAAAACAAGTATTACTATTACACCCTTGCCTTTAAGACGGCCGGTGAATTGGTTTATGCTCCGCAGTCTGTCGCCATCAATATGCCTTACACGGGCCCTGGTCCTCAAACTATCCAAACGGGTACTTGGGAACGCGGCATCTTTGGGTTTGTTGCTGCTTCGGAAATGGTCACCAACCAAGAACTACAAGCGTTCTTAGGTGGCGGTACGGCCTTTGCTACTAACGGCGGCTGGCTTAAACTGATCTGGAAAGGCAAGATCATGTTTTATCCTCTCTATCGAGTAGCCTCGTTAGTTTCGTGGAACATGATTTACTTGGCCGGCTGTATGTACGGTGTTGCCGGTAACGGGCCGGCTACTGGTCACGGATTAACTCCTACAGATCAAGGGCGCGTTATCAGTAAGGGTGAACACGATTTCCTCTTACGGTTGCCTCGGGTATCTTCCACTGCTGATTTTAGCTGGGGCGGGAACAACCGCGACCTAGATAGCGAATGGCACAACATGATTTGCGCTTGCTTTAATCAGAATAGCGCCTCGCCTGCTTTTGATTTGGCTGATTATGTTCCAGGCACGTACTTTGACGCGACTAGCACTATTTTCATGGAGATTAATGGAGCTAACTGCGCTAACCTAGTAAGTGCGGTTCCAACAGCAGTTGTTGCCCCATCTATTGCCAGAACTAATGCCGGGTCACTATGGCGTCCTATTCTTGAATTGGTACTGTAGTTAATATTGAGGGGGACTACACATCCCCCTCTAGGAGTTATCATGTTAGAAGCATTGGGTAGTGGCGGAGCTGTTAACAAAGCACCAAAGCCAATATTTCAACAAGTTTTACCAGCCGACTTCATTACTGCTTCCGCATTATCTACATTGGTCGGAGCCGGATCAATGGGCACACTGATGACCGATGGAGATAATACTCCTTGGTTGGTTATCAGAGAAAATACCAAAGTTTACGCAATCCCGCAGAAGCCTCTTAGACATTCTGTTCCTTATCGAACCATGCAAAGTGCCCAATTGTTGTATGGTAAAAACGTTACGATTAAAGGCGGGGTTTGGAAAGTAAGAGTATTTACTGGTGTGGATGGTGTTACCAGCGAGTGGATGCGAATCATGAGTGGGTTAGTTGCCGGTGGTAAGTTGTCTAATGGTGCAAACCCACCTATTCGCTGGGCTAACCTTACCTTTGATGATATTGGGTTAGGGTCTGCTACTAGCGGTACCAACGGGGTTAACAACTACATCCAAGAAACCTACAACCAGTACCAGTATTACACCCAGGGTACTAAGAACCAGCTGTTTTCGCTTTTTAATAATAACATGGACACGACATTTACTTCTAACGGTTGGCGCCCATTACTTGAGTGGGTATCTGGAACCCAGCCTTGGGTTTAATACACGGAGTTGATCCATGAGTACATTCACGCGGTTTAGTGCGGAAGAACAGTTGCGGTTTAACAAAACTGCTACTGCTTTTTACGGGAAGAACCTTTGGGACACACTTCCCGGTTTTCGTTATTACATTGGATCTGAAAACTCCAATGAGTACGTGGATGTAGAAACAGGCTTCTTGACTGATGGTGCTACCATCCCTCGCTTCCTGTGGTGGCTCCTGCCGCCAATTGATGAGTACAGTCAAGCGACGACACTCCATGACAAGCTGTGTCGCACCTACACTATCACACGAGTTGTGAACGGGTTACCTACAACGGTTCCGGTGACTCGTAAAAGGATTGACGAGATTCTGAAAGAAGCCATGGATGTATTGGAGGTAACCGCGTGGAAAAAGAAAGCAATTATGTTAGGTGTCAATACTAACAGGATTGTGCTCAACCCTACCACGCCAAAGACCCTTGCAGAAAGTATCAGCTGAAACAAAAAAATAGATATAAGCTAACCCTCTAGAGCCTAAGGCTCTAGAGGGTTATAGCTGCATGTTGTTAGCCAACTGCCTTAGTAAGAATGTTGGTTACTACGGAAAAAACTTTGTAAGACCATTTGCTTTCAGTTTTACATTGAGCTGTTACCCACTCAATGTTGACTTCCAGCTCTTTCATTTTTTCTTCAACCATGCTGACTTTAATCAACATGTACTCCGCACGGCCCACATTACTGTTTGCAGTTAACCGCGCTTCCTTGTAACGATCATTAACTTCAGCTTGCAGTAACCGGTGTTCACGCAGCATTGCGTTGATTACAGTGTCAAACTGAAACTCATTGTTAATAGTCATGTTGTAATTCCATTTAATTAATTAAAGACGATCTTAATACCGGTAATGCATTTAGACCAGTTTTGTGAACATGGAGAACGGTTGGCATTATCGAAATAACGACCACGAAATAATTCAATATCCAAAAGAACTACTGGTGGCTCTTCTTCAGGAGCACATTCTTTTGCAAAGAAAGCTTCCATGTCATCATCATCATCATCCCGACCGTCATCGTCACAGTCATCAAATGAATCATTAGGAAACTCATTATCGTAGTCAGCCTTATCACGGGCTACACGCTCCTGATGCTTTGGCAATGTAGTGCATGCCGTGCAGACGATTGTTGGCAGATCACCTTGCGCAGGGTAGTAATCGTAAGGAGTCCACGAGATGGAATCCTTAGTCTTTACAGTAAGTCTGCAATCATGACAACAAACTATTGTTTCCCGTGCCTCAAGTTTTATTTTGTCACGACACCCTTCGCAAACAATGTAGTGCCCAACTGGACCAAAGCTATCTTCTTCGTAGAAGTAGCCAACTGCTTTACTGTGGTCGTCATACGAGGTATGATCACAGAAATCAGAACTTTCCAGATGAGGAAACTTAGTTGTAGCGCGATAACCGGTTTGGTTAGCCATTCGATAATACTCCTTTATTAAAAACCTTTTGCGCGTTTGTGAACCACAGCGAGTGCTTCTTCCTCGCTTAGGCCATACATGTACATGCCTTGTGCAACGTGGGCTTCTATTTCCCAAGGCTGAGCAAAGTATTCAGATAGCGTTGTGTGAAGCTTGTAAACTTCACCCTCCCAGATGTAATGATCATCACGGGACACTAACCGACCTTCTTGCATCTGTCTTACATGGGTAAGCTCATGCACAAGAGTACCAACATAAATACGTTGCTGGCTGGCCTTAACAAGACGCTCCATGAGTGTAAACTCTTCATAGATGCGTTCTATGTTAACAAACATAGCGATCTCTGACTGGGTGCTGCCTTTTGGCAACCAATTGCAAACCCAGGCATTAAGATCAGACATGGCTTTAGCCTGAGGCATGTCATTATTAACAAGGATGACACGAATGTCATATGGCTTGACTAGGTCGTAACCTTCTTCGCCAAAGTAATCTACAAACAGCTCTTTATCGCAATTATCCAAAATCATAACAGTTCCTTAACTTAGTAATCAAATGATTTACTGTTGTTATCTACCCTAGTGATATAGGTCTGAGATGCTACAAAAATTAAAAGCATATATAAACTACCACTACCCGGTTAGGGGTAGTGGTAGTAACTAATGATTAGCCAATAACTGTTTTTACGTATTGTGCGTCACTAGGGTAACGTTCAAGCAACAGTTCTTTAGCCAAATTAATAGTCGGCTGATAAGAGCCTTTCCGACGATAATCTTCGTAGAACTCTTTAGCTAACTCAAATGCTGCTCTGACGTAGCAGTCATCTGTGTCAGACGCTTGAGTAAAATCATGATCTACCCATCGTTGAAAGTCTTTCCAACGCCCATGGATCACGTTTGCCAAGCATTCGATAAAACGACGGTGAGTCAGTAAAGCGGTCATGTCACGATTTACCGCTCGAAGTTCTCGTTCCAGTTTATTATGAATCGTGTTGGGGAGTGGATCAGACGAATGATAGTCTGAGATTACCACCAACTGGTTCAAGTTGTTAAAACTAACCTTGTCACCAGGAAAGGGAATATAGATCCCCTGCTCCCACAAATCCAAAGCAATTTGCTTGATAAGCATAAACTTAGTGCTAGGGCAGAAAACCCCGATCTCTTCCTTCATCAAAGCGGTTTGGATATGGAACGGACTAAGCTTAATTGATTTAAGCTCCAATTGCCGCACGATTTCCCACAACTTAAAATCTTTGCGAATACCCAGTAATTTACAAACCCGATGCATCATGTCGGCGTTATGTTCAGCTTGTGTAGACGGTCGCGTGTTACCCATAATAGTCACCCTGCAATGAAAGTGTGCGTTCAATGTAAAGATTGTCATCACCTACAGTAGATGACCCATCGTAGACTTCGGCAATGACTTGGTTAAGCACCTTGCCTAAAATAAACGTAAGGTATTTACGGCGCAGCCACTCACCAAACCCACGTTTATTTTCTATCATGTAGAGCATGGTCTCAATAGTAGTTCCTTTACTATCGGTGTACAGTTTGACAGTAGCCGACAAGTGGTGCTTGCCGCCATAATAAACCCGGAAAGTAGTAAACCCGCTTGAAGGGTCATTCTCAATGGCGGTAACTGTTTGTTTTACGTAATAGCTATTACATTTAGGCTGGAGTCTGGTGATAGCCATCAACGACTTGAAGAGTTCTTTGTTAACTGACATGGTTAGCCTTTAGTAAGAGAAGTAAGAATGGCGTTAGCTACTTCGGTACGAACGTTAATATTGTTTTTGGTATCGGGTAGATTGTTTTTGTAATCAGGATGACTGAACATATAGGCGTCAACCATGTCACGCATGATATTAGTTTTGGGGTCACCAATGTTGCGTTTAATAACGTGCTCTTCTTCAGTAGTGGTAATTTCTTCGTAAAGCTTTTTGAGCAGATCTTTGGCACTCCACTGACCGCTTGCCCAGTTAGAACCCCAGCTGTTATTTTCAGCGTGATACCAGACATCCAGGATAGCACTGTAGCTATTGAACAAGAGGTTGATCTTGTTCATTAAACCCGCTTCAGGAAAGATGCTGGAAGACATTGGCTGTTTAATTGGAAAGGCGATACCAGACCCAAAGTATTTGGACTTGGAGATAACCACAAGAGAGAACTTGTCCTTGAGCCCAAATTCGTCATCGTCAAAAGGAACGTAAATTTGATGTTTCTTCAACAGGTGACGAACCAGCTCCACGTAAATGTGCCAGCGCTTACTGTAAGTAATCGGCAAGCCGAACCCAAAAACAATTTCAAGGGAGGTCATCTTGCTGCTAAGACCGCGTTCTGAAGCAAGTCTTACGAGCATGGACCGGCTAGGGTTTTCTGGGAAATAGAGCGACTCACACAGACGTGGCAAGTGTGCTTTAAGACGAAACTCAGCCATGACCTCCTGAGACTCTTCTACGGTCTCTTTAACTACTGGCTGAAGATTGGCATCAACACCAGGGTAACGGCCCTCCAGCACTGCTATGCGCCGTGACATCCAGCGCAGACGGTCCTTGGCGATCTCACCCAACATGCTCTTGCAGACATAGTCGCCGTTGGTGCGATGCGCGTCAATCATCATTGCCGTGTCACGTTCGTCACTGATGGTAGACATCATCGAAAGTTTGTTAGCCAACTCATCGTCACTGAAAAGATGAGCACCAGCTAGATCTTCACGAGGAAGACCAACGTAACGTGGATGCGGATCTTCAAGACCGTCTTTCAACCAACGCATATCAACTACTTCTTTAACAGCCATGATATTCTTCCAAAAATAAAGTTAGGTATATTACTCTACCGCCTTTTTAGGGCGGTAGAGTAATTATTGCTTTTGCTGGACGTCAGCAGTTAGGCCTTTTTCTTGGCCTTTTGTTGTTGCGGCTTTTCAGCGACTTTCTTTTCTTTCACGGCCTTGACCGGTTCCGGCGCAACCAGCGCTTCTTTCAGACGGTCGTCAGTAAATGCACGACCGACACCGCGACCAGTAGGCAGTAGCACTGCTGGAACTTCTTCAGTTTCGCGCTGGGCTTTCTTGGCCTTGTTACCACCCTTGACGAGCAGTTGACCCAGGCTTACTACGCCGAGCGAGGTGTTGCGCTTTTCGTTGGCATTGGTCCACAGCTTGCAGCCACGGTTGACCTGCTGACGAGGGAATTCACCCAGGTTGATGTCGTAGCAGAAACCGCCGACCGACAGGATGTTTTCAGAAGGTTTGCCCGGCGAGAAGTACAGCTTGCTTGGAACGAACTGGCGAGTGATGTTCAGAGTGTGACCGTTGATGATGGTCGGTTCGGTGAACACAGCGCCCAACAGGTGTTCCCAGAAGTCTGGGTACATGGCGATGTTGGAATCGAAGGCGCGCGGACCGGCGTTGATACGGTTGAAGAAGTACGCAGCGATCACGTCTTCTGGGGTGCCGTAAGAACCTTCGATACGGAAGTTCCAGATCTTTGGACCCAGGCCGACGATGAAGAACGTTGCAGCGGTAGTAACGATGAAAGCCATGCGGAACGCGCTGTCAGCGGATGGGTGGGTCTGCTCGAAGCGACCGTAGCACGAGATGTGCCCTTCCAGTTCCAGCTTGTGGGTGGTCTTTTTGTCAGCAACGGCGCTGGAGGTGTAACGGGTCAGATCGCCATTGTTAACAACGATGGAGCGAACGCCGAACTCTTTGAAATCTTCGGAGGTGAAACCGACCTCGGACAGTTGGAGACCGTTGGAAGCGAACACAGCCAGTTTCAGGGCTTTCTTGGAGGACACTGCGAATTTAACTTGAGCGTTCATAGCTGGTACCTATTCATAAAGGAAGGATTGTGTTGCGTTAAAACTAAGGACTGTTATTTGTCCTTAGGTATTGTGTTTGGTGTAAAAACTTATTTATCGCATACGACCATGGTGCTGTTGAAAACGGCGGGCCTGATCGACAAACTCATCAGCACACTGTGCATCTACCCGGTTGAGTTCAATGAGATCGCCGCTAGAGGCAACGATCATAATGATAGCCTCAAAATGAGGCCCAGAAGGCAACCGCCGAGCGATAGTGAATCGAGCTACGGAACCACCCAGATTTTTGTAGATCAGCAGTTCCCAGGAATTGACTTCTGTGTCTGCCGGGACATGCTTGCGCCACAGATCACGATCAGTGTTCATTTCTGCCAGGCGACCGGCGGCAACCATGAGCAGTGAGGTGGTGCTGGACGAATGGTTGCCGAAGTGGGCCATATGAGACAATGCCTCGGCCAACTTCAGGTTATCGTGGGAATACATGCCACGATCATGTTCGACCTGTTTACCGCGCCCGATCAGTTCGGCAGCGCTCTGATCACCAACTGGCAGCTCCCACACTTTAGCAGCAATGGGTTCCTCCATGTTGCGAGGTTCCTCACGACGAGCTTCACTTTTTTCAACTGCCATAACCGCACTCCTAATAAAAACTTCATTGTTTACTCACCCTAGTAATGTAGACGTGAGTTATTGTTTAAGTTAACTACCCCGAAGGCTAAGTCAAATGTCGTACCTTAATGTTAGCCGGCCCCACACTTTCCAACGGATTTTTAGGATCGTTGAATGGGTGGATAAACATAATCGGTGAATCGTTTGTATTAAGGATACGTACTCGACCAACAAAGTTAACGCGCACCGGATCAAGTACACAGGTCTCCTCAGTTACGCATGCGTCCCAAACAAACTTCTTGGCGGTAAGCTCTTCTGGAGTAACAATGCGCTCGGTTCCTTTAAAGACAGGTTGGAACACATTGTACTCCATGTAGGGGTATTTCTTTTCCTTAAAGAACTTGGCCACGTTTGGATACACCGCACGGAAGCACTGCTCGATGGTAGGGCTGAAAGAAATACGAGGTAGACTTGGCTCAGGGTAAGGCCAGCTAGGGTCACCAACAACACCAGGAGAACTCTCCTCGCTATGATCCAACCCTGCTGGGTCATCAGGCAGCCAGATGCCGGCTGCTTTATGATCTTTAAACGAGAGGTGGAACAATATCCCCACCCCTGGTTTTGCGGTTATTGTTTTGAGATCAGTTAACTTACTCATGAAGGCCCTCGTCTTCGACACGTTTGATAAACTCTTCAACCGCATCATTCAGTTTAGTAAATTCTTCCGTAACACCGAGACTACCATCTCCCCAGACACTGACAACCATAGAACGCATTTCACCTTTAGCGCGTTCCCAGGCCATGTGACGCATGGTGCGGATTTCACGAGAATCATTATTAGCCATGGTTAACGTCCTGAATGAGAGTTGCCTGTGTAAAACAACATACGTTCTTGGTCTTGATGACCGATAGTCCCTACGTTGACATGAGGGAAACGATCTTTGAAGGCTGGGCGATAGTTGGAACGAGACATCCCCATTTCCCACATAGCTTTTTCAACCCACTCCTTGCGCTTATGGTTACGCGGTACCGGGTCTTTCAGATAACCCTCTTTATCCCGAGGTTGTTTCAGGTCATCTCTGTAAATTTCTGTAATACTGTCGTAATAATCGTAAACACCAAACTCACCACCAAAAGCTTGGTAATCTGGAAACCTTTTCCAGTCCTTAACAACAAACCCGGCAACCCACAACTCATGTCCCCATACTTGTGCATAAGGACTTTCCTTGGTGTGATCTACAATCCGAGTACTTGTTTCATAAAGATAAGGGTTGGTTAAGAATCTTGGTTTATTTGTAAAATGCGTGGTAAATGGTTTTTGTTTCTCGTAACCTCCTGACCCATCCAGTTTTTGTTTGTAGTGGTTCATAGTAAAAATTGGTGGCATTTCTTTAGCAAATGGGCTTTGTTTTATATGTAACTTTAAATGCCCGTATTGTTTCTGAATGGTCGCTTCTAAATCAAAAGCAGTCTCTTCGTAACTAATACGACCAACCCTTAACTCAGGTGCTACGAATGCATTATGACTAATAAACTCACCACGACGGAACCCACCGCCTGGCATCATCAGCCCACGGGCAGGCAAACCGCCAAAGTAGCCCAAAGAACCAATAGCTGTCATTGCTGGACCGCGCACAGCAGGATCTTTACGACGAATAGCATAAACCCGTTCCAGATGTTCTTTGAACTGTTGGTCGTTCAGATCAGGGCGGATCAAAGCATCCAAACGCGCCAGTGTTTCAGGATCGCTTTCGTAAGGGTGGAATGGTAACATTGACTTATCGGCAGAACGGGATTCTTTATCGACCAAATCGTCAGCCAACTGGGACAACCCTTCTTCGTAACCTTTATAATCAAATGGTGTGCTATCGTCATCGCGTTTCATGGTATTTCTCCTAAAAATAAAAAGGACCAGCGAATGCCAGCCCTTTTACAACAATTAATTAAACGATCTTGGAAGAAGGAGCGTCACCCAAACGAAGCGTATCCAATGGGTGAGTTTTAAGATCTGAGTGGAATGCTGGTTTGCCGAAGGGAAGCATTTTAACGGAAGTGCTGTTAAACCCTTCTTTAATAACCTGGAAATAAACAAACTCTTTCCGCCACTTACAAGCCAAAGTCCAGTCAAACTTGAGACCGCAGGTACTGAACAACCATTCTTCTACAACGGTGTTGATAATTCCACCAACCACGCCGGTGGTTAATTTGTCGTCAGTAAAGTACGCCTTGGCCAGGTTTTCCAAAGCTTTATCCACACTCAGAGTAACCCCTTTAATGCGGTAGGTGTATTTACGGGAGCCGTTAACCCACAGATATACCGTTTCATTTTCATTAGAAACGATAACTGTTTTAACATTGCTTTCGCCATGGCAGATGCCAAAGAACTTAACATCGTGGGCGAGGCGGTGGTTAAAGGAAAAGGAAGGAACTTCACTTTCCGCCGAAACTGGCATCAGGGTTTCTTTACACAACCGCGCAGATTTAGCTGGAACAAAGTAAGCAACGTTGGCACGCAGTTCAAAGGATTTAGTAATCATAACGGCATTCCTAGGTAAAATTTAAGAGTTGAGTTGCTGTTTTTCCGCAATGTCTCTAAGGACATGAATTGCAGCCGGTGCTCTTTCAAGAAGACCAACTAGCAACATTGTTGCTTTAGGGATGGGTGCGTAGCACGTTTCATAACGAGCAATGTCACTATTACCACGCCCAATCAATGTACTGAATTCTTCTTGTGACATGTGAAGCGACTGACGAACACGACGCATTAACTCGGCATGTTCTTTTACAATAGGACGCGCTGGGGTATGAGCCATGCCTTCTCCATAAGTAAACGTACCGGACTAACCGGTACGTTTACTGTGCTATTTAGCGGATACCGACTTTGAGATACTGGAAGATCTCATTGTTTGGCTGGATACCAAACTTGTCCGCATCGTCGGGGGTATCAATGGCCTGCACACGGCCGGACTTGTCGAGATAGAGGACAACGTCACCACGTCCCAGGTGGAGTGTTACAAACTCGGGTGGGGTGTTCAGGGAAAACACACCGTCAAGATCGAAGACGACCATGAACTCTTGCCACACTCGATCGGTAACGTCCCATACCCGCCAGCCTTCTTTGAACTTCTCAAACTCCACAGCACGCTCAGGAGAAGGAATAAAGCGTACGTTAACGTCTGTACCCATAACACTTGGGCCACCAAAAGGAACCACAGTTACTACTGTGTCCTCGGTTACCTTTAATGAATTTTTCAGTGCCTCAACAAGCTGACCGCAAGTACCTTCCATAATGCTTTCATGTTTACTGTTAAAAGTAAACGAACCATCCTCGAGCATAAACTGCCCGGTACCACTGGCGGGATGAAACATGAACGCACCAGGAATGTGTTGCATACCACCGCCCAAAGTAGGGCGCATGTTGAGATTAGCCGGCGCTGCCACGACTTCAAGCCGCCCCACAGGAGTCAACAAAGGGTTACCACCAAATGCGGTGTCATTGCTAAAATCCATTTTAGCTTTGTTGTTTACGGCAGTAGCGTCGAGGTTGATGTTGATGTGCATTGACATGTTCCTTAATAATGAAGGGTTGTGTAACTGTGTGCTGTTAGTGGCAGAATGCCTTGTATGAAACCGGGGAAGCTTTGCCACGACCACCAACAAACCAATACAGGTCAGTTGGTTTCAGAATTGGATTGCCGAATTCACCTTTGGCAAAGTCCATACGCCAAGGTTTGTTATCTTTAGGGTCCACGCCCAGGATGATGATGTCATCACCGGTAAGTTTGAGTTTGGTAACTTCGGTGATCGACGTTTTGTCAATCTGTTGGAAACCGAAGAGTTCTTTGTACGAGTAACTTTGGAAACGTTCTGCCGTGAGGCGGTCATCACCATATGGAACTGTGCATTCCGAGATGATGGTGTTGCGACCGGAAGTAACCATCATGCGACCAAAGTAAATGGTCAACGCAATGATTGCCACCAGGGAACAGAATACGACACCCATGTTGATACGGCGTTGTACGACACGACGACGTTCAGCAGCGCGGGTTTTGCGAAGTACTGCCAGGCAGATAATACCCGGATCATTCGACAGGTCTTGCGAATCGTCTAGCTGTTCTACCCGCTCAGACAAATGTTCAATCGCTGTATCGATGTCAGCGGCGGCGGATTGCATTGCACGATGGATAGACATTTGACGATTGTTTTCAGGACTGCCTGGACGAGGAGGGATGTTTAACGGATGGTTGTCGTCAGTTAAGAATCGACGCATAGCCGGATGGTTTACATTTTGGCCTTCATCACGAGGCCAGTTGCCTTCCGGCTGAACACCAACAGGACGATCACCATCATGATCTTTTGCAAGGAATGCACGTTCTTCCTCGACATAGACCATAACCACCAATTGAGTAGCCACCATGCGCAACAACTCATTACTTTCCTGAAACCATTCTTTTAGAATAATTTCAAAGGTTGAACCAGTGTGGCTTACATCACCACCACCCCAGATCGTTATGAGCATTTCGCGAATGGCGTCTTGAGTACTTACGGAAATATCCCACGGGACAGTAACCTTAAGCGAATTACCGACATGGGTAACACCAACCGGCGACAAAGCACCCAATGAAATGGTTTTGTTATTTTGGATAAGCGCGCAGTCAACACAACCGATACTTCCAAGAAGATGCGCAGCCAAAGCAAACCCACTTGAAAATACACCTTGATCGATAGGGAGATTTTCAGAGGTTACCGCCAGAATGAAAACGCCTTCTGGTTTTTCTGTCAACGTGGTGCCGTCATTTACAGCGGCTTGACAAAACATTACCAAAGAATCACGGGTAAAACGACGCATACTGTACTTCCTTCTGTTAAGTAATTGTTAATACCACTAGCCCGCAAAGGCTAGTGGTATTAGAGTTGGTACATCAGACGGTCAAACGCGACCGGTTAAACGGTAAGCTGTAGCGACGATCAGGATTACGCACATCCCTGAAATAGAGAATAGCGTGTCCGGTCTCTGGCGAGAAATCTCGATTGATACTAAGCGAGTATTCCCCATTGTCTATGTGCACCACAATGTGAGGGCGCAAGGTAGTCAATACATAGTTGATGATGGGCAAATATTCGCCATCAAAAAAGTCCTCAATAACCTGTGTCGTCTTTGAACTAACCTGGCACCCAGTAAGTTCTTTGCGACTAAGGTTTCCCGCTCCAGCCAGCGCTAGTTCAGCCAACAGAGGTGTAACGTCAACGTTGTTCAGCATGCGCCTGGTTGGTGTTTGTGGATCGTTGATAATTTCCACCAGACAGTCCATGCCGAAAAGGAACTCACGTATCAGATACTTGGAATCCTTACCGAAAATAGTGACCAGCTCCGCGGTAAATTTCGGAGTAAGTACATGGTCAAAGTAATTCTGAAAAAGTTTACCTAGAGGGGGTTTTTTGGCAGTATGATTCTCCATGGTGTTACCTCATTAAGGGGAGAGTACCTAAGGGTATTACTTTACACTGTAATAATGTAGACTTGATTACTTATGTAAGTTAACTAACCAATCCTTAGGTCCTTGGCAAAGTAGGAAAGCTGGGTGGAGTCTTTCCAGAAAGAACGGCAATCGCAAAGTGCGTTTGGTTTTCAATTCAATAAAGTCCAGCACACCAAACATTGGGTGAGGAGTGAGTACCGACAGGTTGAAGATGTAGGTATTCCCCGACATTACAACTGCCACACGGCCCTTGCTATTGGCGTGAAGCAAGCGGAAGATAACGGTGAAGTAATTGTGGTGAAAGAATTCTTCCAGCAACTTGATAGTTGGGCTACCAACTGATTTGATTTTCCAGTTAGTAGGGTCTTTGGGGTTTGGACGACTGTTGAAATGGTTATGTACAGATGGCTTGCCACCAAGAGTATCCGGAGTTTCCAGAATACGCTTATCACGGAAATGTGAAGTCGCCATGATGTCAGTGAGTGTATCAATGGCGTAAAGCAACTCTGCACGGTCTGCACGGGTCATAGGAGACCCGGTAAAGAAACTATTGGTCTTTGCATCAAGACACGAGTCATGACGGTCGTAACGCTCTTTAAAGGTTTCGAACGTTTCTTCTTTAGGGCTATCCCGTTCAACAAGAGCAAGTAGCTCACCAAGACCTGGTTGTGGCATTTTCAAAACAGAACTAAACTTTTTCATGTAATTGTCCCAATGCTGTGTTATGTTAATAAGTTGACGGTACAGTTATAAAACGATATTGCAGACATAACCCCTACCCACTCTTGCGAGGGGGTAGGGGGTAACCTTTAAGCTACAGGTTCTGCACCGGCCAGTTGACCGTAGTCGGTGTCAGGGATTTCCAACATTGGGATTACAGCTTCGACCCAAGTCAGAGTACCGTTGTAAGTAGTACCGGCAATGGCAACAGTAGTGCCACCTTCTGGTACAGTGTAACCATCGTTCTCGTACTGCATTGCTGCGGTCAGAACGGTGCCTACAGCGGCAGCCACATCGGCGGTTTCGATACCTTCTGGAATTACAACACCAGCGGTAGGAACACCTTCGCCGTCCAGGTAGACGTAAACACCGGCTACCGTTTGTTCGGCCAGAGCTGCTTCGTCAGCCAGAGGAGCACCTGGGTTTTTCAGGGTCCACAGGTTGAGGTCAGTAGCCGCGTTGGCTGCAGTCCAGGACTGGTTAACACCGCGGAAGCGACGAGTAGCCGACGCAACCGAAGCGTTAAAACGGTTGGGTTGAGCCAACGCAGTGATCGACGTGATTGCTACGTCAGGAAAGGTCAAACCGGTAAAGTACGCGAGACTGGTCGCGTCATCTTTGTAACGGTTCAGGTTAAAAGCAAGGAAACGTTCAAAGAACAGTTCCAAATGTTTCTTAGCAGCCATACCCACCTCGTCAGTATCTTAAAACCCTGGCACAATACCTGGGTATAAGATCCTGACGAGGTTTATTAAGTTAGTGTGTGCTAACAGCAAACAGCTTGCTGGTGATCAACACTGAACTCAGGTTAGCCAGGATTTTGGCAGTTTGCATACCGCCTTTCAACGCTACAACCGAAGCATGTGCTGTGTCGTAGATACCCAGATCTTCAGGGTAACCAATTTCCCCGTTTGCCAGGTTCACTACGGTAAGGTCACCTTTCAACAGTTCCTTAACGTCAGCGGTCAGACGTTCGTATTGCATTTCACACACTTCGACAATGTGTTCTAAAATGTTGAGCTTGTTTTGGTCTTTTTCGTTGTAGTATTGGGCAACCACTGTTCGGCAAGCCTTAATCAGGCTAGTGCCAACCCCAGGCAAGATGCCGTTAGTAAGCGCACTCTTAACAGCTTTGATAACGTCCTCAAAGCGGTCTTTACGCTCTTTAACGTCAGCCTCGGTCTCACCGCCAACCCAGATGGTGATAACTTCACCAGAGAGGTTACGAACACGCTCCTCATCAAAACGAGCACGACGACCAAACCGAGTAGCCCCGTCATAATTACCCAGGGCTTCTTTAATGAGGTCAATACGAGTTTTGATACGCGCTGTTGCCGCAGCATTTGGAGTAAAGACAGAACGGCCAACGCCGACGACCAATGGAGTTTCCGTTACCAGCATATTTCTAACGCCACTAACTTGTTCCAGAGCCGACCAAGATGGGACACCAAAGATAGCCGAGAGATCCTGCATGATCATGCTACCAACTGAACCGCCAGTACCATTAACCCGGCAGCCAATCATGCTCCTGGATGCACGTACGTTGTCAGGATGTTTGTTAAAGCCTACTATGAAACTATCCATGGAAGTTTCGATGGAACGACAGATCAGAACAAACACAACATCAGACGCCTCAACAGGTTTAACGGACATAAGCTGTCCCATCAACGCACTCAAACGTTCACCATCAGAATTACGAATGGAGTCATCCAGAATAATTGGGATGTATCGGTTGAGTGTACGCTTACCGCCGCTTGGCCCAGAATAAAGAGCTGAGTTGCTGTACTCCATGTTGATAGTAAGTCCGTTACCACGAACAATCTTGTCGGTATCTTCAACACCGTTAATCAGATCAAACGAAGGGAACGAATTAGGATTAGCACGATACTGGTCAATGACAATCTGGCTCAACCCTTCATCATTGTTAGACGAAGTAAGAGCCAGTTTGAAAAGCCGATCATCATTAACATCAATAATGATTGCCTGCTCACGCAAAGAGTGAATCAACTTTTCGCCAACTTCTTCGATAAACCGTTGGTCGCGATAGGTTGGATACCCACGGAACAGATTGTAGAACGCCGAAGTCAGCATGATGGTAGTGGTGGTGCCGTCACCACATTCTTCATCAGTCTTGATTGGTGCTTGAGTCATGATCTTGTTGACCACTTCTTCACGCGGGTCGTTGAATGTAATTGCACGAGCAACGGTTACGCCATCTTTGGTAACCTTAGTGCTGTTACCGGTGGTGAGTACTGCCAGACGACCGTTAGGACCCATCGTGGCGGTTACAGCCTGGTCTACAGTCTCGACCACTTTGGTTACCATTGTTCTTACATCAGCGTCCAGAGTAATGAACTGAACGGCACCATTTTTAACTTCCGACATAACTGTATCTCCACAAAATTAATGTACCTAATGTACACAGTAGTAATATAGGTTTGATTTATTCTAGTTATTTGTCAAACACTTCACGTTCAAAGAACTTACGGGTTTGGTGAATGGCTTTAATAGCCTTATCAACACCAGCAATCAACTCGCTAATATCTTTAACTTCTTTAAGAGCTTTTCCATCGTTGTACTCTTTAGAGTTAAAGTAGATGGCATTCACCCGCTGACAATCTGCAATGCGTAAGCTACCCTGACCGTCTTCAGTAAGGTCATAAGCCACATAGCCACCGTATGCGCTAGTCTCGGGATTTAGCCACTCACGCCGAGTTACAGGGCCATCCACGCCAGGTTTGGCATAACGCTTGCGCCATTCCTTATTAGCCTCTTCTAATACTTCTTTAAGGAGAGTTAACTTCTTCTCTAGAAGCACTAGCCCAATGTCTTCGTTATTAGTGTGCAGTGTAATCCGCACAAGAGTAAAGAGAGTAAAGCTACCATTCCAGTTATAACGGTATAACTCTGGTTCGCCTTTCTTGCGAGTAGCCTGTGGTTCTAGCCACGGGTTAACCCACATTGAGTATGCATAAAAACTAAGATCGGGAATAAACGTTGCATTAATAAAAGATTTACTAAGTACTGAAATACGATCAAACAGAATCGTGCCAGTTTCTGGATAATCCATGGGCGGTCCTAAAAGAAAATAAATGAGGTTGTGTAAACCCTCCACCTGTTAAAGTGGAGGGTTTACTTAGTGGTTACTTGGCAACAACCAAAGCCCAGTGGTTACCGTCAACGATCATGAAGTGGGAATCAGCGTCAACGCGGCCGATGCCTTCAGTTGCATGAACTTCGATTTTACCACCCAGGTTGAACGCATCAGTGACTTTGCCCAGTTTGTGGACTTTACCAAGGTTGTCCTGGACAACAATGTTGAGCCCTTGTTCGGACTTGATTTGTTCACGGATGCCGCCAAAGACTTCGTTGCGGATCTTCTGTTTAACTTTTACCTGAGCCATGATGTTTCCTTATGTATAAATTTTTTGTTAGACGATATGTCGTTTGACGATTTCCAGCAGCGTATTATAGCTGCCAGGTGGAAAGGTGTACGTTGGGGTAGCTTTGGTCAAATCAATTTCACCCAGATCCTCAACACTATCCAGGATAAAAACTCGAATACTTTGATTGTGCGGTGCCGCGATCACAATGAAAGATTCGTCAGTGGTGCGGTTTTCAATAATCGAATACACCGCACCAAGTACATGGGAAATAGTAACACGCAGCGCCTTGGCCTCGAATACACCAAACGAAGTGGTCTTGGCAAAAGTTTGATTGTTCCAGGCGTCAGCGTGAACTATTTTCCGGACAATCCGATCCAAATACTCTGGATCATCAGCAGTGGGAACGGCCGGTTCCGAGAAAATGCGAGGAGCCAGTTCAGGCAGACCTTTTGCAGCTGGGCAGTATTTAACAATTTGCTGAAGAAACGTCCCCAGGAAATCCAGGACTTGAACAATTGGTTCTTCAGCGATAGAACCGTTAATGGCCTCGCTGCCAGTTTTGTAAACGTAGCCGCCAGGGGTCTTGATTACGGCAAAGAACATAGCACCGATGTAACCGTGGCCGTAGGCACAACCACCAGTGAACTGAAAGCTGATGTTGGTCTCCAGGCCGTAGGAATCACCCTGAAGAACGCGCTTGGAAAGAAAACGACTAGGGTCTTTTTCATTACGTGGATCGTTAATGTAATTGAAAAAGTTCATGAACACATTGTTTGTATCGGTCATGACAAAGTACTCTTCTGTTAAGTTAGGTAGCTACTGCTTTACAATTTGCAGACTAGCCAAGTTTTCCGGTTTGAGGTTCTCAAAGATGAGCCTTCGAGAACCAGCCACTGATAATTCAAAATCGATGTTGTAGGGTCTGGTAGACAATGGAACGTATAGAACAGTTTCTTCAACCACTTCGGTTCCATCGTTAGCACGATAACACCACATCACCTCACAAGGTTTAATATGGTCGGTATAAACGGTACCGTCTTTATCATGCGCACGAACCGCATGCGCCGCAGCAAGCTTTTGGAAGTGGCAAACTTGCTTTACAAAATGTTCATGGGCTGGGTCGTCCACTGGAAGACTTTCCAATATAGAAAGCGCGTCTTTTAGACACATTACTGCATTCGCGTAGTCCATTGCTCCAGCACCGAGACTGTTTACCAACAATCCGGCTTTCCACACATCCTGCCGCAAGAGCAATTCTGCCCGAGTTTCTTCTTTAGACATACAAACTCCAATAAAAAATAAGAGGACAGGACGCCCTCTTATTAATTGTTACGCGGTGCGTGACTTAGCTTTATCCCAAGCCCGTGCTTTGTTAGCACATACTTCGATCAGGTCTTGCATCTTGATGGTCTCAAGATCTTTCAAATGCTGTTGGAAAGCCCCAATGATTGCGTTGACCTGTTTAACCAGATCAGCACCACGAATATCCAGGCCGTTAAGTTTACGACCAAACAACTCCATGATCATAGTTGTTTTGCCATTGCCCTTTTTCTTGGACCCGTACACGTAGATAGGGTCTTCGTTATCACAGAAGTGTGAAAAGGTTTCAGTAGTTGGCTTTCGTGCCCACGCTAAGAAACTTTCCAACCCATCAATAATGGACAGCACTTCGTCGCCATGTTTGCTAAGCATCTGGTAGACCATGTGAGGATCAAACTTCTCACAGTCCAGATTTGCACTCACATCGACAGAACCATGTTTACCAAAGTCCACAGTGGCACGCACGTTGATGTTGCTGGAAAGGCTAACAGTAGCCCCAGAACGAAAGACAACGTTACGACCAGTGAACTCAGGGAACAGAAAACGGTTAGCGATCAAAGTAGACATGGTATTTCCTTAATTGCCAAAAGGCTAATTGTTGGGTTGTTGTATGTTAGGAAAACAGGATCGAGTTGTAGCCAAAGCTAGCGGCGACCATCTCAATGAGAAGGAACACAACTACCAGAATAAGCACCGCTGCCAAAGAGCAGAGTATCTTGAGGCCACGCTCGTAGAAGTGAGAGAGATCTGTACGCTCTAGTTCTCTTTCTTGGACACGCACAATCGCGACCAAGAGAACCAGAACAACCAGAAGCATTGCCATGAACTTGTTTTGTGTAAAGCCGCCGCTGAGCATAAATATTCCTCCGTGATTAATTTTGGTTTACTACTCACCGGAGTAATATAGATCCAAGCTTTTCCAAAAGTTAATCAGAAATTGTTATGGTACATTGTTGTATAAATGGGTCCCTCTTGTTCAAGGACAAACCCGAGTTTGAGATAGAGACGCAAAGCGTTGAGGTTAAAATTAACCACTGTAAGCTTTAAACGATCTTTAAAAATCTCCATATGGTTACGGATCAAATAACTAGCAATACCCAAACCACGACAATCCTCACGAACAAACAATGCCGAAACAACGTTAGGCTCATCTACGGTCATGAATGCAACCGGGGTAATACCAAAATAAACCACGTACGTCCACTTGGCTTTCTTAGCACACATTACCCAATAAGTTTTAAGCTTGGGCATGTCGTCACGAGAATCTGCCGCCGAATGTTTCAGAGAGTCATTAGGAGCACCATTTTCAATAAACGTAAGGTCGCTACGTGTAAGCTCCATCCACAGTTCCATTACGTCCGTGGAAACTTTTGTAGGCACGCACTGGTGAGCGTACATCTTGAGCTTACCAAAGTGGTGAAGCTGTAAATCATTCTGCATTGGTGAGTTCCTTACGGGCAAGCACCAGAAGTGATTCCAGTTCCTTCAAGGTGTAATGCCCGTCTACCACAGCGTGATCACCGCGGAAATCAATGTAGCTTTTGTCGGCCCCGTCAACGATGTTGTTGTGATATTCCATGTTAACCGGAGTAGTCGCTATTGATTCAGCAAAACCTGTAGCCCATGGTGACGCGGTCATGGTTACATCAAATCCAGTGCGGGTGGCCAGCTTAAGCAGCTCAGGATGATCCCCGCCCCATCTTGATACAAACTGTTGGTGCTCGTCCTTACGGAATTTCTTAAACTCCATAATGAGATTTGTTGCGATGCGCTGTTTGCGATACGGGGGGTCTACATACACCTCGAGTACTCGGTTACCAGCACAAATTACGTAGCCAACATATTCATTAGAAGTCGACAAAGAAGCATCAAAGGCAAGACCGATGTAATCCACACCAGTGTCAAGAATAGAAGAAAACTCTGCTATTCGCACGCCGTCACCAACGATATACGGAATATTGTAAAGTTTGCTAAATAGCGCAATAAACTTTTCAAATACGTGCTTGTAGAAAGTGGGGGAAAACTCTTTACCTGCTTCAGCTTTATGGTTGCGTTCAAAATCACGATACATAATAGTCATGTTAGTCATCCTCCTTCTCAAGTTCTTGTTCTGCCAGTTCAACAATCGCCCTTAACTCATTAAGGGTATACCGCCCATCCACAATTGCGTGTGTTCCGCGAAATTCGAGAAGACCCTGGTTACCCGACAGCACAACTCTTGGACTTGGTTGTTTGGGGGTGATGTAGTTACGTTGGAAATCCAACATGAACTCACCTACTTTACGATTCAACCCACCTTTAGCAATAAACATGTGCGTACAGCGAACATTAGAGCTATAAACATAACCAAGCATTTTGTTTTCTTTATCTGTCGCTATAATGATCCACTCTACTCCACCGCTAATCAGTTGTTGCCAAATTGCATCTGTGGGTTCAATGATCCGATGAGTACGATAGGCTATGTTTTGGCAATACAGTTCCAAAAAACCTGGTTTGATCTTCTCATGGAACTCTGCGCTAAAATCGCTTGTAAGCGCATCCAGCATGCGATTGTGTTCATACCGCGTAACAGTAATACCCATAAATAAAAAATCCTTAAAGAGGTGGTGAGTGGGTAGCAACGCTACCCACCCTACAGGTTAGTGTTTGGTGCAGCCGGCCAAAACAATACCACGGTTAATTGGAGACATTGGCGGCTTGGTGCGGTCGCCCATGTAGATCAGGAAATACAGATTGCCATTAGGGGCAAACTTTTTGAACATCATGTCGATCGCATTACCAGAAATTCCGGTAATAGCACCACCGACAGGGATACTTAGTTTCAACTCATCCGTGAAGAGGATGTTCTTCTCCACAGTAAACATGTACTTGGTTTGGGTGATAGTGGTTTCCAGTTCTACTACCGGGTTATCGGTAACAAAACCGTTTTCACCATCGACGACGTTGTCGGTGTACTTGGTGCAGGTGTAACTGGTGTCGACTTTGGCATCCTCAATATAAGGAGCTTGGTAAACGGAACCAAAACAGATAGCGGGTACCAACAGTGCGAGTGCCAAAGATGCTTGTTTAAACATGGTGTACTCCTAATGGTAACTTCTTATTAGCGATTAAAATTGAATTCGGGACGACTCACCCCAAGTATTTTTAATACGGGGTCTTCGCCTTTACCGAAGGGAGGAGACTTGCGGTTAATGCTGAATTGCTTATCTTCCAACTTGGCAAACCCACGGTTTAAAGCCACCACTCGCGGCGCACCGGTTTGCCGCATATGCCACAATACCCAGTCGTTAGACAAGAGGTTATCAAAACCTCCGGTCAACTTAGGTTCTAGATCCAGCGCAAGTTTAATACGATTAAGTACTAACGTTGCATTAGGTCCCAGAACATTGCTGATGGGTTTAAGGGCAAGCGCTGGCCTTTTTACAAGACGATCGGGTCCTTCATCCCCATGAAAATCAGCCATGTTAGTTACCCCTTGTTTTTTGGATTTTCATAAGACAGGGTGTTTGCGTACTTTTCGGCAGCAGTCTCATGATTACTCTTAAGCAGGTTGTAATTTTTCATGATTACTTCCCGCATGATGGTGTTGCCATTCTGGGTACAGACATAAATAGCCTGGTTACCAGCAGAGTCGTGAGCGATATGTAGCACACGGTTGTCACTGGTAACGTGTGTACGATGATAAACGTCGCCCTCCATAAGAGCAGGAATGGTGACGTTGAAGCCTTCTGGGGCTTCTTTACCGCTCAGTGAATTCCAGAGAGAACGCGGGCCGGTCAGGGCTTCTGGAAGTTTAAAGCACGGACTGTCGTTAATAACGATTTCCGCACGGTTACCTTCTTTGTCCAACGGCATTTGGTCATCAGGAATTACTGTGCAGATAACCCCACGATCACCGTGCATATCGGTGAGTTTGTAAGGATACTTGTGTTCGCCCAAAGCAGCGCGACCTTTGTCAGTAAGACATTGTGAAGTCAAACAGTCGTGATCAAGTAATGCAAGATCCAGACCTTCACCACGAATGTCCATTTGTTCTTGTTGACCTGGATGAATCAGACCGGCAGTTTCTGCATTGGCCTTTGCATTCATTGCGTCGTAAATGAGTTGATCCGCTCCAGGCATGACACCTTCAAAATCAGCGTTCATCCCCTTTACATGTCGGTGTGGGGTAATTGCATATGACACACCGCCAATCGATACCCAATCGCCAGTGATATGAATACCACAAAAGCCCCAAAAGGACTTTACCACTTTGCGCATATGACCTTGCATTTGGTCAATGCCCAAAACAATGGACGCACGATCTTCCGCAGAGGCCTGATTCCAGAAGTCCATAACAAACTTTTGGATTGCTTCGTTACCTTCAACGTCAGCCAAGTCTTTGATGAAATCAAAAATGTTCATGGTGTTACCTCATTAATTAAATTTAGGCAGCAGCTTTACAGATGCCACGCTTGACAGGTTGTTTGTTGATACGGAGCATTGCAGCCATTACAGCACGATTGTAGGTTGCGTTAAACGCGGCTTGGTACCACTCAACCCATTTAACGTTGATTGCGCTTGGATCACCATCACAGCTTACTACAAGAGCAGGCTCACTAGTGAGGGTGTGGTTCTTCTTGATGCAAGTTTTCATTTGGTTTATCTTCCATGGTGAACAACCCCAGCCGATCTTTCAGCAGGGATGGTTTATTTTTGGTGCTCGGCAGCGCAGGAACACTGGTGTCGAGTTGTTTAAGAAATTTGTGGACATTCCGGCCAGCGTCCAATTCAAAGTTACCAAACCCAATGGTCAGATACTCATCAGACGTCAAGCCCAACTTGATGCTACCCTCTGCGAACACGGCCGCGAGCAATCGTGCACCTAAACTATCATTAACGTACATAGTCACCACCATACTGTCTTGTGCGCTTCTGGAAGTACTTTACCTTCTGCCTTTTCTTTAATACGTCTTTTGCACGTATTCAAAGCAATGTTAGAAGATACCCTTTTACGAATACGATACCATTTTTGCCAAAGAGGATTTGGCTTGCCAGACGTAGTTTCCAATTCTGGCTCAGGCAAGATAGCAATTCTTTCACAAAAAGCACGATGTGCTGATGTGGGAGTTGCCTTATGTAAGGCGGTGTACCACTCGGTCCAGGCAGATTGATTAAATCCACCCTCTTCCGTAAACAACAAAGGTTCTTTGTTTTCGGTCATAACGGTGTCACCTAATTAAATTGTTTAACCTTACTTACACGAGTAATATAGGTTCAAACAATCCTAGAAATTAAACGGTTTACCATATAGATGAGGTTACAGTACAAAAGAAAGAACCTTACTAATACCCTCTAGCCCAAAAGGCTAGAGGGTATTAACTAACTGCGGCTACGACCTTTTTTGGCTTTCTTTGGATAAGTAGATGCCGGGCTGGCTTTAATGCCACACAGCACTTTCTTAACACTGTTCCCAAATGCTGCGGTTGCATGGAGCAACACTCCAGCTGCACGAGAACCCCCAATAAGCAAAATCTTTTTATCAGGGTTTTCATCATCTTGTAATTCAAGAGACTTAATAGTTTCGTTCATACCGACTCCTTAAACAGTACGGGTTTTATCAGCCCAGTCCAGCAGGATGTCTTCTATGTCAAAGTAAACTTCTTTGTCGTGACTGTGTGGTCGCACAATGCCTTTATTAAGCTCTTTACGCAAAGTTTCAAACACAGCCATCATCTTGTCAGGATCAGGATGGGAACGATCCAGCACAGACCCGTCAGCGTGTTTGGTGGGATTGAGCGACGTACCTGTTTCTTCATTCAGAAATACCTGAGCATAGATACCCAAGTTTTGACTGTTGATGAAATCCAGATTGGCCAGCTCGCCTTTGTAGAAACACAATGTGCGAGAGGTACTGTCAATAACACCTGAAAAGTTGAGCAAGTCTTTTTCAAACTCTTCTTTGCAGGTGCCTTCCAGTGGGTGATTGGTATGTGCTTCCACAATACGACCACCGGACACATTGATTACACCGATACCCAGATCCCAACGAACTTGGGTTTCTGCCCCTGCTTCAATGACGTGACCGTGTTGCTTGATCTCATCTTTGAAGTTTACATCCATAATCCAACCCATGCATCCCCCTAAATGACTTTTAAGTCATTCAAATCCAGCAAAGTGAATTTACCAATACCAGGACGCCACCCTTCGGTATCAATGTAGTAGGTGTTACCCAGCTGGAGCATTTCCGGAACCGGGTTATGTCCCACCACTACCGCAAAGATATCTTTGATTGGAGTAGCGTCCTTCAAGTTAAAACGAATACGGCTGTGGAAGCACTCATTCATTACAAGCTTGTGAGACTTGCGACGAAAGTTGTTCTCAAGGGCGTACACTAACTCAGCCCAGCTATCAAAATTACAGGCAGCATGAACAATACCAACGGTACCTTGTTTAGTGGCTACCTCAATTAAAACAGGCAGTTCAGTAAACTTGTCTACCAGCATGTCCTGATCCCTGAAATCAAGATGTTTGAACCACGCCCCCTTGTCTTTGTGGTTAAGCCATTTAGGTCGTGTAGCGTAGTTGACTAAATGGTTATCGTGGTTCCCACGTACCGATTCGGCATTATGCTTAGCAAGCCAAGCAGCAGCTTCATGAGACTTAGGACCACGATCTACCAAGTCACCCACAATAAACAACCGGTCTACTGCTTTGTTGTAGCCAATGCGTTCAAGCTCTGCATCAACTTCATCAAAGTGACCATGCACGTCCCCACAAGCAATATCCCGTCCTAGAGTGTTAACCCCGAATCTTTTAACATACATACCTACCTCTGAATTTTAATTGTACTTAGTATTACGGCGCTGTTTTAATAGACCCTGCGTCGTCGATCGCTTTGATCAACTTGTCATAGTCTTCTTTGGCCTTAGTCTTGGCCGTCAGCTTTACCAAGCATTCAGTGGTACGGTATTCCCCATTACACATTTCTTTTTGGCCGCCATCGACAATTTTCCAAGCAATGGTAGCCGCAAGTACAACGCCAAGAAGCCCAAGTACGATTGAGATAATTTTTACACTGCGTCTGATGTAAGGGTCAGACTCAGAGAAACCTTTCATGGCGTAATTACGATCTTGTTAGTAAAGATAACCCAATCAATCCCACGGGCATGGACCATTTTGGTTTCTTGAGGAATGTAGTTACCCTCATGCAGTTCCAAGATTAAAGTGCTGGCCAGCTTGCCGTTAGCAATTAACCCCTCTTGTAAAAGCTCAAGCATAATTTCCCGAACGTATTCTCGCGGTTTACGTCGCATGGCACGGCTGCCATTATGAAGATACGGAGTCATTGCATCTTCAAGACGTTGAAATAAATTAACCCCATAACCAACACCTTCATCGATCACGTTAAGATCAAAATGAATGTAAGCCGGTTCAATAGGTTTCGGCTTAGGGATAGTCTTATCCAGGCTACGGAGACGTTCCTGAAGATAGGCTTTCATCTCAGGACCGGAGGGACGGGTATCTTCGCCAGAACGCTTGGTGGTGTCGTAGATGTTGTAATACGACAACAGGTTAGCCAGGTCCGCTAAAGACATTAAGTCCAACTTCTTTTTACATGGTGTCATAATAATGTGGTCCTTTCATGCACGGCCACCCAAACGCCATAACGCTGGATGAGATAAGTTGGCGAACCCATTATGGGATAAATATCACCCATAAAGGAAATACGAACGTTAAACCCGGCCAGTAAGCTGTCATATACCGGTGTTGGAATATCGACCGCCCCAGGAGTATTCAGGTAAGCCTGTGCGACCAGTTCTGATTCAGCGCTGATCTTGTAAAACAGATCAATGATTTTCTCCAGGGGAAGCTCTGGATACCCGTACGACAACAAATTAATGTAAACCGGGTTTGGGCGGTGTCCAATCAAAAACATAATGGTGTTTTTGAAATTCTCTTTATAATTATTAGCCAGTGCTTCCGCCAAACTTTGTTTAGCTAAAGTCTCGTTATCAGCCATGCGCTTACGACTTTCAGCATGGTAAAGCGCCACCCGACGATCTACTTCAGTAGGTTCTTTAGCAACTTCAACACGACCAAAGTTGCTAAAAAGACCCTTGAAATACATCCACCAAATCCAGTTCTTCATTTGTTTTCCTTTATGTATTTTTCATAAGCTGCTTTATTGCCTGCAGTTTTTCGCTCATGACACGCAGGAGTATCAAACTTACCCCAGCAATGGCGGTAATCAAAACCTTTAGCCCAGGTAGACAAATCTTCTGCCTGTTTTTGCATACCCATTGTAACTAGCCAGCTAAACAGCACAATCCCCGCAATAACGAATACAACATCACGAAAGGTTCGCAGACGACCTTTCAAACTACGAGATTCAGCCAACTTAGCCGCTTCTTCTTCCCGGCGCTTTTTACTCATGCCGTGGACATACGCTAAAGTTTCTTTGCTAAGTGGCGCTGGGATAGGTGGTATATTTCTTGACATGTGATCACCAATTAGTTCTGAAGATGGCCGCATAAAGGACCATGACTGTAATAGGGATGACCTGAGCAGCAAGTAACAGCGTTGCTGCTTTATTCTGCTTCATACGTTTCCAGATACTTTTGCGCGGCTTACGTGGTGCCGGTGCGGTATCAACAATGGTGGCAAAAAATACTGGTTCGTCCAAGTGCAATTCCTCATAAAGAGGTTGTGCAGATAACCGACGTGCTTTAAGTCGTTTATGCTTGCCGCGCATGTTTATTCTGCCTTATTAATGTTTTGAATCTGGCGTTCATAACTTTCGCGGGCTAACGTTGCTTTAAGACGACGCTCCAAGCACGGTGACGTGTCATACTTAGCAACACACGTTTGCTGAAAGATGAAATCGAGGTCAGCGCGTTTATTAGCAACAAAGCGTTCGATACCCAAGAGAACTGGCACCCCAATGGCCGCGATAAGCAGAACCACCAGAATGTAACGCCAAACCTTTTTAGCTTGTTTGTTTTTAGACAGATCAGGTCCGTTAAACAAATAGTTAATTACACCTTTCATTAGCAAGCTCCTGTTAACATTGTCTTAACACCAAACAACACAAGCAAACAGCAAAAGATCACGATCCCAAAGAAAGCAAAGGCGTATTTTTCGCGTCTAAAGAAATCCTTTATCTTTTTCATTGCCCCACCTCATGTTTTTTACGGGATTCAAGTAGCAACTGTTCAATCTTGAGTTGGTGACACGGAATAGTGTTGTAATCACCAGTACAGTCTTTAATAGCAGCAGTACGTTTATCTGTTGTAAGCGCTTTACCCATGTCGCCAAAGACCATTACAACAACAGCACAAATACCACCCACAATAAGTGTGCGAAAGCCGTATTCGACAATCTTGCTGTTTTGGACTTTTGGATGACGGAGAATCCTGTTAATCACTTATTGAGTTCCTTTATTTGTTGTTCGTAAGCTTCTTTAGCTTTTGCTTCTTCGACCATCCGCATCAAACAAGCTGAAGTACGATAACTCGCTTCACAGTTTTCTTGGGCGGATTTCCGATCAAGATAAAAAACACCCCAAAAGAACCCACCAATAATTGAAAGCACGACAAGGATTCCAAAGATTTCTTTCGGAGTATATTTTTTAGAGTTGCTCATAATCATCTCTTTTCTTAGATAAAAAATAAACTACCAAGTCCCGTAAAGGACCTGGTAGCTACATATTAATTGGCTAACAGTTGAGAAACAAATTACTTGTCAGCTCTAAACCCATGAACACTCATTGTTAATGGTTCAGGTGGTATTGGTTTTTCTGGCCTCTTGGGTAGATTAGGAGTTGGGTTCTCCATATCAATGATTTCTTTGCCTTCTAGGCGCTTTAGGCGACCGCTCAAGAAACGCAAACGATGGATCACAGCCTTGAGTAGCTCTTTGTAGTAAATGTTGTCAGCCAACGCTAGATAGTTTTCCAGACGGATAACCTCTTTGGCCAGTTCGTTATCAGACAGATGACCCAGGGCCAATTCGTCACGTTCGCACAACGAATTGTCAGCGGCCTTGGCTGGAGTACGAAACCCCATATGAGGGTCTAACTCTTGAAACAACTTATCTTCAAAATATTCAATCACTTTTTCCGTCATGACTACGTTCCTTCTTTATTTGAGCTAAACGTAATAGTCCGGCATCACGGGCTTCAATAAGGCTACACCCTTTACCCTGACAGCGGTACCAGTCCATCCATTCAGCACTTAACCCACCAGCAACTTTGCCATGGATATTAGGCTCACCCCCGGTGGTTGCTACCTGCTCACTGTCCAACATGCCTGAATGTTTATGATCATGCATTGATAGCGCTGCTGTAACAACAGGGTTACCAAAATCTAATCGGGCGTCAGAAAGGTACAAGGGCTGTTGATCACCGATTATTACTCGGTAAATGTGACCGTTCATGTGGTCTTTACCGACTTTGTCCACACGAGCGTTCAAGTCCAATTTAAAGCCTCCACTGTACACCTTTAACAATTCTTCTGGAATAACAAGGCCAGGAAGAACTTCCACACTAATATCTGGTTGTTTAATTCGGCTCATCTCACACCTGTGGTCGTGGGTCAACAATAGCTACAAGCTCATAAAACTCGCTAAGCAAAACGGTAAGTCCTTCTCGACTCATACCGTACTGTGCCAGGACACTCACTTGTAAACAGGACAGCACAAGACTATGATCAATATCAGGACATTTCTCAAAAATCTTCATTGTCAGATATTCCATGTGTGTGCTGTCATAAGCGCCGACGGCAAAAGCAACTCGCTGGAACTGTGTATTGATGCGCCCCATTAAATCGCTAATCGACATTACTTCACGTCGGAGATCACCGTATTTACGACCAAAGGCCGGGGATACCATAACACCAGAAGTAGGACTTCCAACCACACCACGCATGCCGTTTTCAAACTGGACTGGGTGTGGAGGAGTCAACTTGGGACGTTTGAGAGAGAGCGTGGTATGCCCTTCGATGACTTCAGCAGAAAAGATTGTTTCTGCCTGTTCTTTATTTTCTTTTGTTATTGTTGGTCCCCGCCCCATACCAACACGTCGAAAAGACTGATTAGCCGGTTGGGTGTCTTCAGGCGCAGGAGCTGTCTCAATTGGAGCACCATCAGCCGGAATAAACTTAGGACGCTCTTCTGGAGCAGGATCAGTATCCAGGTGAACCTTGTAACGACCAAGCGCCTTTTCAAAGGCGGCTGTCAGTTCGCCAGAAACTTCACAGTTAGCTGTCAGGTGAACGTCCCGAAACAAGCAAAAGGCCATCTCTAACAACTCGGGTACCTGAGCCGCTTTGATATCCCGTACGTTGAGATTAGCCACCCAGTTGGTATAAGCGCTAGCCGTAGTGAAATGCTGTTTAAGTTCGTCCAACCCTACTGTCTTACCAAGAACAGTTTGTGGTTTCCTTAACTCGGCAGCACTGGATGTGCGCTGGCCTTCAGGCGGATAAGCGTGATCAGAAGCGGCCATGATTATTTTTCCGTTGTGGTGTGTTTGGATGGATTAAACGGCGGCATGTTTTCTATTAATGCAGGCCAATCAACCGGACGGTCACCGGCAGTCTCCAAAATCGTATCCAACCCTTCGACTTCTTGTTTGTTGGACACAACCATTTTGGGAAGGGTCCCGTCTACCAGGAAATTTAAAAGCACAATAAACTGTTCTTTGATTTCTTCAGTGGTCATCGGTTTGCAAACAAATGCACCGCCACCCCAAGACAAACAAAGCTGAAAATGTTCTGGCGTAAGAACTGTAAGACTCACACCACGTCCAATCGGTTTATCCACAACGTAGTAGCTAAAACGATCTTCTACCAGAACAACACGAATCTCAGCCATTTTGCCAGCAAAAAATCCACTGCTGGCTACTTGACGAAAACCCTCATCCAAAAGAAGAAGACTTTTGTTGAGGTTGACATTGTTAAATGTAATTGCCATGTGAGTATACCTTAATAAGCCGTGGGGAATTCCCCACGGCTATGACCGGGTTTTTACAAAGGAGCACCAAAAGCTTTCATGTACTCGTCTGTATCAGTGATAAGCTTTGGCAGCTCACCGTCGGCAAGAAAGGTCAGAAGGGCGTCCAGTTCTGACTTAGCCTCTTCATAAGTCATTGGCTTGCAAACAGCAGCGCCACCTTCCCAGGTCAGCCTGAATCGAATTGTTTCCGGAGAGTCGGACACAAAGACCACACCACGGGTAAACGTCTTTGTCGGAGCGTAGTAGTGGTACTCATCTTCACGAATCATCGTGGAGATATCCGCCTCTTTCTTTTCGTTCTTAACCAGTACCGCTCGTTTGCGGAACTCTTCATCCAGTTTTACGAGTTTGTCAACGCCTGGAAGATTCTTAAAGGTAATAGTCATGATAGACTCCTTATAGCGTGGGGGATTTAGTTGCGTTGCATTACTTCTTTTAGCGAGTAAACGTGGTTGTCAAGTGGATCGGTAAACGTTGCTTTCTTTGTTGCTACGTCGTAGTCCAGATGGTAACGTTTTTCGTCGCCACCCTTGTTGATGCAGAACTCATTGTTAATAGTCATTTTGCTAAACGCAACAGAGCCGTCGCCTCGCATAAACGACACAGCCGAAACCGGCTTATTTAAAAGTGGGTTAGGGATGGCCTGCCATTCAGGACGGATAGAAGCGTCCAGCAAAAAGCCTTCTACTTCCGGCAACAACTCCGATGGAATAGAAGTGATGTTGTATACCCCGTATTCGGTACCGCCAATAACTTTAACGGTTCTTACCAGTTCGATTGGAGTGCCGTCCATATCTTTAGTAAAGCGACGCAAAGGTTTAATCATCAATGCCACTCTCCTTTAAAAGTCTTTCATGGTCTTTAACCATTTGAGGGATAGTCCCATCGACCAGAAAGTTTAACATTGGATTTAACTGTTTTAAAAGTTCGTCTATAGTCATGGGTTTAGTAATAAACGAGTTAGCAGTCCAACGGAAAGTTACTCTAATAGTTCCCGGGCTTTCGCATGTCGGTAGTGATATGCAAAAACGAAGAGCGCGAGAGAGACCATCAGACCGGGTGTAATCAAACATTGCTTCTTCGAGGTTACGACGGATGGTCGCAAGCCAGCAATTACTTAAATGACTTCCCAGCTTTCTACAAAAAGCTTCGTAAATAGCAGAAAGATCTTTTTCTGATGCAGTAACTTCTGGCACTTCAACCTTATCGGCCATGATTAATCCTTTTTAGTTGCAAGTGACGTACCGTAAATAAACGCCTCTTCTGGGGTCATCTTTTCTGTATTGGACACGTACATAATCCAACGCATGGAGATACCACCTTTGGAGGTAATCAGTTTAGGCGGCGGGAATAGATCTTCGGGGAAACCTTCAGCAATCTGTAAACGAACCTTACCAGCCAACAGGCGCCCAAACAACTGGATAGACAAGTCACCTATTCGTTTCTTTGGTTTTGGCTGACTGTTAAACGCAGGGCTGTTTAGAAAACCTTCCAAGGCATCGAACTTTTCAATGCCCTCCTGGATAGCAATTCCCAACATAACTGCACGATTTTCTTCAATCCATTGCTGATTAACAACATCTGGTTTATCGCTAAAGACTGACACTGCGTCAGGATCAGGTAAGTAAAACTCTTTGCTCATGATTAGCTCCAGAAAGCCTTACCAGGCTTAAAGTAGACTTGAGCACGATTAAATACGCAGTACTCAACCTCCCCCGCAGAGCCGTGCCCACTGCCGGCGTGAATAGCACCATCGTAGCCAGCTTGGACCAATCGACGTATTTCAAAGACGCTGTCGAAGAAACGATAAGCTTGGAAATAAAGATTATTGATATCTTCACCGGCTAACAAATAAGCTTTGACATCCGCATATTTATTATTAGCGTTAATCCGGTCTCGCCAATTATCAGTCTCCTCAATGTACTTTGAGAAGCGCAAGGCGATACGTTGGGCATCAATTGAACCCAGAGTGGCGGTAATGTGTTCAAACTCCAGGAACGCGCCCTGAGGTTGGTTAATGAACGGGTTTGCCATCAAGAGGTGCACTGGGAAAATGCGCGACGTATAGTAGTTACCGTCATTCTCGACAGTATCTGCATAAATCTCGGCGGTCTTAAGACTACCGAAGTAAATACGCCGCATGCGATAAAACGGTTCGATCTGATGCGGGTGGTTGCACTCACCCCGGTAAAGGGTAAGTGGATTGCCCTCCGCATCCTTAAGAAAGAAAGGATTCATACTTACTCCTGTTGTTCGCGACGTTCCGGGTTAAGTAGATACTCTAACTCAAGACGAGTTCTTTCGGCATCTTCTTTCTTGTAGACTTCCTGCAACTCAGCCCACGTCTGCTCGCTAAACTTGTGGTCTACCGCCTGAGGGGTACCACTAAACCCAAACTGAGTAAACAACACCAGCCTGCCCTGGAAACGTTGACGACGTTCTTTGGCCATCCAGGTAAGTAAGACCTTGTCCATGATCTCATCTTCGTCTTCTTCAGTCCACCGGCCATCTTTAACAGGGTCGAGCCATTTCTCTCTGGTATCAACTACCACACCATAGATCTTGGCCCCTTCCATGATCATGCCGTGGTTACCGTCGTCAATCAGACCTTGCATAATTACCGGGTATGCATCCAGGTCTTGGAAGGCTTGCTTAAGGAAGCCAACTGGGTCACGAGTAGCACCCAGTTTCAGGCAAAGGTTTTCTTGCAAGAACAAAGGGAGCAGAGGACAAATATAGATATTCATCTTCTTAAGCTTTTTAGGATTGGTTGTGAAGTTCTCACGAAACCAGGCCAACACATGAAGCTCTTGTTCAAACGGTGTAAGGTCAGTGGGGAATACGTATTCTTTTGCAACGGCCATGATTTAACCCTGCGGTAAGTCTGAGGTGATAAGCGTTACAGTGGCCTCGCCATCACGGGAAATTACAGCTTTGAATTGATCGCCAAGCTCACCATCTTCAATAATTTGCTTTGCAGCCACATCAAGCAATTCATCGATAGGCAAGTTTTCTTTATACAACACATACCAACCTAACCAATCACGGGAAACAATCATCGCCCCTTTTTGATTATAGCTGTAAGACCGGGGTGCTTTTGGAATATTCTTAGTGCGCTTTTTCATATGTTACCCCTTTACCTTGAGCTCACGATCAAATTTGTAAGGCATGCCAGAGAAACCACATTCTGGGAACAACATTACTTTGCCCAGGAAATGAGTTACCCCATTTTCTTCTGCCCAGGTTTCGAATGCTTCTTCCATGATGTCCATTTCATCTTCCATCGTCCAACGGTCTTTAGCGCGCAGCCAGTTTTTGTTGGTCTTCAGGTTGATACCATAGACCTGATCATCAAAAAACAAAATACCGTGGTTACCTTCATCCAACATCTGCTTAATAATAAGCATCCAGTTGGTTTTCTCGCGGAAACATGCGATGAAATGAACTACCGGGTCTACTTCCCGATTGAGAACATTATCCAGTAATGACTTCTGGATAAACCGAGGAACCTGGGCATAAATACGCTTTACCATCTTGACCAACTTCTTGGGGTTGTCCACCCAGTTTTCGTGGAAGTAGTCGAGGATCTGGTTTTCCTGTTCCATTGGGGTGGTGTCAGGATTGAAAGTAAAGGGAGCTGGTGGGCGTGAGTGGTTTACTGGTTTATCGTAACCACGGATAGCTCTGGCAAGCTCAGCGTGCAGGTCTTGGGACATTGTAAAGTTCCTTGTTTAAAATGTGCCTGTGGGGCTTGTGGGCCCCACAGACGTTATTGGTTAAACTGTTTCAGGTACGTTTGCAGCTGGCGTAAGAACTCGGGTCAACGTTGCAAATGCTTCGTTATGGACCGCCTGAAGCCGGCTAGACTTAGTTGTGTAGCGAGCAAAGATTAACCAGCCTAAACTGATATGGCCGTCGTCAGTCAGGATAGGCGGAACCATGTTACCCAGGATTTCTGGATAACGTGGTGGTTCAACTACCAGCCAACGAATCAGCGAGTGCATTGCAAAAGAAATCTCACGAAGAGACATTTCCGGACTGAGTTTCTTTTTCCAGAGTACCCAAGGGTGTTTGGAATTTGGCAACTCGTAGAACGGAGATGGTTCACCTTCAGCCGGAGTGTAATGGTTAGTACGGTTAAAACGATATACCGGATGAAGCGCCAGCGACTCATCGAAAGAAGAGCTAGCAGCAATGTTAAATCCCTTAGCCATGGTCATTCCTTAATTAGTAGTTGGTACCGGAAACTCTTTGTCGTTGTCGAGCATGTGCGCCAGAGAACGCAACAAGGCATCCATCAACGGATCGGTGAGTTTGGATTCGCCGGCAAACAACGTGATGATTTGGTTGGTTTTATCTTTCTTTGCCTTACACACCGTGGCGAACGGAGTGTTAGTACCCAGGATCTGTTCGGCAATCATGATTGCGATCATGGGGGTGCCGTCTGGCTTGTTACCGGCGCTGGACATGAACTGGAAGATGCGGTTCTTGAGTTCAGTCGGTACTTCGCCGTCGCCGAAGGTCAGCAGAGGGACCATGTTGTGAGCGGCGGTATAACGGGACAGCTTACCGTGAATGGTGCCGAAGGAGTCTTGCTTAGGCTTGGATTTCTTAGAGGACATTACTGTGATTCCTTAGTGAAGGGTTGGTTTACCGGAGACTCGCGTAATCTGACTTCCATCTGGAACAGGAAGCCCTTTCAATTGGTCCAGTGGGGTTCCGGGTTCTGGTACCGGCATTACACTTTCTTCAATCCTGAACGGGCTGTCTTCAGCTTCCGTGTATCGAAGGTGTAACAGATTACACAAAGCGCGGATCTCATCACCAGTCAAGGTGGTGTCCGTAAACACTTCGCCATGAACGCCGAGTGTTTCATCGCTGTTCTCAGCAAAAGGCGACATCACACCGCATTGATGCAATCCTTCGTAGGTGAAGGTTTTCTTGATGTCTTCGCAGAACAACAAACCCAGTTCATTATTCTGGCCGGTCACAGGGATTACACAAAACATGCGATCGGCAAGCCCTGGGTAATCAACTATATCCGCAACCATGAAAATACCAGTCTGCTCATGAAGCAAGCAGGTATCTTTTACTTTTTGGATAATGTCGGAGAGCCAAGTAGCGGAAAGCGACATGGGAAAGTTCCTTGCTGTTAATAAAGTTGTTGGTGTTACATGGTAGTAATATAGATCTGAGTATCTTTACGGTTTCTTCTTTTTGGCGCTTGGTTTAGCCAGCACATTCACCAGTGGGATACTACCCCAGTGATTAGGTTCGATTTTGTAGATTTTGCACAGGGCCGTAATCTGGGTAGTAATGTCAGGTTCACCACTGGCCAGTGCTTCGGCGGCTTCTGCCAGCTCTTTACTAAGCTTAGCCAGATGTACCGCCAAATGTTCCATGGCTACTTCTACGGAGAGTTCGTGTTGTGCCGCATACACTGCCACCCAAACAGGGTTAGCTTGTGCTGGAGTGCGGTTATAACACACCGGGATAAACGTATTCGGTTTTTTACTCATTGGTTTTCTCCAGAGCGCTCACAGCTTCGGTTACCATTTGAAAGATTTCATTTGGATCGCCGTAGGTAATGACTTCATCGGTTATTACAGTCTTGCAAGCAATTTTTGCTTTTACAGCAAGGATGGGCTCGCAAGTTACAATAACAGAATAACTTTCCAGCCCATGGTGTTCTACACTGAGCTTTACATCCTTTACCTCGACATACTTTAACCATCGTTGGTCAGAAGCGGCATCGGGTTTGATAAGGCTTACTAAACGCAACAACGGGTCTGGTAGTTCGACCAGGACTTGCTCAATGTTCACTTGATGCTCCTTGTTGCTAGACCAACCCTTGTTGGTGCAACATTGAATGAATTATTGTGTTGGTTTCTCGGTACGGAATGACACAAAACAAATGATTAACCGAACCGTCCATATTCCACCGAATTGACATTCTTTTACGAACAACGTTATCCGTCACAATTTCAGCGTAATTTGTTGTGCCTAAGAAGGAAAAGCTCCATGTGTGCTCAGCAGTTTTAATGCTAAGTTTACCGCTACCAGATCTTTTCAATTTGTTAACGATCTCTAAAAGCATTGGCTCGAGAACAAAATGCCTCCAAACAAATTCTTCTAGTACGGCGTGAATCTCATTCCAGGGTCCGTAGCCATGGTGAACAACAGTTCCTGAATCGTGGGCCCAAATACCAAAATTCATCATGACCTTTGTACCACCAGAAATTATCCCAGGAGTAAACATGCCTGAAACTTTCTTTATCAACTGGAGGTTATTAATTTCGCCACGATCGTTAACTTCCTCGGTAAAGTAATCAAGGGTATACTCACCAAAATTTACTTTAAGGGGGAGATTAATAATCAGCAATTTAGCCATGGCTAAACAGCGGTTGATAGTTTCTTCTTGGCTAAACTTTGGTAAAGAGTCGATTGTAGTCATGGTATTATCCTTGTTTGATTACGCCACAGGTAATTGTTAGATAGACACCCTTGTTAGACGCCTTCATGGAAGAGTTAGACCAGCTCTTAATAAAAGACTCCAGCCCGTAACTTTTTACTACCTGCTCCATAGCTGGTTTACATTCTGGAGCGTAGAAAGTAGTGGTTACTGGGGCTGCACCTTGTACAGACAACACCGCAACAACAAAAGCACTTGCGCTCATGACAACACCTCTAAAAAGTAAAAGACAGTAATAACCTGAGAGCCATCTGGCTCTCAGGTTATATTCAGTTATGCACCAAACAGCCCACCCAGACCTGGGATACGGCTCAAGATCGAACCGCCTTCATTGCTGTCGCTATCGGTAGAAGCTGGTACGGTTGCAACGACGGTTGCGTCATCATCGTCCAGAACTACTGGATTGCGGCCAGGGTAAACTGGAACGTCAACCAGGTAGCTACCCAGGCGAGAACCGCCGACGCCCATCGCACCACCCAGTGCTGCTGCCGCTGCGGTACGCAGGAAGGTATTGGAGATGTGCTCGTCCAACTGCTCTGCTGCAAAGAAGCTCAGACCAGCACCCACAAACGTACCGGCAATGGAGCCGACAGTGAACCCACGCTGTACTTGATCCAGGCTACCCAGGATTACAGCCGAACCCACGGCACACCAGCCGCTGCGGATGCTGTTGTCGTTTTCGCGCAGGAAGCTGTAACCGTCCGACTTGGAAGGTTTGTAATCCATTGCGAAAGTGACGAAGTCGGCGAGGTTCTTGACGTTGGAGCTGGAGGTCACGAGGAACATGCCGATAATCTGGTCCGACTTTTCGAACTGGCCATCAGCCGCTTTCATGAAAGCTTTGTATTCTTTCTTTAGCGACTTGTCGGAGGCGATCCAGGCATTGAACACTTCTTCCCGCTGGGCGGCGGTTTTCAGTGTGTCTTGTTCTTTGAGACCGGCGATCATCTTCTTCATGCTGTCTTTGATGAAGACGTAGAACTCGGCCAGGATGACTTTGTTCAGGCCTTTGCTCAGCATGTCAAACTTGACGTGGTCGCTCTTCTTGCCGCTGCCTTTCTTGATGGCTTTGGCGAGTACGCTCTCGAAACCGGCATCGTGGCTGTCTTGGGTTTTCACTTTGACTTTCTTAACGCCAGAAGTTGCCTGGGCGTTTGCCGCGGTGTTGTTGCCTTCTTCGATGGTTACGGTAGTGGTGTTCATGGTGGCAGTCTCGTTGTTCAGGGAGTGGGGGATTTGTTCGGCGGTGTCGTTACTGGCTGGTTTCAGGTTGAGGTTGACTTCACCTTTCAAACCGTCTACAGCAATCAGTTGTTCCTTTTCAGGAAGCGTGAACTCCAGCGTTTCCAGCAGGGCTGGGTTCGCTTTCTTGATAAAGGAAACAGAGTGTTTAGCACCCAACTCCCTGTTCAGTTCCAACAGCAGAGGGCCGCGCTCAGTATTGTTGACATAAGCACTATCCATGAGATAGTGCTTAAGAACGGCAGGAACGGCATCCATACGGTTAGCTGCTCGCAATTCTGCGATTGCCTTCTTAACTGTGTCAAGCTGATGCATGTCTTTACTCCTAATAATTTAACGCAGAGTATTAAAAACTCTATTGTTACTCACCTAGGTAATATAGACATGAACCATGCTAGAAGTTAAAAAGTTTTATGCTTAGACCTTAGGGGGTTTCTTATACCCAAAGTCCAGGTTATCAAAAATGAGCTGTCGGCCCATCCAGGTTGCAAATACCTGTTCCAGTGCAAGGTGGGTGTGTGGAGTCTCGTCATAGCACAAACTCATATGCCAGAGCGGAGTTCCGTAAGCGTGCACGTAACCTGCTTCTTTAAGCAGTCTGAACTCTTCTAGGAGTTCGCTGGAGGTAAGGTGGAACACATATGCGTCTCCAAGCTTACCCATGCCAATAACGTGTGCTCTAAACGTTTTGGTTAGGTCCAGTTCAATCAAGGGCTTGTCATGACCACGTTCATCAAACATGACGGTGGTATGAAGATGATGCTTATCGCTAGGAGCGGTACCAGCCTCCATTAAGCAAGCATAAATGTCTTCGACCATGTTGTCTTGCAAAGCGACATTGATATAACTGTAATCACGTTCCATGATCTTTCCTTAAACAAAAAAATAAAGATTGGTAAGTCACTACCCGAAGGTAGTGACCTATACGATTTAACTGACGGGTAGTTTCTTCTTAAATATCCAGTCATGCAAATCTAGCGCAAACACTATTCCAAAAGCAGCGCCCAGTCCTCCGCTAATAGCCGTAGTCCAGCTGGTAGTAAGAACTAGTGTAAAGGTAGCTACGTTAAAGACAAACATAAAGAAGGACGTTACAAACAACGTCCACCTGTGTCCACCAATAACGTTCTTGTGCTGAAACCCCTTTATACCAGCTGCCAGAAAAGCCAGGATAAAACTATAAACGTATATCATGCTAATTACTCAACGTTTGCCAGCAGACAACATGCGGAAGTTATATTCCAGTTTACTAACTGCTTTAGAAGCTATGGCGTGAAGTATTTCTATTTGTTCTTTTTGCCCTTCCGCGAACGTGCACTCATCTTTATCAAAAACCACCAAGGGAGTTTGAGCAAAGTTGAAATTGTACAATGCCACCTGAGTAGACTTAACCGGACTTAGAAAAACCAGATGATAACCCATGCCGATCAAAAGCACATCTAGATCGACAAAGCTAGGTTTCAACTCAAACAAGTTGGTTGAACGAACATGCAGACTGAGTATTTTCTCAGCCAGCAGTTTAAGTGATTCTTCTAAATTCGGTTCCATATTCTTATCTCAGCTGTGGGTTATACTTACTATAATTATCCACCAGTTCAATAAGAATACTGCGAAACTGATCCGGGTAAACAGCACGACCAGCTTTACCACTAATAATCTGGGTTCCATCAAAAGCCATAAACGGTTCGCGGCAACGGGTATGATCAAACTTTTTACCTTTAATAAGGAACCGACGAGTAATCACCACTAAAGGAATAGGGGTTTGGGTAACTGTGACACGATAGTCAATTTTGTTTGGAAGATGTGGACTTTCCCAAGGATCGTGTTTACTAGCTACTGTTACATTAAAGTACTGTAATTGTTTAGCAGTATCTTTAAAGAAACCAACCATGATAAGTCTATCAAAAGCTGTCTTAGCCAGGGCTTTAAGCTCTGGAGTACGCATGGCTTCTTCAGCAAAGTTACTAGGTTGCAATTTAAGACGACCCATACTACCCATTGTTCTATTTGGTATGTGCAACATAAAAACTCCTAATTAGATAAACTACCTACCTTGCGGTAGGTAGTTTACTTATGGTTATTAACCTTGAAAAAACTCGGTACGGAGAAGCTCGTTAAATTGGTCCACAAGGTCATGGATAAGCTGACTGTCCAAAATAGCTGGGGGATTGTCAGGGTTATGCAGACCCATGTACTTAGCACCAACAAAGATTTCTGGATTCGTATTTGGATCCATTTCTTTGTAGATGTTTACGTTGTAGCCAACTACCATCTGGTTCTCAAAAGCAAGACCAAGATAGTAGTCACCAATTGCAATACGGTTAGGAAACTTGATGCGTTCAAACTGAGGGTGATCTTCATGGTCTTTTACAAAAGCATTTACTGCTTCTGCTTTAGCCATAGTCTTCTCATAAATAGGAACAACCCGCACGCAATGTTCACATTGATTACAGGTCATTTTTTTCTTACCGCCTCAACTTCAAAGTTTACAAACTTCCTGGCTTGGGCCTGTTCCCAGTTACGACGGTCATCAGCAATGCTACCAAAGCTGCGACCACGAGGTGGTTGTTCAGTGTTAGGTACAGCCCAACCAGGCGGTGCGTCTCCACCCAGACCTTCTGATAACTTGAGTTTGTACTCATCGGAGATCTGGATCATGCGATTTACCCAATCTTTAAAAATTGGCCTGAAGCATGCCAATTCAACAGCCGAGTCAAAATGAGTCGCTGTCTGACTAATCCTGATCCGACGGTTACCCAGGTTTTTTACATAAACTGCAATTTCTTGATGGTCAGTTTTCCAATCACAAAGAACAAACAATACATCGCCGTTTTCAGGATCTGTTGAAAATGTTGGGAGACCAACAAGAGATCTGATAACATTAAACCCATCACGCAATACCGCCAGATCCGGATTTGCATTTTTCATAGTTACACCTTACACAATTCGCTAGTAAAGCGTTGGTAATATTCAGATTCCAGATAAACGTGCGACATACCAAAACGGTCGTCGTCAAAGTCAATTTGGAAACCAGCTGCCTGCGGATGACCACCACCGCCAAAGCGTTCGGCCAGTTTGTTAATGGCCTGGTCTTTATGACGAGAACGCAACGAGAACTGACGACCGTGCGGGGTGTCGATGTACGTGGCTACGAAATGTTCGTCTTGACCAAGCAAATCACCAACGTCACTAACCAGGAATGAGTTACAGTTGACAATGGGTACGTCAACACCATCCAGCACAAAACGTCGTGCACCTTTAGCCACAGTAGCCACGTTGTTCTTCTGAACACGCATCAACCCTTTACCTTCGGCGATAACAGTAAACGGATCGGTGTTAATCAACATGTCAAAGTTTTCAACGGTCTTTTCATGACTGAACGCAACAGAGGTCCACTCACGGCTTTCTTTAATCTTCCAAGCCCACAGATCACGGTCCTGTACACAACGAATACCAAATGGTGGAACTTCTTCAAAGAACCACATCCAGGCAAGCATTGCACCAGAGTAACGTTCATCAACAATGATGATCGATTCCTCGGGCTCCAGGCGCGTTTCCCAGGCTTCTGGGAAACCTCGGATATCAGTAGACGCAATTCCCTTCAAAGCTTCCACAGCGGTGTTGTGGTGATCCAAAAGGATCAAGGTGCAAACACCAGCCAGGTACTTAACAGTTTCACGATCGAAACTGAAATCCAGGCAGTACACGGTCTTGCCAATCAGATTGGAAAAGCTTTCACCAAACATTTCTTCAAACTTGTTGCCGTACTGAACAGCAACCAGATCGACCTTCTTATCAAAGGCTTTCCAGGCTACCCAAGCCGCACCCAAACCATCCAGGCAGTTCTTGTGGTAGAGTACAACTGTGTCATGTTCCAATTGAATCTGCATGTGTCTTTCCTTTAGAAGTCAGTACGTGTTTTGAGGAAGTGTGTTACAGGAGTGCCAAGAAACCCATTAGTTGGGAACCGTGGTAACTCTTGACCCTTACTCATCTTTTCACCAGCACTCATTATCAAGAAGATAAGAACGTCATTGATCACAATATTGTCAGGAACCAACGCTGGGAATCGTGGACCATTCTTATCAAAAATAAACAGAATGATGTTTTCGCCATCGTTCTCCAAGGTAGCAATAATCCGAGGAGTTGGTGTTTTCCACCCAATACACTGGAAACAGAACTTATTGTTTTCAGGAACATGGTACCCATCAGCATAACGAATGGTCAAAAGCTCTTCGAACTTTGCCATCAACTCTTCGTTAGAAACAATAGGTTCCATAATCACTCACCTTTATAGCGAGGATTTTTTACCCGGACAGCGACAATGGTGTTGCCCGTGATAATGCGCCGACGGATACGATGTACAGCAGCTTCGATCATTTCTTCACGACCTTCATAAAGACCGTAACTGCTACCCCACGCACTAACTTCCAAACGATATTTGCTTTCCATGATAATTCCTTAAATACCTAAAACAAAGAATGAGTGTGCTTCTACAAGGATCTCTTTCAGTACCACAACTTGTTCAGCAATATGTTTCTCATTACCGTGGTAGCCCAATACCCCACTATCACGCACTTTGAACAGAGGGGTATTGCTCACGTCTTCTGCATCGTAGACACACAGCAGCCCACGAGGACTGCGACGATCAGGATGTACGGTGAGGTCTTCGTCCACCTTTAATACAACTGCGTAACGACCATCAGCGGTAATCATGAACTTTGGCCGCTCACGGACATTGAAGATGCTGAGAAACAAATCGTGAATACCGTTACTGGTGTGTTTCATTTAATTCCCCTGGGACTGACTTTCCAAATAACCAAAATCTTCAGTGACAATAATGCCGTCACCATCTGTTTTAGCCTGAGCCAACAAAGAGGCGTCTTTGGATAAAGCCATTGCTTGGGCTTTAGCCAGCGTAGCGGCGCCTTTGGCCAATTGGTCAGCCCTTTCGTTAAGGGGATCACCAATGTGGGCAGCGACCTTAAAGAAGTTTACCTTGTTAAGCTTAAGCAGCTCGTCCAAGACCTTCCACAGATCAGCGTTCTTAACAGGGGTTCCAGACATTGCTGAAATCCACTCATTACGTATCCAGCCACGAAGCCACTCGGTGCAGCCATTAATGACGTACTGTGAGTCAGTACAGATCGTGAAATGTTTACCCGGACCAAACTCTTCCAGGGCAACGATAACCGCCATGATCTCCATGCGATTATTTGTCGTAAGCGTGTAACCCTTCGACATGTCTACAACGATATTGTCATAAATGGCAACTACACCATAACCGCCTGGACCTGGGTTCTCCAAAGCACTACCGTCTGTATAGATAATGTAGGAGTCTTTAGGCGGAGGTGGTGAGCGTTGCTGTTTAGCTTTTTTGCGGAAAAAAGGTTTGTGCAAAATAGACTCCTACTACTAACTGGGGATGTAAATCCCCAGTTAGTACAGTTGCGGTTAGTAGCTAACCAGGTCGTACAACGTATAACCAGATTGACCGGCGGTATTGCGAGTCAGGGCTTGAACCTCATCCAACAGACGAATACTCGCCAGACGAGCCATGATGGTGTCCACAGTATAACGTGCAACACTTTTGGCAATTACACCATTTTTGACAACTTGGTCGTCGCTGTGCCAAGGGCGGTGATCACCACCAGTTTGCACCCACTCTTTAATTGCCGTGCGCAGACTTTCGTCATCATCGGCAATTTTGATAACCAGGTTACCACTAGTTGAGCTATGACGATACAAGTTGATGGAAGTTGGACTCTGGCGGACCATGTTGTAACCAGTGTAGTTGCTGTCTACCGCATCAAACTTGTTGATGCAAACTTTGGTAGGAGCAAATACATTTTCCAGATACAGATTTGCATTGTCCAATGTAAATCCTGACAACGCCAGCGAAGAACCGCTAAAGTTAGAATTCTGGAGCGATCCATCAACCAGCATTATCTGACCCTTGGCCCGGATTGTAGAATCGTAGATCGATGCACGAACGATGGAGGAATGATGGCTTTCACCAAATTCCAGTGTACTACCACTAATGTGACAGTTTTGGTAATAACCGTTACCAAGCTTTGAGTCGGTAACACGGGTGTTGATGAGACTACCGCCGCGGTAAACAGGATGTTTGGTAACCGGCGCCGGGGTTTCTTGCAGAGTGCTGGCGAAGCCATGACGCGGGTGGCTGTCTTTAGCGTGCTGGTAACGCGAGTTGTTAAGATCGTAGTTGGAGAAATCGCCGTTCAGAATGCAGACCGTGCCAATCAAGCCACAGTTTTTCAGATGGCTGTTTTCCAACAATGCAATGGCACCACCTTTAACAGTAACTTCTTCTGAATGCCGTGCGGTAGAAAAATTGTGATGATTCCCGTTTTGGTGGTAGTAAGTGTCGCCAGCGAACCAGAACGAAGAATCGTGATCAAGCACCACCACCACGTTTTCGCCGTTCAGCTCAAACTGGTACACGTCAAATGGACCTGGGGCTGAGGCGTGCGAATAAACACTGTGCGGATACACCCCTTCCGGCAGATGGATACCGTGCTTGTTGGTAGACAGTGTTTGCAGTTCAAGATAGGGAATATCTTTAACAATTGGTTCCAAAAGAACGCCGTTAACTGCAACAGCGCCGGCCAGCAACTTGAATTCTTTATCAGTTACTGGCGCGCCAGTTTTGGACAGAACTTTTGCCATTTCATTGGCAGGCGAAGGACGTGCACGCCAGTTGTTATGATCGCTAGTAAAGCGAGCTGGTTCGCCCGATGCCGGAGCGGTAAACCGTTTACTTGGTCCGCCAAAGCGGCCGCCAAACATGTTACCTGGTCCTATTGGTGCCGAGTTTTGGAGTTTGGTAGTTTTGGTTTCTTTCTTTTCTTCTACTGCCGGAGTTTCCACAGTGGTAGTAACCTTTTCAACAACGGTTACTTTTGCCGGAGCTGGTTTGGTTGCGGATACATCGGTCAAAACTACTGCTTTCTTTTCGGGCTTCATTGTACTTCACCTTTGATGGTTTGGATGATCTTTTCGATGCTGGAACCGTCTACACCATTTACCATAGGTATACCCAGTTCAGTTGCTTTTAATATTTTGCTTTTACTTGGACGTTCTCCTTTTAAAAGGAATTGGCAATCCCTGGTCAAGTTGTCAACCAGCTCGATACCATGTCCGGCAAAGAACTCAATTAACTCCTCGCGAGATTGCCCCAGAGACCCAGTAACGACACCCTTAATAAGCAGGTCAGGGGACTCTTCGGACGTGGCATGCAGAATTCGCAAAATATCTCTTGCGTTTTCATAAGCATCTTCATTACGGAGCATTACAGCAATTGGTAATGCCAGCCCAGTAGAAAACCCAGGGATGGCCATTACATTTTCCGGTTTGCTCAAAAAGCTGAGCACTTCTGTCTGAGCTGCTACTTGATGGATACCTGGAGCAATTGTGGTTACATCGCCATTGATAATACTGCTAGGCAATGCATTTGCCAGTTTCTTGGCCCTTGTGAGATCAATGCCGGGCAACCCAAGTGCTTTAATAACGATATGCCAAGGTTGATACAAAGCAGCTTGAATGCGCTTGTAGATCTTCTCACCCACATGCTTTTCTTTAATGTGCCAAAGAACATCTGAGGTTTGTTCAATTACACCGGCGTCAATCAGTTGACCTAATTTAACCGGACCCAAATCTTCAATGTCTAAGCAACGTTTGTCTACTAATGCAGCACAACGCATTAACAACTGCGCAGGGCAACCAGCGACGTTATTACAGACCAGTTCTGCACTGTTCTTGCTCTTACGCGTCTCCAGTACCGAAGAGCAGCTAGGGCACTCTGTAGGAGCTTCAAACAGTTTGCCTTTACCATGTGTCACGATTTTGTGTAAACGTGGGATTACATCGCCATTGCGACTAACAATAATCACCGAATCTTGCCGAAGACCTAATGACAAGAACTGATAAATGTTATCCAGGCTTGCCCGATCACAAACCACCCCACCTAACTTAACAGGAAGGTAGTTTACACATGGTGTCACACGACCGGTTTTGCCAACCTGCCAATCAATACTTAAAGGAGAAGTTTCGACTTCTTCGTTAGGGAACTTGTAAGCAATGGCGTAGTTAGGATATTTGTTAGTAACACCCAATTCATCCCATCGCGCCAATTTGTTAATTTTGCGGACAATCCCGTCCACTGGGATGTTGCGCAACTGCTTGTTATTTTCAATATCATTGGGGTGTGCTTCTGGCGCAACGTAAAACCCCAGTAAGGTCCACTTATGTCGTAAACCGGAATATTTTTCTGCACCAAAATTGGTGTCTGACCAGTAAACGTTGAAGTCCAGTAAGTTAAGCGCGTTTACGTCCATGTTCTTTTCCAAAGCACGGACAAACCCTGCCGCTGCATTACGCGGAGTTGTTTTCTTTTTGATAGCGATATCATTGTAGATTTCGAAATCAAAGATGGTCATGTACGCTTCACCGCGGACGACTATTGTGTCTGGGCAATTACTGATAGCACGAAGCTTCTTTGGAATATTCCGAAATAATGGCAGGGAGTGGGTTACGTCTTCACCCTCTTCACCGTCACCACGAGTAGTCATGGACACTAGTTCCAATTCTTTATCGTTAAGCTTGCTGTACACTAGTTCTAATGCCAGACCATCCAACTTGTACTCATCAAAGAACTCATCGTCAACAAACTTTTCGCTAAAAGCTGTAAACTGTTCTTTGTTAATTGCTTTACGCAGGCTAAGCATCGGATTAGCAAATTTAACTACCTCTAATCCAACCCCAGTAGGTTCATGAATTGGCACCGGCTTGTTTTGGATTTCAAACATATCGTCAAACTCCGGGTGTTGCTCACGGAGTTCGTTAAAACGAATTACTAAATCATCGTAAACATGATTCGGAATACTTGGTTTATCTTTGTTAAAGTACAAATGAGCATGGTGAAGAATCTCTTTGTTGAGTCTTTCCAACTCTGCAAACGGGGATTCGGTTGTCATCGTAAAAACCTCTATGCAGCAATAAGGTTAACTGGTGAACCTCACGGTTCACCAGTTAGGTATTAAGCAACTTCTTTGACGCAATGTTCTTCTTTGTAAACTTCATTCAATGCTGCGAGATCCAGAATGTCTTGATCTCGTTTAGCTTTAGGACGTTCGGGACGAGAGTACCCGCCACGCTTAAACACGATCATTGCGATCAGGTTGTAAACGTACAGCCCTCGAACTTTATCCGTCTTGAAGTACGGGTTGTACTTACGAATCCAGATACCAGGGAATTCTGGCAGGTTCAGTGCAACGTCAACCATTGGATGCAAAAAGACACGATGTTCGTTAGCCAGCTTACGGAACTCTTCTTCCGCTACCCAGATATTCAGGTCTGCCGTACGATCGCGCATACCGCGCAACAGCAGGCAGGCACCACCACCAACTACGATGACGTCCTTACGAACACCAGTCTTTTCAGAAAACTCATCCAGAGCTTTAACTACGGCTTCGACTGATTCAAGCATGATTTATCTTTCGCTTATGTAAAGTGAGACCCGCCGCATCAAGTTCGGATCTGGTGTTATTGACATTATCAAGAAGCTCTTTTAGCGCCTTGATATCTTTAGTATCTTGTGGAATCTTTTCTTTGTTTCGCTTAGGATGGTCACGCATCATTTCTTTCTGCGCAATCAAACGTTCAACTGAATAAATCTGAACACCTTGAACGTCAACAACGTCAGCACGGGTAAAATCATCCGGCAATCGATGTAGATCGGTAATGCCATCAAACGCAACAAAAGAACCAGTAAGCCCCTCTTGTTGCGGTTTACGCATCAGAGCCCGATCGTAATATTCAGCGGGCACATCTACGTCAAGATCGTTGGTGTACTTGCGAAGACCGAGCATTACTAAGGCAGCACCGGCACTTAAAACAATGTGTCGATGATCCAGGTTTAGTACTACAGAAAGTTGCTTGTACGCAGTTACTACTGCTTTACGATCCAGACTCATAAAACTACCCCACCATATTTTCGTTCATGTGATGAATGATGTTTTCAATGCTCATGGCATTGACAGCGCAGGCCACTGGATTCAACGAGGTATAGGCAATAGCCTTGGTCCCCATCGAATCAAACGATACCATTGCTTGATCCATCCCGGCAAAAGAGATAACGGCGATTTTAGGATCACCATTATGCTTGATTGTAATAAATGCCTCACCGCCACCAATAGGCGAAGGGTGAAGTACCCCTAACGCGTCTTGGGTTACTCGCACAGATACCCGCATAGGAGTTACCCCTCCAGAATGACTATTAAAAGAATTCATATAGCTGTGTTCCTAAAAAATGTTCATGATTAAAGGAACACGCCAACGGAGGGGTAGAATATTACTACTCTACTCCTTACACTCTAGTAATATAGGTTCAAAATTATATCACTAAACTGCTCTTGTTGGGTGTGCCTGGTAAAGTGAGCCCTTCGTACTTGAAGGCAATTACGTTAGGGTCTTTCAGAATACCATACTGCCCAAAATAGTGGGACACCATGAACAGCTGACGAGCGCCTTTGCTCTGGGTATATTCTTGAATGAAGTTAAAGAAGCGCCCGCGTTTGATTTCGTCAAACGAAACACCAACTTCATCCATTACCAATGGAGCAGGCCAACCAATGTAGGAAGCCATTACAAAACGAAATGCCCAGTCAATCATATCAGACTCACCAGCGCTGCAATCAGATATATCAGGCGTAGGATCTGCTTCGCCAGTCACCACTGGAAACTTGTAGTTAAGATCACCATTGTCATTGCTGCACGGTTTAACGTACAAAGTGGTATTCCACACTTGTCTGATTACGTTGTTGATGTTACCACACAGGGTATTAATGAAATCCAACATCATCTTGCCAATCAAACCCTTGTTAGGGCATAGACCGTCCATCAAAACAGTGATAGTTGCGAGACGACGTTTCATCCGCTCAATATCAGCGGTGATGGATTCCACAACAGCCGTAAGACTCTTGGCATTAATAATCGAGGTCATGTGTTCATTCTTGGTCACTGACAATTCGGTTACCCGGTCGTCTACCAAATCACGAAGCTCTGCGTTTACTTTGTTATCCATCGCAATGAACAACTCGTTACGCAACAGACCTAACTCAATAACCTCTTTCTGATAATCGTTAATGCTAGCCAACTCAGAAGTAAACAAGGTTACTTTACGACGATAAAAGTTAATAAAGCCATTTTCACGAGTAAGTTGTTTTTCAAGATCCTTAACGTGGTTAGCTACTTCCAAGAGATTGTCTTTGTTAACAAGCTCTACACGGTTGTCAGCTAGGGCTTTCTCTACCAGCAGGGTGTCTTTATAGCTAATGAGTTTATGGCGTTCCAGGTAAACATCCAGGAGGTTACAGAGCCTGCTAGAAGGAACCTTGCCAATGTCATACTCACGGATCAATGCGTGCAGCACACGAACGTTGCTGTTCTCACGAATAAACCCAAGCAACTGATTCATCGAGCTAAACCACTCCGCATCGTTTTCAATGAGATTGGCTAGTTCTTTGATACGATCTTCAATACGCTTAATGTTTTCGCGAATGTTAATAATCAACTCTTGGGTGGTGCTAATATCCTTAGCAGTAAACCCAATTTTAAATTTAGAGGTGCAATCAGGGCACTCTACTGTCTCGGCATTTTGATAATGCTTTAACTTGTGTTCCGCCTGACTAAGGTTAGACTTTACATGCCGTAATTCATTTGCCAGCTGGTCACTTTCATTACCATACTGCTTGTATGCCAAACTGGTCAGGTTTTCATCACTAACCAAGATAACTTTGCTTAGCAGATCTCTGAATGCGTTGGCAACGTTCTCCAGACCTTCCATAGGCGCGTCTGGGTCATTAAAGACGGCTTGGTTTTCTAGCAGTCCGGTATGCCTGGCAATGCTAGCCTCAGTGCGCACCAGATCTTCACTGATAACCTTGGCTTGCTCAGTAAAAGCAGTTGGGTCTTGCAGCAAGTCGTCTAACCCATCCAGAAAGCCAGAGTGCTCTGCGATAGCGCCTTTGAGCACGTTAGCTTTATCTTGGTGAGAGTAGAGTAAATTCTCTGCCGTTTCAAGAGCACTAACATATTCGTCTTTGCTCATCTGAACACCGCTTAACTTGTTAACTGTTAGTTTGGTAACCAACAATTTAAAACGAGCAAGTTTGGAATTCAGCTCCGGATCTAGTTTAGCACTCTCCAGACGACCACGAAGAAGCAACGCCTTAGTAAGTTCGCTATCAACCTCCTTGACACGTCGCTCAAGCTCTTCTACGCCACAACCGTTAATAACACTAAGCTTATTGCTTTCCGCTGTGTGACGAGCAATCTGGTTCTTAATAGCGCCTTTGATATCGTTGCGCTCTTGACGGAGTTTATTGTAAACCCCCATCGCATAGCTGGTGTCGTTTGGATAGATCTGAAGAATAACTTCTTTACGACGGTTAGCACTCATGGTAGAGAAACGGTCAATCATCTTAATGCCGTTAAGCACTCGAATGAGACCAGCGTCAATTGTACCAAAGTGATTACGCACCAATTCGTTAAAAGCAGTACTGGTACCACCAGTGTTTAATTCAGGCCCGTTATCTATTTTAAAGCTATGGCCATTACCCACACCTGTTCTGCTGGTAAGTTTATAAGTCTTACCGTTCATCTTCCATTCGGTGTATTTACGGCCCGCTTTATAGTTACCGTTCTCAGCAGCCCATGGATTAAGTTCTCGTAGAACAGAACTCTTGCCGACACCGTTAGGAGCGATCAGCAAGTTAATCATATGTTTGGTGTCAAGTTCTACCTTGGTAATTCCACTAGAAAGTAGCGGAACATAATTTTCTAAAATTACTTTTGTCAACATGGTAGAAACACCTATTGAGTTTAATTCTCTCTAAAGTATTCGGAGCGCAGTATGAGTTTATTATCGCCCTTGGGTATGGGGACAGTTACAGCGACTAAAGATACAGACACAAATGAGATTATGGTTTACGTTCCAGGACTGTTCCCGCAGGCTGAGGGTCGAACAGTTGCCAACGTAGAACGAGTAGAGCGCTCTAGTAAAAATGCTTATGGCGAAGACGTAAGTAGCATCAGCATGAAGTCCAACTCCATTCCAGCAGTTTGGAAGAAGATGGACAACAGCAACCGGATATCCTCGCCAGACGTTCGAGAAGGTAGCCAGGTTGCCGTTTACAAGGCTTCCGGACAAAACCAGTACTATTGGACTCTTGATGGGGTAAACCCTGAGACGTTCCGCTTAGAGACCGTCATGCATGGTTGGAGTGCTAACCCTAATCTTGATGAGAATACCCCGTTTGATGTAAACAACTTTTACATCTGGGTAATGGATACTCGAAGTGGGTTGGTGCAATTACGAACAACCCAGGCTAACGGTGAAGCAGCGGCTTTTGATATTCAGATTAATACGGCTGCCGGAACACTTACTGTTGGGACTAATGACTCGTTAACTACAATTAACGATCCAGATCAGTCATACACCTATCAGAACTCGGAAGGTGCGACGTTTAACATTGCCAGGAAATCTGCTAGTCTTTATCTGCCAGAGAACTTACAGCTCTTTGCTGATGAAATGATTGCGATTAAAACTAAAGCCCTTTTTGTTCAAGCGGAAACGGCTGAAGTGGATATCGGTCTTACCAAATGGAAAGGTAAGGTTGAACGAACTGGTGATACTGAACAAATTGGCAACTATACTCAGGTTGGCGATTACACTCAAACTGGTATGTACAAACATATGGGTGACGTGGATCGTACTGGTAACAGTGTTAGCACTGGTACTGTTATTGGCATGACAGACGTTCGTACCATGACTGTAAGTCTTAACTTCCACTTCCATGGTGGTGTTGACAACGGTAATGGTTACACTACTCCTCCTCTACCAAGTTGAAACGCACCCATACTACCCCTACAGGCTTTTGGCCTGTAGGGGTAGGGGTTTATATTTAAATGCGGTCTCGTTGCGTAAAGAACTTGTTAGGTCCCAATGCGCCGTCATCTTCAAAGTAAGGCACTGCGGTACCACGTCTTGAACTGCTCACCAAATGGTTAGCAACAACCAAGTAATTACGGTTCATTTCCAAGACACCGTTAGTAGCCACACCAAACATTACCTCAGAGTTGCTAACTTCACGAATCTTGTCAGACCCAAATGCAGACAACCCATACCCAGTTTTGGCCAGGTAGCAGTAAGTAACACCGCTAGGATTTACTTTGATGCTTTGTCCTTGGTAAATGGTGTAACCAGTACCTGCAATAACCACTTTAATCCCAGATGGCAAATAGACCCAACCACTGTCATTTTTGGAATAGGGATCAAGAGTTACAGAAGGAGCCGACAACTGCACCATTAACGTAGAGAAGCGACTATCACGACTAGGGTCATAGATAAACAACCCAATTTCGTGCAGCACAAATGGTGGGTACAACTCTTCAACGATGTCCACAGACTTCATGTTGCTGTACAACCGAGCGGGGTTATTAACTCGTCCCACAACGGCTGGATTTGCTGTTGACAATCCGGTAATGCGGAAACCCACATCTCCGTACACGTTACCATAGACACGGTTGATAGCGACATCAAAGGTATCCGAGCCAGAGCGATACGCAATAAGGTCACTGAAAACCATAGCAACACTGTCACCTGATGCCGAAGTACGCGAGTTACCGTACGGAGCGGTTACAGGAGCGGTTACAGGAGTTTGTGCCAGAGCACCGTTAACAAAGTCCAATGTAAACAACCCATTAGCAATGCTGTACGGGGCAATACCAATTTCCACATAACCCAAACCGTCTGAGACAGCGTACACGGCTTTGTTGTAAGCCAGTGCATACACTTGAATCTGTAGCTCACGCAATGCCACCAGACGAGGGTCTGGGTTGACCACAGCAGCCCTGCCAATGAAATCTGCCGCTCGACTTTGAATAGACAAGAGACTAGATGGATTCAGTGCTACAGGGTTTTGCAATGTCAGTGTGCCGTCCACGTACGAAAACGTTTGATAACCCTTGTAAGAGTTATAACGGTTGAACACCAATGCGTTAGAGTTTATTGCCGTGTTGCCTTGGGCAATGTACGAGGAGGTCCCGCTAGGAAACGCCCACATGTCTTTTCGACCAATAATAGTCAAAGGTTCCTTAACACTGTAACGGTTATTAATCAGCGGGTCGTTAACATTGCCAACGTCCCAGATGAGTTCTAACCAGTTATATTTGCTAGTGTTAGGGTCCAGGCCATAAGCCAAATAGTTTGTCCCAATGTTGTTCTTACGCAAAGGGATAATTCGATCTGGCAAAGCAGTAAAGCTCAGATGTCTGGCCGGAGTTACGTGTTCCGTAAAAGCCCTTGACGCATGCACAAACGGTCTTGGTCCAGTAGCCCAGTCTTTAAAAGACTTAAAGGTGGTATCAAACCGCTTAACCCGCAGCGCGTTCTTTGTTGCAACACCACGCACCAGCTCACCAGTACCAAGCACAACACCAGGGTTATGAATAGGCGAGTTGATGTTGTAAGCATCGAACAGCTCAAACCATTGGGCACCAGTCGAAAGAACGCCATTAGCGTCAATGGAATCCTGGACATAGGTACCCACCGTCTTAACAGAAGCCACCCCACCTGCCCGCAGTGTCCCTGGAATGATGGAATCCATGAAACGGAGTGTAAGAGCAATCTGTTTACCATTAGCAAGAGTAACCATTACCTTTGCCGCGATAAACACACGTGCCTCATAATCCAAAGCGTTCCAGAACATCCCAATGACAGGAGGTGTGGATGGATCAAAGACAGCCGTAGCGCCGGCAGGCAGGCTAAGGAAGTTGCCTACGTAATAAGAATGCGGTAATTGGAATGATGCGGTGGTGGTTACCCCAATGGTCGCATAATTAGCCTGGTAATCATTACCAATGATCGGGACCAGTGTTGGGTCCGCATCAAAGGCATTTACCTGAAACCCCTTATGCTCCACTAGCAGTGTATTAGCATCCGGCAATGATGCCGCGGCAGCCAGACCTTTATAAACCGCATCGCCAAACGAGCTAAAGAGCAAATACGACCGAGCCAGACTGGCAGACATACCAAGCTGATCTTTAAATTCGTAAATGTGCTTATCCGAGATAGACTTAAAGAAGTTTACTTTGCCAGTTGAGGATTTAGCAGCGATCCCATTCCAGCAAAGTCCTTCCAGGCTACCAACTACGTTTGGGATTTCTTCCAGTTGAGTCTTGCGGGTAACTAACGCAGGACCACTCAAGAACAAACTATCCCTGGCATATACGGTGTCGTCTTGAGGAACTGAGAACACCATGCGGTCAGCGTTAAGCAAGATGGTAGCCCGGTTGTCCATTCCTGCAACACCAAGATAACGTATTGCTTCTACCGTTGGAGGTGGGGAAGTCGGATAGCCGTCTGGATAAAAATACGACGCCATTTGAAGGACGTTGTTTTGTTGGTAACCGTCACTATTAAAAACAGGCTGGTTTAGTGCAATAGACTGAAACGCACCTTGTACAGTAACAAAGGCGTTTACATCAGTCAGTGCGCGCTGTTCCGCGAGTGTAGCTGTGCGGTAGTTATCTTTCTTACCAAGGCCTACGGTTGTCTTTGTTTCTCCGTGGACCGCCCCCTGCTTAGCAATGTGGTTAGCAATGGGGATTACCACATCATTGACGAATTTGTTAATGTTGCTTTGGAAATCTAACAGCTTTGTTTTAGTTGAATCGTTGTAGCTAGCCGTTTGCTCTTGAACAACGTAAGCCAGGTCGTTGAGTTTTCTGATGACTCCGCCAAACCTTGGATTAGGTTCTTCTACAAAAGGTGGTTCTCCACCGTGAATAATCATAACCCACTCCTGTTAAAGCCCGGGGCAAGGGAAATCCCCCACCCCAGGTACATAAAGTTACGGAAGCAACTCGGACTCTTTCAAGAAGATAAAACTACCGTCTTCTTGTGGGAACCCAGAACTAATTGGAATGCTGCCACCTTGACGACTGTAACTCAACTCAAGATCACCGATCATAAACGACTGGCGGCGTTCAATAGTCAAGATTTGGTTTGCACCAGTTTTAATAATCGCACCAAGGATCATTGTGTTGGAGTGACGAAGTTTGACGCTACTGACTACATAACGTGTTGTCTGATCTTCTACCGTAGCGTATAACCAAAAGGTTTTATTCTGCGGTGCTGGATCAATATCACGTAAGTCAATAGTTCCAAGCGGCATCCGATAAAGAGTACCGTTAAACATCACCTCAACGTTTTCCAAAATGAAGATAGCCCAACCAACTTCCGGATAACTGGTGATCACTGAATAGTAGTCGGTTCCTCCGTCAGGGCGAACCAATGGCATCGTTCGAGATGAGCCACCCGATGGGTCAGTAGACACACCCGTGTTAGTCCAGTCTCTTACAGACGCGTTATACGTATCAGGAGTATCGATACGGTATTTGGTCAACCCGGCTCTAGGGATTGCACAAACGATATCACCGACGCTAGCACCAGCATGATCGGCACCCAGTTGGCTAAAGGCGCCTGTTGCAATGTTCAGATCAAAAACAGTGCAATCAAAAGTACCCCCAAACGCAGTCATCCCAGAAGTTAGGAAGCATTTCAAAACATTTCCGTTCCGATAAAACGTAAAGAAAGGTCTGTTCGAGAAATGTACCTGCCCACCCATCAGCCCCACAGATAAACTGTAATGTTGCAGATAAACCTGGGTATTCCCAACAATCTGGAAGTCAGTGATCAAATGACAACCTGGGTGAGCTGAAGTAGGAGCTTCTACTACTAAGTTAACCAAGAATATTTGAGCGTCATAAGTACCGGTATTCGCGGCTGCGGTGGTCGGGTACTTAACATACAGCAACGCTTTATTCATTCCCTGGAAAACACCGCCGGCCTCATCGTTTAAAACAAACAACGAAAATGACCAGTAGGCACTTTGCTTAGCCGCTGGAATAAGCGCTCTCGCTTTATCCTTTATGCTTGGAGCCAGCCCGTAGTAATCGTTTGGCGTATACATCATGCGCTGATTAATGACATCCAGCTTTTTGGTGAAGGTCTTAGGAAAAGACAGGAACGCACCTTGCTCATTAAGCGCCCGAAATGCAGCACTCGGGAACGTAGTTAGTGGTGCGTAGCTTGGGTAAGCAGCGGATGAGAACCCGCACGCACTCAAGCTCATGGTCCCACAGTCCACACCACGACTAGCCAACTCAGCAGCAGTACCAGTCCCGGAGATAACTCCTTCAAGGTTAGACATGTTTGTCTTGTAAACCTTGTTAGTAAGCGGTCTCGAGTACAACGGCGCCAGCTCCTTGTTAAAGACAGCCGGACGAATTGCATACCCGCCGCTTACTTCCCGGCAAACAATTTCCGGATAAGGCAACCCTGCCGCTTTATCAGCAACAATAGTCGTCTGGGTCATGAAGTTCTCTCCATCCCCCTCATAAGCAACCCAACGGTTAGCAACACCAATTGGGATAGGAGTCTGAATACTTCTTGACCTTACGTTCCAGGCATTTACTTTAAGCCGGTCGTAACTGAGATCGCCAGACAACAGCTGTTCTGCTGTGGTAAGGTGTGTTCCATTAATGAGATCGAATGTGTGGTACTCAATCATTGAGTTAAGTGGAGACACCTCTTGGTTGGGTGCCGTCGAACTCATTAACTTTTCCCCATTCGGTGTAACGATTGTGGCTACCGAATGATATCTAACCATAGACCCGTACCAAGGGGCAAATTTGTTGAGGTCAACAGTTGCAACGTTACCGCCCAAATCGTTTACAAAGTCAACGTTTAGTGGAGGCTGCTTGTAAACAAGTGTCATTACCCCCGTGTCAACGTTAAACTCATAAACCATGTGGGTTGCGGTTCGAGAACTGTTAAACCCTGTGCCAGGCACAACCCATGACAAAAGGGTATAACCCAACCAACTGTAGTAGTAAACACTAGGCGCGTTAGATTTCTTGGCGTAAAGGTTTACTCCTCGATAGTTAAACGAGCCGACATTGGCTGGTGGTTGAAGTTGGTTGAAGGTGTATCGCCCCCATTTGCTAACCAGGCTATTGTTCACAACCTTAGACGCGTAGTTCCAGCTGTTAACGTTTGTATATTGAACTCCGTCGTAATCCTGATAGGTGACCTTAAGAAGCTGCCAGGTAGCTGGAGTTCCGTCAATCAAAGATTTCTTTGGAATACGGAAACGAACAATACGACCTTGCTGGCCGTACAGATTTGGGTTGGTAGGCGCTGCATCAACCGTTAGCACCGCCCAGTCGCCCATCAAGTCAATCTTGAACTGCCAGTGATAGGGTTTCCCACTACCCCACATGCCTGCCGCATTAGGAGTCCCGCATTCCGCAAAGACGTTAGCCATATTCGTTTCAATATAGCGGTGCGAGCTTGGGTCAAAAGTGTTGCTAGTTAACGCAACAAACCAATGGTCATTTGTGGCTGGGTTGGCGTTCTTTGCATTACCAGTCATGATAATGTCATTTCCGCTACCCATGACGATGGCATTCGGGGTTATCCCAATGTTGGTCAATACCGGCGGTTCATACTTGTAAGCAGTAAATTCAAAACTAAACGGGTTCTTTACATCCAGTGGTTTCTTTGCATCAGAAAGCACAGAGAAGTACAGGCCTTCCGTACGACCGTCGTAGTGGTTCTGGATCAAAACAACACGACCATCGGCTTCCAGGCAAATACCCATGCATTCGCTGCGGCTACCCAGTCCTTCAAAAGAACCAGTAATGCTTGGCGGGATGTACCCGGTGGTGCCAAAACGACTGAGAGGCAGTAAGCCTGCTTTCATAATCTCCGACGTATCAGGAGACGACTCTTCCAAGACTGTTTGAACACCTTGAACGGTAGCAAACAAATCCGCACGAGTACCCTGGCGATGTTGATCAATCGTACCAGTGGCAAGGTTCTCATGGTTGCCCAAGAGTACATCACCTTTGCTGGTACCATGCGGGCGGTTATAGTTACTGCCGTGTGCACGCAATGCTTGGAACTGGGAATCACGGGTTTGATACAACTTATCAAAAGCTGCACGAATGGCCGCATCAACCCCAGCTTCAATTGTAGGGTCCTTGGTAGAAATGGTTGCTTCCAGATATTTAAAGAACCAGGTAAATTCAAACCAGTCCCCAATTTCTGTTTTAACGTTGTGGCTGTGCCATTCGCTTGGAAGGGTGGGCGGTACGTTAAATACCTTACTCCAAGGGATAGGAGTAACACCATCACGAATCTTTGTTACCCATTCTTCCAGGCTGTTGCGAGGAACAAAGTAAGCACCAACACTGCGGTAACTGATTTTGATTTTGGTGTTAGCTTCCAAAATCTCGTCACTAAGACGAACAAAACAAACAATGGGGCGTCCGGTGACTTCTGTGAGAGGGATGAACTCCTCTTCTAGCCAGTAGTCGCGGTCTCGTACCATTTCGGCACCAGACTCATCATAGACGGTTGTAAGAGGTAACTGACCAGGGGCTGGATAGTCACCAAAGAAAGGGGAGCCGTTTGGGATAACCCACGGGCATTTATCTTTGAGTGGAATTTCTTCCAAGTCAATCTTGTTAATTGGTTTGACGCCACGGACGTCAAATTCAACAACGCGTAGAGTATCCATTACTTAGCCTTTTTAAGTTAAAATGGGTGCGGGTTATCCCGGCACCCATTCTTAACAGTTAAGTTAGCAGCTCGTCATTACGCAACCATGGCAGTTGGCCTTCTTCGTTAGCAAGACCTGAACTAGCGGGGATACAGTTACCACGCTTGGTCTCAGACACACGGTTACCGTTCATGGCAAACACGTTGAAGCGCTCAATGGTGAGGATTTGAGAATCCCCAGTCACTACTTTACTGGCCCACAGTTGGAAAGGAGTTTCCAGTCGCTTCTCCTCAACAACTTCGTAAATAGGAACACCATTCCTGAGCGCTGCGTAAACATAAAACGTTTTGTTTTGTGGGGAAGGGGATATATCACGCAGGTCAATAGTACCAGAAGGAAGAACAAAAGGTTTTCCATTGAAGACTACTTTGATGTCAGTCTTAAAGAAGATCACCCAGCCTACTTCTGGATACACGGACCCAACTACAGGTCTGTTTACAACCCCATTGACAATAGTGGCCGCACCACCGGTTGTGTTAGCCCAGTCGTACATCGTTGCAATACCGTTATCAGGAGTTATAAACACCCCACCGCCTGCACTACTGTTACCTTGCTGAGAAGCACTAGTCCAACGACGAGTGTTTCGGTTGTTATAAGCAAAGTTAAAGTTTGAGGTGTACGCGTCCCCTGTGGTGTTGCCCATTACCCCACTGTTAAGGTGGCAAGACAGACTATTGCCGTTTAGATAATAGAACGCCCTCATTGGACCAAGGGTTGACTGCGGAGATTCAGGGCCGTTGGCGTAACCACCAAAGACGCGAATCTGGTCAATAGCCGCGGAGTCTGCCCACCAGTTAAATTTATCCGTAACCGTAAACCCAGTAACCTCTTTTCGGCCTTGGGCATTAGTGATGTATGTAGGTTGGATAACCATATACGTCGCGTGCATTCTTGCACGAATCGCACTGTTTTCCGCGTCGACATAGGTAACCGCCGCAATAATTGGCAGCCACCCAAAACGTTCGAGTGAAGAAAACGTTGGGTCGGTCACGGTAACAATGCAATCACGGCTACGGTTCTTAATATCTAAGAACTCAACCTGGTTTTTCAGCTGTTCCACAATTGCCGACGGATAAAGAATCTCAGCCGTTGGAACAATTGTTATGGTTCCGTCTGGTTCGATACGTCGGTTGTAATCAGAGATCAACAGAATGTCATTGTCTCCGACAGGCGCCCCCCATCCAGTACCGACTTTGTCAAGCTGGTTGTACTTTTTCTGACTGTTTGTGCAGAACATTGATTCACCAACATCAATACCATAAGTATCAAGCTGGCTTGAAGGCACACTGACTGTAGCCCCACCAATACCAGGCAAAGCGTTAACTTTGCGGATACTAGTTGTCAATGGACGCGAAACAACGTTATTCAGAAAAAGATTTGTCACTTCTGGACGTGCCGCAAACTTCCCGTTGATATCTTTCCAGAAAAGTTCCAGCTTACCAAGGTCTGTACGGTCAGCCGCAATGTAATGCTCACCACCTGGACGATACAGTAACCCACGGACGTTAATAGACGACATTAACGGGCTGGCAATAGTTTCTTGCCAAGACCCGAAGTTAGACATCTCATCCCAACCACGTCCCCAGAATTTAGAAATGGTTGCGTATTTTGTTTTGGCGTTAACAATCTCAAAGAGAGTGCCGACTCTAGGGAACCCGCTGAACCCCATTGCTGCGGAACTAGCGATCCGTCCGTCTGGCAATACGTTAATACCTTGCCCGGCGTAGCTAAACACCAGCGAATAAAAAACGTTGTTTTGAACGTATTCACTAGGGAGTATAGGCGACCCCAAAATGTTCAGTGTGGGTGGTATTGCTGTTTTAGACGTGAGTGTCATTACTCCAGTTACTGGATCAAAATCATAGTTAATCTCTGGGACAAAGTTGAACTGCCCTTGGCCCGTTGGTGTGGAGTGAGAACCGTAATACGCAGATAGGAACTTCATCGCGTAGATGCCCTTACGGGAAGGGTCCTCAGCAACCATGACCGGGAGTGAACGATAGTTACCGATAACTCCGTTAGCCGGGGTTGGCGAATAAGTAAACAATGCTTTAGAAGTTAACCCGTTAGCGTTCACAAAAGAATACCAACGGAAGTAAGTGGAGTTATTCCACTGTACCCCATCCGCGTCAACAAAGGAAACCAATTGTAGAGTTGGAGTAACGTTAATGGTCGCTTGAACGTCAGCCAGCTTAACCCTGAAGAACTGTTTACCAACTAGCGGGTAACCAACACCTGGAGCTAGACCGCTACCTTTACTTGAGGACTGAATCAAGTAAATCCATTCACCCATTAAAGCAACGCTCAGCATTGGGAACAAACTTGATGGCATTATGTTTGTCCCACCGCCAAATGTTGCGTCGACGATTGGCTGCAAGTTAACTTTGGAGTAAACGTGTTTTGCTGGATCAAGAGACCCGTTCGTCACACCAACGTAAAACAAGTTCTTACGACTATCCCCCACCAGGATTACTTCGTCCCCACTACCCTGTGCAATACGGTCGACACTCGCGTTATCCGCATCAAACTTAGGGTGCTCGTATTTAAAGCCGGAGTACACAAGCTTAGTTTTGGCGTAATCTTCCGTGTCTTGCATTACACTGTAATACAAACCAGCAGTACGACCATCCATACGGTTCCACAGGAAAGTAATAGTCCCGTCACTCTCTAAGCACATGCCGCCCGCTTCAGTAACACCACCGAAACCTTCAAAAGAACCGTCAATGTTAGCCGGGATGAAGTTAGTGTTACCAAAGCTGCTCAACGGCACCTTGTTACTGGCCAGCAACTCTGGGGCGTTAAAGCTCAGGGTGTTGATGATGGTTTTAAGACCACCCGGTGTCAGGTGCATGTCGTTGTTAGGTTTGAGCAGATCATCACCACGAGCTGTGGCAAAGTTGTCCACTAAAGGCAGCCCAATCTGGCCTTTGGTCAAACCATGCGCGTCATAGCTACCTTCATGTCGTGCCAAACTCTTAAGCAACTCAGTCCGGTATACCGTAATGTAGTTGTTAAGCAAATCAAGGTAATGCTCAATCTTGATCTGGGTTGGGGTACGCGAGTTAGCGTTGAGGTAATCAAGAAGCAGGGTAATAAGTTCTACCATATCGCCAAAAGCGATCATGTCGTAGATCAAACTCATGCCGTGCAGTTCTGGTGGGAATACAACAGGTTTGTCCCGCAGGTTTTCCCAGTAGACCGGACGGTTGTCTTCGGCGGTCTCAAGAATCAAGCGCAACAGTGTGTTATCAAACAAACTGAAGTGCCCAACAATGTCGTAATCAAAGAACCCATCAGTTACGTCTGGGTTCAAGATCTCGATCATGCAGCCGACTGGTTTAGCAGTAAGCTCGGTCAAACCACCCATGATCTTGTACATGCGCCAATCACCAACACCTTCATCGTCTGCTTTGGTAAGCGGTTCCATGTTGGCGTTGTACAGGCGCAAAGACTTAACAAAGAAAGGAGCGTGAACTGGAATAACAATACGACTACCAGGACCTTTGATTACCTTAAAGGGCTCACCCAATACACGGTTCTCGGGGTTCTGGTTAAGAATGTCGTTACGGTATTCGTGAACAATAGGAAAATTCATCGGTTATCCCTTAATCGAGTTTTGCAGTACCGTCACGCAGTTGCCGACCAAATGCTTTCATTACATTCATGGTCACGGCTACGTTGCCATCGGCACCGGCCAGGTCTGCTTCAGTAGACGGGCGAAGGTTAGCTACGTCTGGGATACCAATATCACCAGTGGATGCGGCATGTGCTTCTGGAAGACGTTTTTTCAGGTGGTCTTCCAAAAGGGCCAGTGCGTCACCTTGGGCCGCTTTATCAGTCATGACAATGATAAGTGACTTAAGAGCAGCGTAAGCTTCCAGCCAGTCGTAAGTCTGTTCCAAAGGCTGTTCGTGTGGATCTGCTGGGAATGCGGTGGGAACGCCAATGAGGGAATCCCAGCTTGCCTGACGAGGGCTGTTAGCAACGTTAGCGACCAAGGTAGCAAATGCTACGTCATCAAGGATGAATGGTCCGCCAATGGTGTCATAGCTCGCTACAAGCACTTCACCAGGAAATGGCTTCAGCAAGACAAAAGCACCGTAAACATTTCGTTTGTACTTGTCCATGAAACGGTCAAAGGTATTGCAGAAAGCGTAGTCAACACCCAGTTCCAATTCAACATTGCTAGACTGGCGTTTCAGAACAAACTTCTTGGCTGCCCCGTTATTACGAGCCGCACTAAAGAACGGACCAGCCCGAACTACAAACACGCGACGGGTAGTATCGTTGGCTACCTTGACTACTTCGTTTTCAACGCGGCAATCGATGCGTTCTTGAAAGGGGTTCCAGTTGTAAATTGGTGCAGGCATGGGTGTTGCTCCTGTTAATAATTACTGGAGTAGTTCGCATTTTATAGCCTACCCCTTAAAGTACGTTAAGGACTATAGATAAACCCCCTTAACAATTTCATAGAATCCACTGGAGTCAGTCCCTATGTACAGCTATAAAAGGGCTGTTGGTGTTAGTCGTCGTTCTCCCAAAGGAGATGAGTTACTGGATATTGCAGGTATTCCCTGTAATACACTTTTTACTGAATACAGTCGTTTGATTATTGTTGTGACCGATGTGTACAGTAATAAGGACGTAGCAATAGACCTTCAGTACTATTTGGTAGACCTTGGGGTCTTCCCTGGTAACATACAGGCGTGGTTAGACACAAAGGCAACCACACCCCTCAAGATTGAAGATACTGTCCCTGGTGACCGTTATCGCTTCGTCACAACTCATGACATCCAGTACAAAGGGTTTAGCCTTTTGCCTGGTAATGCCCTGGCTGGTGACGATCGACAAGACATGTACAACACAGCAGACGCTCCGGACATTCGTGTAGTTAAGACCGATAACTCCGAAGTAGATTTTGATGCATTGGTAACCCGCGGGTTGTGGACAATCAATGGTCACCTTGTTCGTGCTGTAAAAGGTAATCGTTGTGTGTACCTTCTCAATGCAGGCAAACACTTTAATGTGGATGATAACATCCATGTTAATTACTTGAACTTCAATACGGTGAGTAAGCTTACTACTCGTCCTATTGCTGCTGAAGATATTAAGTTTGAGATTATTGGGGATGTCAAATATCTTCATGTTTCAAGCAAGGTGTCTTTAAAGGACAAAACCGTCTGGATGAGTATCGGAGGGAGACTCTACCAGAACGATGTAGTCCAACCAAGAGGTAACGACAGTTTTGCTATCAAGCTCAATAAGGTAGACTGGTTCTCTGCTATCTTTGACTCTAAGCAACTGATCGATTTAAGTTCTGTTATAGACAAGGACCGTGATGTGGTAGGTAAGGATTTCTTCAGTACTGAGGAGTTCTTCACTAAGCTGCTTACAGATCTTTCTTCGTTTATGGTAATTTTTGATAATCCTCGGTTATATGCCTCGCTAGTACCACTGGTGAGTTATTTGTACCCGTTTACTTACCACACGGAAGAAACAAAACAGATCCCGTTACTCACGGGCAACGGCTTGCTTCCTAAGTACTACGTCCGACGGATTATTAACCGTAGACTCTTGGACATTGATATTGGTGTTCAACGTGTTTACGCAAACAAAACAACCGGCATCCATAATGAGGGCAACCTCTATCATGGTTTCACTAATCGACATGACCCTAGCAAACTGCACAGCGGATACCTGCTGTACATAAGGGCTATTGTCCAGGGGGATTAAACCCATGGGACAGGAGATCAAGGCATTGTTATTTTTCGACAAGTTTCGATCAATAGCGACCTTCTTCGTTGTTCTTATTCTGGCTGTAATACTTGGAGTTCAATACTTCTTTCCTCGGCCGGTTAAGTTGGACCAAGAAGCACTCGCTTCGCTGCGTGATGCAACTGAGCAGATTCGTCAGATGGTAAAGACCGCTGACAACTTTGCTCAGGAGGATCAAGCGTTTAAGACAACCCTCCAACAGCGCATTACCGCGCAAAGCAAATTGAGAGGAGACAACTATGCCACGCTGGCTAGAATGTATGGTGTCCCGGATTTGGATGACGGTACTCTTGCTACCAATGGTGGCATTAATTACGGCATGCAACCACAACCCGACGGTCTCGGAAGCAAATACCTACCTCCAGGTACAAGCGACCCAGGCCCAGTACGACACGTACAGCAACCAACTGACCTTACTGCAAAAGCAACTGACCCAGGTATCGCCGGAGTTTCGGGAGGTGACTCCAGACCCACCTTCGGGGCGCGTATCGGAACTCTCCTCATTTCTGGAACGCAACAACTGTCTCCGCCAGGATCTCAGTCTTCCGGAAAAGGACCAGTGCTACCAGATCACTAGGGTAATTCTCATCCAGACCACACAAGTATTGGATGAGAAGGATATAACCCTCTGGGGCGCTAAGCAGACAATTCAGCAATTGGTCAAGAACATGAACCGTATCATTGACCTTGCCCCACGTCAGCCGACCACAACACTTAAACCACCCTAATTAGTAAAGATGCAAACATAAACCATATACCCTCTAGGAGCCTGCAAGGGCTCCTAGAGGGGTTATAGCTGCATCGGCACATAACTAGTCAACTTCTACTGTTGTCTGTCATCAGGTTGGGCTGGTGGGCTTGGAGCAATGATGTTAGCTACACGGCTACGGAAACGAGTCATGCTGCTGGCACCATTAAACAAAGTCTTCAGGGTCTGGTTAACAGACATCCAACTCCAGGCAATAAGGACTGGCCCGACAACCATGATAAACATGCTCGTCTCGCTAGGCCATACATTGTGATCCCGAACGGAAAGGTAAATTACAGCAGAGTTGATCAGAGCAGTAATACAAACCGTGATAGACGCAGTAAGACCACCCAGGTTACGAAGACGAACAGTCTCTCCCCCGAATACTTCTTTCTCTACGTCATTTTGGGTTTCGACAAGGCACTTCCCAGAAAGGCAGTTGTCATGCACTTGATCACTCATGAAAAACCCCATAGTGTTTGGCAAGCATTTCACAACGATACAGTGTAACAGCAACGCTATCAGCACTGTGCTCGTCAATTACAGTGAGATCAAACCCCGTAGAGTCTAGATGCTCGTAAGCCATAACACCCTTGTGAACATCCTCTTTCTGGCTACCTTTAAAGTTAGCCCCAACAATGTCCTTTGCTGGATTAGGGAGAACACTACTCACATGAATGCCGCGACTAATGTAAGCATTTTGAGCCAAAGACACAAACTGGATCAACTGCTTAAAGGTTAAAACACCAGCCCCTAAGAAGTTGTCCTCGATGATACCCGTTAGATGACGTTCACGAAGTTCCATCTCTCCATCGTCATGTAACACAAACTCTGTGGTATAGTAGTCTAAAAGCTCTCCTAGAGCCCTGGCCAAGCACCAGCTGCGAGCAGCCACAGATGTTCCATTGGTATCGTCGTATTGCACGGGTATGTCGTAGAGGACTTTATCTCCCTTGATGGTGTTTAAATACACCAGCTTGTAAGGAGTCTTAACTGTCAGATCCACATCAATAATGCACACACCCATGTTTGTGGTAGAAGGGTCAATTCCTATGACCCTTACTATCTCAGGAGTTTTTAAGTCCTTAGACATATGTGGCCCTTAACGTTACCACAGTGCAGCTTGATGATAGCCACCAAAGGCGATAATCCAACTACAAAGTCTTTTGGGGCTTTCTTGCTATCCCCCAAATAAACCAATTCAAACCCACAAGCTGAAAACTCACCAAAGGTCCCAGACATCCAGCGACCGTTGTAGTTATAGTTGTTTAAGAGGGTTGCCAATTCGTAAGACTCGGTGTTAACCGTTTCAAACTGTGGTAGCGGAACGCCCATAGGAAGTTTTTTCAAGAACTCCAGTTCTTCCGCCATGTCCACTTTAAGAGGCTCAAACAAAAAGGAGATGACTTCTTTAGGTGGTGTCAGACCATCTGGACCACCTTTGACTGGACCAGAGACCATGTTGATAAACGTCATCAACGAGTTACCAGTCTCAGCTTCAATAATGTCAATAACCAACTTGCCTTCAGTATTGCGATACGCTTGGCTTACCGCATATTTGGTTTGATCCAAACGGAAAGCCGGCATGTAAATGGTGCTAATCAGCTCAATGGCATCGTAGCTGTACATCCCCTCAGTAAGTGGGAGATGCGCATTAACGGAACCTAGCTGATCAGCCAAGGCGGCTAATGCGTCCATGATCAGTTTCCTTGCGAAGCCGCACCGGCGGTAGAGTTAGTGAAGATCAGCATTGGTTCGCTGGCACCGTGGTCGTAGTCCATGTTCAGACGTTCGTTGTTCAGTGCACTACGTGCGTCACGTTCGGTGATGTAGTGTGCAGCAACAGCACTCTGTACTTCTGCAAAACGAATGGTACCACCGCCACCAGTTTGGCCGTCGATTTGAGTATCAACACCCCAGCAGACCATGGTCTCGTTGATAGCCGCATAACTGGCATCACCGTACTTCTTCTGGCAAGCGTTAGCCAACTCTTGCAGGTCGCCTTGGTTAAAGCTGCAACCAAGAACAGCCGACGAGTTGATGTAGGTGTTGGAAACAGGAACGCTACCTTCGCTAGTAGTGGAGACAGGCTGTGGGTTAAACAGGCTGTCACGACTTGGCACGAACGGTACTGGCAGTTCGTTACCATTCTCGTCACGAGTAATCTTGTTGACTTCCGGGTTGTAGCGAGAGAAGTCAATCAGACGCAGGTAGTAGAACACGTAAGCTTGGCCATCGAAACCGTTCTCGATAACCCGCAGTCGATACTTGCCACGGTTAATGTTGTCAAAATCGTTATCAACCGGACGGCAGGCAACCGGGATATGAACAAACAAGTTCATGTCGATTGGTTGGTGCTGGTTAACCTTCATGATGGTCACACCCAGCGGGTTCTGACCAATGGCATTAGCACCACGGATACCAACACCAAAATACTTCAGCTCGAAGTTAGTCGGCATCTTTGGCCCGATAGATTCTTCGGCCATGATGTCGTAACGTTCATTGAGGGTGGAGTACTTTGGCAGGGTGAACCCTTGGCGCGTGGCCAGGCACTTCATGATAATGTTGCCGTAAGGCGTGTTGGTGGTTGTTTGTGTAGGTACTTCCGACCGGTTCTGGTCTTGAATTTCAGAGGCGGACAAAGCCATGGGTGAATTCCTTATGAACGAATAAGTTGGAAGCTTGATTTAAAGCGCATAGAATCTGAGGAGATCACCACTAAAACATTGTCACGATCGACTACCAACCGACTAATGTCTTCTTCTTGCAACTCATGACCGGTTCGGCGATAAATCCAATCGGCCATGAGAGCTTTATTAGTTGTGATGTCGACATCGGAAGTCTTACGTGGTGGAATTACCAGGGACTTAAGTTTGTTAAGCCCTGATAGGTCTACCTTGCGTACTTCGTGATAGACTGTTTCTGAACCTGGTCTGCTAACCTGAAAGACATTGTTGCCTCTACGGTTAACAGTTACCAAGTCGAATTGCGTTGCCGCAATGATGTCTTTATCAGTAATGCGCAAGTCTTCAAAGTATTTCTTTTTGATGAGCTGCGTGGCTTTGTTACTCATGACTAGTTACCATCCTTCTTAGGAGGAGTCTGTTTAGCCAACACTCCGTAATAAGTTTTAGGGAGGTTAAACGTGTCATCAGGCGGCGTCAACAACCCGTAGTAAGTCCTTGGGATGTAGAACGTATCGTCAGGTGTGCCCAAAATGCCGTAATACGTGTCAGGTATTATGAAGTAGTTAATTGGGTCGTCATTACCAATAGAACGGATGTACGAGTTATCTTGAACCTTAACAGTGTATTCAAAAGAGTGCTTGAACTTGTCAACACTCTTAATGAAGTTGTTATCTTTCAGCTTGATGGTCGAAGCCATGTCCGCTTCAATAGTAGGCCTATCTGGAAACAAAAAGGCCAATACAGATTCAAGTTCTCGGATACCGTCCATGTTGGATTGGACGTTAAGCATCACGTTTCCAAAGTCAGCATCAAGACTATTGCCAGGGCCTGTCAGTTTACTGTCACCAACTGACACTTCGTTTGGAAGTTCGGTAACACCGATCTCATCAGCCATCTCTTTAATGAAATGGATGGTGTACGAAGAGAGCCGAGACATGATATCGATAAGGTCGCTTTGCTTGACCCGCATGTTTGGTTGGATATTGGTATCCCAGCCAGTCACACGTTTAAAGATATCCCAGGCAAACGTTTTGCACTCAGCCGCTGAGTAGTCAGAGAAGTCCAGGTTGTAATCACGCAACAACAGATCGTACTTGGTATATTCGCCAAGCTTAACGAAACCTGAATCGTAAACTGTCTTAGTGGCGTTTTTAACTCGAGCACGTTTATTCAGATCGTAAAACTGACTGTACATCTTCTTGTGTTTCCACATCGCCTCATAAACCTCAAAGGCGTACTGGACAAGATAGTCAGGGGCTACAAAGTTAGCAACTGGAAACCAAATGTTGCGGATATCGTAGGCAAGGTATTCGGGGTAAATAAAGTTCTTACCGCCAGCCTCATAGACGTCTGCAAGACTAGGTGGCTTAATTCGCATCACGTTCTGGTAATAAACTGGACCAATGTCAACAGGGTGGAACCCATTGCTATAATCGACCAGATACCGCCAAATGTGATACGCATCGGCAACTGTCATCTTGATTTGTTTGCCAGTCTTTGGATCAGACACGACAACACGACCAGTGAACTTGTTATTGCCAACCAGATAGATCCATTCGTTATACACAACAGACATCAAAGTATCAGCATGGCGGTTGGTGTAGTCACGCATGCTAGATTCTAAGACTTTAGTAGGTAGTTCCGAGTGAAGACTGTACTTACCACGTTCTAAGGCGTCCTGTTGATAGATGGCCGTTTGATCGTAGTTGTCCCTGGCTAACAACTGCTGTTTAAGAATAATCTGTTCAGTGGTGTTGTAGGTGGGTTCCCGGCCGTAGTCCTCAATGAGATTAAGGTTAAGACGGCGATACAACGGAGTTGGACTAAGATCTTCCAGCTGCGTTGCGGTACCTTCCACCATGTCAAACTTAGCCAGCGGAATATTTGCAATAGTCAGCAAATTCTCCATCAGCTTATTAAACGTCAACGTCTGCCCGGGGTTATTCTTAATCCAGGCAATGTTACGAAACAACCACATGGTTTGTTCGCGGTTAAGACTATTTTTATATTTGGAGAAATCCCCGTAGGAATCAATGTGGCTCCAGATATAAAAGTCATGACTGTGCCGAGTGTACATGTCTTCAATGCGAATTGTGTGAATTGCTTTGATGACGTCAGCCATAAGCAAACGGCTCATGGTAGGGAGAAACAAGTTATCCGTACCGATATATTCGTTGTTAAAAAGCTGACTGACTTCAGACTTAATAAAGTTTTGAAGCTTTGGAATTAACTGGTCCTCGTTCCACAATACTAACTTTTCATTGTACCGAAGAATCTTATAGTCATCGGCGGGAATCGTTTCCGCATAAGGGATCGGGGAGAGTATGCCGCGTATCAGTGTTGGTTGAGCTGGATAACGTTCGGTAAGCCGTTTAAACCAATAACCGCCCTTAGCGTATTCACGGAAAGTAATCAGGTGAACACGCAGGTTCTCTTTGTTAAAGACGATTTCTTCGTCGTTATCCAGAGAGTTAACGGTCATTGGTACGTCGGTCTCATGATAGTCCCCGTTAAGGTTCATGTAGTACCGCCAAGTAGCTTTATCTTCTTTTACAATATAACCCACACGCTCTAGGGCCTGGTTATATCGTTTTGCTAACGCCTCATTTTTGATAACCATGGTTCTTGCAAGGGAAAAGATGTCCCTGAAGTACCTGTCTTTATCAGCATTATTCATAAGTTAACTCGCTAAGGGAATTCACATGTCGTATAGATCTAGGTCCACTACGGTGGGCAATACCCCCGTAGATATCACTCAGGTACGGCAAAACTTTAGTAACATGCCTACGTATATTCGGTCCACTCTTCGCAACGCTGTTCCTCTTAATGGCGTGTCACCAGAAAAAGGTGATGTTGGCGGTGTAGAAACCGTTAACCAATATAAGTTACAGCGTCTCAGTGACGTTTTAAGCAACAACATCAATGCGGTGACTGACCTACGTGCCATTACGCCGTATGTGGACAAAGCAGAGCTGATTTGGGACACTATCTTGCTTTACCCTAACGGTAAGCAGGACAAGATTCTTACGTACAGCACGCTGCCTTCCAAGCTGAAGAACGTCGCATTGCATACAGAACTGCTTAAGGTGTGGGAAGAATACTTCACCAACGACTATAAGATCGAGGAAGATCTTAGCAAAATGATTAAGGATATCCTCTGGAATACGGGGAGTTACGTCCTTTTTAATCTTAGTCGTCCTGGTCTTGATTACCTGATTAATGGTAGTGAAGTTGACCCTAAACACAATTCTGAAAATGAGCCTCTTGACGCCAAAGCTAGAGAAGGTGCCGAGGCTTTCCAGCTTTACGAGCGTAAGTTCCGTGAAGCAGCTATGAACGAGTTTAACAACTCGTTTGCAAACGACCCTACCAATAACAAGGTAAAGGTTCGTAACCTCGGTAAATTCATTAAAGACCCTAACAAGAAAGCCGCCCCGTCTGTTATTAACGGTTTGGAGCGCTTGCTTAAGGATGCCGGGTCTGTTCAGGAAGACGAGTATCGTCTGTTTGATAATGAGTTTGACCCTTCCAACGATATTGATATCACAATTACGGATAACCCTGCTTGCTTGTTCCTACCTCGCTTTCACCAGAAGCGTCGAGAAGAGCAACTGGGTAGTGTAGTTGGTCAAGAAAACATCAACATGATGGTGGAACGCGCTCTTAAGAAAGACAAAGATCGCGATCCAATCGGTCCTAACGACACAGACAAAAAAAGAAAGAAGGCTGCTCCATCTGACGCGACTACCCAAAACCTGGATTCGCATCAGGTTGCTGAGATTGCGCGGGAACTTTACCCAAGCCGAAACATTCGTTCTCAATCGATGCAGTTTGTTAAAAGCATTGATACTCTGTCAGTAGCACCTTACGGTCGTGGGTTGGTTTTCCATATCCCTAGTGAGGCATGTATCCCTATTCATCGTAATGGTGTACGCCGGGCGAATCCGGATATCATTGTTCTGATGGATCGTGATACTGGTGAGTTCCTTAAGAACACTACCGACCCTGAGTACTATCAGTCCACTTCAGCTGTTAGAGGCGGGCTCAGTAACAAGAACAAGACTGGTAGCGAGAACGCTATCATCTCTAGTCTTCGTACTGTTCAGTCTGGTAAACCATGTGATTTCGACATGCGTGAGTTTGCAGACATTAACCGGTCTAACCTCATTCGTCAGTTCACGTCGGCTGTTATTAGCGACAAGGCTGATTCGGTAAGCATTACTCTGGACGAGGAAGTCAACAAGATCTTCTTGTCTCGTATGTTTGCTAAACAGGGTGTTCGTTGCTTGTATATCCCTGGTGAGGCTATTACCTACATGGCGCTGAAGTATAGCGAACTTGGTACCGGTCAATCGCTTACACAACTGGCTAAGATGCATATTGCCCGTCTGGCTGCTTTTGACGTCGCTGACACCCTGGCTAACCTCGAGGCTGCGCAACCCCATACGTTGATGAACATCACGCATGGTAAAGAGGATGGGGACCCTGAGAACACGGCTGCTATTGCACGGGCTTCGTTCTACGATAACAACCCTGGTCTTCATAGTCTGATTTCCTCTGCACAGCTTTCAGTACCAAGCATTGTGGAATCGATGCGTAACTCGTCGTTGACTATTAAAGTTAACGCCGGTGATAACCCATTGGTAGCCGTTCCTGAAATCGACATGCAGCATATGGAGAAGAACCACTTTAAACCGGTGGATGACACTTCGCGTCAAAAAGTTATGAATGACATTGCTAACTACTTCCACACTCCTCGCAGTTGGTTGGACGTTAGTGACGATTCTAATAACTTCAAGATTGAAGCAATTACTGAACACGACATGGTTGTTAACCAAGCTGCTAACTGGCAGGATACCTTGGCTGACTTCGTTGTGGACTTCATGCGTAAACATACTCGTGTAAACGAGCCTCTGTTGAACGCATTGGTCGAAGTAATTGTAAAAAACAAGAAGCTTTGGAAGCCAGAAGGTAGTAAAGAAACTATCGCTGGTGATGAGGGTCAAGTTGTAAACATGTTGTTGGCTGACTTCTTTACTGCGGTTAAGGTTAGTTTCCCTATTCCGTCCAGCATTGAGTCTACTGACAAACTGAAGAACCAGTTGGAAGCTGTTGATGCACTGGTTACTAAGTGGATGGAGATTGCAAGTGGTGGGGCTATCCTCACTGACATCGCTACCGGCCTTGGATTTACCGATGGCAAGGCAAGCGGTGAAACAATCCTCAAACATGTTAAAGCTTACTTTTACACCGAAGCATTTAAACGTTACAACATTCCAATGCCATTTGACGATGTTGTCAATGATGGTAAGAGTGGTGGTATTGCTTCTCTGGTACATGGTATTATTCATCAGCAGGCTAACTCGCAAGAGTTCTTTGTTCAATACATGACCGAGAAACTCAAGAATGATAAATCATTCCTGAAGTCTCACAAGGCTTTGCTGGATAAGCTGCGCAGCGACATTGATGAAGCCAGCGGCGAAGAAGAAGAAACTCAAGATGGTGGTTTAGACGGCGAGACTAGTCTGACTGGTGATGTTGAACCAGGTACTGGTGGCGATAACCTCGACGTTGATGCAGAACCTCCTGCTGAAGAAGAGGAAACTGAGGAGACTGGTGATACCAAACCAGGTACTGAAGAAGGCGAAGAAACTGGTACTGATGAACCCGCTGACGACGGTAACTCTGGTAGCAGTGATCCAACTTCTCCAGACTACAACCCTTGGAAAGGCAAAAAATAAAAGACTAGAGACTACTACTCCTACCGCTTGCGCGGTAGGAGTAGTATATCTTTTATTTGTTTACGTTTGCCAGAACCCAGTGGACATTTGGCATGTCTTTGAGATCGTGCAGCTCAGTTACGGCGATCATGCCAGGAACTTGTTCTTCGGTTGCAAACAAGATCAAAGCGCTTTCGTTGTAGCCGAACTCTTCCGGCTCGTGCATTGTTGCCAGGTTGGTGATGAACGCCATGAAGTTCTTGGCAAACTCTTGTGCGTCGCCGAAAGCTTCTGGCCAGTTACCGGCCTGAAACACGTTGTGCAAATGACCAACCACAGTTTCTGGTTTGATAGTTGCCGTTTCGTCGGTGTATTCCAGGATATCGGTGAGTTTCACTACCATTGGAAAGGTGGTAGGGATTTCGTCACCCTGGTCGAGTTGGACTTCGGTGGCGATCTTGTTCAAACGATCGAAGTCGATCTTGTGAAACAGGGCCATTGCTTCGTCAACTTCCACCGGCGTTGGTTCGAAAGTTTTGTTGACGTACAGGTAAGCCCAGTACTGCGTCTTGGCGCCTTGCGCGGCATTCATGCTGGCGATGGAGTCGATGACGTTGTTGGTGTTTGGTGGTGCCATGAAGAAGATGCAGTTTTCGGAGAAAGCTTCTGCTTCGTTCATGTCCAGGATGTTCAGCAGTGTCGCGGTGATACGCTCCAACAGGTTTTCCAGCCGCAGGAAGTCTTTAGGCCAGTTACCGACCCGGCGGATATCTGCAAAGGCTTGTGCGATAACAGAGACGTCCACGTAGGGATGTCCGGTGTCACCACGTTCTTTGAAAAGCAGGCGGCCAGGAATGGTAATTGGAAAACTGTTAAAACGTGGGATCTCGCCAGTGTCCAGGAACGCGTCCAGGACCGGGCGGCTGAAAGTGAATACTTTCTGGAAATCTTCTTGGGAGGCAAACTTTGGTTGTGCATTTTCCACGGTGTTTCTCCTGATTTAAAATCGTTGGTTTTTTACTAAAAAGAAAAGCCCCAGTTAGGGCTTTCCCGGATGGGACTATTTGACGTCACGAGCTTTCCAAGCGTCATAACCTTCTTTTACTTTTGCTTGCAGCTCTGCCAGCTTTTCTGGAGATACCAGATCAACTGCTTGCAGCTTACCGTCGACCAGGAAATGGACGTCGGAGATGAAGCTTGCTGTGATGATGTTGGTGGATTGGTTTTCGTTGTAGTCGAGAATGGATTGCTCCATGGTTTTGTCAAACTTCTCAACTACACCGCCGCAGCTATCACGGCTGATATGTGGCAGGTTGAACGAGTCGACGTACATCGCGTTAAGCGAGAAGTAACGCGCATCGTGCAGGCTAACGGTGAATTCTTTATTGCCGGTAACCAGTTTAGCGAGACCGAAGATATTGCGCATACCGCCGCACGCATGGTCATCTTTGCAAGAACCGGCGGAGGTGTTTACTGCGGCCAGTACTGCTGCGAAATTGTTAACTACTTGCATGATAGAACTCCTGATTAGTAATCAAATGATTTACTGTTGTTATCTACCCAAGTAATATAGACTTGAACCATTTCAAAAGTTAAAACAATAGTGTATAACTCTACTGGCCTTTGTGGGCCAGTAGAGTTATTTACAGTCAATCAGTTTTCAACAGTACCAAAGGTTTTTCGGCATTGATGTGACGCAGTGTTGCCACGTTACGATCTTCGACGCTGTAGCTGAACAGCCACAAGTGTTCGGTGCTGCTGAAACGGATCAGGTGATCACGATAACCAGTGAGGCAATCTTCACCCTCTACTTCTACCTGCACTTCTACCAATTGGAAGAGTTCTGGAAGAACACTACGTTTGATGTACTGTGCAACGTTTGTTTCGGCATGAATCGGACCGCCGTCGTTTACAACGTTAGCGATATAGAAATCGCGAATGAAGTAAACATTGTTGTCGTCTTTCAACTTGTCAATAGCTGACATGTTTTCCGGACTTTGGATGAAGCGGTTAACTTTGTGGAACATTTTGAGGTGACTGGTAATGTAGTTGTCAGCTTCACTATCAATCAGGATGTTCCAAACCAGGGCGTCTTTGCCACGCAGGTGATCATTGAGATCCTGAATGTCGTTAACGAAGTTCTTGATCTGAAGCTTGCCGCCACCGCCCTTACCTTCAAGAGCGTTGTAACCGCAGCTGTTTACCAGCCATTGGTTAGTGACATCAGTCAAACGACCGTTGATGAAATCGGCCAGCTTTTCTGGGATGATACCTTGTTCAAAGTAATGACGCAACAGCGCACCGGCTTCCACCAAGTTTGGACGCACATCCATTTCGCTGTCGGCGAAGAGGAATGGTAGGTCCTGGAACAATCGGGTTTTGATTTCCGGGCGTTCTACTTCGTACACGTCCCAAGAGCTGACGTCAGTGAACACGCAAGCAGCTTGGCCTTTCAGGCTGGAAGTTACTTTGTTGGTGATCAGATTGATGTCGGCGAGGATTGCACGCGAATCAGTGGACACCACTGGATCAGATACAACAATGGCTGGAGTGCCTTTGCCGTGTTTCTTGATCAGAGGGATTTTCACTACCAGGTCTTTGTCTGCGGCTTCTTCCAAAGATACTGGAACAATCGGCGGATACGAATCGCCGTCTGCGCGCATTTTGTCGAGCGGTGGTAACAGGAGTGCTGGGTTCTGGATGAGGATTGGCACGTCAACGTTCTCCAAACGTACTGGGTAGCTAAACCAGCCATCATTCTTTTCCAGGTCGATGACAACTACGCGATAAATGTTGTGCGCAATTGCATGTTCTTGACGCTGGTCTGGATGCCGGCGGAACACGCGCTGAATGTACTTCCAGTCACCTTCTGCCACGTAATAGTGGTTAGTCCGGCCGGTGAACTTGAAGTAGTGGTTCAGATCGAACGTGTGTTTGTTTTGTATGTCGAGATTTTCCAGATCGTTACGGAAGTTACCCCAAGTCATATTGACCTCTTCATGTTGTGGTTGGCTAGCGGCCTGATATTGGTGTTCTTGATAACCACCGGTGTTGAACTCTTGTGCATTACGGCGAATCATTTCAAAAGTCTTTTGCAGCTCAATGTTTTGGCTGCTTGCATCTACCTTGCGGCCTGGTGTGAACCCAAGGAATTCTGCATATGTATCTGGATCGTTAAGTCGTGCATATTCAAGCGGTGTACTGATACGTTTTACAAAGTCAAGCTGTTGATATGGGAAAGGTGCATCAAAGAAATCCCACATGATACTGAACTGCTCTTTGAATCTGTCCAGGTTGCTAAGAATATCTTCCAGTCGCTTTGGCAACCGATTAATCCAACCTTGACCTTTCTTGGTGTAGCAAATCCAGCTAAGGAACTCCAGGAGTAGCAAATGGCTAACAGCTAACTGCACACCATTAAAATAATCCTGCTGAGTCCACTCTTCTTTATTACTGCGACGCAACTCTTCGATCAGGATATAACCAAAGATAATCATACCCTGGTTTGCCACTGTCTTGATAAACTCAGGACGACGACTTATCTCATCTACAAAGTCTTTCTTTATTGGATCTACCGCACCGGTGATGTTGTCGAGAATAAACGAGTCACGAACGGTGATGTAGTTGTGATAGAACAGCTTTTGTTCACGACGCATCATGAAGTTAAAGAACTGCACCATCGGGTACTCTGCCTTGGAGATGTAATACTCTTGGCTACCGGCATCAATCCCCCCACCGGCCTCCAACATCCCTGCTAGCACTTCGTTAGTTTCAATACCACCAGCACCAGTACGCCAGTTAAACCCGCCTACTGGTTGTCCATTGCGCTCAGCAGCACCACCCATGATTGCGCGGATAGTGCTGCCAGGGGCCATAGCACCTGATTGTACACCTAACGGTTGTTGCCCTCCCATACCACCAATACCACGATGCTGGGCTGGCGGGTTTGCGTTGTCCAGATTTACCCCAAACTGTCTAGTAGAACGCAGTGAATCACTCATGCAATAGTTTCTCTAAATTTAAGGCGTCTATCAAACTGTTCATAAGCCTCCTTAAACTTAGGGTTCAAGGCGGTTACTTTTTCGTTTATCAGATAGATGCTAGGTAGGAGATAACCCCGCCCATCTGGACAGGGAGAAGATACCTTCAAATGGCTGTTTACAAACAGCTGCGAGGTATGGATGAATGTCGAGCTGTCATTAGCATCGAAGTCACCTTTCTTCCTGTTACGAGACGAACTAGTAAACACCTTGTCCTGAGACATGCAACCCAGCATGTAGTCCACAAACGGAACGTCAGTCGGGGTAGCTTCCTGGATAAGGTTGGTATAACGTGCGTTGTCGATTTCTTTTGCATGGAACCGACTATTCATGAAACGTGAAACTTTCTTGTGGCTTAACTCTGAATTGTTCTTAATGTCGTGCTTAAAGCTGTTGGCTGCCGTGATGAGTTTGTCCATCGTGAATTCGACACTTGCCAGCTCTTTGTGAAACATTGTCGCGCGATCTGTTGTCTGAACAATCTCACTACGGTTAGTAATGATGTAATTGAACAGATCAAAGATATTGCTGGCCATGATGTTCTGGGCCGCAAATCGTTTGATAGAGTCGTCATCCAGATACTCGTTGATCGAGATGAAGTGATCATTCATCAGGCGCATGATGTATTCATTTGGATCGCCTGCTTTAACCGACGTACGGCCAATCAGGAGTTTCCAGTAGCTTGGATCGTCAATCCGGGATTCGTCAAAGTAACTTGACATGCAATCCGCCACAAACTGTAAAGACGCTGCATACTGCAACCCAAGCGTGTTCAACGTAGTACGTTTACTAGACTTGTTACGGATTGCTACTCCGTAATCCAAACTGATGAACTCGCCCAAGAACTTGGGATTGTTCGTGCTAGACTTGGTAATGATTTCCCAGCGGTCTTTAGCCTTGCAGTCACTAACTAGAGCTTCTACCGGGCCAAGCTCGTACTCACACTCCCCAAACATATCCATTGCTTTGCTAAAGCCCATGTCTGCGAACACGTACCAGGCAAGTAGTGGAGTTGGAACATTTTTACTGGTTATCTTCCGTGAGTTGGTAGGACTGTAGAACCGGTTGCTAGCAAGGTTAATACCTGCCGTCCGATACTTGGTCTGCCCACTGAGGTCAAACACATAATCATAGTTATAATGTTCAACACCAATCTTGAATTTAAAGCCCAAGACCTTAACAAACAGAGAACCATCTTTAGCAACTGGCAAACCTTTCTCTGCCAGAACCACTTGTAAACTGTAGTGCACCCCACGCAACCAAATGTCGCCATACCTGTCACAGTACGGAAGCATGGTGTAAGCATGCATCGGGATCATCTGCCCGCCTTTATCACGATACTCAAAGTTGAGCCGGACAGGGAACAGTGTTTCTTTGTGAATGTCGTACACACGGGTGCTGCTTGCGGTCAGGTAGCGAATATATTCGCGAGGGGACACCCGTACCACATTAAGGAAGAATACGCCTCGGCTTTCGATACTCTTAAAGATAGCCTTTAGAGAGTTTTCGTAATACCGCTGCACTCCTTCAAATTCCTTTAAGTGAAACCCATCCATCAGAGTTTGGTTAAAGGGTGGATACTCCGCTTTAATTGCATCGGCTATCAAGTGAAACATGTGACACCTCAATCAGGAGAAGAGGAGTTTAAATCCTGTCAAGAATATACCGACCAGGCTACCTACGCCTTTAAGTAGCTCACCCCAGCCACTCAGGTTATTATGCTTCCTGGTATGATCAAGGGTAACTTTGGCATAGAACTCTTTATTACGCATTTCAAATTTATTGCGATCTGCTTCTTCTTTGCTGCTAATTTCCGAGCGAGAAGACTTATGAGCCGCAGCAGCTGCGTCCATTCTTAGTTTCTCTAATGCGTTCTTGTGATCTTGTTTCATGAACGTCATTTGGGTATTAGCTTCGTCTAGTTGTCTCTCCAGCTTGGACAGTTTAGCTTGTGCTTCACGCAACTCTTCAGACTTGCGCTCTAGCGCTTTAGAGATGTCCTTCAACTTGCCTTCAGCTTCAACATACCGTTCGGTGTTACCACCTTTAGTAGCCTCAGCCTTGTTCATGAACACGCCAAGCTTTTCGAGGGACTCTTTGTCCAAGCCATCGAAACTGTAAAATAGAATATCTGGTGAAGTATTACCGCTGTCAACTCCAACGTAGAGTCCGGCGTTAGTACCCGCGTCATGTTCTACTGGCACTTCAGTAGCCTTACCGCCCAGGTTTACGTAATACGGATGTTGCGTTCTACCCGGATCATTTACATAAACACAGTAATATGCCATGCGACGTTTGCCGGTTGAATCTTTTAACGCAGTAAGGACATCCCCAATTGTTGCTTTTGGAACATTCATAGGACTTCTGGAAAGATAGCCGCTTCCACGATATAAAGTCATACCTAGCATTTCACTGTGAATGTATCCACCGTCTTCTGCTAAGTCTCCTGTTAACTTAACGTAGATTACCATGTTCATTGGCATGGTAGGAAAATAGGAGGCTCCCCGCCCCTTCTCTTCTTCCAGCTTTCCTTTGAATGCTTCCATCACATATTTGTCAAACTTTGTTGTTGCCTGGTCTGGATCAAATTCAATGCAGGTTGGAATAACCCCATTCATCCTGAGAACGACGACATCGCCAGTTGGAGAGTAATCAGCTTCTTTACGACGCTTGATAATGTAACTCAATCCACCTTTTATCTTTACGACAATGTCACTCGAAGAAGATCCATTAATAACTTCGCGCTCCAGCTTGAAACTATTCATATTCCAAACTACCTTTATTAGTATGTCCTACCTTGATAATTTAGGTTTGAAATATTCTTTGTGATTAGCAAAATGCAAAAAAAAGGAATCAACTACCCCACTCCCTTTTAAAGGAGTGAGGTAGAAGAGACCAGATGCAACTAACCTAAACGCGCCTCATCGACAGTGTCAAGAGGGGTACTAGGCAGGCCCCTCTAACAGACCGTAGTAGGTCGATGGAAGGATGAGGCCTACGGGTTTCCCGCTTCGATGGCGCCTTGGATGCCAGCCAGAGCTGGAGCCAGACCTTCGATGGCGATGCGCTGTTTTGCCAGCTTGGTCAGCAGACCGTTATCACCCAGGAACTCTGCGGCGTCAGTGATCTTCAGCGAACCGATGATCGGGTTGAGCGCCCAGTGTTTGTAGGTAGGGATGGTCATGACCACACCGAAGTCCTGCTGATCACGAGTCACGTTACCTTGTACAACGATGTTCTCTTTCGAGACAACGACGCCGACACCGCCCAGTGGGTTGATGTAATCGGAAGTCGAATCGTTTTGGGTAACGATCAGGATCTCACCGATCTGGCTGTCGAAGTTGGTTTCGACGGCTTTCATGGTGGTCAGAGGACCCAGGGTACGAGCGTCGCCCAGACGGAGCAGGAAGCGGCACAGGTTCTGGTGAGCGATGATGTTCCACTTCGGAGAAGTAGCACCGCCGTATTCGGCGATCGCGGCGATACCGGACTTGGTAGTCAGGGCCGAAACGATGTCGCTGATTTCGTTGGTGAACACGGCGCAGACTGCTTCCAGCACACCGGTGCTGTCTTGGGTCGATACGACGTCGGCCAGGGTGATCTTGCGGTTTACTGCGGCAGCTTGCACGTAGTGCATGCCTGGCAGGACGTTGGAACCCTGGTTGTTCGAGACCACAGCATGGCCGTCGATGGAGGTGATGTACGCCAGGTGCTCAGCAGCCATGTCGAACGCTTTACGCGAGCACTGGTTGTTGATCGCCACCGACATTTGCTCGATCGCGTAGTCCAGGGAGCCCTGGTTCACGTCTTGCTTGTCGATTGGGTATTTCACAGACACCGGGTCGCCACGTTTGACGGACAGGTGCTTGTCGGCATCGAACACTTCGATACGGTAGCCGAAGTTACCGCGCGAGTTGTTGGTCACGTTACCGGTGATTTCGATACCGGATACGGAACCGTTGGTCAGGGTGCGGAACAGTGATTTCTGAGCGTCATCAGCGCGATCACGAGTGATCACGTTACCGGTTGGGATGTGCTGGAGAGCAGTGATCGAAACCTGGCCGCCGTTCAGGCGCATGACGTTCTTTTGACGCTGGTAGTTGCCGTCCATCGACACGTCCAGCAGAGGGCGGTAGCCAGCTGCTTTCAGATCGGCGAACAGGGTCTCACCAACTTCCAGGCCGTCTTTGTCCTGTACAGCAAAACCGTTGTGACGGTTCAGCAGGATGGCCATTTTGCGGTCATCGGACGATTGGCCGTTCGAAGTCGGGATGAAGGTGTTGTTCGACATCGCCTTGGTGTTGATGAAGAACGTCTTGACAGTGCCCTTGATAGTAGCGGTCAATTGCAGAGTCTGACCGGTGAGCGAGTTGGACTCGATCTCGTCGGTAGCGGTGTACGGACGCTGGCCAGGGGTTTCGCACAGGCCCAGGAAGTTCGGAATGACGCTCGGAACTTTCAGGAAGCTGGTCAGGTGGTTTTCGCGGCCCAGGGCATCAGCTTCCATGTAGGTAGCGGTCCATGGGGTACGGTCGGCGGCTGGAACGAACAGCTCGCGGGTGTCGTCGGTGTCCGACTCAGGGTACACAGGGTGTACAGCCAGGGCGGATTCGGCGAACATTTTGCCGGAACGCAGCAGACCGAAGATCGGTTGCAGTTCGGAGGCGGACTGCCAGGCGCTGTTGCCGTAAGCGTAAGTACCCAGACCAGCGGCACGAACCTTCATCAGGACGCCTTCGTCTTCGTAACGAACGGTCAGGGTGGCGAACAGTGCTTCGGCGCCAGGAGTCTGCAAGTGGCTCTGGGCGTTGAGGGCCATGTTCAGAGCTTTGACGGTGGTTTCCGAGCCTTCCCAGTTCTGCATCGAGAAGCCTTCCAGGCCATCGACGGTACCGTAGAAGCTTTCGGTACGTTCAACGATGTCTTTCAGCTCGCTCGGAGCAATGTTGGTGGTACGGCCGAACGAGGATTGGAACGCGGCGAAGTTCTTGTCGTTCAGACGAGTGGCCAGCATGCCATTCAGCGATTGGCTCTCAGCGCCTTGAACACGAGCCAGGTCGAACTTGCTCGAGAAGCCAGAAAAGTTTTCCTGGCCTTGCACCGCGGTCAACGATTCGTTCTTCAGTGCATCAGCGATCAGCTGAACAAGGTTACCCTCGTTCTTGAGACCCATCTTAATCTGTTTGTAAGCCATGGAAGGAATTCCTTTTTAAGCGTTGGACGTTTAACAAATATATATATTTGTGTATCTACTACACATAACATACATATTGAAACGAGGTTTAAGGGTTTTGATTGCCCAGCAGTTTGTAAACTTCAGCCATGGTGAACTCACCTACTTTACTGTCCACAATCGCACCGAAATGAGATTCCATGAAACCGTGAACATGCAAGATGGCCTCCAACAATGCACCAGAGAATGTTAGCGCAGAAGCCTTACTCCAGCTGGGCGGTGTTGTTTGGTTCTCGTCGTTAATAACAACCACGAGTTGATTACTTTTGAAAGAGCTGTATCCAAAAGATGTTGCGTCGGTAAACGCGGCGGATAAGCTTTTACTGTCGACACTATTAAATGCCGCTTTTAACATCTCACCTTCATAATCTTTACTGAAGATTAAATCTGGGTCGAGCAAAGCAACACCGAGTTCTTTTGCAGCGCGGTATTGCATAGAAATGATTTGAGCAATTTCACCGTAAGTTGCCTTTTGATGATATGTCTCAATCGTCGATAAGTTGCTCAACGGAATGCCGACCTTAGCCAACAACTTAACCATAGAGTTGGTCAAGAAGAATACTTCGATCGGGGAACCGTTAGGTGTCCTGAGAATCATAGCGTTACTCCTGGGGAGTTTGTTTTAAATGAATGACTTACTGGTATTAGTCAAATTGCTTTCAGCAATGTACCAAGCCAAGAAACTTAAAGATAAGGTTCTGCTAAAAGAACTGGAGGAGCTTTACGAGGAACTCCCACCGCCGCCACAGGAAGTGTTTGTCCAGAATAAAGAACTCCGTGACAGCATTAAAGCATCCGTACTTTGGCTCCTCAAAGAGCCTGACGATGAGCCGATCATAAAATTAGCACTTATGCAACGGGTTCGTCTGTTTTGTGTTGGTCAAGACGATATCAAACTTGCAATTGAAGACGGTCTGGAAGACTTTGACGACGACTTGATGACGCGTAAAGTAATCTACAAACAGATTACCGATATCCGTCTGAGCTTTGAAGACAAAGGTTTCTCGGATAAATGGAAGCGGGCAACTAAAGCTTACTTCTACAAAGACATCCATGAAATTACAAAAGACGACTGGGTAAAGTTATCCGATCTCATCAACGAACGCATGGGTACGTTGTACGAAGATAAACAGTCAGAAGTACTTTGCGAAATCAGCACCGAGTCGCCAACTAGTTTCCATGAAGTTATTGCACTGGCAAAGAAAGAAAACAGTAAAGAAGGTATTATCAAAACTGGTATTCAGGCGCTCAATAAAGCACTGAGTCCGGATGGTGGCTTTCGTCGTAGTAAGTTCTACTTGCTTAACGCACTGACTAACCGTGGTAAGTCGCTTACTGTAGCGCACATGGTAGCCTCTGTAGGGCTCTATAACAAGCCTCAGTTGCGTAACCCGTCTAAGATACCGACTATCCTCTTGGAATCGGCAGAAGACACCATGGACCTTATTATCCAGCGTATGTATAAGCTAGCTATTACTGTTAACAGTGACAACGTTCCAGATTTCAACATTGCTGCTCAAGATGACATCGTCGAAGCTATTTGCAGTTGCTTTAAAGCAAATGGTTGGGTATTGATTATTAAGGTGATCGACTCCAACAAAGATGATTGCAATCAGATGTTTGACCGCATTCGTCGTATGGAACTCAAAGGCCACGAGATCATCTTCTACGCCTATGACTACCTGGCTCTGCAAAACTTTGACAAGCTCCCTGGTGAGACTAAATCAGACAAGCTACAGTTGTTGTTCCGTAAGGTTCGTTCCTTCATCATCAACCGCGGCATCTGCTTTATCACCCCACACCAGCTGAGTCCAGATGCTAAGAAGCGTCTACAAGAGTCTGATGAAGAATCAGAAGTTTACTTTGCTCGTGAAGTTGCTGGTAAGTCTTACACCGAGACTTCCACTAAAATCACCAACGAAGTAGACGTAGAGATTACCTTCCACGTTGCCAAGACGTCCTTTAAGAGTTACTGGACCTTCTGTATTGGTAAACAGCGTGGTGAAGGTTGTGCACCAGAAGATCGCTTTGCTATCTACGACATTGATCCAGTAATGGGGCTCCGTCATGATATCAATGGTAAACCTCGTTTCAGGAGAAGTCTGCAGACTAGTCTGGACGATAATGGTAACGTGGTAAAAGACTTTGACTCTATCTAACTGAACCAAAGCGAACATAACCTATACTCTCCTACCCGATAAGGGTAGGAGAGTATATAAGGTTTATTTTGCATTTTCTTTTATTAGCTAAACTCAATTACTGACTCGCGTGCACATTTGGCTTCGCCAATACCGATGGTAAAGTGAAGTCTAACCCCTGTCAATTTCCCTTCTTCAGTGGTTCTGGCGGAAGTCGTGACGTCGATTGTTACCCCATCGTTTATCGATGTGAAGTCTCTGGCCGCTGTACCAGCACGATCCTCAAATTTCACAAGCATTTGCGCAAGGGTAAGATTAGTAAGCCCCAAGACGTCTTGTGACAAAGTGATGGTCTGTTTAGTAACAGATGTAACAATCAAATGAGCCATGCTAGCTACATGTTCTTCAAAACTTCTTTCTACACTTGAAAGTTCTACATCAGTAGTCATGTTGTTCACCTGGGTTCATTATCAATAGGGAGGTCGCTTACGCTCCGCTATACAGAAATAGACCTAACCGTCCCCACCCGCTTCCGCAGATAGTTTTATCAAGTCTTATAAGCTACCTCCCTCAGTTGATAATTACTTAACCGAGAACTCTTCAATACCAATAGTCAAAGACAACACGCTGTGCTCTCTGAAGATGGTGTTAACACTTTCAGTATCAGGTTGGTAGACAGTCCGCAGACCACCCACGCTACCTTCACGATACATCAATGCCTCACTACCACTCATGTAGTAATAACGAACTGGCATGCACGGATCAATGAGTGCTGCGTTAGAGTTGTGCCAGGACAACCCAGTGATACTTACATCGTTCTGAGCGTTCTCTGAAAGATGCTTGCAGAGGTTACCAGTCGGAGTCAATACCGTAGGGACCCACTCTTCCCCAGAAGCACGGCTGACCGTCTTGTACTCAGACAAGGAGTCTCCTCGCGTTGTTGCAGCGACACCCTTGTTGTAGTAACGACCTGTTTCGCCCATTGCCGCATCGACAGAGATAATCCTTTTACCAACGCCATGTTCCTGTCGGTCAATATCAGTAGTCTCACTGTTGTGGGCACCACCGGTTGAAAAGACAGTAATGGACTTGTCATCCATGATCCAGCTATTGTGCAGGGTGGGAAAAACGTTCTCTGGTAACCGGTATACGTTTAGTACTCGCCGAGCCTTCTCATAACGACCCATGCGGAACAATGGATAGACACGCCACAATCCCTTCCGGTAGTACATACCTAGTCCGGTATTGTAGATGCCATACTCCTCGTTCATTTGAAGGAATTCCCCCAAGTCGATAAGACGGTTACCAAAAGGGATGACCACTTGCTTAAATACCCGATCGTTATCAATTGGGTATTCGATGTCAACTCCTTTCCAGGCGTCAGGCCCGGTTAACCCCAGCTTAGATCCGCTCTCAGTTAACTTGTCATGGAGAACGTTATCCATGCTGGACATGAGGTAAATGTCACTGACAGGCTCGTTACGGATCTTGGCAAACCCTAACTCTAAGAGCTGGAAGTCTACCGTGATCATGTTCATGTTATCTTTACTAGCCAAGTCGGCCAACGCACTGTGACCGCCTTGCATTTGAGGATCGTTTCCTGTTAAGGGGATCGCCCTGAACCGGTACTTGATCTGGCTAGCCTTCTCACGCTCCACAATCTCGATGATAAGGTTATCTCGAAAAGGAAGTATCTTGTTAGTGTAAACACCTGGTTGCGTCTGTACGCGGATCGTAGCGTCGTCAGACCGACCACTAGTAAACAGACAGTTACGACTAAACCCCGAAGGCATGAGCAAAGGGATTTGGTCGTTAGGAGTTACCGCAGTAGCCTCCATCTGAAAGAGTCGTTCATTACGCTGGGTGTTTTCAACATAACGAACGAAATCTATCAGATTTTGTAAGGAACGGGGAGCTTCCATTTATTAACCTGCTGTAAAGATCCAGTTGGGATTAGTAGCGTGTGCGTCTTCTTGTTGAAACAACGAATCTGAAGACTGCACTGCTTGCGGATAAAACATTTGTTGCTGCTCTTCGTAATTGAACGCACGTGGAGTGTACATTGGTGCGCCCATAGTGCCGCTTGGTGGCTCAAAGGCATCCAGGTGGCTGAAGAAGCTTAAATCGCCAATACGGTGAGTATTGATTACGCTGTCGCCCAAAAAGAGCGCAGCAAAGCCTGCAAGGCCTTTACCGTTAAGTTCTGTTTCTTGCTCCAGCATCTTCTTGTTCGATTCACGATTCTTAAACGGTTTGATCCGTTTGTATTCGGTAAACAGGATGAACGCCAGGTTTTCTAATTTACGCAATTCGCTAAATTCAGGACGTTTACATTCCGGTGCGTTTCGGGCAATTTCACACCAGAGTCCAATGAACTCTTGAATTGCATCATAGACCTCAACAATAGTCTTAGTCGGCTTTTCAAAATTAAAGTCATGAACTGACTCAATGTTGGTGAGCAGGTCAAAGATCTGTGGGATTTTGTAGCGGCGCTTTTGTCGAGTTGTATAAAAATCTGTGTCGTTGGAATACCCCTCTTTGTGATAGCTAGGGCGGCTACGAATTTGATCCAAAGACATTAGTTTCTCAGGGGCAATCCAGACGTCGAAGAGTTTGAGGAAACAGATGTCATACAACTCAATCAATCGTGCACGGACTTCGCCATAACGTTCGAGGGGCATAAGCATTACGAGGGTACTCCGATTTTGCGGCTAACGTTAATCAAAAAGATAATGATACCGCCGTAGTAAAGCTGTTTAAGCTTAGGCAGCGCAAAGTATTCATCTTTGCAATACTTGAGGAGCGCCTTACGGTCGATTACTTTATTCTTAAGACTTTGATAGAGAATCTTCTCAAATGTTTCTTGAGGACTCCCATTGTAAAATTCTTCCGAAAACATGTAGGTGACTTTCTTTTCTGGTGCAGGACGCAGAATAGGGTAACCATCCATGTTGTAATAAGCTTTGGAAACCTTGTACTCTTCTGGGTCAGTCGTAATGAAATACCCAAACTTACTAGAGCGCAAGTTACCGTAGAGTCGAGTTCCGTTTAAACGGTCAACCCCGATCATAGCAGCTTCAGCGTTTTTGCACATTGGTAGCAGGTTAATGTCCCCACGCAGGATAACATCCCAAATGTTGACAACACCGTACGTACCAAGAGCACGCCCGCCATACTGGGTTGAGTAACGACCAATAACTGGGTAACCACCTCTCATATCAGGGGTGATGACCGCAGACAGGAAATCCACCAAGTACTGGTCGTAGCAGTAAGTGCCACGGGTACCTGTTTGATCCATGGCCACTGGATAGGCAATGGTCTCTTCCGGACGCCACCACCAGTTACGCATAATCCAACTAGAGATGGTTTGTGTCCAGGAGAAAAGTTCACCCATTGTGTTGAAGTCATCTGGGTTAACCAGACCAACGCCGCCACTTAAAGCGGAGTCAATGGAATAAACCAATTCTTGCTGAACACGGCGTTCCAGTTCTTCAGCCCAGTCTTTCTGCAAGATACCTACCATGTGAATGGTAATGCGGTAGACCTTGTTTGCGGTGAACTCTACAATCTCTGGCTGCTCAACAAGTTGAAACAAACCAGCACGACCATCCGTAATCTCGGCAATAAACACATCACCACGAATTGGTGCTACATCGCAAGTAATCCAGCCGGAGTACATGGTAGAACTTTCACCCTTTTCAGGATTAAAGTTAAAGGCCCCATTACCTTCCAGTTTAATGATCAACTCACGGATACGTGTGTAAGGTTGATATGTAGCTGTGTTGTTTGGATCAAAAGGAGCAGGTTCTTCACTGCCGCGCAAACGCTGACGGTAATACTCCACAACAACCGGGGTACCTTGCACCAAAGTAATGAGTGAGGTCTCTGGTTGATAGGCACCTTGAACAATGGAATGTTGATATTGTTCAGAGTAGATCTTTGGAGCTTCTGGTTGAGGAGGTATCACACTCCCCAGCGGATCAATGTCAAACATTGCGCACGTCCTCAATAAACAAATACGCGTTAAGCCCAATAGAGGCCATGTAACGGTTAAAGTCGTAATCTTTCAATCCACGACCTTTATTGATACCTTTACAGATCTCTCTGGAATGTTCAGCCCAGGGCTTAGGAAGGTTAACCCAATCAAAGCCAGGAAACAGTCCTGGAAGCATGGCTTCGTCATCAGGGTTATGAAGCAGGTCCGTCCAAAACGAATCCTGATAATCCCTGACAGCGAAATCGCACACAACCACAAGTCTGTATCGATTTGCCATGTTTGGAGCCGTCAGCAAGCTTACAACCCCTTCCTCGTCCATTTCTAAACGGTTAGGGTCTACTTGGATATCTTCCGACCAAACAGTAATGTAGAAAGGACTTTTAGATTGCTTAAACACAACGTCACGTCTGCGAATGATGTAGTTCTTGACTTGCTCATTCCAGCGGTATCCAGGGATCATAAAAATGTTCCCTAGTTTTTGTGTTTCGACGTTGGCAATCTTTAACCGTACTTGGATAATTGGTTGCAACCAATCACCACCAGTAAACTTCCAAGGATCGTAATCTGGAAGTCTTAGGTAGTCGGTACCTTCCCCAGTGCGGGTGCCGGATATATGACGACCAAAGCTGTACTCAGGGTTTACCCGAATATTGAACTTCTTCTTAAACCCATCGTCTGGACGTGGAATCCAAACAGCCCGGATGTCATCTTGATAAACGCTAAGCGGGTATTGCAACTCCCAACCAACAAACTCGTTAAAATAGAAGTAGTAACTAAGTTCAACTTCGTATTTGCCAAAGACATCGGCATTACGGGATTTGCTCACTTTAGAAGATTTAAAGTAAATACCTATTTCGTCCATGCTCATTGGTACGGCAAGACGCGAGTTCTTACCAGACTCATCACTTACATAAACAAACGGAACTTTGTGGTATTGCTTAAACCAATCACTAAAACTAACCGGAGTGGTGTCCGGTTCATTCTTGAGATAAAGCTCGTGCAAATTAGAAAGCATAGCGACGATAGTGTTGTTAACTGGTAAATGAACTACCGCACTAAAGTTAAACGCCACAGCCTGCTCATCTTGCGCCCGGTTAATACGACGCTGAAATTGATCGGCCTGCTTCTTTGAGTTGAAGTTTGCAATAACAGAAACGTTAACAACCAACCCACTCAAAGATGGGTAAATCATCGACGGCTCTTTGTGATTAGTCATCCACACAGGGCGTTCAGTCATTTCCCGACGCTGGTTAGAAAAGCCTGAGTTGAAATTAGTTTCTTCGAACTCTGCTTTAACAAACAACTTATTACGAAAAACGCCGTCTGTGTAAATGTTGGTACGAATCTGGTCAGAGGTATTACTACCAACCAGTTTAGCAATTTCATTGTTGCCGTTATAAAAGATCTCGGCTGTACTTTCCAAACCGTAGAACTTCAGCATACGGCGCAAGGAGTCATAGACCGCAGGACGAGTAACCGTCTTGTAATCTTCCTCTGACTGTACGGTTGCTCTTAGAAGCATAACACACCTCTTTCATAAATAGTCTATAACGAGAGGGGCAACCCTCTCGTTATAGTTACTAAACCAGTTACTTAGGCAACGCCTTTTTAAATGGTTCCAGATCTACTTCCCAAACTTTTGCTGCCTTGGGTTTCGAAGGAACCATGTCAAATGAAAGTGTGCCAATAAAAAGCAGGGAGCTATCCAGTAGCACCACACTAGCCAGTTTGCCAATCTCAGCAGAACCAACTGGTGTGTAATCAACGTCTTTAAGGATAGGGAACCCATACAGTTTAGAGAACCGTTGGATAACATCATCCATAGGCTCACCGTTAACAACTTCCACAGTCAAAGGATAAGCACCCAACCGACTTACAACTGAAGTCTTTTCAAAAGGAATGGTTACCTCTTGACCCTCAGATCGAGAAAAGACAACTTTGCTAGTAGTTGGACTTACCACTTCAGCGTTGATAAATTCACAGCCCACCGGCAAACTACCCAGCAGGATTTTAAGTTGTTGCGGGTGAATGGTATCTTTGTTCATCACTCAGTACCTTTTTTAGGTGGAGTTTTAGCTTTAGGGGCTTTCTCTTCACCAGCGCCAGCGTCGTTACCACCCTTGGTAAAGATCTTGGGGGTAATGCCTCTGATGGCTTTCTTAACACCGTTAACGATTTTCTTTTGGGCACCGGCCTGTGCCTTAACTTCTTTAAGCGCTTCTTTGGCCTTGGCAATCTTGTCGCTTACATCAGTTTTGGTATTAGCGGCAACGTCTTTATTGTCACCGCTAGTACTTGATGCTTTGCTGTTAGATGCTTTGAGATCGTCTAGAGCTTTTTGGGCTTTAGCAATCTTTTCACCCAGTTTACCGCTTTTACCCAATTGTTTACTAAGAAATCCCGTAAGGCCATCGATGACACGACTACCATCACCAGCAGTATTGAGAGAAGAAACAATACGAGCCATGGCTCCGGTACTATCGGTAGTCTTCGCGAGCTGTAGGATTCCTGCTTTGGCGGCGTCATTAATCCGTACCCCTTTATCCGTCATGGATTGGATGGCTTTCTTATTGTTCTCGCCAACTTCGGCGTTGTCCTTGACCTCCTCTTCGGCGGCTTCTGAACTGAACAAATCAATGAAAGACTTGAGGGCATCACGACACCACTCATATGCTTTGGTTCCCATCTCTTTGATGGAATCCATTACTCCTTCTTCGTTACCTTGCAGCAAGCGCAGCTCAAGACTGTTAGCAAAGAACACACCGGCTGCGTAATGCGCCGCTGGGGTGCGCTTATTGTTCAACAGGTCTTCAAGCCCTTCCAACACCATTGTGGGGTGTTCCAAAGAGCAACCGCACTCACAGCCAGCAGTTTCGCTACACTCAACCCCAGCAACAAAATCAGGCTCTTCATCAAGGGCCAAACTACTGTAATCACCTGGTGCAAATTCTTCAACCCCAGCGAGCATGCCATTGTGCGAAACAATAAACGTATCGACAATTTCCAACACACGTTCGCAGTAAGCAAACCGACCAATCAGGTAATGTAGATTATCGAGTTGATCAAGACCATCGAAACGCCCTTTAAGGTCCATGATGAGCGAGTTGGCTTCATCGATCCAAAGCTCAACACCAGAATCCTGATCTTTATCTTTACTGCGGTTACCCGCCGCACATGCCATGATAGCAATAGTGCGGAAATCTTCACGGATGCCATTTGTCATGTTGAGATGCAACGTTACCAGGTAGCTGTTAAGCGCCTTGTTAACTTTCATCTCATTGGCATCAAAGTAAGCAATATCGTTAGACATTGCACTTAGTACTTGATAAGCCCGTTCCAAACGATCCTGGTCAGTTACCTCAGAATCTAAATCCATCCCTGCGTTACTAAACATCCGCCACAGGACTGGGTTACCCTCTCGCGTTGGATGTTCCTTAGACGAGAGGAGGAGACCCAATAGCTCCAATTCAAATTTAGCTTTCATGAGTCACCTTATTTAGTTTTCAAAACCAAGACACCGGTGTAGATCGGCGACTTAGTAATCTCTACATTGACAATGTTCGCATCACCGCTGAGAACCACTTCACTGACTGCCAGGTCGTCGATACCAAAGTAAGCAACCCATGCTTTAAATACAGCGGTGTAATCGGTAACATCTACTTCCTCGTAGATCTTCCCCGCAGGGATAACCTGGGTACCAAACAGGTTTTCCAGATTTACTTTCTTGACTACAATTACTTCACTTTGTGTAACGATCTTAAACAAAGAACCGTTAACGTTAACAACACGCCCTGGGGTATCTTTGATGAACTGATCGACGATAAGAGCTTTGCTAATAACGGTCATTTGTCTTCGCCCTCTTTCTTGGAAGGTTTGTCAACAGCTACAGTGGCTACTGACAAAGCGGAGTTAATAGCTTTGAAGAAAACAGTCTCCAAAGTCTTGATGTTTGCCATCGCCATGTTGACAATTTGTTTAGTATCGTCAGCAACCTTTTTGGCAGTGGCTGGATTATCAATCTCCAACTGTTGCCCTACAGCAATTGCTTTATTGAGCGTGGCGATTAACACATTTTCCAGCTCAGTAATTTCTTTAGTGTAATCACCAAAGTCATCATTAGTCTTGCTGATTGCATTAATGGCGCCGTTAACCGAGCTAGTGGTAGCTTTATATTTCAAACCGTTGACGGCTTTAGTAATACCGGCAGTAGGCTTGGCAACCAGACGGCCTTTAGGGTTAACGGTCAGCGTAACACCGCCAACAAAAGCACCTGGCTTGACTACCTTACCAAGATTAGTAACAAACTCGGTCTCTGCATTCTTAAAGCCTTCAGCAGCATGACTGAGCTGGCCTTCGTTAATAGTCAGACCATTGATCTTCTGAACATATTCTTTAAGACACTTAATGTAACCAACACCAACTTCATTGATTGCTTTACCAACTTCAGCAACCTTAGTTGGAACCCAGTTGATGTCACTACCTGGCTTACCTGGGGCATTCCAAATAGCGGTGTAGTCTTTAGGGTAAAGAACATCACCTTCCTTAACACCAACTTCTTTAACAACCTTGATGAGCTTTTCAGTGGCTTGATCGGTAGCACGTTTCTTGCTGGTAAAGAAACTGAAGAGCCATTTAAAGAACTTCTTAATGTTCTCAACCATGTAGGTTAGACCACTCTTAATGGTAGACCAAATGCCTTCGTTACCTGCAACGTCAGGAGTTACATGTTGGAGGTTACGCTGCAAGAACTGATAGTAGGCTTCCTTACCGGCAACCTCACCATTACCGTTGTACTCGTCGGCAAGTTCTTGTACATCGGCATCGCTTTCAACCAGCCCGGAATCAGGGTTGCTTGCTTCCCATACCTCTTTTACGGTTGGGGTGTTTACATAACGCAAATTAAGCACAGTATCGGACATGATAGAAATACCTGGCAATGAATAGAGGCGACCTATAGCATTTAAATAAAAATGCAAAAAAAAGAAATAGTAAATACCACCACCAGGTTTCCCCAGTGGTGGTATTTATTTAGAGCAGACCAGCTTAAGCAGCGTTGCCGAAGCCGATGTGAGCGCTGACGCTGTCCAGGATAGCGCCGATACCGTTCAGCACGGTACGTTCTACGTTGGAAGTCATCTTGGCGGCCAGGCCGTAGGTTGCTTTAACAACAGCAACTTTGCTTGCCACGTCGGATTTCTTGTCAGCGTCGCCGGCGGACAGGTTGTTCAGCTTGCCGATGATCTGATCGCGAGTAGTGTTGGTGAGCTGTTTGCTCAACTTGCTGTCGCGAGCAGCGGCGATACCAGCCTTGGCGTTGTCCAGGGCGGAGATCAGGCCGGACTTGTCGGCTTTGGCTTTGACTTCAGCGCCGGAAGTCAGTTTCTTGGCTTCTGGAGCTTTACCAACCGACACGGATACCGAGCGGATTGCCGAAGCAGCTTCAGCCAGGGTGGTGATCGAAGGATCGGAGAAGCTGGCAACCATGCGGATACCGGCCGACTGAGACAGAGCAACGTCTTTCGAACCTTGCTTCTTCTCGTTGTACTTGCCGAACGCGCGGGCGTCTTCCTTGATGCCGGAGACCAGTTCGCTGTAGGCGGATTTCACGCCTGCAACGGAGATGCCGTCGACTTTGGCAGCTTCAGCAACCAGAGCACCGATGCCTTTACCGATACCAGCACCGCCGGCGCCTTTGGTTTTCACGCCTTGACCGGTCAGGCCGGAAGTGGCGTAGTCGATATGGGCGTTCCAGCTACCCAGTTTGATCTTGTCCTTCAGCTTCGCGCCACCGTTGATACGGGTACGCAGGTTGGCTTCTTGCTTGGCCAGGCCGTCCAGCTTGTTGAACAGGCTGGTGAAGAAACCGATGATGACGTTGAAGATGTGCTTGATGAAGTTGACCGCGCCCGAGGCCCAGTTCTTCAGGGTTTCACCGATGGCTTCGATGCCGGAGCGAATGTGCATGTTGGCGGTAGCGGCGTCGGACATCGACTCAGCACCAACGCGGCCAGCTGCGAATTCGCAACCCAGTTTCTCGCCGAGTTTGACCATGCGGTTGTAGGTCGAAGCGGCCGACACGGAGTTGAAGTTGCCGGAGCTCAGCAGCGATTCCAGACCGTCAACGCATTCCTGCACTTCTTCGACAGCTTCTTCCAGCTCTTCGACTTTGTCGACGAGTTGAGCGATTTCGCCGGTTTGCTCTTCGATAGCGGCGGTGGCTTCGGAGACTTCGGCCTTGATGGTGGCTTCGACTACGTCGCCCACTTCGGAGGCGATGTTCGATGCGGATTCGTCCAGGCCCAGTTCTTCGGCGCCCAGCAGCATGTCAAGTGGGTTCATCTTGTAGATCCTTTTTCGTTAACGAGAGAAATTTGTGTGTTTGGAAACGTTTCACACGAAGACGCCCAGTACACCATGAATGTACCGGTCGGTATAACAGACCACTCTTGGAGTGAATCCGCTATAAAATGCGAGAGCTGCTGGTTCACCACCTAACAACTTCTCTGCATCGTTCTGTGCGCTCTTACTAACACGTTCAAGTTGACTCATGTTAGTCTCAACGGTTTTAACCATCTCGCCCCAAGACTTGATAAAGCTCAGGTAACTTTCATAAGACTGCTTGAAGCGTTTGTGCATAGCATTCACTTTATCCAGCTTAGTCAACAAATCGTTGATGTCAGATTTGGATACTGTGGCAGAACCCGCCGACCCCTCAGGTGAGTCTCCGTTCATAAGATACTTAATATCCGACGAATCAAAAACCATTACCTTACCGCCAGGAAGCACGTCACTGGAGTAGTTAGCCCCATCATGATGTGGAAAATTCATCCCTGGATATTTGAGGTCTTCGTACTTATCGATTACTTTGTAAATGTCTTCGGTTGTTTTAACACCCTTGAGTTCACGCAACACCGCCATGCGTTTATCAAGGAATGTTAGAAGATCCTTAGCATGTTTATCAACGTGCTCCAACGTTTCCAACAAGGTGTCCATATCCTTGCTGATAGTGGAGTGGTCGCCAGTACTAGTGATGAGTTTGACCTTGTCCTTAGAGAACTTGATCTCGTTATCGTCGTTCTTGGAAAACTGCGTAATGATCTTTTTAATGAGGACATCGTTGTCGCTAAAGGCACGGGTGAGCAAGTTGCCAGCACCGCCAAGTACATGAGCAAAGGCAGCTACTGTTTTACCACCGACCCATCCGACAGTAGTAAGAACACCACCGCCTAGGGATTTCATACCTTCGCCTAACGTACCCAACACTTCCTGAAAGTCTTCGTTACCAGTCACTGCTTTATGAACCTGGATAGACAATGCTGAAACTTCTTGAGAGTGCTCAACAAGTTCAGCGTGGTTCTCCAGACCCTGTGCGTACAACATTCTCAGTTCGCTCATACCTAACTCCGTTATTGTGGAGCATTAGCGCTGATAGACGTCTCACACAGTTCAATCAAGCCGTTAAAGACCAGCACCAAGTAATTGTTAACAGAGGCACGAGTGGTAAGCATTTCAGTCTGGTTGTGACGAACGATCGACATGAAAGTCGACTGAACAATAGACTTAAGCTCATCATCCATTTGTGACTCGTAAATTGCTTTAACGATGTTGCTAAACTCAACATCATCAACACGATAGGTCTCCAGACCGTCAGCAGCCTTTTGCCACGACTTGAGCGTGTCTTTAAGCAGCTTAATGATGGAAGCGATATCGGTACTGGACAAAGTCTTAACAGCAGCCCCAATGCGCGGATAGCTAACTGGAGCGTTATTCTCGAAACCAACACGATCATGACTGATCATACCGGTAACGTATTCCTGAACACCATCGATATCAGTTGGTGAGTTGTTTACCTTCTCACGACGGATATCGAGGAAGAAGGCACCACCCATCAATTCCACCGACTGCTTAGCAACTGCTTTGCCTGTGGTGTAATCTTTATTTGGATAAGTGCAATCTTTAAAACGAGCCGAGACCAGTGTCTTAGGCAACAACAGAAAGCGCTCTTTACCTTCTTCTTGCCCAACACCGTCAAAGCCGCCAAAGTAGCTCATGGTGTTGTTCAGGAAGTTCTTATTGCTAAGCAGGTAATTAGAACTGAGTGCTGAGATGGTGTTGTTCAACTTGGTAACGTTAGTCACCCAGTTCTCATCCACCTTCTCGTTAACCTTAAACAGGTTAAACAGACGAGTCCCAAGCATGATCTCGGAAGTACCTGCTTTAAAGGTACCAGCCCGAGCAAGACGCTTTTCAAGAAACTCAACCTGCTCATTCAGGCTATCGATGCTTTCAGTGAATACCAGATACGATTCTCGGAAGATTCGACCAATGGAACTGGCATACTCTTTACCTTTACGGAAAAAGTCAGCCAGGAAGTTCTCACAGCCAGCCAGGCGCGTTTTAATGTACTCGGCAGGCATGAGTGTAAATCCAAGCTTTTCAACGCCCACAACGCTTCCTGCTTCGTCTACCGGAAGCTCGACATTCGAACGCTGTAGGAAGTTATCCATTTGGGTAGCGGTCGGGATGTCAATCATCGACGGAGGCGTGGAGGTAAGCACCTTCTTGACAATATCGACACGGTCTTTACTGTCTTCCAACTTGTCTTGAAAGTTCTGAAGTTGCGCACCGTCGCGAGCCATCTCAACAAGTTGAGTAGACTTAACGGTGCTAATCAGCGCCATCTCAGCAGCAAGTTGCAGCTCATCATTGCTCTGCATAGTAAGTAGCTCCACCCAGTAGCAAGAATATACGGCAGACGTCCACAGGACCAACACCCGCCATTAAACGAAACAGGTCGAAGTTAAACAACCGTGCCCCATCACGAAGGGTGCCGTCCAGTGTGCTCTCGGAGCGAGCGCCTGGGGTATACGTTGCTTCATGATAGTGAATGCCTGGACGCAGACGTTCTTCATGAATGTTGATGGAAGTCTTGATAGTGAAGTGTCCTACTTTACCGTTGAGGTAATTCAGGATGTCACGTACCAGACCTTGGAGTGGGCTGTCAGCGTTAACACGCATCCAATCCACAAAGTCACCGCCAGTCAAAACCTGCGCTGTACGGATGACTTCGATAGGAAGGTAGCCTTCCATAAGAACTGAGAAATCATTGAAGCTATCACGACGCAATGCCGATAGGTTACGGAACAGCGTGCTAGCTTCGGTCTCGGACACTTGGGCACCAATGTACCCATTGCCGGTATACCGGAAGTCAGTCATTAATCGTAGTCCCGAATGATAGCTTCGATGGTCGCTTCGTTACGAATGATCTTCTCTTGGTAGATCTCGATCTGGTGGTCGATTTGAGGATCGTTCGTGCCGTCACGTTTGTTGACCGCCTGGGAGATCTTCATGGCGTGAGTTTGGTTCTTTTTGCGCATGTTTTCAATGCGAGCCAGGTTGATATTCTTACGACCCAGACCAATCCAAAAGACTGGGTTCAGGTTGTGAATACCAAAGCCGCGATCGAGAAGATCGATGCTTTTCTTACCGGCAGTGCTTTCCAGCACACTCAACGAAACCTCGGAGACTTCCACGTCGGGAATCTTCTCCAGAGTTTGAACCATCAGACGACCACCTTTCAGCAGCTCTACAGTAAACTGCTTGTAGAAGTCCTGGGTACCCAACATCCATTTTTGATCGTGGACAGAAAGGTATTTGTTAGGATCGGCTTGGGATACCTGAATGGTCAACACCACGTCAACCAGCTTGTTCGAGTAATCAACCCAGAAGCTGATGTATTCGATGAGGTTCATGATGTTGGCTTGACGCAGGGTAACTACCTGGCCATCCCAGATCTTGGTGCGATAGCTTTTGATCAGCTTATCGACACCAGGAAGGATGAAGGCAATGGCCGACAGGCCATACTGAATGGTACCCAGGGTTTCGCTGTTACGGAAACCTTTATCAGCTGCATATTTCAGGATGCTTTTGGTAAGCGTCCAGCTTTCAGCAGTCTGGTCGAAGGTAGCACCCAGGTTATTAGCCTTGATGTTTTCCAGGTTGGCGGTCAGGTCGTTGACACTAACCTGCAACGCTGCCATGAACGCGTAGAGCTCTTGATCAGTGAAACTACGTACCTTGCCAGTGTAAGACAAAATATCCATTACATGCCTCCGTTGAGCAGTTTCACGAGGTCAGACAAATTGTTGCTACCGGAGTCTTTCTTGCTCTTGGTAGCGATGTCTTTACGAGTGTAGATTTCTGGACGAGCGTAGCCGTGGGTGTAGAACGTGAAAATACCACGGTCTTCATCAACAACAACGATGGTGTTGGCTTTAACAGCTTTGAAGATCTCGTTGCGAGAACTTTCATTGGAGAAGCGGCGGCCAATTGCCAGTTCCAGTTGTTGCGCTTTATCACTGGAGAAGATGAAGGTGTTAGCCAGGTTGTTAACCGAAACGATACCGGTACGCAAGGCAGCGACGCGGTTGTTGGTTTCAGCCTTCATTACTTCTTTGTAATAACCGGTCAGGTCTTCATTCTTGATCTTGAAGCGTTCCTTGACAATGTCAGAACCGCTGAGCAACTGAGGAACAGTAATCTCTTTGGCAGCTACCATGTCCAGACGTGCAAACAACCCGTCTTCGATCTTGGCAGCAGAGAACACACGTTCCAGGCTCTTGTCATCCATCGGCACCGGAATCTGACGGAAGGTGAGAGGGAACTCAAGATCTTTACCAGCTTCGGTAGGAATGGTGGCAATAACAGTACGACCCACAGCGAGAGGGGTGTACTCATTCAGGTCAGGCATGGTCTTGCCACCGACTTGAACGTAAGGAGTGAGTTCAGCTTCAGTTTTCTGACGCTGTTCTTTACTCTTAATGTTGGTGTCGATTTTCTCGATACCAGCCAAAGACATTAAACCTGCGCGCTTAGGGTTGATGGAACCAATGAGGTTCTCAACCTTGACACCCATGCCCACAGAACTCTGCATTGCCAGGTGAGTCAGCGTTGCAACAATATCGCGAAGGTTGATGATTTGCATCAAATCGGACATGTATTCCTGGTGGATCGAAGAAGCCTCAATTACCACCATTGGAGCAATGATTGTGCGGGCCGCGCTGGCCTGTACAGACGTGGTGGTAAGCACATTGTATGAACGCGTCAGGTTGTCTGCCACTTGGGCAGCGTCCTTGATATCCTTGCTGTCTGGGTAAAGTTGAGCACTCAACCCCATGAGCAGAGATCCCAGACTAAGTACGCTAGAGATCATGAAAAACACCTCAAATTGTTAGGAACCGAATAATGGCTGATAATCCGCTTAACGGGTGGTTCAACGGGACCCCTGGTAACGTAGCTCCATCTAGCGAACTAGGCAACGGCGGAATCGTCGAAGACTATTTCGATTACGCCTTCAAGGAAAACGGCGGCCCGGGTTATACCAGTTCGCTCATTAACTTGATGCGTGGAGCTCGTGTGCTGGGTCCAGGGAACCAATTGGTCCATATGCCCGACGACACCATAGGATTACTTTTCATGAGTCGTCCTTGTCTTAATTTGTCTGATGTAAACATTGCAGAGCATCCGCAACTGCTCTCATTAATAGATCCTCCTAAAAATAGTCTTAACGCATATGTCAAAGGATTGCTTGATCCGGTATGGGGAAGGTCTAATGGCGGGCAGGTAGAATTCCTTGATCCCTTCTATCCTTGGATTGCTCCGGTGTCCAATTTGATTAAGGTTGCATCTGGATTTCCTGACGTTAGCTTGGCGGTTAGTCGCTCTACTCCTGGGATTCGTAAAGAGGTGTACCAGTATGTTTCTGGCATCCTTAAAGTCTTCTATGACTACGATATGAGCTTTACCTTTCATCCGGTTAAGCACAACTTATTGCCCTATATCTTTGACGTCTGGAACCACTACATGGACGGCGTGTCCAGCGGTGATGAAAACATGGAGCCTTATGCGGAGGCTTTGATCCAGAATTATCGTGATTTCGATTCAACTGTTTTTACGATCATTTTGCAAAAGAACATGCGCAGCATTGCGGGCATTTATAACAACGGCTACGGCTGGGGTAATACTTTTCCGTCTGGTGCTTTTAGTGTTATCGACCGAACAACTGACAGCTTACGCGGTCAGGGTCAGGATGAACTGTCTATTAACTTCCCCTCGGTTGGTTTCCAATATAACAACCTGGAAGTGGTGGACCGATTTAATCGGATCACTATTCAATTCAATCCTAATTTTCATCCATCAGTACGTGAACAGAATTATCGGTTGCTTAGCTTTGCTGAGTACTTTGCTGGTAACTACCACGCGTATCCATGGATCAATCCATTAAAGATGGAAATGGAATACTGGAGTGCTAAGTAATGACCATTGAACAAGATCGTTTAATTGCTCTGGCGGATAACCCAGAGAGTGGTATCGATCAGCTCATCAACGAAATTGAAAACAACTGGTTTGACCGTAAGGTCAAGTTAAACAGTAAGACCCACCCGGCCATTTTTGCTGCTGACCTTATCTTGGGTACTTCCTACGGGTTTCTTAACCGTGTGGATGATTCCATCAGCAAGGTTTTTGCGTCACACGCCAGGAACATTACCGACATTGCCAAGCACATGGGTGATGAAGAAAAGATTGGCTTGTTTGGTAATCCGAGTTCCTGTACGTTGGTACTGGGTATCCAGCTGGAGGCCTTTAACAGTCTCGCTAAGGATATGACGGTTACTGTTGGTAAGGTAACTACCACGTATAAAGTTCTTTTGTTTCCTAAGGACACAGAGGTTACTTTTAGCGGCTTTACCTTTGCCATTGAGAATGGTGTGCAGATTCGTTACAGTGATAGCTCTGGCTATCAAGTTCTTTATGACGAAAGCACGCCAAACCCACAGGCCCCTATCAACGACAACGTTTTGCAGAAAGACTTCCGTGATACAGGTAACGGTAAACGTTTCTTGACTATTATGGTACCTTCTCGTCAGTTGAAATGCTTGGTTAACGAAGGCATCACTTCTAACGCGTCGTCTGGTTGCTCCGGTACTGTTAGCTATGGTGATAACCTGTATAACGTGCGGGCATTCTTGCGCCAGTCTAACTCCAACGTTATTCAAGAAATCCCTGTGTCGTTTGACCAGTATGTGTTTAACCAAAACCGAGTAACATTGGCGCTTGATGTAGACACGACTAGTCGGACGTTTAACTACGCCATCCCTGACGTGTATATTCAGAATGGCAGCGGTGTTGGTACATTGAGCATCTATACCTACGTTACTAAAGGTGTGGTCGATAAAGACTTCCGACAAGTCCCTCTTAACGAGGTGGCAGTTAACTACGCGGACTATCGCTTTGGTAGCGGGCGGCTGGGTCCTTACTCAGAAGGGCTGCGTAACTCTGGGGCAATTGCCTGGAGCGTCTTTGATCGCACACGAGGCGGTTCTAACCCACGCCCGTTCTCTGCTATTAAGGAAAGCTTTATTAATGGCCAGCGTGTTCGTAATCTCCCCATCACTGAGAACAACCTTAGCGGTGTGGTAAACAATTACGGATACGACTCGGTTAAGTCAATTGACTTCATTACAGGTCGCCAGTACGCTCTCACTAAAGAGCTTGCTAAGCAGACCAACAAGAACTTCTTCTCACCAATGGCATGCTTTGTTGGTAGCCATCTCACCTCGATTAATAACCTGGTGGGTAGTGGTGTTGTTCTTGATAACGGTAAGCGGGTTACTATTCCGCACAACGTACTGTTTGATGTGTCCGATTACACCACGCAACTGGTATCGTCCACATTAAAAGAAAAGTACCTTGGTCTAGGTAATGAGGAATTGGTGGATTTAGTAGCCAACAAGACCTTGGTGTACACTCCGTTTTATTACGTGATGGACACCACCAACAACCAGGCCGTGTTGCGCACTTACCATCTGGATGCTCCAACATTCCAGTATCAAAAGTTTGTTCAGGAAAACCCTGCTCTTGGCATCGACCTGTCTATTGGACAGATTGATATGGTTCACCAAGATGACGGCTACCTTATTACTGTGGTTACCAAGTCTAGCAAAAGCTACAAGGACTTTGATAACTCAGAAGTTGGTGCGCAAATGTCGATGAACATTGTTGACTCTGTTGCATTGGCTAGCGTGCCTGGTGTGTTCTTTGGTATTGACCAAAATGGCGAGCGTATCTTCCAGTTTAAGTTGGACACTAAGTTTGACTTGGACGTTAGCGATATTCTTTACATTAACGGCATGACAATGTTTGGTCAGCCTCAGGTCAGTGTCGGTACTTCACTCGATACGTTGTTTACCTTTATCTTTACCATGGCTGGTGACCCTCGTCAAACAGACACCACTTCGGATAAGAAGATTGAGCAGTCGTTGTTCCCTAGCTCGCAAATTGCGATCATTGAGACTTCGTATGCTGTTAGCATTGGTAAACGTCTGGCTAACCTGTACAGCCGGATTCGTCCGCTGGTTGGTGAAGGTCAGTATCAGCATTACAATCAGGACATTCCTGAGCGTTACGCTGCTAACGTCATGGAGACCGATCCAGAGACGGGTAACTTGGTTTTTGATGAACAGGGTAACACCATCATTAAACATCGCGCAGGCGACCCTGCGTATAACTCTAACGGCACCCCACGTTGGGCATACCGTAAAGGTGACTACGTACTGGATGCCAACGGTAACAAAATCCTGGTAGGACCGCGGGAGTTGATTTACCACTTTGACTTCATTGGTTTTGATGGGGCGTTCTTCTTTAGTCGTGACGTTTATGATGCACAGTTTGCTAGTGCTACTAAAGCGTCGTTGGTTAGCGAAGTTGGTTCTGACATGGATTACTTTGATACGTTGGCTCTGGACCGGACTGCATTGTTCTTCCAGCCACGTAGCAAGATCGGTGGGCAGAAGGTTATCGTCAACAGTAACTACCAGAAATACTTGCGTCAGGATCTCACGTTCTCCATTGTGTACTACCTGACTCAATCTGGTTACAAGAACCAAAACCTCAAAGACGCTTTGATCCAAGCTGCACCACAGCTTATCAACGGTGATCTTGAAGGAGCCACCACAGTGTCTGTTGCTGGGTTGGTTGATACATTGCGTAAGGCTGCTCCTGCCGATGTAGTGGGTCTTAAACTGAACGCGTTGGCCGGTGATACCACGGTTGACATTATCAGTAGTCAAGATGCATTGACTGGGTTCTGTATTCGTAAGCTGTTGAAGTTAACTAGTGACCAGCTGTTGTCTGTTCAAGAGGCCATGGAAGTTTCCTTCATGCCGCACGACAGAGCAATGGTTGCCATTAGCCCCGTATAAAGAAATATAACCTTACCTAACCCCTAGCCCTTTACGGGGCTAGGGGTTAGAGTAGGATTACTTATTCGCCCATGGGCACTTCAAGAAGGCTGTTAATGTAAACAGCGTACAACTTGACAATCAGCACATCGGACTTGTAACGTTCCAATGCATAAGACATGTCAGCAATGCCAGTGCGTGAGGTATTACTCTCGCTGATCTCTGTAGACACATGCTCTTTCAAAAGAGTAGTAAAGCCTTCCTTCAGACTAGGGAGGAAATCCGTCATAAACAGATAATCACCATCGTCCTCGATATGCTGTACTACTGGAATGTCAGACCAGCACTTGGCTTCACAAAGCTCTTCATAAGAGATACCCGTACAGTTATTCATCCCCCAGATAAAGAACAACGTGCGTTTACGGAACTCGTTGTAGAAGTCCGCTTTGGCTACGTCATTGGCACTGGCTTCAGAAATGTCGTGCAGTACCTTGCCCATGGCTCTGGAGATAAACTCGTCACCATCGAACAGGAAGGTTTGTGCCGCATCAGTACGACCAAAGAACTTGTCTACCACGGATTGGGGTAGGTTAGCCCATTTGATCATGCTTGCGTTAGCAGCCTCATCATAGGTAACAAGACCGGACAACAGGCGCTTACCTTCATGACTGTCACCAAAAATCGACTTGATGATAGCCCGACCAGCAGCCAAGCTCAAACCCTTGTTGAGTTCGTCCTGGATACTGATGATCGTTTCGTGAGCGTTGTCGATAGAAGCAACAGCGCTCATTGCTTTAGAGAGCAACTCGTCAATTGTCATACTTTCTTACTCCAACCTACTTGCTTGGCAAAGTTGTTAAAGGAGGTCTTAACTTTAGCAACGTCGCCTTCAATAACAACATTGAGGTTAGACGACAGCTTCTCCATAAACGTTTCTGCATCAGCTTCTTTAATAAACAACATGGGTGGTGGACGCCCCTTGGAATCGTGCAGAGGAGAGTGCCCGGCCGCCTTAGCGTCTTTGATGATAGCCATCATCGTGTCGATGTCACCAATCACGCCACTGTAGTAGTAAGCGTAAGTGCGGTTGTGCCAATCGATAAGGTTCATTGCCTGACGCTGAACTGTGAGCATGGCCTGAGCAATGCTGTAGCAGAACTGCGAGAAGGTACGAACTTCAATAGTCAACCGCTGGTAATCAGCCAGCAATTTACGATCGTCAGGAACGTTAGGTGCCTGGAAGAAGTCGCTCATTGCTTTAATCTGGTCGGCATCGTTTTTGTCAATGGCTTTACCCAAAGACTTCCAATCGATATTTTCCAGATCAATCTTCTTATCGGCAAGTTCTTGATAACGGCTCTTAAGGATTTGGATACCCAACAAGAGCCCTGGGGCGTCCTGCTTGATTACCTTAACCTTTTCAGTCTGAAGGGTAGCCTTCAGCTTACCGCGTACCTTGTCGAAGCCGTCAACCAGTTCTTCGTTGGTAAACTCAATCTTGTACAAAGTGCTGTAAAGCTTTTGTACAAGTTCGGTCACACCAGTGGTGTCCAAGGACAGACGGGTTTCGTTAATAGCGGCCAGAACACGAACCATCTCAGGGGAGTTAAACCCATGCAGAGTTTCACCACGTTGTTTACGAACACGAGTGGCCTCATATTCTTCCTTGATAACTTTCTTGAGGCGAGCAACGGTCTTGTCAACATCAGCGCTGACTGCGGCCATTTTGCCGCTAGCTTGTTGAAGTAGCGGCAATGCGTTGGTCAGTCCAGTGATAGCGTCTTGGTCTTTTTCCATCTTGCTTTTAAGCAGGATGATTTGGAACTTAACGTTTTCACCAGGAGCCAGTTCACCTAAGTACTTCTCGAGGTTGTACTCAGCCTTAGGAAAACCAAGACCAGCCATGGTGTCGGCAAACTGATCATGAAGATCATCAAGCGATTCATTAATAGCCGCGGTGATGCGAGCACTTTTCTTGAAGCCAAAGAAAGTCTTGACCGTGTCAACAACCCAGTCAATAACCATACGAATGTATTTGATAATGCCTTCAACCATTCCTTTGAATTTGTCGGCAATATACGAGAACAAACCTTCAGAGCCTTGAAGTGCGTTACGCTCGGACGGAAATGGGTCATAGGACTCAGTACCGCTAAGACCAAGGTTACGTGCCAGGGCTTTAGACAGACGCTTAAGGGAGAGTTGTTCAAACCCCTGCATCATGTAAGTGCCTTCGTCCTGGTTAGTTTCCTTGTAGTACTCTTCAAGGTCTATACGCTGCTTACCGTCACCAGGGATATAGGAGTCAGTTGGAGCAGAGTTACCAAGTTGTTTATATCCATCGAGTGCCTCGGAAGGCTTACTCATGACCGGAGTCCAACTCTTTGACCAGGTAGCCGACCAGAACAGGGAATGACGCCATGTTGCTTACGTCAATACCGCTTTCGCTGACGCTGGTAAAGCGTTTAGAGCAAGGCAGTGCACCGGAGCTTGCCATGGTACCCAATACCAGATTAACACGCGTCAGCACGGTCTGGTGGATCAGAGGAGCATTGATCGGCGAAACAGTGTTCCACTTGTCCAGCTGTTTCCAGAACTTTTTATCGTTCTCTTCACTGAGGCTACCGCCAGCAGCAAAGATCATCGAGCAACCTGCACGGATGTAGGCTTCGCTAAGCAGCGAGCTTTGCTCGAATGGGCACAGAACACCGGCTTCGGTCAGTTCTGCTTTTACGTCCAGTGCGTGGGCGAGATGAGACATGGGTGTAACTCCTTATACTAAAGTTTGTAGACGAGCAGACAATACGTTCAGCTCACTGTTAAGAAGAGCCTGTGTAAAGTGCTCGGTTTCGGTTTTCTTGAAATCGTTACCACTAAACAAAGAACCAAAGAAACGACGAATAACGTTATTCTCGTACCATGGTTTAAGTTCAGCATTAATAGACAGAAACTTTTCAATGTCGGTAATGAGTTGAGATCTCTCTTTAACCGGCATATCTTTAACTTCTTTCAGCTTGGCGATCATCTGGCGGACAGCGTCTTCAAAGCGGCGGTGTGGTGCGTTGTATACATCAGCATAACCGATGTAGAAGTACCCCATCACAGTGCTGAGCAAGAACGTAATCAACATACAGATCAAAATACCCGGCACACCAAAGCCTAGCACCAACAGCGCAGCAATGGTCGGAGCAAAAGCAATAGTCGTAAAGACCGTGCAAAGAATCCCGGCCATCAGACTTGTTAGCGCAATAGTGATAACACCTTGGTCTACAGCGGTACCAACAGCGGCCACCAGAGCTTTACCACAACCCATACGAATTGCATACAGGTCTGCCACCACTTCACTGCTCATGGTGGTCACACCAATGCTCAGAGCGCGACTACTATTACGGCGAGCAACCAACTTGTTAAAGTACATGATCAAACTTTCGTCGGTGTTCTTGCTGGCAATCTCTTTCAGCTCATTGATGCTTTCAGGGGTTTCATGCAGAAGTGCGTTCATGTCCTGGAGAACTGCGACACGCTCATCATCAAGTTTGCGAGAGCGGAAGAAAGCCAGACCGGCCTTTGCCGTGAAGTTGTCCATAGCCGTGGTAGCCATAAGTGCACAGCCGCCGTAACAGTGTCCCAGCTCATGGGTAATCCCCGCAGCCAGGAGTTCCTCAAGAGGCGACCCAAACTTTTGAATCTTATCGCTGGAAAAGGTTGTCTTGATATCAGTCCCGATCTTGAAGGTAATCGGAAGGGTGGCGTAACCACCGTGCACTTTGCCAGTGCGATAATCGACATGACCTTTGAACACTTTGTCCTTGCTAGCCACAAACCATTTGTACAAAGTGGTTTCGGTGTTCTTTAACAACGCGTCTACGTTGGCACTGTTAAAAACGTGGTTAGGCGAAAAGAAGCCAACGTCAACCGCAAGGTTACTACCTTCATGAAATTCGATTTTGATGTTGCTGAAGTTAGTAAACTCTTTAATGATATCTTTGATCTCATTAGCACAGTTAACTGACAAGGTGCCCTGCTCGTTAATGTTTTCTTTCAGCATGTTTGACAACTTTACATGGAAGTCATCGTTCTGAAAATTAATGAGTTCCAACCCTTCAACTCGTCGGGTAAGAAAATCCATGGAAAGCATAGGTAGCCACCTTTTAATTTTTTAACTGGGTCGCTATGAATATAGCGCAAATTCGGCATAAAATGCAGGATCACTCATGACAACCAATAACACCCCCATTATTGCCAAAGTATGCAAGAGTGCTGGTTATAGTGTGCATAACAAAGATCGCGGTCGTGATCTCCTGTGTGCGAAGATTACGAACATCCATGAAGACGGTGGGCGGACTAATTCGTTTATCGCAATCGAGAACTACAAACAACCTTTTTCGATTGTTAAAGACTTCAATCGTCAGTTTAAGCAACACAAAGATTACATCAAAGATACCATGGTTCGTGAGTATAACTTACCACGGTGTAAAATTCCTTTTGAGGTTAAGAAACAGCTATACGGTGCAGCTGACTATAAAGCCACCATGCGCGATGCAAAGAACGAGCAGTATGTGTTTGGTTTAGACCAAACAACACCAGTTCACTTTAAGCGTCGGTTCTTTGAGAAGTATGGCGAGTATCAACAGAAAGAAGCTTACACGGTAGCGGCGTTTGACGTTGAGACCGATATGCGTAAACCTGGTAAATCTATCATCATGGGTAGCGTCACCATGAAAGAGAAAGGTTACTGGGCTGGATTACGTGGTTGGTATGACGAGGATAGTGATGAAACTATCTTAACCAAGCTTAAAGAATCAGAAGATAAATATCTTGCTGAACACGTAGCTCGTCGTAAATGCAAAATTGTTTATGAATTGTTTGACACTCCTGGCCAGGTTGCCGCAGCGTGTATTGCTAAGTTTCATGAGTGGGAACCAGATTGGGTTGCCAGCTGGAACGCTGCGTTTGATATGGAAGCTTGTGAAGAAGCGTTAGTCGCCGAAGGTTATAACCTAGCTGACGTGTATTGTGATCCTCGTGTGCCACCAGAGTTTCGTTCATACCTCTATAACCCTGGTCGTACTCACAAGGTTAAAGAGAACGGTGATCGTACTCCGCTAGAACCTCAAGAACGTTTTCCATCCATTCAGTGCCAAGCTACTTGGAAGTGGTTGGATGCAATGTCCGGTTACGCAATCAAGCGTTTCTCTGACGGTAAGTTGGAAAGCTACAAACTGGCAGACATCTCTGTTCGTGAAGGTGTGCCTGGCAAGATCTACACCGAAGAAGGCCGTAAGTGGGGCGAAGGTTCCGGTCAGTGGCATCGCAACATGCAGCGCGAGTATAAGTATCTTTATTCTTCTTATAACGTCGGTGACAACTGGCCTATTGAAGAGATTAACGAAAAGACAAACGACTTGTCGCTGTCTATTCCAATGTTGTTACGTTACTCGGAATACTTCAACTTTGTATCCCAACCTAAGCTCATCTCTGACACGCTTAGCTTTGTTGCTAAGGAACACGGTTACGTTTGGGGTAGCACTCCTAACAAACGTGATACTTACTTCAGCGATCGTCTACCAACACTCAGTAACTGGATTGCACTGCTCGATACCGAGAAGACTGCCGATCTTGGTGCATTCCTGTTTGAAGGTCTTGATGACGTTCGTAGTAATGGTCGAGGCGCTACTTCTGACCTTGACGTTACTGGTGCGTACCCAACTGCAACTGTTACTGGTAACGTTAGTAACGCGACTACGATGATGGAAGTATATCGTATTCAAGGTGCAGACGCCGATCAGCTTCGTGAGATTGCAGTTAACTATGCGAGCAGTCCTTCGGCTAACGCTATTGGTCTGTCGCAACATCTGTATCGTTTCCCATCGGTTGGTCAGATGGTTAACATCTTTGAGAAAGCTCTTGCTGAACTGGGCCTCGAAGAAGATCTGTACGAACTGCAACAATCGGCTAACGATAAAGAAAAAGACGCTGTAGAAGAAGTTAAAGAGGCTGCCTAAGCAGCTATAACCCCCTACCCCAGTGATGGGGTAGGGGGTTATATGTTTGCGCCGTGGTAAAGCTTACAGACCAAACATTTCCAACAGTGCTTTGTGAGCACCGCGCAGGCGAACGTTGGTAATCTCGATCAGCTTGGCAACCTTAACCGCTTGGTTGACCAATACACGCAGAGCATCAATTTCGCTTTTCAGGGCAGCCTTATCTTTGGCATCTTTGGCTTTCTTCATACGGTCTTCAGTTTTAGTGAGGACAGCTTGGAGAGCACCTTTCTTGCCATTGAAGTCATCACCCAAAGTCTTCATTGCTGCGACGTTGGCGTTGATGGCTGTACCGAAAGCGATTACTGCACTTACTTCTTTGGCAGTTGCCACTTTCTTAACGATTGGCTCAAAAGCAGCGTTCTTAACAATGACCTTGTTAATCAACGCTTCCATTTCGATCAGGATATCCGCAGCAGGGTGATCGCTACCGGTCATCTTGTCGTTGGCTGCTTGAGCCTTAGGCGAATCTTTGTTAACAATGCTGATGAAAGCCTTGTGAGACCCTTCTACCAGATTGACTGCCTTAACAATTTTATTCTGCGCTGTTTTGTTCAGCGTAGGAAGCTTCTTAAGAGCGGCTTTAATAGCAGCACGCTTCTCTTGAGGAGTCTTCGCTGACTTCAACGCATCAGCAGTAGCCTTGTCACCACCTTCTTCTGCGAGCTTAGCCATCTTCCCGGCTTGGCTACTAGCCTCCGCATCGGTTTGGGTACCGTCAGCGGCTTTCTTGGCCTTGTCGTTACCTTCATCGATTTCTTTCTTGGTGGTTTCTGCCACTTCGGCGTTGTCACGGCTGAAGAAGAAGTTCCAGATGCTTTTGATGGTACCGACAATCCAATCCCACGCAGCCTTGAAGCCATCGCCAATAGCACTGAACACACCTTCGTTACCCTGGAGGGCTGAGAAAGGGATCATGTTGTTGGCAAACAGCACACCTTCGGCAACACGTTGGTTAGGAGTGATCTTGATGGACTCGCCACCTGCAATCGCATCCATCTGATCGACTGAGTCATCCAGGGAGTCGATCATTACATTTACAATCGGAAGATCTGGCACTACAAACGTAGCGCCATCCGCTTCATATTCGGCAACTGGGATCATTGCAATTACTCGGTTAGCCAGTTAATTACTTAACCAGGGTGTTGAAGAACTTGGTGAGGTTTTCTTTGCCTTTGGCAGTCGGGAGACGACTAACAGGGAAAGCGATGTCAACGCTAGTGCGCAGACGATGACGATTAGCCCAGTTTGTAGCAACGCGGGTCAGGAAGGTGAAATAAGCTTCGTAACCTTCAATGGCGTTAGCTGGGTATTTGCCTTTAATGCTTTGCAGGAAGCGATACGCGCCGCCATCACGGAACAAGTTCACGTCTTGCAGGATCTCAGCCAGGATAGCTTTGGTTACCAGCACGTACTGTGGGTAGTCCAGAGTCAGAGAAGCCCCGACGGTATCAATCCAGGTAACCTGTTCTTCAAACAGTTCTTGCTTGTCACGGAACGCCAGCGTGCCGCGCACAAACTTCATGTGCTTTTCCAGGCGACGCAGCATGATCGTGGTAACGGCGGTGCCGTCTTCAGTAATCATTTCACCGGCCAGAACTTTGGCTGGGTCTTCAACCAGGCTGGCTTCACCCGAATCTTCTTCGCGAGCGACTTGAAGAGAAGGAGGTACTTCAGTAGGGGTTGGTGCTGGAAGGCCCTGATTGATAGGCTGAGTAACTTCCGGCTCTTGAACAGTGCTCTCTTGCACAGGGGGAACGTATTCGCCCTGGTTGCCATCAACGGCAGGGTGGGTAGGAGCATCGCCTTCTACAACAGGCTTGGCTTCGCCATCGTCGACAACGTTGGCTGGATTTGGGGCGGCTGTCAGCGTACCGAGGCTGTTAGGCGCGTCAAGGTCAGCGCTTTCGAGGATCAGCCCTTTAGCTGGCTCTGTAGTGGTATCAGCCTGATTGACTTGTTCTTCAGGGGTAACCTTTGGGGTTTGTTGACCCTGTTGTGGTTGTTGGCCTTGTTGACGACCATTGTTGTTGCGATTGCTGTTATTGCTCATGGGAAAATCTCCGCTTTTCGAAATATGTTTAATCGCTTGCTGATTAGCATAAAATACCCCCTGCCTCCATAAAGGAGACAGGGAGGACCTTATTTACATTTTTACTTTGTTTGGATCAATACCAGCTTTCCTAAGTTCTGCCTCTTGTTCAGGCGAGAGCTTATTCTTGCTGCTTCTTTCGGCTTTGGCTCTGAGGTCCGCATCCGTCTTTTCACGCTTGCTAAGCCCAGAAGAAACACCAGCCAAAAACTCTTCGATAATGCAGTTAGGTAACGTCAGGTAACTTTCAGGGGGGATTATTGTCCCCAGCTTATGATAACCGTAGTGTTCACTAACTTGATTCATGGACCATGGATGGAAGAAATCATGCTCTTCCGGGTACCAGGCCGCTGAGGAGTATGGTGTCTTTTTATCAGGGGTGTAAAGTTCAAAGTTAATATCAACTAATTCCTTTTCCCTGAGAATTAGAGTCTCTGGAAGAACTGACTCTAAAGAATGACCAAGCAATGCTTTGGTAATACCTTCATGCACTCTTCCAAAGGCCACACGTCCTTTACTGTTTAGGCGGTTTATTCCGAGAGGGCTTTTACCCTTGCGTCGAGTCCGTCGGTCGCTTCCGCCATCAGCAGCAACTGGACGTGGGTAAAAAAACTCATGATTGGGTCGATAGGGGTGTACCCAAACTTACGATCCTTGATGTTTTCTGGATCTTCCAGATCTTCACGAGCCTTCTTACATTTAGGGCAGACAAAGTTGTTGATACCGCAGAACGACTTCGACAAGTACGGAGTCTTGTTGAAGATGGCCGACGTAAGACGACTGTTGAACTGAGAGGAATCTTTGATAGCTTCCACCAGGCCCAGGTTGAAGTCGTCTTGGTCTTTGGCATTATCACGCGACAGAACGGTGTCCGGTTCGTCAGTGGCGGTATTGCCAACGGCAACAAACTTGTCAATCCAGTGAATGTATTCGGTGGCACCCAGGGAGGTATAGATCATATTGCGTTGGGTGTCGAATTCTTCTGGATCGAGAACTTTGGTACGCAGATCTTGCAACTCGCCAGATACACGAGCGCTGAAATAATCAAACGTCTGGAATGCGTTGGCCAACGACGGGGAACCCAGCTCGAAGTAAATCGAATCGTCGTCGTTAGACACACGGGTAGATTCCAGGCCAAACTTAGCACCTTTAATCAACGCCATGGTTTCTTCGATAGTGTAGGTAACCTTGTGGTTAAACAGGTTGCCGTATGCCGCCGATTCTTCCGGGGTGTCATGCATGTCACGGTGATGAGCCAGACGTTCAGCGTCTACTAGCTCAAAACCTTCCCAGTCGCACTTAGGCGAAGCACACACCAGATGCATGTGAACACCTTTGTTGGTGTAAGCACGCAGCAGACCAATGGTCAGGACGTCGATATCAGTCCAACGGATGACCGAACTCAGCTGGCGGAAATCACCAATGTTGCTTACGCTGGAGTAGGTGATACGTTTGGCGATAAAGTCCCAGATAACACGACCAGCAGCAATACGAGCCAAAGTGGCCGAGTTGTTGTTGACACGACGCACGTAACCTTTAATAGCGTTACGGATATCGTTGATCAGGTTACCCATGTCCATTTTGCTAGGACGCAGGATAGACAGCTTAACGAAGGAGTTACGCAGCTCGATGTCGAACACCAAGCGCCCGTCTTCGGAGTTGATCACGCGACGGCGCATGATATCCGAGTCCTTCATGTTCTTTACGTCACGCCCTGGCTTACGACCAGATACGTCAGGTGTGATTACGCCACCGCGATCGCAGAGGTTGGAAATGTGATCTTCTCGAATGGCACCGGATCGCATACGAAGATCATCAAGGAACTCCGAATAGAAGGCGACCATTTTGCCGGCACGTTCTTCAAGGGCATCAGGGGCAATTGAAGGATAGTGCTCAGCAGCAAAGCTTTGCCATTCTTCTTCTTTCTTGCGCAAGGCTGGGAGGTAATCATTATTGCGTTCAACCATTTGACGGAGAGTGATCATCTCGATGTAGGGTTCCATCAAAGCGTTCGAATGCTTACGAGACTCTTTGCTGTTACCCAAGAAGATAGTCATGAAACCATCTTCTTTCTCTTTATCGGTGAGTGGACGAATCACAACAGTTTCCGGCGGCACATGGTTAACCATGGGCGTGTTACCAGGAGTGTGCAACTCGTTATGTTTGGCGAAGGTCTTTTCGACCGGTACGCCCTGATTGGTTTCGTCAGTCATGACTGGCAAGTTCCTTAGTTAACGTCTTTGGCTTTATCGGCGTTCAGCAGTTCGTCGAGGTCGTCTTCACCGGCGGTAATCAATTCACCATCCACAGTGGCTGGCTCGACCAGGTCGGGTTCCGATTCCAGATCCAGACCTTCGGTAAGATCAGGAGACAACGTGGCGTACAGAGGCGCTACGGTCTGCATACGCTGATCGTGGAACACCATGCTGAGTTGCATTTGATTCAGACCAGGTTCACCATGTTCTTTGTAGTAGTTTTCGATGAGGTCCTGGTGCGGCTTGATGGTGCCATTGAAAACGGTAGAGGCCGAATCGCGGGTAACTTCAATCATGGTTTCCATGAAACTGATGTACACGTCAGCAAATTGCTCGAAGCCCAGACCTTCTTCTATCAGGATTTGGATTGCATTAACGTCTTCGGCAATCTTTACCACGGCCTTGTCAAAGGCAGTAATCGCGAGAGTATCGCTTTCGGTAAAGACAATAGTACCTTCTTTATTCAAACGGTCGGCAACTTCGATGACCGCGTGAACAGGGATTACCAGGTCGAGACCCTTAACCAGGGTTTCGATGACTTGTTTGTTGGTCGGTGCTTCGGCGGTAGAACCGGTGTTTTTAACTTGCTTGTGATACTTATGCAAAGTTGCAAGAGCGCCGTTGTTAAACAGCTCGGTTTCGAGCTTCTTATCGAACTTGGCAGCCAGTTGCTGCGGTGTCTTTTTCTTACCGGCAGATTTCTTGCCCGCTTTACGTTGGATACGTTTTGCGGCCATTGCTTGGTTTTTAGTGCCCATGAATGCTATAGTCCTAATTAATCCAGATGGAGAGTGTTATGCTCATCACAGCACAAGAGGCTGTACTGCTTGAACAAGACGAAGATATTGCCTCATCGGTTATCGGAGGGGCATGGGATCTTTTCAAACGATCGATACCGGAACCTCAGTCCAATATCTTGGTAAATGCGTTAAATTTTATCCTGTTGGCAGACCGCAGCGAAGTTAATCTGGACGACCCTAACAGTTTAGATAATCTTGATATGGATGACCTCATGGGTCGACCAACGTCATTCTTACCAATTCAAATTAACAACTTACTCGTAGATGAAATGATCGACATCTCCTCCAAGAAACTTCACGTCTACGATATGGTTATCGAAAACGTGTTGTACCTCTTGAAGAAAATGGGGTTTACTATTGACGAGGATCAAGTTACGACACAAAGTCTGCCGCATCTCTGTAAGATAGGTCACTTCTTTTACGACATGCAGGGTTATCAAGACCTCATAGGTATTGCGGCAACGTTGGAAAGTAAGGACGTTGATCCAGTAAGTCGGTTTATTCTGGTGTTGCAACGTTACCTCGGTGAGGATACCGACATGAGCGCTTATGAGAGCCTCATTGAAGACGTTACTGAAGTAACCCTTATGGCCATCAAAGATAGCCTTGAAGGCGGCGACGCTGGCGATAGCGGACTTCCTGCTGGCATTATTAAACGTGTACGGGCTAACGTTGAAACTATTAAAGGTACACTGGCCCACACCCACGTTCTTTCTAACGGTCAGTTAGGCGGTAGCGTGGAAAGCTTCCTGGGTTTCTTTCAGGGTGAGCTTAAAGCCATTCAAGATAACCTTGAAGGTGAAAACATCACTAAGTACATTAAAGAGCTTATTGGGATCTATCTCATTAGTGAGGTTAACACTCCCAACATTAAAGAGGCTCTTCTCAGAACTGCACACGAACTGGTATCGGATTTCCTTACCCTTACCAAATTAGAATCCCTCATCAATGGGTTGGTACTAACCGATGACTAAGTTAGAGTATCTTAAACATTGGCTAGAGGTAAAGGGGTACGCTGCCAAGGCGGCACTCCAATCCTTTATTTCTATCCAATTAGAAGATGAAGACAGTTCAGGTGCCTTTAAGAAGATTGAGCATGCCGTCTTTATTGAAGGCGGTAAGTTCCACGCGTTTGTTGATGGCAAACAGGTAACTATTGAAGGCGATGTAAACCTTCCCTTTTATCACAACGATGACTTCATTAAAGTACCTGCTGATTTCCACCCAGTATTGCAGGGCAAGAACTACGTCACTACCTTTGGTCTGTTGATCTTCAACATTATTCTTTTCTGGGAAGTGTTCGGTAAAAAGGTTGACTATGTAAACGAAGAGTTTACGTCCAGCTTTATCAAGAAGACCATTGAGCGGCTCATGGTGGATAACCCTAAAGAAGGGGAAACCGTTCCGGAAGACAAAGCTTCTGTAGATGACTGCCTCAAGTTTACTCGTCACTGTAATTACCTGGAAGGTCTTGGTACTTACTTTGTTAAGCCTGGTGGTATTGACGCGTTGACCGCTAGTCCTAAAGTTCTTAAGCGTAAAGCAGAACTCTTTGCACAACTTAAGAAAGACGGTAAGCTCAATGATCCAGTTGCGTTTACTAAGGTTATTAAAGAGCTGGTAGATCTTGACCGTGAAGAAATGCTTAATGGCCCAAGTGCCAACTTCTTCATCAATGATAAGTTCATCTCTAACGCCCGCAAACGTATGTTCATTGCGTTTGGTATTGAGCCGAAGGGCGATGGGTGGGTTGGTCTGTCGATGTCCCTGGACGAAGGCATGGACCCTAACGAGATCGTTGCCTACATTAACACGGCAGTGGCTGGTAGTTACTCTCGCTCGATGTCTACTGGTGAAGGTGGTGCTCAAGTAAAAGGCATCCTTAAACTTGTTGGTCGTCGTAAAGTAGGTAGCCCTGACTGTGGTACTAAACTTGGCGAGGCTCGCTATATCCACGAAACCTTTGGTCGTCGTTGGATTGGTAGTTTCTATTGCAAAGGTACCGAAGGGGTTCTCATCACTAAGGATAATCTGCCAGAACTTATTGGCAAGACTCTGTTGATCCGCTCCCCAGCGTTCTGTGCTGAGAGTGAAGGTAACTTCTGTGTTAAGTGTTGTGGTGAAGGCTTGGGCAAACTTGCTAACCGTCTGAGTGCCGAGGTTGTTCGTATTCCTACAACAGCCATGCTTACTCGAATGAAAGCAGCTCACATTGCTGGTGCAAGTACCGTTGTAATGGATCTTGCTATTGCAATCAAATAAAAGCAAAAAAATAAACATGACTAACCCTCCTAGCCCCGTAAAGGGCTAGGAGGGTTATGCCAAAACAGGCTAACTGGTTTTCATGGAAAAGGTGTTAGGGTCAAAACTATTAAGGCTTATTGGGGTAGGCTCCAACATAGAGGCCAAAACGTTGTTCTGTTCCAATGCGCTTTCAGCATGTCCATACAGACAGTAGACAATGCAACCCTTGCCATGGATAGCGTTGAAATGGAAACCTGAAACAATAGCAGGGTCAGTAAAGACACTGCCAAGGCCCAGAATTGTTGATATGTCATTTGCCGCTTCAATCGAATGAATAGCGAGGTTCAGACGAGAGACCGCCATTTCGTGGTTATCAGAATTGTAGCCATAGTTGGCTTCATCAATCGTGATACCATTTGCCTGATCAAGACTCTTGGTCACCTCAAGCATGTATTCTGCTGAAGTGTCCAATTGGTTCTCAGGATACTCGTTAACAAACTCAGCGCTTTCGAGTACCGATACAGCATCAGGAGCAGCCGCCACCAAGATGTTCATAATGGCTTCGATTACCAGAAATCCAACAAAGTCATTACTTACGTCGCTATACAACTCTTCTTGAGTGCTGGGGTCGATCTTAACAACGAAGTTATGCATTAGGATTAATCCTTACGCAAATCGATAATCAGCTGGATTCCAGTCAGGGTGGTATTGGTAATCTGGAACATCATACCCTTATAAGGAACCAGGGTATTAAAAGCGTCTTGCACGTACTTGTTTTGTTCAAACATTTTGAAAGCTGCCGACAGTTCTTTGGCCTCGCTTTCAATAAACTCGCTAATCTTCTTCGCTGTCGTGTAATGCGGCGGCGGAGTGATGTACAGTTGAATGAACGACTTCGATGGGTCCTCGAAAGTAACACCGGTCATAATGGAACGAATGCGCAGTTCCAACAGCTTCTGAACCAGGTGATAGTAACGACACTCTTCGATCCCGGGGGTAGGAACAGTAAGAGTAACTACTTCTTGGGCAACAGAAGGAGCAAAGGGAGTATGGCTCATATCAGGGTACCTCCAATGAGTACTACAATGTTGTCTTTGTTTATTTTGGACAACACGCTGGTTATATTTAAAAGCAGATAAGCCGCGTCAATATCTGGCTGGTTATCGGTAATCAGATCTTCGAAACGTTTACGCACTGAGGTGTGGTAATCAAGCCGATGGCCAATAGGGTCTTTAGAAAAGGAGCGGGCTTCTTCCTCACTAAGGAAATTAGCTGTTTCCACTTCACCGTCTTGGTCGTACAGAAGCTCGGTTAGAGCGCTATGATACCAACTATCACTTAACCCCTCCTCGGTGTTAATAAAGTCTGTCAGAAAGAGATCTAAGGAGCTTTGAATTGCTTTAACAACTATGTTGCTACAACTACCAATACCCTCTGATCGAAGTATCAGTGTTGCTGTACCAGGAACGGCTCGGTTATCCGCCATACCAAACCTCGTAAGGTAACACTCGCGACACTACTGCATCGCGAGGTCAGATTGAAGTACTCTAAACGATTTCTGTTTAGCTGCAAACGCTACCCGTCGTTTGTCCATACACTCGCCATGTTTGGGAATGTCCACACAGACTGGGAAGATAAAGCGCGCATCACAACGACCGCCAAATTTACCTAACAGGTTACGAACACGACCAGCCATCTGTTTGTTCCGTTGTGTGGAGAAAACAGTGTGGAAGGAAATGGCTGTGATCAATCCTGGGATGTCTTTACCGGTACCGCAGCTACCTGGGGTGGTTATCAGATTTTCGTGCTCCATGTACTTCTTAGGAGTCTTTTTATCCAATGTTCCCAGGAACGTGTCGAAGTCTTCACCCGGGTAACGCTCCCGGAACTTCTCTTTCATAAGCAGCGCCATTTCAATCAGAGTAAAGAAGAAGATACATTTAGTACCAGGCTCCTTTTGATCCAAATAAAACATACGATACATTTCGTCGGCTAACTCAAAGTAGAAGTTAGTCAACGCCTCGCTCTTAAGTATAGACTTCTCCAGTGCGATATCATTGTAACTACCGAACTGTTGAGATTGAATCTTGTACTTACGAACATCCATCTGATAAAGATAAGCGACAAAGTCAATGTAGTTCTCAGGTTCTGGTTCTTTAAGCCGGATTGCGATTGGTGCCATCCTGAGGTACATCTTGTTCATGAATGGATCGTCACCTTTTAAGGTAGCCGACAGCATGAACGTTTTAGCTACGTTACCATAAAGCATAGACAAGCATACTTCATGGAACGACTCATGACTCTCGTCGATCACACGCAGCCCAGGGGCTATCTTAGCGATGACAGTGTCAAGGCATGGTAAGTTACCATCCTTTCGCTGCGCCCGCATGTACGTGCTTATACGAGTAATAGGAAGGATAATTAACTTAGGCTCGATCCGCCCATCATTAATAATGTCTCCCAATCTTGGTAAATCAGTAAACTCCCAAATCAATACGTCTTTTGCAGCAACCTCAAACATTTCTGCTAGGTCTTTCTGCCAGATAGGGATGTAACGTGGCTGAATAGTAATCAATGTTCGCTTGCCAAGTTTCATCATGGCAAACAACGACATATACGTGTTGTGTGTCACAATGAAATCGTCGGTAATGTAAAGCCGACTTGGGTGAGCAATAGAAATGCAACGAACTGGCTCAGATATTTTAAGATCCTCGATTGACATGATTGCCAACTCGGGAACTTCTAGTCTGACTAACTCACCAGCACGCTTCTTGTAAATTGGATCACTAAACAGATCTTCTGGTCGTGAGTACCAGACGGTCATCCAATGACCCGTGTCACCGTCTTCATGACCGTGATACAGCGCTTTACCGCCTAAACTGCGAACAAGGTATTGTACTTCTTCTAATTCTTCCTTATCGTCACTACGGAACCCTAGGTAGCGATCGTCAATAACCATGAAGCCATTAGTCATCAATGAACGCAATTTGTTTAAACGCTGCTTGTTACTTCCGTACCGATGATCGAAACCTTCTTCAATATTCGGCACACGTTCTGATTTGCACAGTGGTATTGTTACACCAGACAGGCGCCCTTTAGTGTCTTGTAGCTCCAGCAACATCCTGGTACTAAAGACCTTACGGAAATCACCAGGCTCAGCCCCAGGGGCTTCTTTGCCATGATGATCAAACACATCCCACATATGGTCGAGTCCCACATCAACAGACCGGCCATCTTCAAACTTTACACGATACAACTGTTCCGTGTCTTGTGGGTACACACCGGTAACGTAAGTGACCGATCCATCCCAGGCGATTACTTTATCGCCTTTAACCAATTCGCCCATGGTAGTCCAGCCACCAGGGATTTTTACTTTGGCATACAACGGCTGAGATTTACCACCACCAGTAGGAGCCGCGTTAACTTTCAACGCACCTGGCTTTAACTGATAGTCAATCCATTCATGTTGGTGCTCTCGAGGAGTCTTAAACTGCTCTTTGATGGCAAACTCTACGTCTACCCCAACAATCTCTGGTTCTTTCTTTAAAACGATCCTGGCTTCGTTATAACCACGATACTTGGCCAGGTTGATCAGATCCTTGAGGATCGAAAGCGGCATGCGGTATTCAGTGCGATCGTTATTAGTGCGGGCAAAGACGTGCGTCGGTACCCAGCGCTTTTTACGACTGTTAGGGATTGCCTCTTGACCGAACTTGGTTAATTCAGTTCGACAATAGGGTCTTAATACTTGTGCTTCAAACTCACCGTAGAAATCCTTTACGATGATGTAGTTGTTTGCAACACTTATAGTTGCGACAGAACGCATTCAATATCCTCTTTACATAGGGGGGTGGGTACCCCCCTTGCGGGGAGGCACCTATTACGTTACCCCGTGCTGGAAGAAGGTTTCCAATGGACTGGACTGACGATCTTTTACCAGGAAGGTTTTAACGTTGCTGAGAACAGTCTGTTGACCCTCAGCAATGAGCATGGTACCAGCACCTCGGTTCTTCACACACGTCATAAAGTTCTCAAAGTACTTTGGACCAGTACCCCAAGTTAGCTTATACGACAGATTGGCTGGATCTTTACACAGCAATGCAGCCAGCATGATTTCCGGGTGTATGATGTTAATGCCCTTAGTTTCCTGGGCGATGAGTGTCCAGAACTCGGCCAGCACTTCACCAAAGATCTTGGGAGTTACTGGTTGCGATTTCCAGGCGCTGTTACGCTTGTTGAACGTCAAGAAGTTTTCTACACGACTGCGGTGAGCATCCAAGCCTTCCCGTGTAAGTGGGAGTACAAAGATTGGAGCTTTAGCCGACCAGCCATCCAGATTGACTGCAATGTGTTTCTTATCGAGAACTTCCCAGCCTTTGTCCATAAGGAACCGCAGGAACTCCAACGAGAACCGTGAGGTACGTGAGGATACAGAAGTTTGAGCCGAATGTTGTTGGATAGTTTTACCACCCACCATTACGTCTTCGATCTCATACTGGAACGTAACGTCAGCAAAGTAAGGAAGTTTATCAATCCCTACTTCGTCGAGTACGTCTAGCGAACGCAAGTCAGCTAGGTCGCGGACCATACTTGACTTGAGAATTAACTTAGTATCTTTTACGCACATCTCTGGCTTGAGGAAGATTTTGTCTCCATCAGAGGTCAGGATCTCACGGTCCTTGTTAGCTACCACGAACCGGCGACTTACAGCATTTCGGATAAAGTGCTTAGTAGAAAGCATCTTCTGACCAAGCGGGTTACAAATGGTTGTCGCAGCAAACATCCCGAGGTTTGCGTCTCGAGCCATGATGACGTTGTACGGGATAGAACCTTTCATGGCTCCCACACACTTACCACACGGCATGCCATCCACACCAGCCGTACAGAAAGCAATACTGCGGAAACGAATGGTCTCCCCAGTTTTAATCTCAAGTACGTTTGTATGGTCAATCATTCTTTCGCTACCGTCATCCATCAGACGGTATTTGCCTACGCAGGCTAGTGCCAGCTCAGCGCTAGGAATGTACATCTCAACCAGCTGGTTGCTACCACAGTCGACATCATGAAGAATGCCTTTGACCACAGCAGTTGCTAAGTGAGTTTTACGGTGAAACCATTCGGAGTCTTTCAGCCCACGGCCGTTAGAGATCAAGCTCATACCGGATGATTTACCATCACCCAACACGTCTACTTGGTCCACGATGCCTTCGGCGTAGTTACTCATGATTGCGTTTGGTAGGATCGCGTTACTCAGGTCAAATACGTTAGCACGTAAAACTGCCAACTGATATGCCTGGTTAACACTCACGCCGCCTGTGCGCGTCATCAGTGCAACGGTATTATTGATCAGACTTTCGTCATTACGAATATGGTCGCTAAACATGTTTTCGCCATCATCGATGGAGATCTCACGATTGCGTACCTTTCTTTGTATTTCGATAATGCCTGGGTTCAGCATTAACTCATCCACGCATTCAGCGCGAGCAGAGATAATGGAACGTTCGGTCATTACCGTGATCATGTTGTTAAGCTTGGCTTGCCAAGCGTGGATCAGTCGCTTGTTGTGATCGTTCTCAACTGGGTTAGGTAAGTCTCCCTTAATACCGAGGATGTAATCCAACGGAATCTTGAGAGTTCTGTCATTGTAAACAATGTTCCGGTGTTTCTCTTCACGAGGAGACGGGACCAATTCGTCAATGCTGTACGGGACGTCGTTATACTTACGGTGAATCAACAGGCCTTGCCAGGTTAGCATCAACGCATATGAATCAGACTTGGCTTTGCGGCCAGCGTCATCAACAACGTCAACCGCCTTTCGGATGTTTCGCCAACGGAGAATATCCTTTTCCGTTAAATTGGCGAAGTACCGAAGATTTACTTCCATTGTCATGTCACGGCCCTTATTGTGGGGATTGACTATCTTCTTTCAGGATAGCGTTAAGGGTTTCGTCTTGAAGCATTTCTGCCATCACATGTTCAGGCACAAAGTTATCGGCTGATCGATCTTCAGGAAGCTCTGCACGAATTGTCCAACCAGAGTCAGACAACATGTCCATGGACATTTGCACGGCTCGGTTATAGATGTACTCGTCAGGCTTAACCAACAGGTCAATGTTAAACGAATCGTTTGCACGAATGATGCGACGAGTTACCCTGGTACGCAACTCCGGGGAGTTAGCCAATGCCAAGTTCTTATTGATTTCCTGAGCACCGGCCTGGCTAGCAGTCAGACGAGCCTCAGTTTCACCTTTGTTACGGTTAGGCTTGTTTTGCAGGAAGTCTGCATATTTGTACATGTCGTTTGGTTTAGCGGGCATACCAAACATGTTGGAGAGTGGCATTGCTTGCGCACTCATATCTGTACCGAACTTATCCAACAACATGAAGTGCTGGTTAGTCATGAGTACAGGGTTGTCGCTTTCTACGTTTTCCCCAAGACTATCGTAGAAGGTAATCTTTTCTGGTTTATAGGAGTAGACCTGGCGCAGTGCACGAATGATGGCAACACCATACAGCTTGGTGTTACTAACAACTTGGACACTGATTTGTGTCTTAGCGGTGTAATCAATGTACTCTGCAATTACAGCATCACCTACCACTGTCCGTTTAACCAGCTCAGCAAACTCTGGGAAACCGGTCTCGAAGAACTTCATCAGTGTGGCGAAAGCTTCGGCGTACTTACCTTGCTTACGCAGGGCAACTACTTCTTTATGAACGCGAACGTTAATAAAGTTAATACTTTGTTCCAACAACATCGAGAAGATCTGCCGACGGAATGCCGGGATGTTGTTAATAACGATATCTGCATAGGTGCCGTCTGGTGCACGAGGTGCCATCCATTGCGGGATGATTCTTACGATTACACCTTTGTCGCCGTTCATACCAGTCATCTTGAACTTAGCACGAGCGACCACGTTTTCACGCAGGATTATGTTTACGGTCCAGTCTTTCAACTTGGAACGCTTGATGCCACGGAACAGTGTGTTGATTTTACCCAGTGGGCTACGGGTATAACTGGCGGACGCCATACGCAGGAAAGTATCCAGCTGGTTAGACACTGGAATGTCCAGGTCATTGTTAGCAGCCAGCTTTTGGTTATACCAGCGGATTACGCTGTTCCACATGTCGTTCTGACGACGTTCGTAACGATCCAGTTGTTTGGTATGGGTTTGCTCAATGTGGTCCGTAGAGCGGTTATTAGAGCGGTCCTTCATACGCTCGCTGATTACTTCCACCGACATTACCTCTGCATCCACTGGGGTGCGGAACAGAATGTCATGGTTGATGTCAGGAGTACGCAGTGCTTTCTTGGTCAGTGTGGTGAGAGCCGTTTTGCTGTTACGCTTACGGAAACCCATTACAATGCCGTCTGCACGAATACGTTCGCCAGATTCTGGCAACGCCTTTGGATCATCGTCAGTACCATACAGCATCAAAGGAACTACTTCATCTTCGTTCCAGCTGTGGCTGCGCAAGTGTTTAAACATGCACATCAGCTTTTGAGATGCCGCTACGTCGGTAATGGCGATACCGTCCTCTTCGGTGTAGTGGAATGAACCGGCGCAGGTTACCAGGTCAGTACCAAATAGCCATTCTTTGGTATCACTGATACGAGGACTTTGACCAAAGATAGTGCCTTTAGGGAATCGGGCACCTTTCTCAATACGACCCATTACTTTCTGGTCGTACACATATTCAAAACCGATATAAGTATTCTGTGTATTGTATTTAGGTAGTTCCAAAACGTCATAAGCATTGAGCTCGTCGTTCTTAAATACCAGCCACATGGCACCCCATTTGTCAATGATGTCCCCAGAAGGGCTTGGGGAGTTTACAAAGAAGACTTCTTCAACCACCATGTTACTAGGTGCTTCAATGCGACGCGCACCTTTTGCATATTGGTATTCTGCACCAGTGATGATCTTGCGTTTAGAACGACCATTGGTGTCTACGGATTTAGGGATCATGTTACCAACCATGTACATACGGGTTGGTGATGAAATCCATGGGAAGCATACAAGGTTAATACCGACGCCTTGCAGCTCTGGGTCCATTTGGTTGGGACGTTTTAAATATTCGAATTGTTCCGGTAAATTGTCAAAATCAAGCATGGTCCCACTCCTAATAAAACTTTATACTAGCACACACTGATGATATAGGTTCAAAAAAGTATAACCACTCCATTATAGAGATTAAGTCATGCCAATTGGTTCTATTCGTAATAGTGCAGCTAATGCCGTCTTTTTTACTCCAGAATACAAAACTCTTGTTCGGTCTCTTAAAGAAATTCTGGTAAAAGAAGCTCAATCAATTCCTGTTGTTAATGCTAACGAGCGATACGCTTACCGTTACGACTTTTACAGACTTCTCCGCAGTTTAAAGATTCCTAGTCATATGTACTGGACGGTTGCATTTCTTAACGGTGTTACTGATCCGACCAAGGATAACAGTAGCATTATTGAAGTTTTGAACATTAGCGAAGAATCAGTACTCCGCGCTATATCACGAAGTAATACACGGGAAGGTTAAAAAACAATTAATAGTAACCAGTACTCCAGCCTTGCGGCTGGAGTACTGGATTATTCACGCATTAATAAACTGGGTTATCGAACTGGTTACCAGTAACGATACTACCACCGCTGGATGCTGCCGGAGCTTGTGGTTGCATCATACCGCCAGCCATTTGCATCATCATCAACTGTTGAGGGGTCAGACCCATCATTGCCATCATTGGGTTCATTGCCCCAACACCAGGTACGGATAATCCTGGGATACCGGAGTTTTGTGGAACCGCCGATACGTCATTACGCTGCAACATGGTGCCTGCACGAGTACAGGTATAAACAACCTGCGAGTTAGTCAGGGTGTTCAGTGCGTAGTGACGGATCTGATTGGCGTATGGATCGATCTCGTAACGCAGGTAACGGTCACCGGTGATCATCGGTGGTGGTGTTACAACAAAACCGTCAACAACGCCAGTCATCGGCATACCCATTTGCTGGGCATTGGTAACTTGGTGTTGTTGCAGTTGATTTTGCTGTACCGCTGGTTGTTGATGGTGATTCGACGTAACCGAGAACATGTTGGCCATGCCGTTCATGGCATTGGTACTTTCGGCCGCTTCGTCCTGGGTGTTGTGGGTGTTGTAGTCCAGAGAAGGAACCTGACGATACAACGTCGGGAGTTCTTCCATCTGCTCGGTCCAGCTCAGATCGATTGGATAGATACCCAACTTATCGAAGTCACCACGGAACATGTTCTGGATTCGGTTCATTTGCTCGGCAATCTGCTCGAAGCAACCGAAGTAAGAGATCATGCGGGATGCCGACGAGTTGGTTGACTCGTAGCTTGCACTTTCTGGATCGGTTACAGCCGGGATGATTACTTGGAACAGGTGAGCCAGCAACTTCAGGGCGCCACGAGAAACAGACACACCGTTCAGTTCGACAGTCTGGTTGTCGGCCTGGCCTTCGCTTTGAGAGAGACGTTTGATGATCTCGCTGTACATTGGGAAGACGGGCTTGGTTTTGTGGTAAACCTTGCTACCGCCGCTAGTCTGACTACGACCGGCGCCTTTGGAAACTTTCAGGTGAATGAAACGGGTGTCGATACCGTTGTCATCGATCTCGACGGTGAACCGGGCCATGATGCTTTCCAGCTCATCGATGGTCTTCTTCTTGGCCGCTTTGAGGGGTTCCAGGATGTTGAGGATGTTCTGGTTCCAGTTACGCTTTTCTTTGCCGGCAGCGATGCTTGCAAGGATCGGAGGATACTTCTTAAACAGCTCCAGCAGTTTGATACCGACCATGCGACGGATGATCTTGAAGATCTCGGTCTCTTTACTGGTGATATGTTCACAGCCTGGGTGGAAGAAGACCTTGTCCGAAGTGTCATTGGATTCCAGAACTTCGGTTACGGGCAGGAACAGGAACATGCCGTCCACACGAATGTCGATTTCCTTATTGCCTACCGACAGTACAATCTGACTGTTGGGTTTGACGATACCGCCAATCGCCATGAGGATTGCTTTGTACAACTTGTTGAGATCGTTCATTCAACTGCCCTTATTAATTGATATATTCGCGAAGATTGTTCAGGAAGTTTACCGCATCATTAACACCGGTTTCAGTACCAGCGATGTTCGGACTAGTCCGACAGATGTAGTATGTCGCATTGGTGTAATTTTGCATGGTCTGTTCGTCGCCATTGAAGAACAGTTCCACACTGGTCTCACCAAACAAAGAGCAGGTAACAGAAATGTTTACGATGGTACGCTGATGTTCATAACCAGTGTTGAACTTGGTGTAGAACTTATCTTTAAACAATTGCGTAAAACGTTCCAGCCGGTTAATGGCATATGGGTCCTGGTCGGAGATCGACATGAACTCACCGGTTACCAGCTTAACGCCATCTTCATCCATGAAACCGCCGAACTCTGCCACGTTGTTAGTAGCAGCAAATACGACGTGGGTCAGACCGGCACGGATTGCCAAGTCAGCACAGAGAAATGCGATTTCTTTTGCTGTGGACTCGATGATAGTAGTAGCGCCGTAAGCGTAAGACATCGCCACGTTGTCTACTTCGTCGAACAGGTTAGCGTTCAACATACGGTCGTCGAGTACATCTGTAAAGTTTTCGAAGACGCTGGCAATCTCGCCCAGAGTAAACCCTTCAAAGCCTTTATAGTGCCAGGTGCCAGTAGCAACAGCCATAGCACGGAAGAACTCGTTATCCGATACCAGCTGCTCAGCCATGGAGTTGGCGTAGATGCTGCCGGATATACTGTCTTCAATACCCATGCCGCCAGTAACGTCATCATGCATCACGTTACCAGCAATTTTCAACAACTGTTTAGCGTAATGTGTGCTGTCCATGTTTTGCGTTTTGGAGATCAACAACGCGTTGGACAGGTCAGCGGTAGCGTTACCGACATAACCGGCTTGGCGACCTTCTTGTTCAGTAGAGATGTATCCCAGCACCTCGTTACCGATGTCGATAGGACGCATTGAGCGCAGTTTCTTACCAGTGTTTGGATCACCGAGCAGGAACTGTGCCGAGTTGTTTACTGTTTGACGAACATCAGGCATCCCAGTCATATCACTGATGCTGGTGATGTCAATACTCCAGGTGCGTACTGGAACAAAGCGAGTAGCCGGATCGATACCATCTTCGCGGGCTTCACCGCCTGCGAGGTAGCCAAGTACGATCAGCTCTACTTCTTTAAGTGCACTTACCATTACAGAAAAACGAAGTCGGCAGAGACCACGGCGCATGTTGAAAGTATCTTCAATCTCTACAGCGCCGCGTGGCTGAACAGTAAGACCGCCAGATTGACCGGCGATATCATTGATCATGCTTTCTACCAGACCGCCACGGTTAACCTCTTGGATCATGAGGTCTACGTTTTGCGATTCCAGGTTGAGCTGATTGTGACGATGAAAATGTACGTGGTTTGGGTTGCCGATGCCCATTGTTACGTCGCGTAGTACGATGTCTGCCATTTCTTACATTCCTTATTAAGCGTTAACTTTTCTAATGAGGGTCATGAATTCGGTCTTGATTGCGTTTTCTAGATCAATCGAGAACAAATCCCCAGCGGAGACCCGGTCGTAAATTGTTTCATTTTCCAGTACACCGTATTCCAAGTTAGAACGCCAGATACCTTGACCGAGGGAAGTCATGAACGCGTCTGCGTTAAGGATAGCTTCGTTGTAACCACGGTTCTCACTGTTACGAGATTGCACGTCACAGATAGAGGACAGATAGTTCTTGTCTTCATCAGTTAAACGCAACCCGTCTGCAAGGGAACGGATACCAGTCGGGTCTACTTGTGCGCCCAATACACTTGGTAGATAAGTGAACCCCATTTCGCTCAGCTTCACTTGGGCCAATGCAATGGCTGCCGTAATCTGAGTATAGCTGCAAGCTTCCCATATAAAGGAAGAGACATCACCCGAGTAAACGAGCATTAGCAACTGGTGTACGTGTTCGTGCAAATCAAAGTCCCAGTTAACCGGGAGGTTGTCATACACTTTTTCTACAAGCTTTTCATTCTTGATATTCAAAGCTAAGCACTGGTATTTAAACCGGTCTACAAAGCGAGGCTTATCGGTCTCGTCAAACAAACCAAAGCTAAAGAACTCAGCATCAGCTTCTTGGTCGGCTTCTTTAGTCTCGGCCGTAATACCATACTTATCCAATGACGATCGTTTATCTTCGTCATCACCGCCTGGTCGGCTTTCTTTTGCCTTGAATACAACGCTGTTCTCATGCTGACGAACTGCACCGTTAATACCGTTGGCAATATTCTTGTCTTTTTCTGTTTCAGGAATTACTGCACAGCACAACCTGTCAAAGATCGCGCTATACAAAACTTTCTTAATAAATGTCTCGCTGCCCCCGCCACCATCAATTTGAGTTGGAAAACCTCGTTTATCAAAAGAATGCTTAAAGTAGGTTTCCAGTTTCTTCCAACCTGGCATGCTGGTAATCAGTATGTTGCTACTCAGCAGTTCACCACACACGATCTCGCTGTAACCAGCACCCATGATTTGATCGAAGCGATTAAGCAGACCAAAGATGATTGGATAAGTTGCTCGTGCCACAAACGCCAGCTTAACCAGGTTTACATAGTCCTGATCAGTAATAGTTGTTTCAAGTGGGTAGTCCCCTTTACTGGATGCCTCGCTTAAGTTACGCGGGATTACCAAGTGTTCGGAGTTTTGGATATACCCGCAGTACTTACTGATGTTGATCATATCCAAGATATTATCAACGATTGGTTTGAGCTGACTGATCTCATTGTTATAATCGTAAAACTTACCGAACTCGACAATGTGATGAGCTTTGCTGTAAAGCTTAAACAGTTTGATCTTTTCTTCTGTGGTAAGTACCGCTTCCACATACTGGTTAAGACATAAGAAAAGGTTGTTCTCTACCTCGTCAGAAATCTTTTCCAGTTGTACTTTGGACTTACCGTTAAACAGGACCATTTGGTCATTAAGATTTACAACAATAGCTTTAATGCCCTTTTTACCGCTACGACGAGTGTCGATTGAGAACATAGCGAGATTACCTTTTGTCTGTTACTACCCTAATAATTTAGGTCTGAAATTCTCTTGCAAAGCATAAAGGTTAACCTAGGCGGGATATCCCGCCTAGGTTAATTCACGTATTTAGAAATCAACGTCGTCGAATTCGTTATCGAAGTTCGAGTTGGACTGGTTAGGGTTGGTTGGACGCTGTACAGCTGCGCCGCCGCCGGTGCCTTCACGAGGTTTTGGTGGCTCGTAGCCTTCCAGCTCCATGCGATCCAGAACAGGCTGGTGGAACTTGATCCAGCTACGCACATACATGCGCGACATGACGCCCAGGTCTTCCACGGTTTCGCCAGCGGTGTTGCGCACCAGGATTACCGATTGGTTTGGACCTTTGAAACGGGTCTTGACTTTGTAGTCGCCCTTGCTGTAGCCCAGGGTGATGATGCCGTCGGCGTCGCGGATGATCGTCAGCGTGATCTGCGTGATCGGAGCATCGGACATGCGGCTGGCGCCACCGGTACGGACGAACTGGTGTTTCTTGACGACCAATTGCTTGGTGCCGAATTCCGGGTTGTTCGTGGCTTCGAGCAGCGCTTCGAACAGGATGTTGCGGTGGTACATGTCGAGTTCGACTTCTTTGTGCGGAGACTTCGCACCTTCTTTGAACACGCCATCGGAAATCTTCAACACCACTTTACCGGCGTTGGTCAGTTCCCACATGAACTGCGCAGGGTACTTCCCGCCTTCCATCGGAGCATCCGACGCAGGGTGCGGCATCCGCCAGTCGTTCAGGTACATCTTTTTACGAGGGGTAAAGACTGGACGATCACCACCGCCACCGTTGTTGTAATTGCTCATGACGTTTCCTTATTTCAAAAAATGTGTTTGAGTGTTATAAATATGGTTCGCAGTACTAATAAACTTTTTTACTTATCCACGTATTCTGGCATTGGTTCGCCAGAGAAATGGGCTTCAATAGCTTCTTTAAGCCATTGACGGTGCCCTGGTCCACCGTGAGCAATCTTGTCAAACAATTCAGGGATACGCTTGATAATGTCCACAGCAACCTGGAAGTCACCTGTAGGGCATGTATCATCACCGCTACCGGCTACACCGGCACAGTACTCAATGTTTCCAACCAGGACGTTTACCTTTTCACCAAAGGTAGCGTCTTCGTCAGGGTTATTAAGCATTTTGTATTTATCAAATGTCGACATGACAAATTCCTTAGAGCATTAGCATCAAACCACCGCGTTCAATACCTGGCGGTAATCCAGCTATAGTAGAACGCACCCTTGACATTGATGTGGCAGATGACCAGTTATGTTCGTCGGCTAATCGTTTGACTACCTCCCGGATACCAGATGAAGATGCTTTGAAGTTAGTTGAGTTATCTCCAAACACCTGGATAGTTAAACGGTTAAGTGGGATACCCATCAGCTTCTTGCCGTTAGTCAATTTCGTATACCAATCCGGATATGCTTTAAGCACTCCTGTATAAGACTCTAACAACTTAAGCCTGGTTACCCCACTCGTTTCGCACAAATCCACAGGGTGGTGCGTCAATACAATCCCGTTGCCGCCAAAAGACGGCATACCGACATCGGTCTTAACAATAAGCTTTTCATATTTCTTTTGGACCGCTTCGCAGACTTTGAAGATAATCTTCTCTTCTTCAATCTGTTTTTCAGTACCCTTTAGAGGATCTTTAATATCAGCCTTAGGGTACTTGCTAGCGATCCCTTTATACGTTGGGAAGTAAACAATCATCTTTACTGGACGACCGTTACGGTGGGTTTCAACATATTTAGCCAAAAACGTAATATCACCAGCTACGTCTTTGGTAAGTTGCTCCACATCATTAAATTCAGCTTCTTCCCGAGTATAAGACTCCCTGGCATTACGCACCAGGGTTCTCAAATTAAACAGAACCTCATCAACGTTACGGAAGCTCTGTAGGGTTCCTGCCTCAAGACACAACGACGTACCCACAGAAATACCGAGCGCACCTACTGAACGTGTCATAGGAACTCCGATAGTACCTTAAGAGCCTCTGCTTCGGAGACTCCATATTTATTTAGCCCAGTTGCCACACTTTCTACCGCAAGTATGTTATCTGGCAAACTAGACTTGGTTAAAGAGATACCGTTATACACGTCAGTGCTAAACAGAACCTCATCGACTAATTCATCCGCATTCTTTTCGTTCTCTGCTTTAATACCGTAATCGGGATACTCTTTGCTAAGCATCCCAAGTACTGGGTTTACTACTAAAGCAGAACCGCCCATTACCCTGATTTGAGAGTGTCTAGGTAGTTTCTTCCTTTTAACAAAATCATGAAACTTAACGATTAACTCTTCTGCGGTTATTTCACCATTGACCTTGAGGGTGACATATGGGAGCGCATTCTTGTTCTCCCAGAAATTGGCACTGAATTTATTGTTCTTTAAGTCAAAGTCAACAACGTATCCGCCTTTAGGGTGTTCTTCCCCATGGCGTGTACGATCAAAAGATCCGGACGTATATAAATAGCCGGACTGGACTGGGGTATGGATATGACCAGCCAAAATACACAACCTGACAATAGACGACCAACGTTCTAAGTTGTGTGCCTTATGTCTTACCTTAGTAGGTAACTGGAACTCGAAAGCTCCATGGAAGTGGATCATGTCGACTTTATCTAAACCGGTTTCACTTAATACGGCAAGTGCCCGTTCCCAGATTTCGTCGGGTGTTGCAGTCCCCATGTTGTCCGGGACGTACATAACAGTAAGCCCGTCGAGATGTTCATAGGTTTTGATACACAAGGTATCAATGTACTCTACTCGCATACCTTCAGGAGCCAGGTTCAGGAAGTGTTTAGGCTGTTCCCAGTCGTGAGACGAAGTACCGGCTAACCACGTTACTTGAATGGCTGGGTTGAGCTTGTAGGCCTCGTGAAGAAAGGCTTTGGCCCATTCAAACACCAGGTGTGTATCAGGGTGGGGAAGTTCGACCATACGTTCAAAGAAGTCACCACCAAAAGACACCATATCCACATTGGCCAGGTCGTGCTCCTTACGCAAGAATCGGGTAAGGTTATTCAGGATATGTGGTGTTGGAGTTGTCTGGTGAAAGACATGTTGATCAGAACTCCATAACAAACGCATGTAAACTCCCCATTAATCAATTAGCACGCATTAGGATCGTAGTCCGGTTCATTATTACCGGCAGCCGCTTTTTCTGGACTGGTTTCTGCTCCAGTACCAAAGTCAACGTCATACTGACCTTTTACAAGCTTGTTAATCAGTTCTTTTTCTTCGTTGGACACAAACTCATTGCGATGAGCTTTATACAAAACAGGGCGAGCAGCGCTCAGCTCATCAAGAGAGATAGCCTTGTTGTTGATATTTTCATAAATGAAGTAAAGCTGTTGTTCAACCAGGGGAACAATACCTTTTGCTTCGTAATACCAAGGCGATACCAGTTCGGTGATGGTACGTTGTTTAACGTCCTTCAGAGCGTTCTTGGACTTACCTGCCAGGGCAGCACTAGCCATTGGGTCGCCTTGGCGCTGACCGTCGTTAGCGATCATCTTGATGGCATGTTCGATCTGACGGAAAGCTTTGAATTGCTCAGGGCCCATGTTGTTAGAAGACAGGGGTGGGATGATCAGGATAGGCTTATGTGGTTTTTCATCAGAGACAACCATTACTGACTGGCTGCCGTCTTCTGAGATTTCCATCCACTGGGCTACCGGAAAATAGTTACGACCGTTGCTAATGCCCAAAGCAAACGGTATCAACCAGTCACTGATAAAGCGACTTTCCAAAATGACAGCCTTGACGTTAAAGGGAACTTCTTCACCTTTAGCTGTCATCATGCGCTTACCGTCGATTTCGGTGACGGTGTAATCTTTCAGCCAACCGAAAGCTTCTTCGATAATCGCTGCCTTGATAGCCTTTTCTTCACTCATTTCCCCAGCCTCATTTTGTCAATTTCTCGGTAGAACTCACCGGTAATTTCGATGGAACGTCCTAGATCATACGCCGTGCCGTCAATAATTACTTGAATGTCAATCTGCACGGTGTACAACGTCTTGGTATTGTTGATGTACTTGTACGTAACTGCCACGTTACGCTGGGAGGACAACTCGCCAAAGTACTCCTCCAGCTCTTGCTTAGCCTTTTCTACCAGGGTATCAGGAGTGCGGCTAAACTTCATAAACAGATAAAAGAAACTTGGTACCTTATCGAGCACCTTACCTTGGTTACGACGACTGATAAGCCAATAGCTAAAGTGTCTGGCTATCGCTTCAACTGGAGATTGTACCTCCCAGCCCATTTCAGTTGTCATGGTGCCTACACAAAAATCTGCCATAACAAATACCTATTTCACAAGGGTGATTTCGTAAAATCGAAAAAAAAATAAAAGAAGTAACTAGGGGGAGAGTTTCCTCTCCCCTTAGCTATTTACTCAACAACTGGTTCTTTGTCACTTTTGATATCAAACATGCCTTTAGCACGATGGTAATCAGTAGCACTCCAAGTCTTATGAATGTTCACAAGGTCTCGGAAGCCCAGACGGTTAGATCCGGAGTCGATGTAGTGGGTATGGTCAGCTTTGTTCTTACCTTCAACTTGTTGGATGTTGAGAACACCGTCCATAGCTTTACGGTAATACGCGTTAGACGCGCCCACACCAGAGCAAAGTGAATGCAGACTATCGTACCCCAGGATCTTGCCATCGAGAAACGCCTGCATGTGAAGCGGGTTAGCCATGATGTAGTTTGGCATCAGCCCTTGAGCGTTCATGATCGCGTCTGCGGTACCCAAGTAGCCAATCTCAAACCGACCTACGTGTTCACCATCATCGTCGGCCCCAAAGCGCTTACTGAACTCCCAGGCACGACTATTCAGGAAGTTAGTAAACCCATCCATGATTTTAGTTGCTTGGTTAGCCAACCATCCACCGGCAGATTGGGCTTCTGCGATGTTCTTGTTAACATAGGCTGCGTTCTGCTGCATCTGGCTATCCGTAAAGCTACCAGATGTGGCAAAAGCAAACGCGTGGGCACTGTTCATCTATTACTCCTAACTATGCCGCAATAACGTGTTGGTGCATCAGCGTATTTAGGTTGATCAGGTTGGTTGCTGTTTGACCAGCGTAGTCACCCACTTTGAATGGAGTGTTACGATCCATTGCCTGGTGGTGGCCCCAGCCGCCGTACGCTTTTGCTTTGGACTCATTGTCCATGCACCAAATGGTAAACTCGTTGTCGCCATCAAAGTCCGCGTTCTGGATTTTAACGCCCAGGATAGGAAGCTTGATACTTTCGTCCAACAGATCACGGTTGATCTCTGGATGGAACGTACGCAAGCTCAGATACTCAATAGACGGGTTACGACCAGCCTGAATGAGCATACTGCGTTCTGCTTCCATGCGTGCAAAGAAGCTATCGATCAGTGGATCGATTTTGTAAGCTGCTTCCTTAATACGCTTCGCCGCCATGTTGGGGGTGTGACCATTGCGGTACAGGAAGCCTTTGATGTTGATTTCAAGTTTAGATAGCGCCATCTTCCAAGGGATGATCAGCACGTCAGGATCGATGATCCCTGTTTGAGACGTAATGATCGAGCGCCCAGTAAATGGTAACGAACCTGAGGCACAGTGTTTACGGTTAATACCGTGTTTCTCAAACAGTGCTTTAGGGTTGTTAGTAGAACAGTATTGCTCAGCCAATTCGATCAGTGTTTTACCAATCGTTTCAGCGTTCTTCAGCTTGTCGCCGTCACTCAGCTTGTTACACACGTTAGACTTGAGGGTGTCTACCATGGTGACATA